TCATAAATGAAATGTATTGTGACGTGTCACCATTCTGTGAATCAAGCTCCTGAGCGGAACCCAAACTCTTGCATGGAGTAACAAACCTGTAGTTTGCCCAAACATCATCATTGTCACTTGCTTCAGATGCTGATGGTGCGATTGCCAATAATTGATTACCAATACGAACACATGCACTCTGTAAACCAAGCATGACGACCGCGGAATTGATCATCATTTTGACATTATTGATATAAGAATTCCAATCCGATTCAAATGTGTAGAATGGTTGTTGAACACTCAATGACGTCAATAATGGTGCAACAAGATTCGCATTTAGATATCCACTCAGTGATTCGCTGATATAACTTGCAATTGTTGGATTGTTCAACACTTCGGTATCTTCACCAAGGTCGTCAACGCGGATACCAGCGACAGAAGATGCTTTTGCCGTTTCATATGTACCAGTATCATCAACCATTGCATTTTGATATGTCTGCATCCACGACTCTTGTTCTGCGGCGGATTGTGCACTGTTTCCATTATTCAAACCACTTTCGGAATCCGCTGTTTTACCATAATCACTCAATGCCTTTTTGTATTGATAAATCATACGTAAAGCATTTCCAATGGATGACATGCCACCTGTAAACATCGCGCGTCCAACAACGAAATTGACAACCTGTGCATCTCTTAAGACGTGACGTAAATAAAAATCTCCAACAGGGCCCTCATTCTTTGAGCCAGGTTCTGAACTCATTAATCTCATATCATTTAGACTCGTCAATTGTGGGGGTGAACCAAACAATCTTGGAGAATATTTATTCAGTAATGGTGCTGACTGTTGTAATCCAGGTGTGTTTGTTTGCGTTGTACCACCGATACCTGGAATAATGTATGCCATACCACCAACCTCCTTTATTAAGAATATTACAGTTCGGTCTCGAACAATACACATTGAAAGGATGATTATCATGTATGCGTTGTCAAATGGCGCGGTTAAAATTGATGCTATTTCAGCACCGAATCTTTCAGACAATATGAAGACATTTGTAAATCAATTACTCAATCAACACATATTTCACGACTTGGTGTTTGATCAGATTGAATTCAAAATTCAAGTTTCATTTGTTGACCCAATTGTCTTCTTTAATCGTTGTATATGGAAAAATATCTCAATGCGTGGATACCATATTAACAAAGACAATGTGAGAATCGTACATCCATCTCACACTGATGGATACGGATACACCGCATTGTTTCCAATTTCATTAACAGAAATTTTCATGTATATTCAATCCGTGTTACCACCGAAACTGAAAGACCGTGTTGATGAAATAAAATCTATTGATGATGTGCTTATTATACTGGATACATTATTAACAGATAAGACGAATGAGAGTGCACTTACATACAATCTGGATTATTTCAAACGATTCATGCATTTCACAGCCGATATGATACAGAGCGATTTTAAACCAGAATCTGCGACAAAGAAACTTGATTTCATTGAAACGAAAATTAATCAGGATTCATTGCAAGAAAAACCACTCGGCATTCTTGTTGCTTCGAATTACTCCCTCGATGATTTGATTGATAACGTGAAAGATGATGGTGATATTCAAGTAATACTGATGATGAAAGTATCACATGAGAATCTTTCAAAAGTTTATTTTTCTCAAATTCATATGGATGCGACAATTACGAATATTTATTATGAGAAATACAATCGATTTTATGTGTCATTATATATTAATAGAATGACAAAAGAATTGCGAGAATATCTGTCATTGATATATAGAGGCATCATTCAAAAACTTTCATAAAAAATATATTTTATATACATATATTCTTTCTGTGGAGAAGGAGATATTATATTGAATCCGCGATAATATCAACAATCCGATCATGCATGAAAGGAGAATGTGTATATGGCTTTATCAGCTTCTGCTGTTGCTGGTATTGCGGGTGCTGCACTTGCAGTTGGAACGTTGCTTGCAACATTCCTGAACAGCCGCAATAACAATCAGGGACCGCCTACATTCGAGTCCAAGGGCCAAGGACCGGTAGGCACAAATTATGATCCCAACCAGCATGCGCCACAACCGGGACCTGCGCCGATGCAGCCTCCGGTGAATCCTGCACCGTATGCATCCATGTATCCGTGGGGATACAATGCATATATTGCATCAATCGCAAATACACCGATGGCACAACCGACATATGGATATACCGCATATTATCCGTATAATGGTATGTGCTATGCGGGTTATTCCAGCCCGCAAGTATATTCCTATAATTTCAATAACCAATATGGGACTTATGGATGGGAGAATCAATCACCTCTCATCCGTCCCAGTCCGATGGGCGCGCCGCCAGGGTTTCAGCAACCGCAACAATGTACGTATAACTTTCATGGAAGCTATACGAGAGAATATCCAACTGGCGCGGTATCATTTGCACCAATACCTGCGTGCTACAATGATGATGGCACGTGGCGTGGTTGGTAATAATGCATCAATGTATCAAAACAATTGATTACATGTATTTCCGAGGATTGTCAGGGCCTTGGATGAATGTGATCAATAAAAAGGAGGAAAATTATATGAACCAAACTGTTGAAGATGTGTTCAACGGCATTTCGTCTGTTGCGAATGGTGCCGCTGCCGCATGTAGTGGCATTCAAAGTGGTTTCACAACATTTGAGACACTGCAGAATCAGCGTATGCAACAGCAACAGGGACAACCGGGAGATTTCTCGAGAAGAAATATGCCGCAGTTCCAGCAGGCTCAGTATCAGTATCAGCCGCCGATTTATCCGTGGGCTGATGCGAATTATACTGGATATGGATTTGGGGTTCAACCGACAATGATGAATGTCGGTTATCCGGGCATCACAAATCCGAACTATGGCAAGGTTGGCTTCTACAGACAGCAGACACAACTGGGTGCATGGGGTTCCTCAATGCGCAACAATAACAATGGAATGATTGGAGGTGGTTGGGCATGGTAAACTTCCTCACATTCTGTAAGCAGTTTGCATCACCCGACGACATTACGACTGAAGTGAAACCGGATTATGATATTCCGGTGGAACTGGAAGAGGTTGAGAAGCGTATTGTAAAAGCTCTGGATGATTGTGGCTTCGATATCAATGATATGGATGATGAAGATATCTATATCGATGGAGTGACCAACACTCTCTCCGACATGGATAATGTCATCAATATCATGTCGAGCTGTGACATTCCGGATGCATTGCCGAATCGCATTGCGCTCGATCTCGCCGGTGTTCCCTATAATGATCTGACGGATGATCAAAAAGCTATAATTAAAACTTTGACGGCATACATCATTGTATCCGTGAAAGGAAAGTATACCCCTAAAAATACAACTGTCAAGGAGGAAAAACCTATGTCCACACCTATGAAGTCTCATCTGACTGAAATCCCGGTTAAGCATGCAAGAATCTCCTCATCCGATGTCGTTGCACATCTCCAGGACCTGCTTGGTTTTGGATTTGATTGCGACTTCATCCTCTGCGATAACAGAGCGGATTGGGAGAAGCCGATGACAACCAACAAGTGCTACGTTATCATGCGTACCGTGTTCCGTCCGGAAGATATCACGGTCGAAGCAACTTCCAGTGATTATGCTGATCGCATTCTCAAGGCAACTGGTGCGGCAACACAGTTCAAGCAGAATGTCATCAAGACTCTGGAACCGTTCATGTTCCCGGAGAACATGGCACAGGTCGACCGCATGCCCGAGAAGCTTCAGCAGCTTGCGGAGCAGGGTATTGCCGGTAGCAGACTCGATGAACTGAAGCGTCGTCCGCGTCTGTTCTATGATCAGGTGAACCAGCGTTTCGGTCTGTATCTCCGTCCGGAATGCATCATCAAAGATATTGTTGCACGTCACTATGGTGATGAGAATGGTGTCTTCAAGGGTGTTATGGGCTTCGGTTATCTGTCCGGTGATAACCAGAATGCTGCAGCAATCACCTGGGGCGTCAATATCTATGAGAACATGTCCAATACTCCGTCCGGTGTGACGATCGATGCCGTGTTCGCGGGTATCAAGGCATAATCAAATTCGTGGATGTGGTGGGAGTAATCCCACCACATACCATTCTAAAAGAGGTGATTTCCAATGATTCTCGAGATATCGGAAATGATCAATCGAATCGAAGATCACTTCCAAACAAACTGGGGTTCTGATAAAATTTTGACAGTCGGTGGCGTTGTTGGAACATCACTGTTCAAATACGGAGTTCATGCATGCATGCGACATGTGCCATTTGAAAAGATCATGGTATTAGATGGATGCCAGGATTACATCGGTTTGTTGCGGAAACCGTTGTTCAATTACAAATATTACATGAGCATGTTTTCATCGATCGAGATACCTTCCATTGATGAATTGCATGAACCTTTTCACCGTTCCATGTTAACACCACATCCCGGATATCAGACATTGTTGAACGAAAAGATGATTATCGGATATGATGCACTGATTATCAATAATGCACATCTGATTCCGCCAATGTATTTGGATGCATTGTGTGATACTTTCCGTGGAAAAGTATTGCTGATTGTTGATCCATTAGACATTGCTGGTGAACGTTACCACACAACCGTTCCAACATTGTACGACTCATTGTCAAAACAATCTACATTGGTTGCGTTGGCTCGTTCCATGTATAACATCGAGACACGTGGTATTGACAGAACCGTCAGATCAGATTTCAAACAAATCAAAATGAGCAAACGTAGTGTCGGTAAAATCGATGCAAATCAGTATGTAACAAATTCTGAAAATATCTTACAAGCCATTCAGGAAAAACAATTACATGCTTTACCCCGGCGCAGCCAGAAAGTAATCGTGGCACAACCGTTCATTCAATATATGAACAATCAAGACAGAGAACCTTGTGCGATTGGCCCTCGTACAATGTTATCTATTACGACTGCATCGAAGCCGTTGATGAGGTTGCGGATTCACTCATCGACATCAAACATTTATGCGAATTTCACATACATCGACAACCGTCGTGGACTTTATGTGAAACCAGCGAACATTCTTTCTATGCAGGATGCTATTCATCATCGTTTTCAATCATTGGTAATCGTGTTGGGTGAAGAGCCCATGAGAAACCGAGATTGGTATTCGTTGATGAAAATCGCGAATACCATATCGGTGGTGCATATCAATGTTTAGAAAACGAAAAAAGAAATTACAACAAGAACTGGATACCTTTCAGAATGTTGTCATAGCATTAATGGACGGCATTCACAAATTTGATTCACATTTGGAAAAGACACTCCATGAGGAATATTATTCGTATGACAATATAGCATTCATCGCACGATCTGTTGAGGATTTGAATTCGGCCTGTGATGTATACAAGGATAATTATTTTTTCCATAATTATAATGCTTTTCGGATGAATAAATGCATGGAATTGTTAACAAAAGCTTTGCATGACGTTGAGCCATTAACAAGAGATCTTCACTTTATCGTGGATGCATATAAACAGGGTATCGCACTTCTTGAAAAGATAGAAGAAATAGACGAAATCGAATCCTACCAAGAAGAATTCGATGATACAAAAATAAAGCTAAAAGAAGTACAAGTTCATATTCAAAAAGTGTCATCACAAATCGGTACTGATATTCTGTTAATGCGGAGCATGTTACTTCTGATACGAGAAACTGTATCGAAAGATTATTTCAAAATCATATTAAAATCGGATTTAATCGAAGCATACGAGATCGAAGAAAAACGAATGAAACATGAAATCAAAGCCGTCGTTCGATATCACGAAAAGATGGATAAAAAGTCATTATTAGCAAAGGAGAATGTTGATCATGAATGATAACATTATGCCCCCAATGGAAGAATTGGGTTATACGAAATCATATGATTTTACACAATACGCACATGACAACAATGTGAATGTTATTCCCGAAGATTCCTTCAAACATCTGATTGAAGAAACATTCCGTATCATTGCGGATATTCTACGAAATACATATGGTCCGTATGGTTCCACTGTTGTAATCTCCGATCAGTCTGAAACAACTACGACAAAAGATGGATACAATGTATTCAATGCGGTCGGATTCTCTCATACATACAAGAGAATGGTATATCTTGCCATTAAAAAGATTATTGATCGTGTCAATAACAATGTTGGTGATGGTACGACTTCATGCATTCTGCTTGCCGAGAAGATGTTCCGGGAGATTGAGAAGACTTTGAAAACTGTGGATGATAAACGAAACATCCTGAAAGTATTGACACAGTTTGAAGAAATGATTCAATCAAAAGATGCGGTTGTGGAAGACATTCGTGAAGGCACTGTTCAACCGTTGCATATTGACGCACTCCGTGGTCTGATTACTGTTTCTGACAATTACGACGAGAATCTTGCTTATGTAATTGAAGAAGCTCTGGATCCGAAATGGGATGAAGATACTGGAATCATGACATCTGTTCGGAATGTTGTTGTGGAATCAACGGTTGATATTGATGCAGATGCATCATCCATGTATAAGATTGATTATCTCCCCGGTGATTATCGCGTTCGTTGTAACATGGATTCTGAAGTTGCATTGTTATTTGATCAACCAAAGAAGATTCGTGTTGCTTTATATGACCACGTGTTCTCTGCATCTGACTGGAATTTCTTTATGCATGATTATGATAAAGAAACCGAAACTTTGATTCTTGCACGAAGTTTCAATCGTTCTTTTATGGATCATGAATACACAAAATATTTGAAAGAACGAATGATGGTAAAGCAAGATGTAAAGATTCTGCTTGCAGAAATCAAAGGTGATTTCCTTCGGGATGAAATCAAAGACCTCGCAGCAGCCATTGGTACGGAAGCAATCGGGCTACATGCACAAGCAGTGGATCACTCCATGCTTCCAGTTGTAAGCATCCAGGTTTACCAAGGAAACTGCATGTGCTTTGATATGGATGAAATTCCGGATAAATATATTGAAGCATTGCAGTTTGAAATGGAAACCGACACAACAAAGAGTATGGTAAAACATCAGCTATACAAAGATCGTATTCGTGCATTATCGAAACAATCAAAGGATTCCTTGATTACGGTCCATGCATCATCATCTCTGGAGTCAAAAATGATTGCAGATAAAATTGATGACTGCATTTCCATTGTGAATTCTGCAATGGAATATGGTATCGTCCCGAATATGCTTGTGTATGGATATTGGCGTATTATGCGTTACAAACATTCCTTGGATGACAAACTTGAAATGGAAAAGAACGTTGCGACTGCAATCATGGAATCCATCAAAGGATTGTTCAAAGATATTTGGTCATCCAAACATGGTGATCAACAGAATGCAAAATGTGATGCGATTATGAAAGATCTGTATGATTCTCCGAATAACGGTTTTGATATCACAAAAGAAGCATTCGTTGATATCACCACATTACCAACATCCGCACAATATGACCTGGAAGTGATTGCTGCATCCATTTCAATTGTGAAATATCTGTTGACATCCCGTGCATTAATCTTTGATGCACATATCCTGAAACCTGTGGATGATACTGGTCGATACACACCAATGGAATAATTTTTTCTTCATAGATATATCGTTCATGTGTAGAGTGGGGTGCGCAAGCACCCCAATTCTACTTTCTTTTATTTCGGAACAGAACTATACAATTTGAAATTGGAGGTATTCTACTATGAAAACATTAAAGACGAATATATGGAAAAACATTGCGTCCATATTATCATCAGACCATATGGATTGGCGTTCTGCACAGAACATGATTCTATTTGCTCGAGTGATTTCAACGTACCCTTCGAAATCAATATTCTATATGGTGTGTGTGCGTCTATTGCATTTCATGGAACAGAACGTATTTTCAATCCCACTGATTGTCGAGACAATGAAAGATGAAGGCGAAGATGAAGAGATTATATCCAATATTGAATTACTGAATAAACAACCAACAGTTACAACATTGGCCGAAGTACAAAAGCTTTGTATCGTATTGGCAGACTATGTAAAATATGCAAAAATTTTAAAAGTAAAAGATTCATTCTTAACGACGTTGGATATGATTGATGATGATGAAGCAAATATCAAAACAACGGTTGACACATTATACAAAATTTCAAATGAAATTGTAAACGCTTACAATTCAGCATCATTTCAACAAATATCACATTCATTTGATACCAATAACAAAGATCAAATGCGCAATGTGTTGGCTGTTGCAAAAGACGCCCGTTCATCAGACAAAACAATTATCACCGGAATCAGAGGTTTAAATAATCTACTTTCGCCAGGATACTTGTCTGGATGTTTGTATATTTATGCTGCGTTGCCAGGTTGTTATAAATCGGGAATTCTATTGCAATCCCATATTGATACATGTAAATACAATGAGCATATCAAACATACGACAAATGGAAAGACACCAATTTCCATGTATATCTCAATGGAGAATACGATGTCACAAACGATTCGTCGATTGTGGTCATTGCTATTTCCGGCGGCAGATCTTTCCATGTATTCTGTTGAAGAAGCGATGGAGATGATTGATGGCGCTTTGACCGCAAAGGGGTTTCGTTCTGTTATTTTGTATTATGGATACAGAGAGAAATCAACTTCGGATTTATATGAAATCATACGTGGATTCAATACAGACGATAGTGTTGTCGTCGCTCTGTATCTGGATTATATCAAACGAATTCGCCCCGCAAGAACAGAAGCTTCTGTCACTTCATCCGAGAAATCGGAATTGCATGCAATTATGAATGAATTGAAGACAATTGCTTCTCAATTTGATATCCCGATTGTTTCTGGTCATCAGCTGAATAGAATGGCTGCACAAGCAGTTGATCAAGTTGTGAGTTCTGGTGGATATGGAAAAACAAGTGAAGTGTTGGGTAGATCACAAATATCAGTCGCGTAAATACTATTGCGCCTTAATGTGGTGACACATTTCGAAAAACCTTTTTAATTGCTGGGAATCCGTAACGAAACGTCGTGAGACAGTGTCAGGTGATCAGCAGTCAAGTTATTGTCGAAATTCACAAAACTATGAAAGTGGTGATGTGAATGGAAGAGTCGTGGAAACCTGTAATTTATCGAGACATTAAACCGGATATGTACGAAGTATCGAATTTTGGTAGATTCAGAAATCGTATCACCGGTCATCTATTGACACCGTGTCCTTCTGAAAAAGGATATTTGATGGTAGAAGTTCGTTGTGTATCTGGAAAAAGTCGATCAATAAAGCTACATAGGATTGTGGCATGGATGTTTGTCCCCGGATATGATGAACTACACAACGAAGTCAATCACAAAGATGGGAATAAATTAAATAATCATGTCAATAATCTAGAATGGACAACTCATCTAGAAAATATCAGACATGCTTATCGTAACAATCTGATTCCAATTGCATATGGTGAGTCACATCCAAATCATAAAATGTCTGATGATGACATAGTTATTATATGCGAATCACTTTTAAAATTTAATGGTAACGCATATAAAACTCATGACTTTATAAAGACATTAAATATGCCGAATATAACATTAAACAGTATTTATCGTGTGAAATATAAGAATACCGGAAAACATATTTCCGATTCATATTTTGATGATAAACGCTTTAACATTCGACATAGAATTATGGGCGATGATATGGATATCATATGTAAAGCCATCTGTGATTTTAATGGAAAATATTCCGACATAAAAGCTTTCCTATCATCAAATTATGATATTACTGTTCAAATTGGAACGATTCGTAATATCATAAATAAGGTATCATATGTTGCGTCATCTGATAAATATTTCAAAAAAGGAGAAATAGAATTTCGACAATAAAAGATTCAACGACTATCGAAAGCTTAATCCAATTGGATGAAGATAAGGTATGTGAAATGCATACACGAAGCAAGTAGAGTAGCGCCAAAGCGATGTGTGGTTCGGGTGTAGAGTAATAATCTTATAAATCCCGATTAAAGCGAAATGGAAGGGATCTGAATTTCAGATCGTGATATAGTCTGGTCATCCATTGTAATGATGGAGAAGTTCATAAGAGAACTGCGTGACGTAGCGAATCACGTGAACTGACGGGGAGATTATGGAAGTCGCCGACTGGTTGGCAGTTATGAACATTGAAAATGATGGCGAAAATAAAATGTTAATGATTAAAGCGGTAAAACAACGTGACTTGGATAATTCCGTTGATGTTACAATAACGGCAATTCGTCACCCATTCTTGTCGCCAGAGTCATTTGCTTTGAGACAAGATATCATGGAGAATTGTTCGATATCGATTCCAATTTATACTGGAAAACATCAGCTCAATTATATGGCAAATATTTGATTTTTATATATGTATATAATTATTTCGAATAAGCGGGTATACAATGAAATATCCGCCTATTGAAATAATTCATTCTTTTGTGGTAGGAGGTACCAGGTATGATTGGCAACTATCAAAATCGTGTCCTGAGTCCGGCTGAAGTGATTGATTATTCCGCGGAGATGATCAATGGATTCATGCCGGAACACTTGCACCAGGAACCAATGGTCGGTTTCAAGGTCCTGTGTAAAGATCTGAATGCGTATTCTATGACGCAGGCAGATCGTTTCCAGTTGATTGAAAGAAACATTGGCTTCTTGAATCAGAGTGGATGTGTTATCCGGGAAGCACATCTCAACGAAGCACCGGATGGCTTTTGGGTCATCACATTCCCGGTTCCGCAGTCACAGCTGATGCGTCAGTTGAATTCTCTGATGAATATTCTGGGATTCATGGCGAATCAGTTCGGAATCGTTTCAACCGATGTATGTGAAATCAATGTATCCGGAAGATGTGGTATGGCAGAAACGGAAGCACGTCTTGCAAATATCTGCATTCCGCCACAGTATGGATATGCGTTGGTTGAACCGCAAAACACACCGTATAAAATGGGACATGTTCTGAGAATCAATGAAGAGTTCATTCTTCTGCGAACCATGTGGGACTTCTCTCGTAATCGTACGAATCCTGGTAAGGTTTCAAATCGGTATACAGAGCTCACAATTATCCCGCAGCTTCTCATGAACGCGTTTCATTAATTAAAAGGAGGAACACATTATGGCAATCTTCAATCCAAATCCGGATCCGGATTATCCGGTTCTGAACGGTCCTGGTTTCATCCAGCACACCTACAATCAGCCGTTGGCTCAACAGCAGCAGTTCTATTATAATGGACAGGCCGTTGTTCCGACGATGGTTCCGGCACAGCCCGCTATGCCGATGATGGGGAGCATGAATCCGATGGATCAGTCCAGACGGTATGATGCACAGCCGACACCGATGATGGTTCCGGCGCAACAGGCACAGCAGCCGACATTCGGTTTCAATCAGTTGGCAGAACAGTCCAGACGGAATATGACGACGATTCCGAACCCGGCTCCCCAGCCTGTTCAGACTCCTGCAACAACTACATCGCCGTGGGCTGTTCAGACACAGCCTGTTCAGGTTCCCGCTATGACACCGCAGTTTGCACCTCAGCAGGCACAGCCGGCATCCATGTATGATCCGAGATATTCCGCAATCTATAACTGTCATCCGTCTATTGACAGAAAGTCTGGTGTGTGGGGTGTTCAGGAAGTGTATACACCGTGCATGGCTCCGAGTGTGAATTGGAATGCAATGCAGACAGCCGCACCGGCACAGTATCCCCAGATGACATATCCGGCAGTGTATCAGTATCCGCAGCAGGTACAGCAGCCGATGCAGACAAACTGGGAGCAGATTGCTAAGCAGACATGGGGCAACCAGTAACAATGGAGGAAAGTCACAATGCTCGTGAAATATCGATCGAGATTGTGTGAACTTCCGAAGAATGTACGTGAAGGGTTGGGTGAAGTGTCATATCAAATTGGTATGACACCATCTGCCCGCAGGGAGCGCTGTATCAATGTATTGAAAGAAAACAATATTCCGTTTAAAGATATCGGAACCGGAACAAACAGGTTCATTATCAAATATGACGGATATGTGATCAAGATTGCATTGGACCAAGAGGGTGTTGCGGACAATAAACAAGAATGGGTCATGTCATCTATTCTCGCACCACATGTTGCGCCCGCACATGAAATTAGTAGAGGAGGCCACCTGTTGGTGGCCTCATACGCTCCCGCATTTTCATCATATTCGGAATTCATATCATACCGTTCAGACATATCCAGTATCTTGGAAAGATGGGGTGCTAGATATCTGCTTGGCGATGTCGGTATCACACAGATTAATTATGCGAACTGGGGAATGCTATGTGGTAAACCGGTTTGCATTGATTATGCATATATCTTTCCGGTATCCATGGATGTGTTTACATGCGTCTGTGGAAATAAGGAAATGTCATTCGCAGACAATTCTTTTACAACATACAAATGCACGAATCCAAAATGTGGCATGACATATACAGACCGTGATTTACGTGCAAAAATATCAAATGAAGAACGGTTAACATTATTTCAAAATGTGTCCGAAAATGCAATTGCGATGACAGAACCTGTTAAAACCATGGAAGTATCTGATCTATTGATTGAAAGAGACATCGATCCGGATATGCCGGATCCATACAAGGTGTCCGATGCTGTCAATCAAGCATGGGGATATCCGAAATTATAAAGGAGGATTATAATGAAATATCAAAAACTGATCAATCCGAATTTTAACATCAGCAACATTCCGGAAGAAGAAACTCTTCCGGAAGAGCCTACAACTGTAGTTGATGATGCTGAACCGACGGTCGCACTCGTGACAACATCCACCGATTCTACTGATGTTATCTGTGACCCGAATCCGAATCCAATTGCAACAGGTGATGAATACAAACCGATTCTGACAATTGATCAAGTCAATGAGCTGATGCAAAAGCTTGACTATTATCGGACTGAAATCTTCGACAATAAGATTCCATTGAAGCATCAGCAAGAATCCCGTACCATGTGGAATATTCCACTGGAAATTATCAAGGGTATGTGGGATGCTGACAACAGAAGCGATGTACCGGAAGTATTGAATCCGGCAATTCTCGTGTACATGTTGGCTGCCGAAAATCCGTATGCTGCAATGGGATATTACATGCAGAAGATTCAGGAACTGATTCTTGAAAATCAGCAGTACATTGATGATGATGCATTGAGTTATGTTGCTGATCTGATGGATGGTGAGACTTCAGAAGACGAGGAGGATGACCATGTCGAATGATATCAGGGTGTCGGGTACACCGATTTCATACGGCGATGGTGCAACACGGAATTCCAAGGAGGGAAAGGGTCGTTTCGACCTGATCCCTCCGGGACCGTATAGCATTCTTTTAAGCCGTTTAATTTTTTTATGTGAACATGATCAAAAGATTCCATGTTATCCAATGGAAAAAATATATGCATTGGCATTTGTTGATAAGAATTATGTGGACACCATTCTTGCATTAACTGCAAAACATTATATTGAAACGCATGCTGTTAAAGTATCCAAAAATTTTGATGGGATGGTAGATCATGATGCCATCATGCTCGGTTGGTGGGAAATGTTATATGCATTGGCACAACATTTCCAGAAAGGTGCCGAGATATATGGTCCACATAATTGTGAAAAAGGGATTCCTGCATGGAGTTTTCAGGATTCTGGTTTGAGACATATGTCGCAGTATTTGAATGGTGAAAAAGATGAACCACACTGGATCTCTGCAATCTGGAATTTCTGGATGTTACTATGGACTGAATTGAAAGAGTTCGAAACAGCGATTGATACAGTAAAGCAGGAAATGGTGAAGACAAATCAGGAGGTTGAAAACAAAGATTTGAAATTCTCCATGAATGTGAATAATAATATATTCTTTAAAAATAATAATTGATACATATATGATTTCTCTGAAGGGAGAGTGATCTTATATGATCTTTTGCTCAAGAAGAGTATTTCTCAATGTATTAACCCAGTTGATGGATTTGGATACATTGTTGAATGCAAACTATTTTCTAGTTGATCAAACAAAACCAACCGGGTATGCATCCATTGAGGATTATCCAACTCCGTTTATGTCACAGAGTGGTGAGATCACATATAACTCGGGTCTATCATTGGATTTCTCACAGCAGGTTCAATCCATCAGCAAATATTTCGTAACATATTCCAATGTGTTCGAAACCGCACCATTCTTTTCTATCACAACAGCATCATTGCGGAATGATTTTGCAACACCGGTAGAACGATTTGTACATCATCTGAAAATGACCGATACGCAGATTAGTGTATATGATACGTTGTTCAATGTTCAATTACAGGGAAATGGTTTGCAGATTCTGATTATGAAAGATGATGTTGGATGCGAGCAATTCGGAAATATCATCTGCAGTTATTTGGCAGAGGTGTTCGGTGCGGATGTCACATTCATTGATCCGAAGTATCGTCCAAAGACAAAAGGGCAATTGCAATATATTGGCAATAAAGAATTTGCAAAGCAACATATCATGGAATTGCGGGATCATAAGCTGCGGGCAAATATTCAACTCATGATTGATACTGCGGGATATGGCGATGGATTAAATAATCTGATGCAATTTCTCAATAATACGGATTTGAGTATGGATGATTTGTTCCATGTGTATAATATCATATTCCCGAATGCCCCATTGCCGCCGGGAAATTATACACGTGATCATTTGATTCATATCATCACGGGTCAAATCCTGGATTCAACTGGACGGAGAAAAGAAATAACGGAATTACAAAATCTCGGGACATCCTTCTATGCATTCGATCAAATGATCGATGATTACAGTAAAATGATCGAAGAAGACTTTTCAGATATATCATAAACATGGGGGCATTGCCCCCATGTTTTTTTGTTCACGTTTCTTAAAAACGAATTCGTAACAATTTCTACGTAAGGAGGAATTTTTATGAACAATCTTCAATTGATGAAAAACCAAAAGAAGAATGCAATGAGCGAATATTTGTTGAAGATTCAAATCATTGTAACACATACAGAATTCAAGAACAAAGATGAAGCGGATAAATATGAAACATTGGATTCCAGATTGAATGGAGATAAATATTGTCGCGCGATGAATCATACTGACATATTTGAATCTTATGAATACAACCCAATTGTCATATATCAAACGTTGATAGAATATGGGTTTGATGATCAACAGGCACAGCGAATGTTGCATGATTTGAATATCATTCCATATCCAATCAAACAGAAACTGATGGTATCTGCAAGGGAACAATTCATTGCATCATATACGGAACCAAACCCATACTATGTGATGTTAACCGGCAAACCATTCCAAGGAACCACACAACTTCCGCCGGAGCATGTTGTCACAATCCCGGATGAATTTTACAACATTTATCAGAATGAACATGTGATATCACGCAATCAAGCGATTCATGAATTACCACCAAAATATCAGGAATTGTTCATGAATTCAAAATACTATCAACAAGTATTGGACGAAAATCCAAATCATCCGTATCTAAAATACATTGGTTCCAATGCGATTCCGATTCATGTCGCGAGAAAAGCACATGACGGGGATATTATGAAAATCAATACGGATCATCTGACGATGTCACATCCGGTATTTGGTAATGTGTCGGTTGAATCGGATTTGATTCATCTGTTCACAAACGTTTATCAAGATACGCACAAATACATTTACCAAACATTACGCGGTGACTTCAATGACATCTATCCAAATTACAATTCGTTTATTCGGTTCTTGACGATTTACATGGCAATCGGTGGCTGCATGAATGAATTGATGAAAAAATCAACGTCCATGATTTACATGAATCAAACAACAGCAAATGATTTCTTCATGCTGTATGGATTACCATCCGTCATCATGTCAGGTCAATCCATGATTTCATTCCTGAAACAATTCCGATTGATTCTGATGGACAAAGGAACGAACATCGTATATCGTGTGAAAGATTTGATTGGATACGAGTACACGGATATCTATACACTTGTCATGGTAAAACAACAAGTGTTTGAACAAGGTAAACCGAAATTCATTGAGAAAGATGGCGAACGTGTACCGGTACAAGAAATTGTATTCCGTCGATTGGGAACGACTGCGGACAATACATCATATTTCAAATACCGTGATTCGGATATATCATATCCATGGGAAACGATTGCATCCGGTGATCCGCGTTGGTGGAATACACCCGAGATGGAATCGATTCTCAATGACATGAATTACACATTATCCAATTCGAAATATATTCAATTGTCAACACACCTATCCATGTCGGATATTTATTGGCAATGCGTCATTTTGATTCGTGGTTTATTGGATAATCGAAATGAAACCCAGTATACAAATATCGCGTTATCCACCATGATCAATGGAAAAAGTGAAATGTCCATATTTGAGGCAGTATTGATTCTGGAAATTTTGATGAATTGGCAGATTACGACTGCGCGTGGAGATTCATTGCGTGGTGACATGTATTTGCCAAATGGAAGATTCAATGGAGCTGCTGCATGTCTGGATATGTTATTCAACGGATTACAATACTATGATCCCGTGTTGTATCCGGATGTTACCCAAGAACAAGATGGTTTACCAAATCCATTGATCGAAGGTCTCCCATATAAAGTGTCATCATTCAATTTCAATTTACGAACGGATGACAATGATTTCTATCAAAGCATTCAGTATATGGAATACTTGGAACCAGAAACGTTGTATTCAATGTTGGATCGTATTTATGACAGAAATGAAAATAATGTCGGATCCGTATTAATGGGAGATGTGAAAAAAGTATTTTCGTTCTTGGAAACGAAACTGCAACAAGCATCCAATATCCATGAATTCCGTCAAGTGACTGAAGCTTATAATCATCTATTCCTGGTTGATCCAAATCGAAATTGGTATGACGAGGGAACCATTAATGTTGATGCATATCTCACGGAAGCATATCAGTTGTCGTATAATGAATTGACACAATTGAAAACATTCTTTGAACCAAATCATGAAGACCTGACAATTGAGTATCAGAATGAAACATTCCCAATCTCCATATATAATATCATGAACGAAGATGCATACACATTGGAAATTAATGGAACCTATCCGTTCCAGCAGAATCAATTTGTTTCATTATTCCAAACTGCAATGGATACATATCAATCAGAAGCATTTATTTCTGCTCGCGGTATTTCATCCAGTTTGAAGAATGTGTATACGGATGTCATTGTTGACAAAGTGATTTTGGATACTGGTAATAATCTACTTGGTCCAAAAACATTTGACGCATTGTTGTTCCGTATGGATGCATCTACATATCGTTATCTTGTATCATTGAAATCAAATCCGGATATGATGCTGATGACAGTTCGTTCGATTGTGAAATCATTGGAAAGTTATGTGAATACATCGTTATCTGGTTTGGAATTCAAAGCACTTGGAGAAGATAACTATTTTGACATTCTGAAACAAGTTATTGGATATTTCAAATCATACATGGTTGAATACACGAAAGATGAATTTGTGTATATCTTTGATGGATTATTTGACCATGGTGGAAATTCAAATATGTTGAATCTATATGATGAGATCTCACATGGGTTATTACGTGTCATTCCAAAAGATTCCTTAACATTACATGATGCATCACATGCATTACGTGGATATGGTATGGAAGACTATGGACTTCGGTCATTGTATGATGAAGCACAAGTTCATCGTCGTGTAACATACAAAAAAATCAAGGAATTGGGCTATGACATCATATTTGACACTGGTAAGAAGTTGACACAAACTCCCGATAATCTTCCGGATGACAATGACAAAGTTGAATTCTCATTGTATCAGACAGGAAACACATATCAAGTCAGAATTTATTTATAAACAAAAAAAGAGAAGCGCGGGGTCACCCGCGCTTCTCAACCTCGTCGACCCGGACTTTCCATGTCCGGGTCTTCTTCCGTTTTTGGATGACGATGTACTCGCCATCCAAACTTTTAATTTTGTAATTCCCAGGGCGGATGACAAATCCGCCCTGGGAAATCACTCCGTCGGGAACGAAAACTGTGTCCCCAACGGAGTATATACAGTGGGCATCAGAGTCTTCCGACTCGACGCCCACTGCTTCTGCATCGATGGTCGTGCTGTCGTCAGCAACGACAGCATTAACCTCACCGCACGTATTTTTGAAGTCACGCGCGGCGCTCATGGACTCGTAAACGGCGTCCATGACTTTTCTATTCTGGTGGACCTGGCGTCCACCAAAAAGCGCACCACCAAGCAGTGCGCCAGTTGCTGCCGATGCAGCAATCGCGATCAACATCATCTGATTACCTCCTTTGTGTGACTGGCTTTATGGCGGATAACCACAAGCCAGTCTTCGATCTCCTCGATACTCACATCCCCACCATCAGGCGGGGATGCGTTTTTTCGGTGGGGGCAGAGCATTGGCTCACACCCCCAGATCATCGATCATTTCTGCCGGCATCTCTGCCAGCAGATCTTCCTGCTGTTCCGGCGTTGGGCTAGTGGGCTCAGTACTCCCACCGGAGCTTTCACGGCTCTGTGCGTATGCATACGCACAGCCTGCTGCGGCGCCGATTGCGGCACCGATCAGCAGCCCCTTGCATGTTGCGCGGAGGGTATCTTTTCTGCCCTCCGCTTTGCAGGCCTTGATGTAGGCCTGCTCTTCCTCGGTGAGAATGGTTTCCCTCGGCTGCTCTTCAGCAGACTCCTTCTTCCAAAACCATTTCATGATATACTCCCCTTTCTGTCCCTATTAGGGACACTTAAAATTGGATTTCGAATCAACGACAATGATATTCGTTATGATCCACCGCTATCACCTGGGGATCAATTGAATACCATCATCTTGTATTCATATTAATAATATATATATGAAAATATAAAAAAATAGATATATGTGGGGGCTTAAGCCCCCACATACAATTCATACATCAACGAACAGAATAGTTCATCTGATACTTTGCCCAGAATGCTGCTGGGTCTTTGATCAGTAAATCAATTTCCTGCGGGGTTCGACATGTCACCAGATATACACTATTATCTGGGATTGTTAGTTTGTACCAAGTTCCTTTGAAATCTTGATTGACAAATTCATATCGATATCCATTCACAGTTCCTTGAAGCGGCATCACGGTTGCCATTATGAATTCCTCCCTTCTTGAATGATTTCAGCAAGATCAATCGTATATACAATGTGAGAGAATTGTCCTGCTTGTAGATTATGAGATATCAGAAACATTTGTTCCATACCAAGCATTGACATCATAGATTCCAACATGAGAATGAAGTCATCACGGATGGATGCATCCAGATAAGCATCCAATTCATCACACAATGGAATCGAATATGTCGTCAATGCAGAAGCCAATGATAATGATAATGCTAATGATAACAATGTGGATTCTGATTGAGAACCATATCGAATATCAGCGGATTTGTTTGAACCGCATCGGAATGGTAATGAGAAATTATTCTCATCGATAATCGGTTGCAGCAATTCAATTTCAGAATCGTACATGATATTCAATAATTTATTTGTCATCATAATCGCATGATCAACCGTATTCCGAATTGCAATAACCGGCATTCCTTTTGTAGACGATGTCGCTTCTGCAATTGCTTTGTATTGTTCATCATTTGATAGATGCTGTTCGATCTCGGATGTTGTCTTAACATATTGATCGAATGCTTTTTCCAATGTATCCAATTCGGACAACAATGTGGATTGTTGCATCGATTTGTTTTGATATTCCATGTAAAGTGTTTGATACTGCTGTTCAGCATCGTGTAGTTGAGATAACATCATTTCCAATTGTTGTTTTCTTTTTTCCAATGATTGAATATTGACGTGTTTGATTTTTGATAACAACAATCGTTTATTTTCATTTTCATTTAATTGTGTCTGTAATATTTCAATATCCGATTCAATCTTGGATAATGTGGCTTGCATTGTTTGCACATTTGATTGAATTGTCTGTAAGGAATCGGATTGATTTTCATTATGAGACAATCGCTCTTTCATTAATTGAATCGATTGTTCGGTATCATGCAATTGTTGGATATAATGATTTCGTTGTTCCTTTCTGGCAGCATCCTCAATCAATTCTTTGATATAATCAACATCAACACCAATCTTTCCTTTTGTTAAATTTGTCAAGATTGTTTTGATATGAAATAATTCTCGTAATACACCATCGGGAATATCAACGTTGATTAATCTTCTGATTGTCATAATATTCTTATATGCATGATCCAATTGTTCCAAATCATACCGTGTTAACTTTCCTTTGGATTGACTTTGATAGGAATGGAAGTATGTTTGGAACGCATCGTAAACGTTTCGATACAGACAATTTTGTATGTTACACCGCGAAGTATCTGGGATTTCACCGTCAACCGATTGCATCATGGATTGAATATACGATATCACAGATTTCTCTTTTTCGGAATCCATCAATGACACGCCTTGTTGCATCAGGAATGCGGAAACATCAATTCCGTGTAATATCATATCAACCATTGTTTGCAACTGATCTTCCTTCAATGATGATGTTATTTCTTTGCATGTAGAATTGATTGCTTGTGCCAACGACATCATACTGAATAAGTATTGGGATGATGCATCCATGTCAAATTGAATGTGAATCGATTTGATTGTTTGCTCCAGTGATTCCTTCATATGAATCATATCGTCATAATCTCGTTGCATCTGTTCATTTGAATGAATGTTTGTTTCAATTTCATATTGTTTCGCATGTGATTCATCCAAATCATGCATACACATGGAACGCTTTGCTTTTAATTCCGATAATGTTTGATTCATTTTGATTTGTTCATCAACCAATTTGTCATATAATGAATCATCATATTGGTTCTGGAATAATTGCATTGTTTGAATATAATTTGAAATGGATTCCTGAATCTCTCTGTATTCGGATTCCGGATTTTGATTTCGAATCGTTTGCATGGTTCCGGAATATGAATCCATTTGTGATTTCATTTGCTGTAATTCAAATGCAAATTGATCGCGTTCAGAACGTTTTGCGTCCAACAACGCAAACAATGTTTCATATGAACCATATGTCGATAACAAGTATTCTTTTGTGTGATTCAACGATGTAATCAACTTATTTGTGAATCGATAATCATCCGTTGCCAATTTATGAATCTTATCATAAATATCAATTCCCATTGCACGATTCAGAATTGTCTTTCGTTGTGTTGCATTCATTCCGGAAAACGATGTCAGATTGGTTCCGTTAATTATGAACTGGAATATATACTTATTTATACCCAATTCTTTTTCAATAATCGAATTGAATGTGTTCACGCCACCATTCGAATTTAACTCCACACCATTCTTTTGTATGGATGACGATACCGTATGTGATTTACCGGATGGACGATATGTGTGCATGATATTGTACACGTTACCATCTGATTCATATACGATATTCTTATACCCAATCTCGTTTGGAATAATCAACGATAAATCTGCACGTTCGTCACCATTTAAGTTAATGGATGAAAACGGATGATGTTGTTGTATCATAACGGTTTTGCCACAACGATTCTTTCCATATAATTGGATGATAGGTTGTTTGATTTTATCATATGAAAATGAAATCTCATTTAAACCAGTTGCGGCTTTTACACCAATGAAATTGACTAAACGTAAATATACAATCTTCATGTATGTAAGTTCCTTTCTGTTATTGTCACATCAATCATATATCTATAAAATACTTTATTTCCAGATATATATGATTGATGTGGAATTGGGAATAGATTGTTTATTTGTTCCATCCAAATCCAATATCATTTATAAAGGAGAAATTGCTATGAATGAAAGAATCAATTATTCGGAACGTCGTCAGAGATTCATGGAGACGTTTAAGAATGATCCGGTGCTGACGGAGACACTTCCAAAACTTGCGGCGGAATTGTTCTATGATGAATTCGGAGTCTCGATCGATGATCTCACATTCATTCCGATTGTCTGGTCGACATATTGGAGTCGATTGATGGTCTTTCTGCATTCCCAGAAAGCAGATTCATTCTCTGTTTCAACATGTGGTTTTTCGGTGGAATATATGACACAACTGTCTGAATCCGATAAAGCCAGAAACATCGTTCCTGAACTGTATCACGAATATATTCCGATTTTCACAAAGAAGCATCACGATGTTGTGACTGGTGCAAATTATAATCAGGAACTGTTGTCGAAATATAATGATTGGAGAACGGTCAATCTGACAGAAACAATCGACATGGTTGAACGTGAAGTGTTCCAGGAAGTCAATGACAAGTACGGTATCTATCTGATGATTTCTGCAACCGTGTTCCCGTTGGTTGCAGCAATCTATTCTGCAGCAGTTCATATTGCACTGAAAGAAGGGAAGCCGGTCAACATGTATAACTGGTTCACCATCACGGCACGTGCAGATGACAAAATCATTCTGACTCCGCTTGCATCCATCAAGCAGGGTCTGAAAGATGATGCAAAGCATTGATAAAATCATGGGGGTGGAAACACCCCCATTTCATTTGAGGTGTTTCCATGAAGTTCAATTTATCAATCGATCTTCCGGATGATACAATTACCGGGGAAGATATCCTCGCAATGTTTCATGAAGATTCAAATTCTGTCGAGGTGACAGTTCCGGATAACATTGAAGTCATTCAAGATGACAAAGATGTTCATCTTGATATTCATTCGGATGAACATGCAGAAAACTTTCCATTTGCATATGGAAACGTTGTGCGTATCATTCAAAAGATGTTATGTTTATTCAATGAAGATTTGGATGATGCGGTATATCCTTCTCGTATGGTGATTCCATATTTGACAGAATTGATGGATGGTATGGCAAAATTTCCATCTGCACCAAAACTGTTGTCAGTTGATTACAACTATGGAAGTTGGTCAAACGAAGAAGAATATGCGAAAGCAAAAAAGCAATCATCCGAACTTGTATTGGAGATCCGATTACCGGATGATTTCAATATCCCGGACTTTGCAGATCATGTTGCAAAACGTTTTCCAGATTACTTTTGTCGTGATAATCAGCATGATATATGTGCTGGATATGTTACCGAAGATTGGTTTACATATACACCACAGTTTGTGTATGGAATCAATATGCAAACACCGATTGATTATCCTGTAGATGATGTTGATAGATCTCATCCGTCAGCAAAACCAATCGGATTTGCACAGGGTGTTTTAAATATATTATATGAGATGACAGACAAAAAGGATGAAGAAAAATGAAGTATGTTGTTTATGAAAATGATGAGACTGGTACAAATGTTCAATTAACTGTGAAAGAAAACTTTGTGGACGCTGAATACTATTTAAAGAAACAATTTCCACATTTGATAAAATTGTCAACGGAAATATATAATGGCGTAGAACGAACCAATTATCGAGAAGATTATGGTTCTGAGCGGTACTTCGTCATTGAAAAATTTTATCGAAGGAAACGAAAGGGATGATCTACAATGTCTTTCAGTCTCATTATCGGTATCGGTAATACTGGCACGCAGATTGTGAAACTATTGTCACAGTCACCAAAGATCTCAAACTGCAAAATGTATGCAATCGATTCTGTTGCAATGTCTGCTGACATGGAATCTGTTCAGAATGTCAAAATGATTCCAGTTATTTCTGATGAAAAGTGTGGTTCGGGTCGTTCTCGTGAACGTGGTGCAGAAATGTTTAAACATCATGATTCATTAGGCACATTCAATGAACTATATGATGATGCATCACAGGCATTACAACCAATCTTTGTCATTACATCAACTGCGGGTGGCACTGGCTCTGGTATCACTCCGGAGTTAATCAAAAAGATTCGTTCATTTGATACAACCGCTGAATCAGAAGAACGAGAAAACAAATACCGTTTCATACCTGTATTGGTATTTCCATCACTGGAAGATCCGGATGCATATCATATGAATACATCCGATTTGATGTTGGATTTACAGAATGCAGGAATTGAGACATACACTGTGTTCCGTAATAAATATGGAACAGCAAACTATTCTAAAATCAATCAGGATATTGTGAATTCGATTGAATTGATTCTCGGAAAACTTTATGGTGATACAAATGTTGATTCTATTGATGAATCTGATTTGGATGTCATCTTGAGTGTACCTGGAAGATTCATATCCTGCATCGTGGAATCGGAAGACCCGACAAAACTAAAAAGATTGATTACGGAGAGCGCACTTCATAGTTATCAACCTGGATGGGATCCGGATGATACAAAGGAAGGTGCGATTATTTATACTGCGTTCGACCTATGCTCTCCGTTTGCAAAAGATGATTTCGCAGATGTGTTTTCCGATATCCGTGCAAGAATCAAACACTATCATGATGAGTACAAAAATATTTGTGAAAAGGATGGAAAGAGTTCAGCCTCATTTATCATTGCGGGATTGCCAAATGTTGAATTAAAGAATATCAATATTGATTATGATGAAACCAAAGGGATTGCAGATGGTGCGAAACGTTCGAAACGTCCAGGATTCCTCTCAAAGAAAAAACCAATTATGGAACAAAAAATTACGAAAACTGATGAAACTGTAAAATCGCAGAAAACTGGTTTAAAAGGTATCGATAATTACGATTGGAAATAATTGACTCTGAATATTCTGATATCAGATATATACATAATTGCTGTGATATCTGGTACCTCAGAATATCAAAATATCATAAGGAGGAACACCTATTATGCAAACCATGGTTTACTCGCAAATGTATCCAGGAGATGTGAATTTCCTGGATTCTGTCGAGACCTATCTGAGAAAGACAGGACTCCCGGCAGGAATCACACCACAGGAGCGTCTGATCGTCGCGGAGCAGGCTCGTAACACACTGTATTCGTATGATGTGCAGTGCATTCCGAGAATTGCAAACAAGATTCTTACCTCTGATATGGAGAGTGATCAGGAAGCACGTGCTTTGTGGCTGGCCTTCACAAATCATGTGATGGATCCCATCTTTGTCCAGTTCCTGATGCAGTATCTCGCTACAAGAGGTGACCTGTCTCTGAATGGTCAGGTTGGTGCGTTGCTTTCAAAAGCGCTCGACAAATTTTTCAAAGATCACAAAGCAGAGATTGATGAAAAGAAAAAGGAAAACAAGCTTCCTGAAATCGAAGAAGTGAAGCATATCCAGGCGGCAATGGAATCGTTGCTTGGTAAAACTGCTGCTGATATTCAGGTGAGTGTTGCCGGTCTTTCTCATCCGGAAGCATTGTTTGTCGCCTCCTGCATCAACATCAATTCCAAAGAAACGATCATTGAACTGCTCGATTCCGGTCTTGGTATCACGGCAGATATCTTTGATCTGATCAAAGACCCTGATAATCTGGTGAGAGGTTGTCTGTCACTTCTGAAGTCAGAGGTTCCGACAAAGCCGAATAAGAACCAGACTGCATTCCTGGATTCAATCAAGCGTTGGACATTCCTGAAGCTTGAACACATTCCTGGTGGAAATGCGGTATGTTATCAGTATCTCGTCGGTGTATATGGTAGCGTGAAGCCCGATGTATCACCGTACTATATCCAGATCAAGGATTGCGGTACAACGTTTCCAAATCTGATTCAAGTTGCGAAGCAGATTGTGAATAAATAAGGGAGGTATATACAATGTTAGAAAAGATCAATCCGAATGTTCAGAGACTCATCACCCCGATCGTTCAGAGAATGACTTCGATTTATATCACAGAGAAGTCAAATCCTGTGATTGGCAATACGAATCACGGTGATCAGTACAAGCGTGAGAAGCAGGAATGCGTTCACATCATCTTTGATGGCAATTCTCCTGTTTGCAAACTCGAGAAGACTGCCGACGGAAAGTTGAAGTGCGCTGCTTGCGGTCGTGAAATCTACAGCAAGTTCGATGGTTCCAATGTGAAAGCGCTCCTGGAAGCAAGACAGGTTGTTGAGCAGGTCATGTATTTTGGCATGGTGAACAACCTGAACGCAGATATCGTTGCAGGTTGCATCGATATGAAGAAGATGCTTCCGGACCTCGCTCAGATTGCTGCAGAGCTGAACGAATATGTCAAGCGTGAAGACAGCAACACCGACACGGTCAATAACGTCGGTAATGAATATCGCTTCGGTGGTATCACTTCCGGTTTCTAATGTGAAGAATGTATATGGGGGCATATGCCCCCATATACATTTTTTGTTAATTTGAACATAGTTCCATTGTTGTTTGCGTAACGAATTTATCACCAGAGCTATTTGTCAACACATGACACACGTATTTTGGTCTATATGATGATGCGATGTTCAATCCGCGAATCGGTGATTCGAACACAAGATTGAATCTCGCGGTCGGTTGGAATTCATCGATATAAAATCCCGCACCAGATATATCAACATGTGTGATACGTTCATTCAATCGTGCAGCTTCTTGTATTGATATGGAACGCTTGTCTGTTTTGTGTAAGCGGTTCTTTTGATCAATTCTGTTTTGTATTGTATCAATATCAGTTGTATCAAACAATTGCTTTAGTTGAACCGAATTTGCTTGTAATGTATTCACGTTAATATCAGATATGATCTCCGGATTTAATACACGTTCAATATCTGATTCTGATAGTATGGATACGTGTATTGCAGCAGTTTGAAATTTGTATTTTCCTCCTGTTAACAGTATACCGCTTTCATCTGTATTCAATTTTTCCGTTCGAACATAAATCGGAATTGTTTGAGTCTGGTTGTATGATGCGGAATTACACAAGTACATTTTTTCTTGTGTAAAATCATAATACAACATTCCACCATGATCATACAATCCATAATATCGATCAAAGTATGTAAATGATTCAATCATTGTTAAATTCGGAATGAGTATCTGATCATATCGTGTTTGATTGTGAATTGGATCAATCGTGAGTTTGTTATTATTGATTCCGGTTCGTTTCAATAAGTCTCGGACAACTGTCTCCACTGTTGTATTCCGATAGATGGAAGGTGCCCGTTGACGCATTTTATGGGTGATACTGTTATCATATGCGAACAGTTCAAATGCGGTTTTCTGATCAACGTTCAAATCGGTTGAATCTTTTTCACCAAGTTTATATTGATCCATTTGTGAAATTGGTATATTTTTATTTGCAATATATCCTTTGACTGAAAATCGAATAGATGGAACCGATCGAACAATCATAACAGTTTCATCATTTGATCGGTATATTCCACCATCCATATTACATACGATTGATATATTATTTGGATCAACATTGATATTTTCAATCAAAGATGTATCCGCATAAAATCGAAATCGCACAATTGGATATGTTGATGTATCATATCGATGGATGATTGCAATGGATATAATATCACTTGGTTTGAGTTCGTAATATACATTCTGAACCCATAAACCAAGTGTGACATTGTACATTGTATTGTACACATCTGCCATGAAGCTCACTTCTTTCATCATATTATAAAGAGTCCACGACCCCTTTATAAGCCCGTATCACAAGGGTGTTTCTTATTTTTTATGAAAGGGATGTTATCAATGATTGTATTCCAAGAAGCTGCAGTTCATCAGCTACCACAGCTTTCACAATCGTCTCTGTTTATAAAGTTTAACGAACAGAGCCAGTTGTTTCAAAAAGTAAAAGATACATTGATGAATAAAGAATCATATGTCAATCCGGAAGAGATGAAGGAAATCATGGCGTTGATTCGTTTGAACGGCAGCCCGATTGCAAAGAAAGCCGTACAGAAATTTGAAGACGGCGATATGAAAATTATATTCAACAAAACAAATAGTCAGATTCCGAATGTGTTACCATACATCATCATTCAAGATAAGACTGGTAAAATCACTGCGTACATCTTTGCAGATCGCGTGATGAGTAATATCAATTCATCTGCAGAATATCAAAATCTGATGGCAACAATGGAAGCAGCATATCTTGCAGCAGCATTGCGGAAAGATCCTGCACAATTCTTATTGAACAGAAACCTTGTTCTGACATTGTGTGAATTATACAACTATCTGTGGATTGTTCCGCTTGAGCAAAAGCTGTATGTAAAAGGCGAGAATCTGACAAAGATTCAAGCATATGTCATCTCTTACTTCTATCGCATGGTTGATGACAATAAGATTGATGCAAAGACAATTCCATTCAATCGTATTCTGAAAGATAAGATTCCGGAAGGAACATTGACACAAATTATCACAGAAGTGAAAACAATGCCTTCGTTGGCATTGGGAAATCTGATTCAACTGATTCAGAAAATCAATCCTGTTCGTTATAAGAATCTGGAAACAACGTTCATGACATATTTTGCATCCGCATGTGGTATTCCGTTGATTTTTGCATTGGAGAATCTGCAGTATCTATTCCTGTTGATGTCCAGTGCGAATTACAAAACAAAGTTGACTGCATGGAGTTTGAACAAGGTTGCTTCCAAGAGTGCAAAGACATGTCTGACAACATTGAACGGGATGGATATTCGATACTGATAAGAACGGGGTGATTGATTATGCCGTCGATCGAAGATCATCTTCGTAATTTACAGAAAGAACCGCACACAATGGATCCCCCTGTACATGATATTGCGTTAATCGATTATCTAAATGACAAGGGAACAGATGTCGGTGGATTGCCGATGGATCCAGGAATCGCGGAAATCTTTCGTACGAAAAAGCAAGAGACCACGATCGAATCATATCCATATAAAGGATATGAGAAAATGAATGGTGTTATTGAAAAACGCAACTTCCCGATCAGTGGTGGTCCTCTTTATATTGCGGATAATCCGGGTATTGTGATTCGCCCGGAAATGCATTTTGTAAATTACCTGCCTCAATATTCACAATTTGAACGATCCACACGTTTCGTCACAGAAGATGGAAAACCCGTCAAATGGAACTGGATTTATGCGCGTAATAAAGAAGCGCATATTACGAGCCGTGATGATTATGAACCGATCAAATACACGGAGAGTAATCCATATCCAATCGAATATATTCCGGGTACCAGCGAGCCAATTGGTATGTGGAATATTCCGAATCGAAAGGATTGCCATCTGTATCAGTTCCGTGGTGCTGTTACATTCCTGAATCCGGAGAATGATCCTGATAAAGAAACGATCATGACAATGGGTTTGGAGACATATGACAAACAGCAAAATGGGTTTGATGTCGTTGATAAAAGGGAAGCGCGTCATGTTAAGAAAGCATATAGCATGCTATATGAAAACATGGCGGCGCCATTAACACCAACATCGCCATTGCATCCATTCACTCGGTCATATCCGGATCGTTCGCGAAATGCGATTGTCACATCATACAATAGAACAAAACTTCCGATTGTTGATATTGAACATCGAAAAGCATTTCGACATATCTTTATCACAAGACCGGAATGCTACATGATGGCAAATGGCGATCAGCCTTCCTATCAGGTGTTGAATGATGACGACATGGCAACGTGTTGGATGCGTTTTCCACATGTTATCCGATCATTGTCTCCTGTGTATGTGACATCATCCACGTTTGCACCACAATATGCAAACTGGAATTGGTTGTTGTGTAATCGTGTTCTCGGATTACAGACTGCGAATAATACAATTGATCTGGTTGAATCTGCAGTCAAGAGTGTTCATGGTAATACAGTGACGATGGGGAAATCATTGAAAACAAACATGGGTGGAACATTGTCGTTGTCTTTCCGTGATACAAAATATATGGATGTATTTGAGATGTTGCGAATCTGGATGTTGTATATTCATAAACGTAGAATGGGAACATTCTTCCCATCATTCAATGGATATCAACAGGTAAACGGATTCTATCAGAATGGTTCATCGGTATTCATGCCCGGTGGATATTCGACATTACATCCATATGATCGTGCTTTGGATTATTGTGCATCTATATACGATATTGTCACAAATGAAACTGGTACAAAGATTTTATATTGGTGCAAATATTATGGGGTGTATCCGACTGATCTTTCAAATGGTATGTTGTCAAATGACAACAATGCACCATTGACTTCGGAGGCAAGGATATCCGCCACATTCCAGTATCAATATAAACAAGAGAATATTTTCAAGAATCTGATTGAATTCAACTACAATGCAGGAATCTGTGACGCTGTTGGAAATATGCGATCCGATGTATCAACTGTGTTGCGTAAATCAGTTCCATTCTTATATCGTGAAAAAGGTGAAGGTGGAACACAGTATACGAATCCCAATTTACCAAATTACATTGGTGCAGCAAGTATGTTCACGGGTTCTCCATATATCATCACGGAATTCAGTGGTTCATATGATCCGTGGGATTGGAATTCATCTATGAAGAATAATATGGTACAAGCAAACCTATGCTTCGTGCCAATCTTCTATGGCGATTCTGATGAAAATGATATCATGAATCTTGGTATATCGAATGAGTTAGCCCCAACACGTGAAGAACGTGACATCATGGTTCTACAATCACGTGTTTAATTATGTATCATGAAAGGAGGAATGTACGATGCCCACAAAAACACAATCGAGAGAAGAAATTCTGATTCATGGTTTGATGAATGATGTAACCGGTGGTGATCTGGTTATGTCGAAGGATGAGTTGCAAGAAACAATTTCCGAAATTCTGAAACGATATAATCTGTCGACCGATATGTCATTCATTGAAAAAGTTGCAACCATGAAATTTCCAAATTCCAATGAAACATTGTCACTGGATTTGTTGCCAAAGGAATTGACGGATGCGGCATTCTTGCCAGTTACAACAATTGCAGATATCGCGTTACGTCAAGATTTGGATATGGTTGTATCCCAGATTCCAGAATGGTATAACGCATTGGTTATTACCCGTGATGCAATCTGCGAATCAGATGTTGTGGATGGTACACTTGCGAGAACAATTGTGTTTGATAAAACGAAACTGGATGATATTCAAGAACAGAATGTCATTAAGAAAGTTGAAGCAGTCGAAGAGAAATTGCATCTGCATTCTATTATCAAAAACCATGTTGTGTTCAATACACTCTTCTATGGTGAAGGTTATCTTTACGCAATTCCATACGCAAAAGTCTTTGAGGATTTGTACAAGTATCGTTTAAAGAACGATTCCAAACGTGATCCTCGGAATTCGGTTGCAAGTATGTTTGATACCACATCATCATCTTTGACCGGATATGGATACGGATATGGTGAAAGCACGGTTGAGGTATCATTGAAAGATACAATCGTACAAGAAACCGCGACAAATCAAAAGAAGTTAATATCATCCAAGAAGCAATCCGGTTTGTTCACAGAAGCAGAAATCATGGAAATCGTTCCAGGATATCATGCAAAAACATTGACTGAAGAAGATCCGGATAAGAAAGCGGATGCGAAACGGGATGATGAATTCGATGAGTATGTGTCAATGATTTCCAATAACATTCGATACATTCACGAAGATATCGCGCTTCCGGTTATCGAAGAATCCGCACATGATTTGAAAGCAGTATATGATGCAAAATATCATGACGCGGAATTTTATCAAGAATCGAAATCCGTATTTGAACATGTGATGGAGGCAGAAGGAGATTTTGAAACAGTCTCCAGAGAATTCAAGAATGTTCGCGGTGTGTATCTGAAGATATTACCTGCAACAAAATTGATTCCGATTCGTATTGATCGTACTGTCATCGGATATTATTACGTATCGGATCTCACACGTCCAGAAGAAACTGGTGATCGTCGTAATTCAGGTTTATCCGGGTATACACTTCGTTCTCCATCGGTTGGATATGATACATATGCACCGGATAGAATGTTCTGTGAAAAGTTGGCATCAAAGATCATCAACAACTTTGATCTGAAATTTATGCGTGATAATGCGGGCTTACATCAGCAGATTGTTACAATCCTCGAAGCGCATAAATTCAATGATGCTATTATGCGTTTCATTTATATTCCGGCAGAGCATGTTTGTCAATGTACAATCAATGAAGATGGTGCAGGTAAAGGTCATTCCATGTTGGAAGGCGGATTGATTACAGCGAGAATGTATATGTTCTTGAAGCTGTATTCCATCTTATTCCAAATCAACAATTCTGCGATTCGTGTGTATCATTTGCGTTCGTCCGGTATTGATAAGAATTACAAACAATTCGTTCAACAGACAATGCGCAAGTTTGCTGCACGTCGTGTTACCTCTAATGATATCTTCAATTATCGTTCATCGATGACGAAAGTTTCTGGTGGATCGGAATTGATTATGCCAACTGGTGCAAACAATGAACCTGCACTGAGCATTGAAACAATACCTGCATCCGAAGCACCGCTCAGTACGGATCTGTTGGACAATCTTCGTGCAGAAGCATTGAACTCGACTCCAGTTCCTGCAATCATGGTACAAAATGGTGGTGTTACTGAAATCGAATTCTCGAAGGAAACTGAATTGGCAAATACAAGATTCAATTCATTTATTGCTTCTTGTAAGATTGATTTCAATCGTGACATCACGAAGCTGTATCGAAAGATTCTTCGTTGGGAAACTGATATTGATCCGGATATTCTACATAGTTTGAAATTCATGTTCCGTATGTCAACTGCAAAAGAATTGTCTGTTACTGCAGAAAAGTTGAATAACTTTGAAGCGTTGTTCAATATGGCGGTTCAAACATTCTTGACAGAAGATGAATCAAAACCGAATGGTGAAGAAAACATGACATCAAATGTTGTAAGAGAATTCCGGAAACAAATGATTGGTCGGTATCTACCAGAAATCGATATTGAGGATCTGGAAGACTTGGCAAATCTTGCACGTATTGAAGCCAACAAAGAAACGTTGGGTGAAACTCCTCCAGAAGAGAATCTCGCAAATGCAGATAGTATTCCAGAGGAGGCTTGATGTGAATGAAAATTGAAAAAACGACAACCGGTGTGATTATCCGTGAGCCAAATGATATGGTAAAACGGAAATGTTTGGCTTATTTTTCATTAGACAAACCTCTTCGTGAATTTTTTATCTACACAGGTAATGATCCGGATAACCATGGATGGTTTGGTGGTGAACGTGATGTTATTTACATCACTTCAGGATTCTTATCGTTATCTGATCCGGACATTCATAAGTTGAAAGTGGATTCCGTAAAACCAATTCCAACTCCAAAAAAGATCGAGTTGAAAATGAACCGAGAACCCCGTTCCGATTTACAACGTGATTGCATTCAAAAAGTAACAACATCGAATACAAATAAAATCACAATGGAACTAAAGCCTGGTGTTGAACTTTACCGGCACCCGCGTACGGTGACGTGCGTGAAAAATACACCCCATTGAATTGCTGGGACGATAACTCTAATGCTCACAATGCTACAACGTAACGATGAAATATGCGTAAGCGTGAATGCGACGAAAGTAGAAAGAAATTGTGAGATGATGCATGGTTAAATCCTAAACATCACAAGAATGAGCAATCAGCAGCGAAGCCTTGAATAGAGGAACGTTCGTCGGTCATTCTGTGTTTAACAGATTAGGAGTTTCATTAGCTCCGAAGCGGTGGGCATCTCATATATATGAGATGATGATATGACCAAGCGGGTTGAACGCCGTGGTAAAACGTTCATTGCATTATATTCCGCATCAAAGTTGGGATTGAAACCATTGATTGTTGCACCAACATCATTATTGAAAAACCAATGGATTGAGAATATCGTTGAACTTGGTATTGATAAGAATGATATTGCAACAAAGATATGGGATGCACCCGATAAGAAAGTTTGTGTTGTAACAATTTCCTCATTGGAATTGGCAATCCGTGATGATTGGAATCGGTTATTGAAAACATTGGATAATTCCGGATTTGGTATCAAAGTTATCGATGAAGCGCATCTTCATTTGAAAGGTATGCTGAAATTTGATGCTTTGTGTAATATCAAACACAACTGGTATCTGTCCGCAACACTTGGAAGATCTGATGCAAAAGAGGATCGTATTTTAAATCGTGCTTTAAAAGATGCGGAACGATTCGTTGGAAATTCATCGTATGAAGAATATCAAAATGAATATGTCCAAGTATATTTCCAAGATATCTACTATTTCCCGTCATCCAGTTTATGTAAAAAATATTTCAAATATGGATCAAAGGGATTAATCAGAGCTTCTTATTATAAGATGCTTTTGAATTATCGCGGTGGAGATGCATTCATACGAAATCTGATTACGTTGATGAAACGCACAAAAGAACTGTTGAATTATGATGCAAAGATTCTGTTGCTGGTTCCGTTGATTGACATTTTGAAACGGCTGTATGATGTTATGAAACGTGATCCATATTTCAGCAGATACAAATTTGCAATCATTGAGGGTCATCTGACATTGTCGGAAAGACGTGAAGCAATGGAATCGGATTTCATTCTGTCAACATCTCTATCGATGGGAACTGGTGTCGATGTTTCAAATCTTGGTGCTGTGATCAATTTTGACCAATATGCATCACCGATTATTACGGAGCAGATCTTTGGTCGACTTAGAGATCGAGGAAAGGAAACATACTACATCGACGTTTGTGATCATGTCCGGCAAGCACGCGTGATTGCAAACTGGGGTGAACGCAGAAGAATCTTGATTCCATATTTCCCGGGTGCAAAACAAACGATCAAAAAGTTTTCACGCATTATATGCTAAAACATGAAAGTAATCCGGAATGTGTTTCGAATCGTTACACCACGTGAATCTTCTCTCGAAAGATTGGTTACCTGACCCAATCTTTGGTTCACGCAAAATGTTGAGATTCCATCATATGCGAGTCATGATGGGTGTGTTCCTCCGAACCTCCGAGCACAATGCCATTCTCGATTAACAACATTCCGGATTTTAGGGTTGTAAGTGTGGGGCTTCGGCCCCACACTGTATCCTATTATTCTGACTTTTCATATATATATTATTAATATGAAGAGAGAATAAATTACTCTCTTTACAAAATTTTTACTGGTCTCTATGAGACCGGAAAGGAGAAAACAATGTTTGTAGTAATATTAAAAGTTAGGCGGATGACCACAGAAAATGATGAGGTTGTCCTTGACGAAAGATCAGAGAGAGTAATCTCTCTGAGAGCCGATTTGGCTTCCGCAATTGTGGATGCCAAAAAAGCATCCGACAGTATATGGCTGTCCACATGCCTACTTGAGTATGAAACGACCATGGAATGCGAGCTTGGTGGGCGGTTGAACAACACATGGTGTTCGCCCGGCGAAAATCCCACAGAATTCGGTGGATATATAGACGATGGCGTCAACCACTTCAATTGGACGACCATTGTTGAGGAAGGTGACTTTTGGGAAGCAGAAGAATCTTGATTCCATTCTTCTGCTTCCCAGGAAATAACGATCAATCGGAACCGGATTGAAAGGGGTATGTATATGAAACGATATATTTGCAATGTAGATATTGGGCATCACATTTATACCGAGCTCGGAGTTCTTTGGATATGTGGAGAAAATGGACTCTTCGTCACCTATGACGAAAATATTACGATATCGTGGCGGTATGATAATGGCCGTGCAACCGGTCCACGGTTGGAAACAGATGCCATTAGAAGAGCAGCCGAGAGAGTCTCGGCTGCGGCAAATGCTGGTGAGCTCACAGAGAAGCACATTGCGGATCTCGTATCCGCAATGATCACGGGCAAATATGATATGACGGAGGATGAGAGATATATCCTCCGGGCAAAGCGCGGTTATTACCGTGCCAGAACTGGTGAACTTGTAAAGGTTCACCAGAGGAAGAGAAGGGGCGCTTAATGCGCCCCACTCTTTTTTTTTGTTTAAAATGTCTGATTGACGTCATAGAAGAATGATAGATCAGATACAGAAACCTGCTGATCCAATTCTGATTTTTTTGCAATACCAGCGTATTGATTTCTTTGATATCCATATTCGTCGCGATCATTTTGACCAATCACATGCATTGGGTCTTGAGATGTTAAATCACGCAGCATTTGATTTTCAAATGCATACGGATTTGCATATGGAATCATATTGTTGATTTGTTCGACTTCTAATTCCCGGTCATATTCTTTGACAACTTGTTTTGCATTTTTAAATACACATAATGTTTTGTCAATGTTAAACCGTTCAATTTTGTATCCATAATAGAAAACATATAGCACATGGTTGTATGCCATGACCATGTCATCATGGAAACCGGTTGCTGCTTCAACTTTTCCATTTTTAGCACGGACGAGATTCGTAATATCCCGTGCAAGATATCTTGTGCACAGCAGATGCGTATAATCTTTCACATGAAGCTTCAATAAGTCGAACATATTCTTTCTGATTTGTGGTGTGACGTATGTTCCAATATATCCTTTTTCTTTTGCTTTCCGTTTCATTGTCATTTCCGGAGTTTCGTATTCTGTAACATTCTTTGCCATATCCAATTTTGGATCATGATAGAAGCGATGTTCCAGATGTGATTCCTGAATGAAATCGACAATCGCTTTACCAATGGAATTTGTTTCAACACAGAATACACCGGATGGACATAGTTTTGCAATGTCCGTAATGATACGCATCAGATCCATCACACCGATATATGGTGAAATCAATTCACCAACGACTTCAAATGTATATGGATGCACAATGCAGATCGCGGTATTATCTCCATCACCACCAGCAGCAACGTCGATTCCGATTAGATACGGGATTGTGATATCGAAATACGGTGTATCGGAATTTAAATCGGTTACTTGTACTTGATGTTTGTATACATATAAGAAGAATTTCTTTCTTAAGAAGATTTCATAATCTGGCTGTTTTGTATTTTGTACAATGTAATCAATGTCTTTTTGTTCAAACAATACGCTGCCAGAACCACGGTATCTTTGTAACAAAACACCGCGTCGATACTCGTCTGTTTTACCAAGATTTACAACCAATTCTTGATGTTGTTGACGTAACCATTTATCATCTTTGCGTAGTTGTTTATAATTGAATTCTATATAGAAACCTGTAATCGGTTTACGAACTTCACCATTATCCAAAACAACTTCATCGAACAATGCTTTCAATTCGTCTTCTGTCAAATCATATAACTTTTCACTGAATGTTGGAGTTGCTTCAATCATTCGTAATGCATCACGACCTTCATCGGTTTCCAAATCTCCAGGTGTAGAATACATCATGATGCATGTTCTACCACCGACAGCACGAATGATATTACGTGCAGATGTAATAGCTGGTGCGCCGCCTTCCATAACATCTGCGAAGTGTGGAATATATTCATACTCATCGAATGCACCTGCTGCGGAAGTCGCACCACGTAATGCATCGCGAGCTTTTTCTTTGGAATCAGATTGTGCCAATACAGCAAGTTTTGTTTTATGTGCATCATATATCAATGACTTTGGTCCAGGCGGTTTTGTTTTTTCATACCATGGATTCAGATATGAAGGTAATGCATAAACATAATCACGGAATAATGTTGCATTCTGTAAACAGCGTTCCAATTTCAAATGCATCATTGGAATTGTTGCATTCTGATATTCGAACAGCATCATGTATTCCAGGATAATGGTACACCATGTCGTCTTGTGTGTCTGACGCGGTTGACATAGTTTGAAATCAAAACTGTGAATGAAGCACCAGCATATTGCCAATGATGCTCGTGTCAATATTGGTGGGACATTACCAGCACCGATGACGGGAACACGTGCAATCTCTCGAAAAAAGAACCATGGATTCTTTTTACATTCCACAACAATTCTTCCAATTTCTTCGGCTTTGATATCACTTTTATATGGATCGATATCCTGAACGTTTAAATTCGGATATGCGACTTCTAACATGAAATACCAATTCTTGATACCAAGTGTTTTTAATTCTTGAGCAGTTGTTAAGAATGATGCGTTCTTTGTTCCAAAGTCGTAAAACTTATTTCCAATCTTAACAATTTTACTCATATCATACACCTCCTCGTGTGATGTGATTTATAATCGATGTTTGATGGCATATTGATAAACATGACGTTTTGTATAACAAAAAAATATGCGGGTATTGTGTGTGAATACCCGCATACAAAATAGATGTCCGTGATTATTCTTTACAGAATGGATCCGATGACATCGATAATTGATGTATATGTTGCAACAGTTGGGTGTTGTCATCTGTCAGAATATGACAGACGGTTTTTAACATAACATCAATGCTTTTGTTTCTGGTTGGACATGCGATCTGAATGGGTTCAAATTCAGATCGCCCAACCACCATCGATTGACTCATATGATTCACCACCTTTCATGTGTGATTCATATGAATAATATATATAAATAAAAAATATAATATGGGGGCCATCGGCCCCCATATTTCAATTCATGTGCACGATCTGATATCCGTCAGGAGTATTGTTTTAATTGTTGCAGAATTGGTAAGAGTTGCGTGAATCGCTCATAGATGGATTCAATATAATCACGTGAGCATCCTTCAAACAGATTGGTTTCGTCGATCATTTTATAGAATTCTATCATGTCTACGAATGGATGTGATTCTTGATAATACATGAAATAGGAATGCATGATCAAGAAGAATCGAAGATCCGGAATGGATACATCGATTTTCACATTATTGATGTAAACAGGATACGTTTTATCAACCGCGCCAATTGTTGAAAATCCAAAGATGTCTGGACGTAATTTGATACCCATAAATTTGAGCGTATTCTTCAGGTTATCCAATTGTGGGAATTGATTGTACTTCGACAGATCAACACCCATATCATTCAGCTGCGACATCAGAATGGAATTCTCTTCATATTGTGATCCACGGAAATATGTTGTGATTTTTGAGAAATCCCGAACACCAACTCCAGCGAGGAAATTGTATGTGTCATATTCACCAAATTTCACGGGGTTATCGGAATAATGACGGAGATTCTTATTGAACTGATGTGTCTTAACAGGTTGATCATAAAGCGTTGTACGACCAGTCGAAACTGCGGCCAATGATTTAGAAGGCTCCTGCTTTAACACCCAAGTATACTGGAATCCGACTGGATATTTATCATCCAATTTGACCCAACGTTTATGAAGCTTTGTGAATACATTATAATGCTTCATAATATCCGGGTATTTATCATATGCTTCCAGAATTGCGTCACGAATGCAAACTTCATTAAACGGTTTGATTTGAATAATGTTTCCATTTGTCAGAATGTCATTGATGACAGCATTCGGATTCTCGGCATATAACCGGCGAATTTCATCCGCTTGTTGTGGATTGAAGATTCCGACGAAGTCAGAAGTAATCTTCACAATGTCATCATTGGAAGCACCGTCATGATGCATTTTTGCAATATGTTGATTCATGCGATCCATCATGAACGTCATGGAACCTTCGTATGTTGCGAATGCAATGATACGGTTTGGAACCGCCAACGCATTTGCTAACATATGAATCGGTCTACCATCATCCGTTCTCGGCATATCTTCCGTCGGAATGATTTTGGAAATAACGGATTTGTTTCCGTAACGTCCAACGACTTTCTGACCAACGGCAATCTTCATGGGTTGTAACATCGTGAATTTGATAATGGTATCCGCAATGTATTCCTTTGTAACCCATGTTGAATGATTCAAATACTTTTCTGCTTGATGGTAGATATCCAGCAGCGAAGTATCATCTTGAAATTTATCATCAAGCAATGCGGAAATATATGCATAGATGTCAGAATACCATTGACGAATTTGTGTCAGATACATGTTGAATTGCTCGTTCTCAACATCAACATTTGAAAAGATATCAATATCTACAACAGTTCCATGTGAGAAGTAATTCGTGTCATTGATATGTGGGATGGATGCTTCTGCAAATGTTGATACATATGAATTCTCACGAATGGAGCATAAGATGTTATCCTGCACCTCTTCACCAATATTCGGAAATGGTTTGTATTCTCCGTCTCTGCCATAACGGTTCAACAGGAATGATTTCTTTGACACATTTACTGTGACAATGTCAACCATATCATATTCCAATGCTTTTGCGGCATCCGAAGAAATGATCAACGAATCTTCTGTTAATTGTGGAAGAACCGCATATGCCATTCGAAGATTCACACCAGCACAGTAATTGTCATTTACATATGAAGATGATTGTGCAATTGCAGCGCCCTTCTTCAACACATCTCCTTCACGAATCTGTTGAATGTAATTCTTCATTCTGAATCCATATTTCTCAACAAGATTCACGGCCGGTTTATAAATCTTACAAATGTATTTTCCCGTCGCTAAATTCTGAAAGATGTATGCAATTGGAGAAAATGGTGCATTTGGGAATTTTACAAACTTTTTCATCAATTTGTAATCGTCAGTTGCACGGACATTCCATGATGAACGTTTTCCAAATTCATTTTCTGCACCGGAGAAAATCATAGGGAATTCCGGATTCCGCAGAACCAATCTCTGTGACACATGCTTCACCATCATTCCACCACGTGTTGTAGAGATCTTTTCAGGAAATCCCATTGCAGACATTCCAGTTAGTGACAACGGATCGACATCAGCACATCTCCGATCGATATCCGATGCATTATTCATAACTTGTTTCGGCATAATAGATACTCCCTTCCGTAACATAAATTGTATTTGTTAGTTACAATGCTTATGATATTAAACACAATCATTGTACATACACGGAAATCATATACATGCCAAAATAAAATTAATATATGTGGGGGCATATGCCCCCACATATATTACCATCATAGAACCGATGCGACGTTTCGAATAAATGTAACTGCTTCAGATTCTGTATGAATCTTCATATCAGCACATGCATATGATGCATTCAGATAAACACCCAGAACAATGAAGATATCGGATTTGATTGTGATATTGGTGAACAAGCGTTTGATCAGATCATCCAAATCAAACTTCGGAACGAATTCATCTTCCGTCGTCATATAGAATTTTGTGATCATCTGATAATCAGGTCCGAAGAAAAGTAGATCATCATACTTGTCCATTTTCTCCAGATCAATCTTGCTCCGCATCAGATAGTTATTCAAATCTTCATAGGAAACTTCTCTTGCAACATATTCAATGACAGGAGTCATATTAGAGAAGATTTGAATCCGAATGCGTTCAATCTGATCAATATACTTGAATAGACAATAATAAATGAAAATGTCATCGATGACATCGTCCATTGTAACTTTATTGTCATTCAATGCGACAATAACCGGATGTGTTTCTCCGAGAGTATGACGCAGTTCTTCCGGCGTGACTCTGGATTTGATTCTACCGTATTCCGGAACGGTTTGATTTGTGACAAATAGCTTTGTCTTTTTCGGTTGACGTTCCGTGGATTCCGGTTCTTCTACTGGTTTATCATCATCGGTACATGGAATGAATGCATCCAATGGTAATGTCTCTAGTTCAATATCCCATGTGAATGCTTTGTAATACTTCGTATAATCATCACGTGTTAGAATTGTATGACGTCCATTCAATAATCGAATGTTTTGGAAAAATACATCACACGAAGAAATCAACATCTTGTGTCGTTCCAGACGTTTCTCGAATTCTAATACAGATGCTTTTGGAATCATAATCATGATTGTGATCTTCCTTCCATTGTGTTTGATTGCTGCCTTGCATTATTTTTATTCTCGTAATATTCATTTCGAATTGGTTGATAATTCTCGACAACATACGAAATTCCATTACGTTGTATGAAAACATGAACGAAGTCGTTCAACCGAATTTGTTGAACGACTTCGAATGTCGTGATCGTGGCCACCATATGATTCAGATCCTTTCATAATGAATATTTTTGTTTGATTATGAAAGTTCATCGACCAGATCATCAATTGCCGTATCATGAAATACCTGACGTGCATGATTAATCGAATCTGTATGCGATGAATTCATCGCCTGCATATTCTGTTTCGCTTGATGTTCTTTCTGTATCTTTCGAATCTCTCGGAGACGGTTTACGAATTTTCGTGGCATTCGTAAGAGTGTCTCTATTGGCAAACATCGATTGAATAAGTCACCCAATTCAATCAATTCGACTCCATCCCGATCAAGTTTATTTCGGTAGACGACAGCCTCCGAGCAAGTTGGAAAATCAAGTCTTCTCCAATGTCAGGAATAATGATACGGTCGTCATGGTGACCACAATTATCACATGTGAAGTTCTCGATATAGAACTGCATGGGTGATGCGGTCTTCTTTGCAATTGTCTGAATCAGATTCAACAGGATTGCCTGATCCTTCATATCCAATGATGTTGTGATAATCTTCTCGATATCATCCCAATCATCAAACCGATATTCAACCTCTTCACCCTTGTTATTCTTCTTGATGATAGAGATTGCGGTGATGAACAGAGCATGTGTCAACAGATAACCATGCTCCGGATTCTCCTCGGTATCATCGGTTCTGCCATCCGGATAGAATCGTTTCTCCAAAGCATTCATCAGAGGATAACGACGATTCAAGAAATCGTATGCAGAAGGACGATCATCGATTTCAACAATGAATCCGGTGTTCGGAAGCTTGTACCGTTTCAATGTGGAATTAATTTTGTTATAATGGTCAATTGCGGGTTGACCATAGCCAACAGTATGTGTTGTTTCATACTGGTATTCTTTCATCAATTCATCATCAACATGAATGATGGTGCGAGGACGATACTTCAAGCTATGGACCTTTTTACATTTCGGATTCGAGCAACGAATCGGAACCGTCTCCTCATCATCTGCAGCACCAATCAGGATACCCCACATCAACAGCTCACGATCACCATACTTGGTTTTCTTCAAGAAATCTTCGAAATCTTTGAACTCACCGATGGAAACGTTCTTGATATGATCGTAAATAATAGACCACTGTTTCTTATCCTGGTCAACAGAATTACCGGACATCGGTGTAGAACCAAGCTGAATGAATTCATAATAGTTGACCGGTTTCAATGTGCAACGATATGCAGACAACGGAAGTGTCAGCGGCACATCACCGAGTTCTGCAACATACGGTTCAATGATACCAGCCTGCTGTGAATTATGAATCACCTTTGATGACATCAATTCTTGTTGTGTCACTTCTTTCACGATGATGTTGATCTGATTGGTTGTTGTCATTGCCTGTACAACATCCTGGTCCACATTCACCGTGACAGGAGAACCTTTCTCAACACTGATGTTGATCGTTGGCGGTTCTTGGCTTGGCATCTGATTGTCTGATGCAACCGTTTCTGTTGTTTCTACTGCATCCTGTGTTTCCTGCTTTGGTTCTTCCGGCTGTACTTCCGCAGGAACCCAGTTCCTGATGATCAGCTGTTCAAATTCCGGTGTAATCGTCGTGCCAGAAACATGATAGATGGAAACCAATTCGCCCATGATGTGACGCTGCAACTCCGGATCGTCATCGGTTGAAACCGGGATGCCACCAACAGGAAGATTGTTCTTCTTCACAACTTCATCAATCATCTGACCAACAATATCAAGTGTCGTTGCTTGGAATGTAATAGCTTGATTTTGATATTCTTTGTCAATTGAAATCGGGGGCATAGCAACCTTCTTGGCTTCTTCTTGCTCTCGTTCAATACGAGACTGTGCTGCACGCAAAGCGCGTTCTTCAGCATCTGCTTCCTCTTCACGTGCAATTTCTGATGCAAGATCATTTACGCCATATTCATCATCAGCATCAGAAGTTTGATTTGCCATTTCTGATGTTGCTTCAACTGCATCAGAAATGGGTTCGGAACTTGGTTCTGTTTTTGACACACGAGACATCAGTTCCTCGAGCGGATCTATGAATTGTGTATTATCCATATCGCTTCAATTCTCCTTTATCATAATTTAATTTCAAACAGAAACATATATGATTATTATGAATCATCATATGAAATAAGTATGAAATTATAAGGACTGTTTAAGGAATGTCTGTATAAAAATAAATAACTTCATTTGAAAGGAATGAGTTCATGATGACTGTTACATTTAACAGAGAAAACGAAACAGATATCTTTGGCAAATTATTATGGGAAAATCCGGAGTTTCCATATGTCTTTAGAAAGAACATTGTTGAATATGATATGCGGTCTGCATCATTGTCCGTATCACGTAGATTCAAACTGTTACCGGATCAACAGTTGGATCAATTCGAACGCATGCCAAAAGAGAAACGAACAAAAGAAGTTGGTTTGATTCAACGGGACAACAAAGAATTCTCGGAAAATATGATCAATGGTATTCTGCAAACCAGAAAAGAATTTCTGACATTGAATCATTTGGATGAATCGAATATCATCACATTGCATTCCGATGCAATCATATTCATCCAATCATCCGATGTGATTGACAAAATTGATTGTGTTCCATTTATCAAGAAACACACATGGTCATCTTATCTACGATATGACCGTGTCGAAATGTTTTATGACAATGGAATCATCACATATAAAGGAATTCCAAAACAAATGTTACAGCAACATACACTTGGTATCTGTCAATATCTATTAAAAGTATTTGAGATGATTGAAGAATACGATGATTCCATTTTCCAATATCTAAATAAATTTCAAAAGATGTATTTGCAAGACAAATTTCCGGAATACTATTATATCCCATTTGGAAACACCGGAAAATACAAACGTGAAAATATGCGATTGTTTTCGTATATCGCAAAGATTGCACTACAGGAGGTGCGGTGAATCATGACTGCGAAGGGATATAAATTCACATGGAAACCAATGATTCAAAATGCCAATACAACATTCCAAACCGTATGTGCATATGACAGAGAATCCATCACAATGTTTCTCACACAGCATGGATTTGATCCGAATACAGCACATATCGAAATCGTATATGACGAAGAGGAGATTGAAGATGGATGCCTGCTACACATCCATCATTTCGGATCAAGAAACAGAGACCGGCTGTATGATGTTATGACATGTGAAGAAATCATGACATATGTCATTACACGTGTCGGTGATGAATTAAATTCGACAATGGAATTGGGTGCATGTGCATTACGTGGCGAGATTGAATTATTCGGAAAAATATCAAAGTTATTGGAACAATTGGAATATACATTCATACAAGATCCATTTGCTGCTGATGCATCCGGATATGATTCCGTTGATCCGAAAGAATATGGGAATGGATATCCGTATTATGAATCGTTCGCAATCACAAAAGATGAATATGTCGATGCATTGTATGAGTTTCTACACACGGAAAGTCATTATAGCAGACCAGTACAACCAATTACATTGGAATCATATGTGAATATATTCACATCAGGATTATTGTTAGGAGGACATTGATATGCCAAAGAAACCAGAACCAACATTGGTTGAATTAATTGAATCTCATAAACCAAAGAATTTCAAATATTACTTTCATATGAAAGATGATGCCTATCTGATCGAACTCGAGAATCAGAAGTATGATCTGACAAATCTTGATACAATTCAGAATTCCGAATTGATTCATGCTGCGATGGAAGCACCATTTCAGTATTATGATAGAAGCATTGTTGCAAAAGCAAAGGAACCATCTGTCATGGAACACGGGGTGTTATTGACAAAGAAGATGGCAACGAAAACAGACAAGAAGTTATCACAAGTTGGTTTGGGTTATTTCACACTCAATCAGGTATCATATGTCACAATCAAATTATGTTATGACAAATTTGATATCTATGAGATTTTCATATTGACATAAAGAGATATGTGGGGGCTTTCGCCCCCACATACCATCTTCGATTACTCGTTATCTTTTTTCTTGATGACCGGACGATACGGGTCAGCAATAGAGGTATAACTACCTTGTGGGTCGTTATAGATACGAGAGTGATCAGCAGGTGTGATTGCAGCTTCCGGTTTCGCCGCACGAACAACATTACGCTGCTCGGCTTCGAATACAGGAATGTTACCGACACCAGACTGAACAGCATCCAGATCAGGACGTCTACCCTTATTGAACATATCGGTGTTGATATCACCATATGTTGTCGGGTTCGCAGTCGTGAAGAATGCATCGCCAGCACCAGGATTGAAGTTGAGCTTGTTGCCAAAGATCGCAAACTGTTGAACATATCTTGCAGCAAGGTCATTGACATATGCAGACTCGACGAACTGACAGTTGTATGTCAGTGTAAGTGTCTGCAGATTAGATTGACCCTGACCATTATGATTGAAGAGATCATATCCAACCTTTGCAGTCGGAATGCAACCAAGTGCCATCAGAGCACCCTCAACACGTGCACCAGATCTATCGAGTGCAATGATGAGGAATTCTGCAACTTCCCATGCAGGGGATGGCTCCAGTGCCAGAGAAGATCCGCCACCGTTTGCCGGCATGAAGATACGCTGCGGAACTTCATTTGCATCAACAGAACCTGCAACAAGACCCTGATAATGTGTGAGACCAGTGATCTCATCAGCAATACCATCAATCCACATATTATGGAAGTTCGCTGCAGGACGACCCTGAAGTTCAGGAATCGTGATGCTCAATTGTTGGTTATTGTTCGCATTCTGAACAGTCGGAATGGCGATGCTTCTTGCAGCAAAACCACCCTGCAGGTTCGTGAATGCCAGTGAGTGATCACCAGGCTGAACCTGAATGCCAGTATTGTAGAATTCAACCAACTTCTTGTATGTCGCAAATTGAGTGTTGGTATATGCATCTCTTCCGTCACCGAAATAATGCATCAAGAAGAAAGGACCGCGATACATGACACAGATAACACGGTTTGTTGTCTCGGGGTTTAGACTCCGGAGTGTATGAACATCCGGAGTCAAACCGCCGAGCATACCTGTATACTGGGAGAGATCTCCATTGTATTCGCGAATACCAGTTTGAAGGCTAATCGGCATAATCGTTTACTCTCCTTTCTGTAAATTAGCTGGAACGTCTGTTGACATTCACGATGACCGGGATCCGGAGAGTGATACCACGGAATGTGACGTTCACATAGCAGACAACAACCTCACCACCGTCGATTGGATCGATGTCGCGAGCAAACTCAATTTGAAGTGATTCAACCAAGTTGCCAGCCCAGTTGGAGAACATGTTGTTGACTTCATCAGAGATTGTCTTCAGCACAGAATCATCCGTATACTCAAACAGCTTCTCTTCCAACTTGTTCTGGAGCATATAGCAGAGTTGAGAGAGTGTTCTCATATTGGATTCCTGGAGCAGGTCTGATGTCGAAGAAGATCTCATGAGCGTGCGCTGAGATTTACGAACGAGGTTGCCGTTCACATCCGGTACCCAAACGTTACCACCAGCATTATACAGAAGCTCTCTGTAATCCCAATCTGTGACGTCGAGATCCGGGAAGAAGGAGAGATATTCGGTTGGACGAATCATTGTATAGTTGCCAGTGAACGGTTTGTTGACCGTCGTGGACTTGCAGTGTCTTGCCAGATTGTCTGCAATTCTCTTGACGAATGTGTATGGGTTGCCATCTGCTGCAGAGACATAACCACCAATATCCCAAGAACCGTTCGGGTTATCGAAACGCTTCAGGAAGGAATTGTTGATTGCAGTTGCAGAGATGGAATCAGACATACCACCATCAAGATGCAGTGACAGGCCATAACCAGGACCGAGCGGACGCTTTGATTCTGGCATGCCATAGTAGCAACGGTACACCATCAGATCATACATTGCAGCCTTAACGTCAATGTCAGCAGAATCCCAAGTGATGATATTCGGATGGAGCATAACTTCATCTTTCTCATCTGCAGTGAAGATTGTGGAAGCATTGATCAATTCAGCCGGAGTGTACTGAATCGACGGAAGTACAGTCTGTCCAACGATTGTGTTCGTACCACCGTCAAACAGATATTTTGCCGCGCATCTGACAGGAGACATGATTCTCGGATCAAGTTGACCGCGATATGCACGAACAAGCAGTTGTGAATATCTCCACTTGAACTCGATATCATTCAGAGCATCATCGAAGAAACCGGTGTAACCATCGTGGAGTTTCACACCACCATAGTTCGAAGTGACGTTGATGCCGTAGTTATTGGAGTAATAATCATTCGGAATCACGACAGCGGTTTCTTCTTGTACACGGAAGATGGAACCAATGGAACCAGTCACCATGTAACGAACGATGTCCTTCGGAATGAAGTTGTCGCCAATGACCTGTGTGAAGTCATTCGCTGTGAATGCGAAGTTTGTCACCTTCACGATTTCGGTTGCTGAAGAATCATCGGTATAACCGGATGCACTCTTCACAACCATCCTGACGAATTTGTCGCTCTTCTGGAATGCATCTGCTGCAGCCAGATAGTAGTAATCACCAGCAACCTGATCGAAGTATCTCGTGTGATTATCCTGGGTGAGTTCAGTGGTGTATGCAGCATCCGAATAGAACTTTCCATCTTCGGTCTTGTAATAACCAGCAACATCTTTCGTGACGAGACGATATGTGCCAGCAATATCATCAAGATCTTGCATGTTCGGTTCTGCAGCAGTACCATAATTGATGAACGGATGATTCTTCGCGTTATATTGCTGCAGACGAACAGTACCTTCTGATGTTGCATAACCATCGAGCAGAGAAACGATCTTCTGACCGATGTAATATGTATCAGTAGTCCATTCCGGAGCAGTATCACCGACAACAGGCTTGTATTCAACATTATCGCCACTACCAGTTTTCACGAAGTAGTTCTTATAATGATCAGCCCAATCAGAAGGTGCAGCATTCAGTAATGTATACTGATAGGATTCAAACGCATACTTTCTGTCAGTACCGACAGTTGACATATAGGTGAGTTGTTCCTGGGAGAAACCACTACCAGATGTCACAGCGCTCTTTGGCTGATAGTACTGGAAGTCATCTTCACTGACCTGGAAGACATCAAACTCGGTACCAATCACATCTGCATCAACAGAGACATTAGAAGGAACAGCACCATACTTCTTGGTTGCAGCAGTAACTTCAACCAGTTCATCCAGCTTCGATTCAATGTTAGAAGCATCGATCGGAGTCTCGGTATACGGAACGACATACACTTTCGATGCAGTATCATCAAGATCGATGTAGGTGCTTCCGATTGTGATGTCAGGAGCCTGTTGACCAGCAGGTGGAGTCAACTCAGTAGACAATGTGACCAGATTCGAATGCTGAACAGCATCCCAATTGATCTTGCTGTAGATATCACCTGTCAGCTCGTCAACGCTGTCAAGTGCATTGACAACGAAGAGCTTCCATGATGTGTTATTGGTATCTTCTGTATCAACACCAACCACATGCTTTGCAATGATATCACCGAGGTGAACAGAACCGTTGTCAAGCTTTCTCTTCAATGCTGCCGTGATGTCATCTGTGATTGCATTGACATCAAAGATTGCACTCAGCGTTGCCGGAGTGTTATTGTTGTTCAGGAGTGAATTGGTTCTGATTGTGGTAATTGCACCACTGAACTGATTCACACCAGTAACAACATACAAGAACGGATTCGTCATGGAGGATGTGCCAGAATAGAGATAAACATCACCAACATAAGTCGTTGAACCATCACCATTCACACCCTTTGTCATCGGAAGCAGCTTGTCATTCAACAGCTGCGGAGCATTCTTGTTTTCCTCTGTGGTGTAGATGCAATTGGATGCAGGAAGCATCTGAATATCAGCAGAACGCATATCAACCTGGAAGAACGGAAGCTTCACAGCTTCATCAGTTCCACCATAGATATACAGACCAAAGATCGGATCAAACGTATTGATGTTCATGAATGTGAACACTTCGCGCTGATAATCTGTGATCAGACTGCCGTCAGACATATTGACGAGATTCTGGTAGTTTGCACGATACTCATTGTAGAGTTCGCGAACTGCAGCTTCATTCACAAAGTTGACAACAACGGAAGAACCATCGACACGACGTTTCATCGCAACATTAACGCATTCAACTGCATCGTCACGATCACCGTTGTTTTCATTGATCAATGATGCGAAATACTGTTCAACGTATACGCTTCTGGTTGTGTCATATGTGGAGAACATATAACGAACATTTGCAGGACGTTTACCCTGAACAGTCTGGTTGATCATCGTCGAATAGACATTATATGCAGAACCACGACCAGCAGAGATGTTGACCATGAATGCACGACGCTTCCACGGAATCTGGTACGGATCATTTGCAGCAGGTGCGACTTCACCAGCAGCAGCTTTCACGATAGCAGCATTCAGACGTTCTTTATTGCTGTAATTTGCAAGAGAACGATTCTGCATCAATGTTGCGTTGTCGAGTGTGTTGTAACGGACATGCATTTTCTGCTCATCCGGAATCCAACGCCATTCAACTGTCACACAAGAATACGCATAACATGCATCATCCGGTGTAACACGCATCAGCTTGACCGGTGCACCCTGTTCAATCAAAGATAATGGATATGTGATTGTTTGTCCATATTTTTGAATATCACTTGTGGCAAGATTGCCGAGACCGAATGCAACATTCAGAACATCTGAACGTGTGACATTGATCATCTTTCTGTCTTCACCCAACGGCGTACCGACAACAACAATGGTTCCATACAGAGATGGATCGTCCGCCGTCAAGACACCGAGCTCACCCGTGTACGATGAGTTATCCACGATATGGATTAACACATGCGGAAACGGATATTTCAGACCAAACTTTGTCTCAAGCATCAGGATATCTCTCCTTTACTATAGATTTTAAATTGGCTATATTATGAAGATCTGGCATGAAGAATCGCAATTCATGCAGATAAACCTCACAATTATCTTTTTGTGTGAAGGCGCATTTGGACACGTGATATAAATGAGATATGGGGGCAAACGCCCCCATATCGTATTATAAATCTCTCTTAAATTTAACCTTGTACACCTGCATCAAATCATCTGTCGCAGATGAATTCTCACCATCCCGGACGACATCGACAATCTTTGTATCCGGTTTCGGATAATCGGGAAGTAGTTCTCCTGATGCAGAATATGTAATGAAATCATAATCAGAATCTGTATCACCAAGAAGAACATATGTTGTTGGGTTATCTTTTTCATATTGCACAGTTGGATTAATAGACTGCGCTTCACCGATAATATCATCTAATACCACAGAAGCTTGATCTGGATTTACCGTTGGGAAATTTGTAGATGCTGTAGCCGTGTCAACTTGTGTTTGTGATGGATTCATATCGAAGATTGTATCCATAATCGTCCTTCCCATTTCAAATGGAGTCGAAGGTCTTCCGCCAGATACTTGATTCGGATTCGCTCCTTGTCCCGACTGTTGCTGTTGCTTAATTTTCAATTCAGCAATGTTTTTCTTAATTCCAATCTGTTCTTTATTGATTGCGGTAATTGCGGAACGAGCAGATGTCAATGCTTGCATTGCTGCAATGTCATCTTCATTCAATCCAAATTTTCCTTTGTCATTTAAGCTCTCCAGCAGTTTCCGTTCAAATACACGGATCACTTTAATTTGATCCGCAGCCAGTGTTCTCAATGCCGCAATGTCAGATGTAAATATCTTATTTGGATCTAAACGTTCTTGTAGTGGTCCAAGTTCCAACTGGGATGATAGCTTCTGCATGATATCAGATGAAGCACCCCAGTGTCCACTTGCATATGGTGAAATATATCCATCGATATTTGGATTAAATTTCGGACGTTCGGAAAATTGTGCATATCGATCTAACCACACATGTGGATCATCTGCAGGACGATCCCATTCAGCTTGTGGTTGTGCTTGCATTGTTTCCGCCACTTGCTCGAATGATTGCATTTGATCTGCTTGACGGAATGAATCTAACATACTCATGGAGATTCTCCTCTCAATATACTATTATAAAATGATAGAGAGGGTGGAGGATGTTAGGAGGTTGACATATCACGGGCAAATATGATATGAATGGCAGCCCTCTCTATCATATCCTTTTGTTCAGATAAATTCAAATATCAAAAAAAAATATGGAGGGACATTGTCCCTCCATATCGTTCATTCCATTTTGGTTAAACCATACAAACCATTCAATGCTTCTTTCTCTATCGGGAAAGCTGCACTCAAATCAGGACGAATATTATATGCTTTTGATACCATCAATTTTTCTGCTTGTTCATTTGCTTCATCCGACCATATTCCAGTACTCTTAACCGTATCACCATCGTAGTCGCCATTCAAATTAATCAGTCTTGCATTTGACATCTGCAACACATCAATGAACGATGTTGAAGCAACAGCATGGGATGCTTGTGGATCTACTATTGGATATGTCTGATACGTTTCACCCATGAACTGAACTGGGATTGTATTATTCGTTGACAACACATGGATCTTTGTAAAGAATGCACCAAGATAATCACCGATTGGATATCGAACGGTGTAAACATGCTTGTTTCCTTTGACACAAGCGTTGTAGCAACATAGATAAATAACGTCAGTTAATGTCAATTCTCTTGTGATCGGTTCTTTCGTTTTCAAGTTCATGGCAGAGAAAGTGATGGGTCTCTTATTCTCTGGATCCGCATAAAGGATTCTAAATCTACTACCAGGGTTTTGCATAAAGATTCGCATCAATTCTTCCATCGCTCTATCATCATAGATATTATCAATGTCCGAACGTTTGATATCATCCGGACTTGGATCAAATGAAACGATATTATCATATGACAAAAATTGTTTCATTTGGAATTTTACAAATGGATGGAACATGGACACGAGTGACATCATTGGATAACCCGTTCGATAGATACCGATCACTGGATTATTGGATCGATAGGATGGTGCAGAAATGACATTACGAACAGTTCCAACTGTATTCTTTGCCAATAGATTCTTTTGTAAGAATCCATTCTTTGTGCCACAATATTTATGGACATACGAGTATACTTCGATTACAGCATTTTGAATCTGGTTGTATACCTTATATACATTTGCCGTTGTATGTGCTGTGACACTCTGATATCCAAGTAGCTTAATATAAATAGAATTCAATTCGGATTTAACGGGTCTACCATTTCGCATACCAGTTGGACGCATTGCGGGTGGAAGTACCAAAAGCTTATCAATGAATAATAAACGTTTTGGAGTCTTGATTAAAATCTCAATATTTTCTTCTCGACGAGATTTCATTGTTTTCGCAATATCAATCTGATCCCAGATCTCATATAGATCTTTTAAACCACAATACTTACCATTTTCATTTTCGTGTAAGACACCGTCTACAAGATCACATTTAATTTCTGCAAATGCCAACTTTCGAATGATTCCACCAGATCGACCGATGATAGTTTTTGCAATATGTGGATTAAATACGTGGATTGGTAATTTCAGATATCCACATTTGTATTTTCTTTCATCTTCCGTTTGTCCGAATATTTCCTCTGAAAATAATCCGGTTGGATTCCATTGGTTTGTTGATCGATATATTGCTGCGGATGTGACTTCTTGTAAATTATTAACTTTGATATCTTGGTCGATATCATACAATCCCTGAATCTTCACGATAATACCTCCTTGACATGTAGGATGTTATCGAGACGTTTTTATATTCATCCATTACAGAACAAAAAATAAAGAGCCGAAATGTTCCCGCATTCCAGCTCTTTATTTTTTATTTCGACCATGGTCTTGCAATGGATGATTTACTCTTTATTGCTTTATGGCAATAGCGAGATTCAATCATCTGTGCAGTTTCCATGATCGATTTCCGTGTGTTCGATGCTTTGGGGTTGCAGGGAGACACACGGATAATGGATGATTGGTGCATTCTGACACCTCCTTTCCAAACGTGGGATTAGATTGGGGCGCATCAGCGCCCCAACCGTCCCATGTTCTTCTTCCACCGAGCGATGTACTCGCTCGGCGTTTCTTTATTTCTGATTGTCACCCAGAAGACAATCAGAATATTCGCACAGATCATCCAAGGATGATCTTCCGCGATGGGGTTGTACCCCTCACGGATCAGATAATACAGGGATACAATCGTATTGATCCCTGTGAACCCGAAGAACATTAACCAGGATACAAACCAACCAATGTTCTTCCAATTGAGGTGTCTTTTCACAGACGCCTTTCTTTCTAGCTTCTTAACCATTTTGATCTCCTTTCTGTGACATGAGTTGAAATTTATTTGTTTAAAATATCTCATGTCAATATAATAATATATATATATGTAATATGAAAAAAGAAGAATGTGGGGCAAAAGCCCCACATTCAAATCAGGGTGATTCTTACCCGATGAGTTAAGGTAAGAATCGGCTAGGAGGCAAGCAATGGCCCAATGAGTTCGGAAAATCTTCAACGGCAAGTGAAGATTGGGTTCATCAGATGAACTTACAATTTTGTCGGTTGAATATGTATATTATTAAAATGATTTCGGAGAGATTTAACATAATAAATAGAATCCGAAAACAAACAATTATACCGTTTATCAATCATAAGGAGGATACAGACACATGCCGAAAATGAAAGATGACAAAATCACCATTATAACCAATGACATTGAACGTATTCGGAAACGCCCGAGTATGATCATTGGTTTTCTGGGTGAGAGAGGTATTCTGCATTTATGCAAAGAAATCATTGACAACAACCGGGATGAATGTATGAAAACGGAATCTCCTGGTAATACAATTGAAATTGAAATTTATAAAGACCATATTGTGTCAAGAGATAATGGTAGAGGTTTACCAACAAATCTACTGCGTACGATTCATGAAACATCGCAGGCGGGTTCTAATATGACACGTTCTCATGGTACAACTGCAGGTGAGAATGGCATTGGTACAACCGCATTCACAGCATTATCCGCAGTATTGATTGTAACGACATATCGGCCACAAGAGAAAAAGAAATTGACATTGGAATATCATGAGGGTATTCTAGTGAATGAAAAACTGGAAGACTATTCGGGAAGTCATCATGGTTTGGAGACATATTTCAAACCATCAAAGAAGATTCTCGGTGAATCAGATATCCCGATTGATCAATTGATTGAATGGATTCGGGATTTCGAATATACACTTCCGAAGAAGACAAACATGTCATACACATTGAATGGTGAGAAACATGAACTGAAACACATTCAATTGAGCGATTATTTCATGGAGAATATTCCGAATGATATGTTCATGTCTGCACCCGTTACCATTGAATGCAATGGTGAATTACAAGAGATCATCAATGAGAAAACATATGATCGGCATTTTCATGTGGAAGCATCCGTGATGTATGCATCGCCGGATTATCGTGGTGAAGACATCAGAAAATCATGGATGAATATGATTTATACATCACAGAATGGTTCTCATATGAATGGTGTCGTGAATGGTTTGACAAAGTATCTGTCTGATCGTGCAAAAGCCAAGAAGAAAACATTGGAAAGTGAAGATCTGAAACGCGATATTTTATCACATTTGAATGTCGTTGTTAAAGCCGAATGTGACTTTGCAAACATGTTCTCGTCTCAAGCGAAGTCCACTGTTTTCCCGAGACAGTTGACAACATCGATTGGTGATGCTGTGTACAAAGAATTGTGTGATATGAATCAATCAAAACTGAATGAATTAGTTGAGATTGTGATTCAGAATAACCGTGTTCGAAAAGAAGGAGAACGGGTTCGCAATATTGCGACGGAGACGAAAAAGAAACAATGGACAAAGCCGGATTCATATCTTCCGTGCGCTTCCATTAAGACGCCTGAACCAAAAGAACTATTCTTGGTTGAGGGTAATTCTGCAGCAGGTGGAATCAATGCAGCACGAAATGCAAAGTATCAAGCAATCTTGATGTTCCGTGGTAAATCGCTGAATGCATGGGATTTGACACTGGATCAGACACTGAAATCAAATGTTTGGTTTGATTTGGTGAAGGTTCTTGGGTGTGGAATTGGTCCAACATTTGATATCAAGAAATTAAACTTTGATAAAATCATCATCTCAACAGATGCTGACGTTGATGGATATCATATTCGTGTCGGTATGTGTTCCTTCTTCCTTCGTTTCATGCCGGAATTATTGGAAGCGGGAAAGATTTATATCGCAGAACCACCGTTATACAAACTCGTCAATGGCAAGCAGATTTTGTATGTTGCATCTCACAGTGAGTATATTCAGGAATGTATTCATTCTGTCGGTAATGCAACATTACAATTCCAAGACAAGAAAGTCAAAGCCGATGTTTTCATTGAACATGCTTTTGATTATTTGAATACACTGGTTGAAGTATCACTGGATCGTTCGGTGAATCGTTATCTGTTGGAACACATTGCACATGGTATGGCAATTGCAGGATCTGTTGATGCATTCATTGATGATATTGATGAATGGATTCGTTCTCTGACAAAGACTTATCCAGAACTTGGATTTGATCATAAATCGCATCAGATTATGGCAACGATCGATCTTGTAGATCAGGTGGTTGTTGTGGATGAAGCATTGTACAATGCGTTGATTTATGTGATTAACATTCAAAAAGAATATGGTATGATTGTAGCATTCGATTGCAGGACAACATCGATTGGACGTTTCTTTGAGGATATTCAAAAGAAATATCCCGTCATCAAAGAGCGTTATAAAGGTCTCGGCTCATCTGATGCAAAAGTATCAAAGGAAATTATCATGGATCCTCGCACAAGAAGAATCTTCAGAATCGACGCATCTGATGTCAATATCATGAAGACATATGACATGTTGGTTGGTAAGACACCGGATGATATCAAAGCGCGAAAAGAAATGTTAATGAATTTCGAATGGAAACCGTCTGACATCGATACATGAGGAGGTGCCCGTTATGGCATTTGATTGGATGCATGACCCGAAATATGAATTGTTTGATGATTTATCACAGATTAACGAAATCACAACCCCCGAGCAGATACATGAACTGCTCGGGGATCCCATTGTGTTAGAGCGATATCAAAACAATTATGATTACTTGTTCAACCGTGTTGTCGCAATCGGTGAACTGTGCTGGGGTAATCGAGATGAAAATGGCAATAAACTTCAGAAGACTATGATTCAAATCAAAAAGAGTATTGAAGATAATGTGACAACAGATGTCCGTGTATTACCATTGAATCGATTGATGATGTCATTAACGTTCCTTCGTCCAATTATGATGTATCTGGAATACATCAATCTGGATGAATTTCTGTTGGATACCAATATGACAGAAAAACGCAGAAGGACTGTACAAGATCGAATCGTGCATGTTCTCCAACAATTCGGAACACCGATTGTGGAGATTCAAGAAAAGATGTCACGGTTATCGCTGGATTGGAAAATGTTGATGATCACATTCTCCGAAGCAGATATGCAAATCTATACCGCAGAGAATCTGTTCCTTGATCATTATCGGGATTCTGAAATCATCCGCGAAATCAACAACACGGAATATCCACCTGATATGCAGACTGCAGATATTGTGGAAGAAAATGCAAAACGCTATGAAGTTTTGGAGAAGATTATGCTGGAACGTGGAAACCCGTTCTTTGTCGGAAATAAATATACAAAACTCGTGAAACCGAAACAAATGGAAGAGTTGTATATTAACTTCTCACAGATTCCAGATGGTAGAAATATCATTCCGGTTATCATGAATGGAAATGGTTTCCGTGCAGGATATCATTCGCTGCCAGTGTTCTATACTGGTGCAATTGCAGCACGTGTTCCTGATATCATGAATAAGGACTATATGGGTCAAGCGGGATACTTCAACCGAAATCTGATGATGCTTGCATATGGAACCGTATCACCAACCGTGTATGATTGTGGATCACAGAATCCGATTCCGATTACAATTGATGATGTGAATCTTCAAATGTTTGACGGAAGATACTATTATAATGATCCGCATGATGGTGTTCTTCATGTATTACATAAGAACCAAAAAGACATGATCGGAAAGAAACTGTGGTTCCGTTCTCCGTGTACATGCAATCTGAATGAAGATTGCTGTCATATCTGCTATGGTCAACGCGCATTGAAGGTTGCTGATCTAAAAGGTGGATTCATTTATACAACTGAGCTGATGACATCACGTGTCTCACAGAACATTCTTTCCGCAAAACATCTTCTGAAAAGTAATGCAGAAAAGATCGAATATTCTGAAAGCTTCGATAAATACTTCATCGTTGATATGTCAACCATTATCCCGAAAGATGATAAGCGGTTTGACATTTTCATCAGAGAAGATTACATGGATGATATTTCCGAAAAGTTCACATGTTATGTGACAAAGGATATGATTCCAGTTACAATCTCGAAGTATGCATCATTGTCAATTCCGGATAGTATTATGGATAAATGCAAAGACGTTGTCATTGATGATGTGACATATCATAAGATTACATCATACAAAATCATTGAATCCGGTGGACAATTTGCAGTTGTCATTCCGATCAATATCATGATGACAAAGAAATACATGGACATCATGCGGTTATTCGAATCTGATATTACGAAGTTTGATTCCATTGAAGCAATTGTGGATGCATTGTCTCATATGTGTTATGGTGTGATTCCAATTCTATCAACACATGGCGAAATTTTGATTGGACATCATATTCGTTCTATGGAGAATCGGTTACTGCGACCCGATTGGTTGGTTCCGAATCAGAAATATCAAATCATGCGTTTGAAAACAGTGTTGCAGAATATCGAATCGTTTGCAACGGCAATGTCGTTTGAACAAACAAAACACCATCTGTATCATTCTATCTTTGACGAAAGAAATGAGATCAATCGTGTTGGTGCACGTTCGTTCTCTGATTACATCTTCGGATCCGAGACTTTGTGAGGTGATCATATATGAACAAAGTTTCGAGTGGAATTATCAGTGGATTATTAAAACCGAAATACAAATTCATTTCAACAGTTTTGGGTGAATTGTATGATGCACCGAATGGTTTGGATATTTATATCGATTTCAATACATTTGTGCATGCTTTATCAAAATATCAAAAATATCTGAATTATCTCCCGTTTGCCGGAGAAGACGTTGAAGTCGATTTGATATCATCCATTCTCATGACATTAAACCATTGGAAAAACTTTGCAAAGAAATGGGACAATGTCCGTATTATTGGAATCATGAATGCATTCAAAATGACGAAAGTTGCCGAATCCGTTCAACTGAAATCATATCTGATTCCACATATGCACAAATTTGAGAATGAACGTTATACACAATTCACATATTACATGACAGAAGCAATCAAGAAAGTGCAAGCCATTCTCAAGTATGTTCCGAATATGTATTTCATTACGTCTGATGAATTTGATTCATATGTCATTCCAAATGTATTAACGGATTATGAGAAAACAAAACGGAATCGAATCGTGATATCCGGTGATTCATTGATGACCGGATATCACAACATTCCAAACACAAAAATGATATATGCAAAATTCCGTCGGAATGGCATATCGCAAATTTCTGATCCAATGATGATCGTGCAATCCATTACGAAAGTTGACGAAGATATCGTCGGTGAATTCACAAAGAACAAAGTATTCTATAATCTACTGAATATCATTGTCGGTGATTTTGATCGTGGTATCGTTGGTATGACACAATTGGGCATTACGACATTTGCATATAATCTATTACGCGGGATTGAACAGAACAAGATTCAAGCAAATCCAAAGAGTGTGGAATCTACATTGAAAGTCATCGACACCGTATATCATGATTACATTCTGAAATCATATCCACTTGTGGATATTGAAACACATTCGAAAATGATTCCGCAATCATCCATTCAAAAGATGAAATCAGAAATGATTGATTTGATTGATATCGATGGTTTACGGAGTTTATCGATTGACGGTTTGAATCTGTTGGAACTGTTGTAATCGTATCGGGGGCATTTGCCCCCGATATAATTTTTTCGTATATATATAATTAATTTGTATACATAGCATATCGTTGTATGCAATTTGCCAACTTTTAATGAAAGGAAAATGAAAATGAAAGAGAAGCTATTTTCAAAATTACCGTTTGGATTATTGAATCCAATCACAGAGCCCATCATATCAACAATTCGAGATGCGACATCCAATCTCATGTGGTATGAGATTGATATGTCATACATCAGATGGTCCTTGAAAGCCGAGGTATTAAGCAAATATTTCAAGCATTATCCGAAGGCACTCAATACGTACTCGGATAATGGAAAAGTCAAATTCCAAATGGAGAGATTGCAACTCCACAAACATCATATCGATGTGTGTATTTTCAAAGGTGTAACGATCTTCTTGGATTCCACCACAGAATCCAAAAAGAATGAACAATCCAACATATGGGATATGTCTCTCAAAGTCATCCACACAAAGAGGAATGCCAAAGTTCTCGATGAGTTTATCAAGAGACTTGTAAATGAATCCAGAAAGATTGAAACCAAGAATGCACGAAATACATATCACATCGTGAAAGTTCGGAACATGGAAGAATACACCCGCACCAATCATCGTTCATTTGATGATGTGTTCATCCCGAATGAACAGGAATCATTGATTCGGGATGCTGTAACGAAATTCTGTAAATCCCGAACATGGTACAAGAGTCATCATATCCCGTATCATTTCGGAATTATGTTACACGGATTTCCCGGTACCGGTAAGAGTTCCGTTGTCCAGGCGATTATCAACATGATTCCGTGCGATGTTTACTATGTGCCGATTGAATACCTGAAAGCCGCAATCGCAGATCCATACTGGATCAAATATGGTTCTGGTGACAGAATGCGAATTGTCATCATCGAAGATGTCGACACGGTTGCATTCTCTAGGAATCGTCATCCTGATGATGTTTCAATTACATCTCCGGATTATTATGATTCTGATTTGGATTGTCACAGAAACGCAATTCAATCAATCGGAACATTGTTAAACTTCATTGATGGATTTGAATCACCGGAGAATGTCATTTACGTCATGACAACGAACCATCTTAATGATTTGGACCCGGCATTGATTCGTCCCGGTCGAATTGATCTGTCATTGGAGATTGGTTATGTCACGGATGAAACATTCGGATACTTCATGGAATACCATTTTCATGAGAAGGTTCCTGAAACTGTACATGTTTGCGATGGCATCACCTTTGCTGAGCTGCAGACGCTCATCATGCGTGGATATACATTCGAACAAATGTGTGATTTTGTGGGAGATGGGGCTTAATGCCCCATCTTCTTTTTTGTTTACAACAATCGAAAAACGGTTTCATAACTTTATATAGAAAGGAGTTGTCGATATGGCAGTTGCTAATACCGCGCCATTGGTATTTGACTTACCAGATGGAGACCATGCTGAATTGTACACATGGGAAGGAATTGTATATAAGCTCACAGATTTCATGAATCGTTTATCGACTGCAGAAGAAACTGTGAATGAATCTTTGTTACAGATTGAAGCGAAGATTGATACGTGGATTGACGATCAATCTTAATTTTTATAAGGAGATGATTTTATGGATCAGATTTTTGAGAGATTGGTATCTGCAATTGAAACGCAGCAGCAAATCATCAAACGTCTCGCAGATAAAATAGATCTGATTGAAAGTATCGGCGGAGGAGGTGGAGGTTCCGCATCCATCGAAGATTATGAATCTGGAAAAGATTATACCAGAAATATGTTGATTGTTGATCCGAATACAGAAACAGTTTATCGTGTTCTATCAGAATATACATCTGAAACTGTTGAAGATGATATTGCGAATGGATACTTGAAACTGGTTGGATATGAATCACAAGTTATCACATTCTCACATCAACCTTCACAAACAGAAATTGAGACATTGCCGGATGATGCATTGGTTGCTGTGTATTCTCCGACTGATACACCGTATTCACCAGATTCACAATAATGGTGGTGATATAAATGGCAAGATTTTTAGGATATGCAAATCATATCTGGAAAGAACATCAATCCTTCACATATACCGGTGTACCACAATCTTTCACATTACAACCCGGCACATATTTGTTGACATGTGGTGGTGCACAAGGTGGGCATACATTTGCTGCTGATAGTGGTGATGATACAACCCGCACAACAGGTATTGGTGGTGTTTCATATGGTATCATTCAATTGAATGAATCAAAAACACTACAAGCATATGTGGGTGGGGATGGTGAGAATAGTTATGCAGCAACACGTACATATGGGCGTGGTGGCTGGAATGGTGGTGGAGATGGTGCTCCATCTTATCATGCATTAAATACATCACCAACTTATCCATATGATTTTGGTGCAGGTGGTGGCGGTGCATCTGATATTCGTTTATTATCTGAAGATGATGTGCCCGTTACATTTCAACCAACATTACCAGATGAATATCAACAAGTTGAATACTTGGATACAACAAATGTGACCCAATATTTGAATACTGGTTGGACACCCACTTCAACTGATACTATCGAGACAAAAATATCATTTGCATCTGATATCGCATCTTCACAATCTGTATGCGGTGTGAATGTACCTTCATCAGTATGGAATTTCAATATTAAAAATGAAACAATTGCGACAACAGATCCATTGATTCCAAATATGACATCTAACTCTGATCAGATTGGTATCATCACATATGGTGGTGGATACTGTTATGGTTCATTTGGATATATTGAACCATGGAATGCATTCGATGGTAATACATCAACAAGTGTATATTATAAAGATTATGATGTGACAAATGGTTGGTTACAATATGAATTCCGAACTGCAAAATCGATTGCAACAATTGTTGCAAGAATGAGCAGTAGTTCAGGTCCAACAGACGTTTCATTATATGTATATGATGAAAATGATACGGAAACATTGATTGAAACAAAATCCATTTCATCAACAGCAGACTATACATTTACATTGAATCAAATCGTAAAACGATTTAAATTTGTATATGGATATTCATCATGGAATCAGAATTGTTTCACATATACTGTGCAAGCATATGCAATGACAGATATGATTCAACCAATGGTTCAGAATATTTATGGCTCTGGAACGGCATCATTTATAAATACTGGCATTCCCGCAAATACACCCGCAATTTACAAGATAACACCAACCAACATAGTCGTTGATGATATTACTGTTGATACCGAAACGACAACTGGTTCTGTTGCAAATTCACCAATGGGACTATTTGCAACACGTTCAAATGATTCACCCGCGGTATATTCCAATCCATTCCATGGTAAGTTATACTTCTTCCGGGCTATCAGTTATAAAACGAATGCTCAATTTGTATGTGATCCCGGGTTTTATTTCGATTCCCCTGTATCATGTGTCATTGCTGGACGAACTTTTACATCCACTGGAACTTCACCAATTATTGCATTCGTTGTTCATATGAATGGATATAGTGCAATGCAAATTATATCTACTGATCGTAATAGTGTGCAATATACATGTTCATTTGGATCAAATAATATTGTTAACGCATCAGTTGAATATAAAGGGATGACATTTTATTGGGGTGACATAGATTATTCAATGGAGGGTGAATATTATGATGATTCATCTGGAAATTTGCAAACCTATCCTGGATCACTCGAATATTCATCTGGTGCCACACCATCTGCAATTTTACAAGTATTGGAATCATTGCATGTCAAACCCGCGTCAGATGAGAATATAAAAAAATGTGAATTGATTCCTTGTTATCGAAAATCTGATCATGTTCCTGGAATGTATGACACTGTATCTGAACAATTTATCACGGGTGAAGTATTTGGTGTTACATTTGGAATTGGTCCAGAAGGAACATATGAAATCCCCATACCACTATCACAAACTACTGAATCATATCAACATAAACAGTCATTGTTATCTCGTATCATTGTTGCAGGTGGTGCTGGTGGTGGTTCTAAATGCGCAGGAAATGCAGCTGTTGATTATAATCGACCTGATATTTGCAACTATGGTGGTGGTATTGTTGGTAGTCCATATATTTCTAAAAATGATACTACCAAAAATCTTGTTCAAGCAACACAATCATCTGGATATGGATTTGGTATTGGTGAAATCGCCGTATATCCATCTTCTTCAAGTACAACAGGTTCATCTGGTGGTGGTGGCGGTTGGTATGGTGGTTACACCACATCACCTGCATTGAGCATTAGTTATGCATCATCACCCGGAAGTGGTGGTTCTGGATATGTGTTGACAAGTTCCTCGTATAAACCAGACGGTTATATTCCAAATTCTGATTTCTATATGACACATGCACTGACATTGGGTAATCGTGCAGAATCTGCATTTGTAAAGATTTATAAACTCGATGATGTTGCAAATTTGAATCATGATGATGTAATTGAATTTCCATCCGTTGGACATTCTGAAACAATTGCATTGAATCCTGGCACATATACAATGAAATGTTGGGGTGCCGATGGTGGTGCATCTTATAATGTTACGGATGGTGGACGTGGTGGATACGCTGAAGGAAAAGTATTATTCCAAAATATTGAGAATCTTCAAATATCTACCGGTGGTTCTGGTATTGGTGATATGATGTCACAGATGTTACCATCATTCCCAGACATGTACTACAATGGTGGTGGTGTGTCATCAGACTATACATTATCTGCATCTGTCCATGGTGGTGGAGGCGGTGGCGCATCGGATGTACGTGTGATCACTTCGCTAGAACCAACTGAAATTTCCGATGTTCGTGTATTACCAGATACATTCCAAGCAATTGAATATATCGAATTCGATGGTCATCAATATTATGATACTGGATTTTATGCGCAATATGATTGTTCTATGGAATCCGATATTATGATGACAGATGCTTCAATTGCAGTGGGCAATTCATGGTTAACAATCATGAGTGGCGGTAGAGCAAATGAAAACAATGAATTTGGAATGTATATCAATCCAAAATATAGTGGTACAACACGTTTTTCATTTCATTATAATAATAGATATTCCGACAATGCTTGGGCATGGAGTAAAGATATTAAATACAATATCAAGATAACATATAATCGTGTAGTGTTTAATCATACATTTAGTGCAACATTAGATGCTGTCACATCAAGTTCAAATAATAGTTCAGTGTGTATCGGTGTTCGAAATACAAATGCAAATCAAACAAAACAAATATATTTCATTGGTAAAATCTATGAATGTAAAATTTGGAAAGGTGTTGAACTGGTTTTCTATGGAATTCCATGTATTGAAATTGAATCAGAAAAAATTGGTTATTATGATTTAATTTCAGAAACATTCATTGAGAATTCTGGAACAACTGATCCAGTTGCTGGTAATCCAACAGGTCAAACTGTATTTCCAATTGTTGATAAATTCGACAATGATGCAACATTGAATGCACGATTGATTGTTGCTGGCGGTGGTGGAGGATGTGGAACTATACCAGGATTGGTAGGTGGAGCTGGCGGTGGATTAACTGGTGGATCTCCAGTTGGCGGTTCATATGGTTCCACGCCAGGACCTGGAACACAAACAGAATCTCCGCAAAGTGCATCTTATCCAATCATCAATGGTGGATTTGGTTATGGTGGAAATGCCGGATCAAATGCATCTGGATATGCCGGTGGTGCCGGTGGTGGAGGATGGTATGGTGGATCTGGAACATATCCTTCTACAAATAAGGCATCCGAAAAAGGTGGATGTGGCGGTTCTGGATTTGTATTATCCGAAACATCAATTGGAGATACTCCTGAAGGATATCTGTTGAATGAAAATTATTTCATGACAGATGTTACATTGACACAAGGTGGAAATGATTTAACACGTGGATTGGCCAAGGTGGAAATTGTTGTAGATCAAATCTCCAAAGTCAAATTTCTATGTAAAGATGAACAAGGTGTCAAACGATTCAATCCGGAATTAAACCGTTGGGTTTTCTTAGCTGGAACTGTTTCAGTGGAGTTGTTTGAAACGTATGGATCTCTATTATTTGATACAGATGCTGGATTATTAGATGATTATGAAATTCTAATGTATGATCCAGATGATAGTGTTGAAAGTATGGACTTTGACGTTGTTCCACCAGCACAGCATATCGTGTGTGATGATTTGACAAAGATATTGATCGATCGTATTGTATCAGATACAGATTATGATCCATCATTGTATGATGTGGAATTTACGGTTACACGTGAACCGCGCGGTGCAATGACAAAGGTCCATACCGATTTGATGATCAATAAGAAACAAGCAACCGAGAAAACACCAAAGGTTTATTCGGTATCGTTCTTTACCAAATAATGAAAGTAGAGGTGAAACCATGAGTTTACATCTCATACCGGTGAAAACGGGAAGCGAACAGTTTCCCGTTTTCTACCAAAACTATTTACCCAGTGCAGATAATTCATTAACATATGCAACTACGGTTGCACATAAGACACTATATACCGCCAGTGTACTACGTGCCAGTATTCTCACAGAACAACCAATCTTGACTGAAGGAAGTATTAATGGTACAAGTGGACAAGATATTGTGGTGACAGATGATACGCGTTATCGAACAGATTATATTCCATTGAATGCCGGTTCATATCGCTTATCATGGATATTCCGTGCGGGTGCATCCGGTTCATCAGCATGGGTATTTAAATATGATTCAAATCATAATTTCATTGAGCGTGTTGGTAACAGTGGTTCTACCATGACATTCACAACATCTGTCAACGGATATATTCGAATTGTGTGGTATTATAATGGTTCTGCATTCTATTCATCCGATATTCATGATATTACATTGACAAATTCCGCAACAAATGGCACAAGTTGTTATGTATATGCATTGAATTTATTGACATGGAATCGTCGATTGATGGGTATCATTCCATATACACAAATTGATTCTCGTTCAATTGGATCCATTCTTGTAGATGATAATTTTGTATATTTGTCATCGATATCCAATGCAACAAAGATTTACAAATTCAAATTATCTGATTTGAGTTTTGTAGAATCATATACATATGCAGCATCAACTGGTCCAAATGCATATGGAAAAATGCAATGGGTAAATGATCATACAATCTGTATGGCATATGTAAATGGATTTATCTTTTTTGACACATCGACAAATCAATTCACATATGCAGATTCCGGAGCATCATATGCAATTCAAGATTTTGCAGTTGGTACGAATTGTATTGTAGGTTGCCGAAATTCAACCGGTTCAAATTGTATCATGATATATGATATGACATTACAGACATTTTCATATTTATCACCGACATCAACAAATCAATGTGTTGTATGTTATGATTCTGGAAAATTCTATATTGCAAATGCTGCATATTTGTATATCATGGACGAATCAACTGAATTGATTGATCGAACATTGGTTATGTCATGGACACGTCCAAGAAACATTTGCATTACCAATCAAACTGTATTTGTTGCATGCACATCTAGTGAGCGTTTGTTCATATATGATATTGAACACGAGGTACATTCATCCACATATTTACAGTGGACGGTGAGTGATTTTGCTTCTTCATATACCGATGTCCCGTCGTCATTCAATGGATGGTACTTTTATCAAAAACAAACATTGTTGATGTTGCATGATCCTGGTTATTCCAAATATAACTTTGGACCAAAGATGGATTCACTCGGAATCATGTATAATCTCAGCACAGCAAATCATTTCACATATGATCATTCATGTATTGAATTTCATGATACATATGTGACGATACATGATAAAACAATTACCAAATCAGCAGCTGAATATGATTCAGAAAATCACATCAAACGTATTATTATGAATAAATCGGAATACAATGTCATGAAGAAATCCAAAATCAATTATCATCAAGAGGAAGGAGATGATAACCATGAATGAAGTTGATCTGAAATATCAACGTGCGATGGACTTTGCAAAAAATTACCAAGCAAACCATCATGCACTTGGAATGTCAAATGTATATGTTTTGCAAACTGTTGATGAGGCAGGGAATGTCACAGGTGAATATTATGGTATGAATGCATTTACCGATTATGGTATGACAACATATTTTAATTCTGGAAATCCGAGTTTTGCAACGAATGTTTACATTGGAAATGGTGTTGGAACTATCACAGTTGCATCCAATGCATTATTTGCTGCTGTAACATCCAATCCCGCAACGGTATCAAATTCTACAAAGAATTATGCATATCCATTATATTATGCACGTGAGACAGGTTTGATTACATGTACATGTCAATTCCTTGTTGCATATTTTGATTATAATGTAAATTCATCACCATGGACGATTTCAGAATATGGAATTGGCACAGGTATCAATGCATTATGGACACATTCATGGGTATATGATAATTTGGGCAGAACGGTTACAATTACCAAATTGCCCAATGAAAGATTGTATATCACCGTGTACATGTGTTTATCATACAATGAACAACTGATCAATGATGCATGGACACAACACAAACATATTGTGATTACAACCATGCAACGATTCTTTGATCATATGGATGTCAATACATCATCTGGTGTAAAAACATTTAAACGATATAATGCAACATATAACCGCGCATCAACAAGAACCCGTTCGTCATTTGACCAAACGAATCATGCATTCACGAATTATCAAAATTTAACTGAATTTACATTCTCAACAGGAACAACAGATGAAGTTGGATATATGGATGGTATTGCAGAATATACAACCGGTTTCTTAATGTTGGAACGGGAGACAAATCCAACTGCAGAAAATATTTCTACAGTATTATCTCCATATACGAGCAAGATTACCGAAAACGATGCATTTGCATATAATTTCGGTGATAAGAATCGGCAACCATTTACGCAAGTAGATATTTCAAAATCATATACATTTGACCATCTAACTGGTCAATATGATTCTGAAGAAACATTCACACAAACGGCAAATAAATGGTATACCGAAACACCGATGTCAACTGCATTTGCAATGCCAATTTACCATACAACAAACAATACGGTTCAAACAATGTATGTGTATCAAAACTTGCAAACGGATGATCCAATTCTTGCAATTCGTGGTAATCATACAACGGTATACGCAACCGACAAATATTGGGATACCACAGCATGGACATTCATATCCAATCTGACCGATATTCCTGTATCAGAACGAAATCGAAAGTATTGGATTTCAGGATCGAATGTAGATAATTTGGATCCATTACGTGGAAACCCGCCATACAAAGTTGGACCTGAAGATGGTCGTGTATTAGGATTTACCCAATCATTCAATTCTGGTATTCGAGATGCATGTGCATCGAAAAATGGAAATTACTTTGTCATCGATAATTATGTATTTGACATGACAAGATTATCCCGTGTTACAATTGATTCCACAACAGGATTGGCCTATACACGTTCTTATGTTATGGATGATAATGATGTAAAAATCATTTATACGATTCATTCAAATGGAACACAATATGTCGTGACAACATATGATTCTGTATTGCAACAATGGAACACGACAAATCAAACGACACCATCAAGTGGATTGGTCACAAATCTGTGGAATTGTTATATGACACATAATATCGCTCCTACATCCGGAGATGCATGTTTGTGTTCAATAGGCACATCTGGTGTTGCTGGCGATGATAATATTTTTGAAATGGTCATTGGTGATGGCACCACATCCTATTTCAAAAAGAATTGTGTGACTGGTTGTGTTGTACATGGAACAGAAAATCATATTGCATTGATTATGTCAGCAACAGATCATGTGATTGATTATTATTCCGATTTGTCATCATCACCAATCAAACAGTTCACAATTCCATCCGGGGCCGCAACCCCGAAATGGATATGTGGATATGAGAAATGGTTGTATGTGACAGATGGTGCAACGTACATGTATGTGATTGATACTGTCAATGAAACTGTCAATGCATGTGACGCATATATTCCATGGAATTCGAATTTTTATAAGATTCGATTTACTGCAACGGATGATTGCATGATTGCATATCGATATGATGATACCCATATGCAATATGGATATTTGATGCGTGCTGATAATCCAACACATATTGTGACAATGTCTGCAATGGATTCAGGAGTATCTTCAAAATCGACTGGTTGTTCATATGAGCTATATAAACACAATGGGACGGATATTCTATTATATCAAATCGGATATTCTTCTAATTATTCTACGATACCATATGTGTTTGATTTTTCACATTGGATGTATGATGGAACAATTCAAAAGATTACATTGGATACTTCATCAACCAGATGTGTGTTGATTGGTTCATTGTTGGGTCGTCAAAATACATTGTCAAAGATTGTGAATTATATTCCACATAAAATTACTGGTACAACCAACACGATTACAGCAATTAACAACATCAAGAATATCCGTGGAAAACAATGGAGTATCACATACACGAATACACCATCATTCAATGGATTACCACCTGGCGTATTACAATGATTGGGGTGTTGATATATGGCTGACTATTACAGAAGTAAAGAAGTTTATAAACAACATCACAATTTAGAACATGAGTCCACGATCATTCCTGTTCGTGGACTCTATGTGTCTGGTACACACCTTGAAGCTGTGTATGAAGACCATGTTATTACTGTGACTGGATTCACATCTTCGCCATTGGAATTCTATGATTATACAACAAAGACCATCAATATGCAAACAGAATCTGCATATAGAATATTGGATGTATTCTGTGCAGATGACGGTGTTACAATGGTGGATTATACACAAAGATCTCAAAATCTACAAACAGAATCAGCATATAGAATATTGGATGTATTCTGTGTAGATGATGGTGTCACGTTGGTTGATTTTGAATCTAAAACAATCAATCTACAAACAGAATCAGCATATAGGATACTGGATGTATTCTGTGTAGATGATGGTGTTACAATGGTGGATTACATTCAAACAAATCAATCATTTGGTCGGGAATCCGTTGTCACAGTATTAGATTTTACATCCAATGATTTAACGATTTCAGAGGGGTGATGATATATGTACGAAAATACGCAATCTAACATGTTGCCAGAAGAATTGTCTCAATTTATTCATACTATAAATCAGAAGCATGAAAAAAATGAGATGTCTGCTGACTTAAGAAATATCTTCATGTTTCAAACAGAAGATATGGATGGAAATATTACAGATACAAAATTTGCAATGAATCTCATGACAGATGTCGGAACAATTTCCACAACATCAATTGGCGGTCAATTTCGTCTGTGTTATGCTGAAAATTATGTGCCTGCATATGATAAGGCGTATATTCAATCAACTGGTGATGATACTGGTTGGTTGGATATGAGCAATGCTTATACGTATTATCCAATGACATTTGATTCAGAAACTGGCATGATTTCACAACGATATCGCGATTTTTCTTATACATGGGATTATAATATATCCGGATGGACTGCAGATAAAACTTTTAATATCATTGCATTGCGATGGTTGAGCGAAACTTTTAACAGTATTGGTGCAATTGCAAATATTGTCGATTCACACGGTGACCCATCAACAATTACAAAGAAATTAAATGAACGATTAACAGTATATAGCTTTCGTTCTACATCTATGCATGAAAGTGTGATTACACGTGCTTGGAATGATGGTGTATATCTCGCTATAACACCAAATAACTGTGTGATATCATATAACCATCGTGATTATCCATTACGTGGTATCAACTTTCAATTACAAAATGGAATCACAGATCAAAGTACATATTATTACAATAATGGATCAGGTGATAATTATAAAACACCAACAAATTATCATCGTTTTTATTATCCAATATCGTGTTATGATAATCATACACCATATCCAATTAATTCAAATTTACATAGTAATTATGAAATTAACCTAAGTGACAATCTCACTATAGAGGATCATCGATTATTTTGGTCCCAAGCATCGTGGTATAATAATGGTGATATAGATGAGAATATGTCTGCGTTTTATTTTATACACATGAATACAGCTGATGAAATTACAACAAATAATCGATTGAATTTGGTTTATACGGATTCTGATACAACTGGAACAATTGGAAATGCTTTCGGTAAATATGCAGTTGACACAACATATCAAAGAGGCGTTGTGCCAGTGACGGATTTCAATATGACCGATTCTAAAATGTTTAATTATCAAACGAAATCATGGGATATTCAAGATACATTTGTGAATAAACCAGATGCATGGTATGATGAAACATTGATTGGTTGGTGTAAATCATTATGGATAACAGATCCAGATAATATATCAGAGTATTATTATGTGTATATTAATGCACGCCCAGACATTCCAATTACAAAACTAAATTATGATTCACGTGCAAAAGTATATCTTGCCGATAAATATTGGGATACTTCAACATGGACACGTATTGTGAGCGGTACGATTCCCGCAGAATTACAATCAAAAAAATATTATATCACAAATAATTATGGATATACTCCATATCCTGTTACACGTCAACAAGATGTTCATTCTATTACACCGTCTCATGCAAGATATAAAATTGCATCCACACCAGAATTTCCACAAAATACATCCAACACAGATTGGATACGGGTGAAACCAATTGCATCTGATACGTACAAATTCATTTTATCATATAAACATTTAATGTTTATTGATAATGGAGCTTGTGACGCATCATTTGAGTTAGTTGGTGATTCAGATAATCGTGAAATTGATGCTTACCAATTTAGATATCTATTTGGATCAAATCTGCTTGTTGCACCACAACAGAATCCACACTTAGCTCAAAATAATGATTGTGGTGGTATTCCATATAATGTTCGTGTATATGACGTTTCAAACTATGGTGTTCAACCCACATATACGGATTTGACCATTCCAACTGATGTGTGTGATCAGCTTAAAAAGGGATACTATAGCAAATCAGAAAATGGATACATTGGTATGTGGGAGAGTGGTAATAACAAAGCAGCATTGATTGATATGAATCAATTTGCAATTGATCCTACAACATGTGTGAAACAATTTGACGATGTATTGTATTTTCATGTTCAAGAATTCACCAATTATGCAATTTATTTCGTTGCCGGATCATCTCCTGCAAGATTGGTTGTTTACGATCTTTCAACAGATTCCGTTCTTCAAACTTGTGATTATAATGGAGAATATGGTAATCAAATTTGGGGTATAATTGGTGCCAGTGATTATGTGTATATTCGCATATATTCAACCACTGATTCAGAATGGAGAACATTGTTGTATCGCATTTCAACAAATTCATATGAGTGGATGCTTAACAATGATTTGTATTTCCGTCAAAAATATAACGAAACAATTTATGACAATAATAATGATAAATTGCGTCATGATGTTACAGCATTAAGTATTGTCTACCATCAGGATGGATTTGTATTAACACATGATACGTTATATAATAATAGTAGTGGGGGATATCCCGGCGGTACAAATAGTGAAATACAATACGTAACATTTGATACACCGACAACAGTTCGTAAATTGTTCTATAGTTCTCAGACATATGTTCCTGGTCGAAACACTTCACCTGGAAATACCTCAGCCGGTGGCGGACCAGAATCGTGGTATTTTTATAATGAAAATGGCACTTTTGTTTCAGGTGCACAAATTGTCGAAACACCAGCACATCAACTATTGTTGGTTGGAATATTTGGTGCATATCGCGAATATTACACATATATGACATCTTGTTACCGCCGTATCTGTTGTGCTGATTTGGGTTATGCATTTGCAAATAAATATACACTGAATCAATGTTATAATCATTTCCACAAATATGATTCCAAACTACAACCGGGTGATACAAGTTATAATCGCAGCGGTGGCGCATGTTATTTTGATAATGGCATTGTATATATTGATGACGGTGGTGATTGTTATTGGAATCCACTTGAATACATGTTACCACATGCCATCACAGGTACAACCTACACAATTAATTTCTACAACAATCCACGAAAAATGTATGTAAATAATTTCCGCATTAATGCAACAATGACAAACCGTGGAAATTTAATTGAAACACCAGAACGTGTGCCAGATGCAAATGGTTTGGTATGGTGTAATGGATCATATTGGAATGCATACTATTATAGTTCTAGGTATTATCTGAGAAAAGATTTGCTTTCAAAATGTATATGTCCCGATAAAATCATCAAGATCCAAGCAGGATCATCTATCACAGTATCATGGCAGCTTAAGAGTAATGTCACCACACTTGCAGGAACAACACCGGCAATTCAGTATCAATCTGTGTTCTTTGATTGGACGACAGCCATGGATGATCCAGCATCTCATTATGTTAGCGACTTAATGATCACAAATTATACGAGTCAAACGAATAAATCTAGTGGCACAACAATTACAGCACCAGCATCATCAACAGGATATGTTGGATTTGCTTTATATCTACAAACAACATCAGAATGTGTATTGTCATATGGATTGTTCGATTCTATCACAGTCACAATTACACCACCAGCATAAAAACAATGAAATGATATGTGGGGGCAAATGCCCCCACATATTCATATTCATCATAATACATTCAATACAATGTTTTCATCCGATAAAACAAACATTTCCGGAACAAACCGTTCCAATTCATCCGTTGGCATAGATCCCAATGTATCCCATTTCTGAACAATTGCTTGATAATCCGCATTCATATAATTGCCATTTTTCAAGTCTTTTTCATTTGTATAGAAACCTTTGTATTTCAGATATGCAACGTTTGGATGTTCCTCTAACAATTGAATCAACTGTGAAATGTAGATATTATTGTCCATTGAAACCATGTCTACTGGCGTGTGGATATTCGTTAATCGATTGAAATATGATTTCACGATACCACGAAGTTCATTCAATGTATTCGTTTCTAATGCAGGATTAAACAGTTTCACATCGAATTGAATCTGAACATCCAGATTTGGCCAGAATTTATCAATCGGAAGATCCTTATCAATATCAGCGCAATAGGAATGTGGTAATCCATACGTTGCAATCAATTTGCAGTCCAGATAATTGTTTCCTTCCAACCGTGTAAAGATGACTGGTTCGATTGCTTTATGAACTTGCGTGAATGAGGACACAAATGAATCAAACCGCTCGGATGTCATGAGTGTAGATTGAACAAACGGAACCAGTTGGATTTCAACATCACTATTGACAGAAGTATTTGCAAAGATCTCATCAACGAATCCTGGATATGCAGATGTTTGAGTTAATACCGGAATCCAATCAACATCACTCTGATATTGTGTTGAGTAGATTGTTTGCAATGTATCCAATAATTCATGAATCAAACCGGTATCGATTGTTGGGATATCAGGATTCAATGCATAACGTGCGATGATTTGTTGCAATTCCGCATACATATATGAAGCACATAACTTGATATCATCATATGATATTTCAGATTCATCGGTTGTGCCATTGACAATGTGATATGCAAACTGTTGAATTGTATACAGATTATTGACTTCCGGATTATATTCATACAAATTCATCAATGCATCATATGCTTGAATTTGATCATGTTGTGGTTCAATGTATTCTCCGAAATGTGTCACACTACGCATTTCTTTTAATTCCTGCACCAATGTGATATCATTCAGATTCCAAGCATCTGTCAAACGATATCCGATGTAATCATCATTACCCTCAATATCAGAAGGACGCGTCGTATCTTGTGAACGATACAAGAACGACACTCTGAATTCTGGGTTTGATGCATCCACGGAGACAGAACCACCAGAAACAGAAGGAATCCATGATCCACCACCATGATCCAGTGATGCAATTTGAATCCGATTATCGACATCCACAAGTTTGTTCAACGGATACATCAAAGTATCAAACATGACACTTCCATCGCTTTGAATGCTGACCGGTTGCATTTCAATCATACCGGTTTGAACACCATTCAAGCTTGCAGTCAATACAACACGCAAATCGTTTTGATACAATGGCAGTTGTTCATTCATCATATAAAACAACGCAACATCCTTTTGAATCAAAGAGAGCGGAATGCGATAATATGCAATTGCAGATTCCGATGCGGTTGGTTTCATGTCGGCATATAGCAGCACACCACCCGGGTTGACTTGAATCAGCTCAAAGGTATATGTGTGATCCCCATTGTCAATTGGCGTATATGGAATATATACGTTTGCAGCATTCTGAATCTGATATGTTGCACGCGTTCCATCTTCATATAGAATATTGATTGCAACAGAAGGAGCATAACTTTGACCAATTCTGTACAGCTTCGTTTCACCAAATTTTGTCAATGATGTTTCATACACATCACCAGTTGTAATCGAAACAACACGCTTTCCAACATCAATTACTTCTTTCAGCATCAATCGATAATAGTTCTGTGATGTAACACGCGTGAACTCGATTGGATCAATTGCTTCCGGTACAGGATACATGTTGATGTCCGTGTTTCCAGAAACTTTTACTTCGTATCCGTTCCATAAACCATTGTCTCCCCAGATGTCATCTGTTCCATAGAAACTGTTCATTCCTGTGATTGGTAACGGGATTGTCTTTTGATTTGCAGAAGAATTATCTTCAATCCACAAATCATTCAACACCCATCGATTATCTTCTGTGCGATTTTTAGTTCTAACACAGAAATATGTGTGTTCGGGATTAAACACCAGATACTGGTCATCCGGTTGTAATACCAATACTGGAATTCGAACAGAATACAAATCCACTGGTTTTGCAAAATAATTCCACATTGCCTCTGGGAACGTTGGAGGTGTTACCTTTGAACGTGTGTATGAAACGAAGTTATCGCCATTGATTGCGGTTGCAGTTGTCGGAGATACCAGAATGGATAACCGGTAGAAATCTTCCTGATAAGTGCGGCGAATATTGATTGCAGTTGGTGTCGCATGATACAGAATGCTGATATCATTTGAATCAGTTGCGTTCTGGTAAATCGTGTTCGATGGAACAATCGATGCAGTCGCAGATTGATTCACCCATGGATTGAAATATCCAATTGCAAACGGGGATTTTTGAATGCGAATACCGAATGGATTTGCAAACACAAAATCCGAATTTACATTCACAGCGCTCTTTGCCGTCTCAACCTGATCACCATCATTCATGACCAATGGTTTCACAGTATATCGATTCACCGATGGGTTCTGATAAATCCAAGCCCATCCTGGTGGAATGATAATCTCATTATCGGAAATCAGATTGTCATTATTATTGTACAGAATCCGATATGGGATTTTTGCATGAAGTGTATTCGTGCGGAATACAGTATCGTCCGTATCTTTTAATGCAAAGAATCCACTCCAGATACGGCCCCACGGATCATCGCGGCGTTTGAAGAAGAACGGGTACAGAATATTCTTGAAGAAGAATGTTTTAAAGTATTCCTCAATGTCATGATCCGATGAAATCACATTCGCGGTATTGTACGCTTGGATTGTTTCGCGACGTGTTGTTTCAATTGTTCCAATGTTGGTTCCACCCATGCTACCAGACCTCGCAAATGCGGCTTTTGTCACATTTCCATTGTTGGAGTATCGATTGGATGTTGAAATAACAGATGGTTGTTCATCCGGTTTAAACGCAGTAAAGTTTGCCGCTTCGCCATGACAAACATAAACCGTTATTTCATATGATGAATTCAATGACGGAACAAAATACCGATTACCATTCAATTGGAACATAAAGCGAATCGTCTGTGGGGAATCCATGATATAATGAATGTACGGTTCCTGATCTTTGACATCGGTATGAATTGGAAGAATGTGGTCTCTCGACAAATATTGTTCATTGCCATTTCCATCAATGTATTTAACATCAAAACCAGCAATGTGATTCTGGCATGTGATGAGTTGATCCGCATTCGGAATCCCATTTGTCATATTATTCACAAAGATATGTGTTTCTCGTTCATACTCGGAAATCTTCAGGAATAAACACAGCCATGCTTCTGATACACGATATAGAATATATGGATTCTTATTAACCGCACAGATATTCTCTTCCTCCATATTGGTATAACGAACATTCCATGCAGGTGTTGGTGTTGATGTGATTGTTGATGTCTCGACATTCTGATATTGGATCAACACATCGTAATCCAATGAATATACAGAACCATTTTTCAGATTAAATTTCGTATTCTTATCCAGAATGAATTCATATAACCCGGTATCAGAATTATACGTTGCATTCTTTTGGATATCTTCAATTCGCAATTCCAGTAGCATATTACATACAGATGGATGTGCAAATGAATATCCAATATTAAAGATTGCAGCTTCTGAATAAATCGAATCTGCCAAAACCGCTTTTGTGATGAAAGATTCATTCTCATAGAATGCGGATGTAAATGCAAGATTCTCAGTTGCTTGGGATATGTATTCATTAATAATAGAATACTGACCCGTGTTTAGTACGTTCAACGGGATATCGTGAAAAACACGTGGCATCAATACATCATGAATGTATCGTTTAATCTGTGCGTCATCTGAATAATTATTCAGAATCACAGTATCATTGACTGCCATATGCGATAACCTCCTTATTCAAATAGACTATTGGAAAACCCAAATGTAATGTTCACACCAATATATTAGGTGTTGAATCATTTACATCAACGTTTTTGCGATTGATGCATACTATTAATATATTAAAAGAAAGGAGTGTCTTCTGTATGGGAATGGACAATGTTCAATTGAAGCAAGAAGATATCCTGAATGACAATGTTGTTCTATCCGATATCAATCCGATTACGAACACAAATTCTGTTGACGATTCTGCTTCTGGGGAAAAATTGAACGAGACATTATCCAGATTATGGAATGCCATCAATAACAAATTGACACGTATTGTGAATTCTGTGAATGGTAGAACTGGTGTCGTTGTGTTATCTCCAGAAGATGTTGGTTTGGGTGATGTTGATAATGTGTCATTTGCCGAAATCAAACAATGGGTGATTGATCAAATCAAAAATGAATTTGTGAACCGTTCTCTGAAATTGTACGAGTCGTTGGCTGACGTTGATGAAGTATGTTTGACCAACGACCAATCGTATATCGGTGCACCATTCTTCTGCGATATCACAAATGCAAATGATCGTCGGTCATGTATCGGATGTTATATTTGGGATACGGGTTCTTCATCATTAGGTTATATCCAGCATCCGATCAATACAGTCGGATATGCAGATAACAGTATCATTTACAATGAAGAAGTAAATAATACTGATTTACGTGGTGGAGGAATCGGTGTTAACATTCACCCTGATGAAGAGGCTTTGCAATTATTCAATGGACCGTCGAAAGCAGATTCTGGTTTACGAATTGATGGTTCGAAAATAACTGGAAAGATTTATTTCTTCAATTGTTTGTATGGTGTTCCGACAACCGCATCCGATGATAATCCAACACATCCATCATCTGGAAGAAACCCCGCACCACCAAAAACCGATTCCATGTTGTTGTCATGTCAAGATGAATCCAATGGTGCTGCAGTTCATATTTATCTGAATGGAACTGAAATCACGGATCCTCGTGGCATCTATTTGGATCGTACATCAAACGTGCGTTTGAAACCGGGTGATGTGATTGTTACTAATTTCGGATGGTATGGTTTTATTGATGCTGCGTTACCGTTGCATGTGCCATATTACAATGCTTCAACAAATCTGATGGCACGTCAACCTGCAATTGGTTATGTTGAAACCGTTCCAAATGATTTCATGGTTGATGCACCGTATGTCATCCGATTCACGACAATTAAACCGACAGTCGGTTTTGGTATTCGTTACAGACAAACCCATGTTCTCGATGACACGTTGCGTGATAATATCATAATACCAGATATCAATGTATTTAATATATCCGGTATGAATGCGACTGATAAAGATACACCGAATGTTTTCCATACGGATCTTGAAGAAGGAAATGACATGATGCTATATACACAAACACCATGGAGTCCTATGGAAATGCATGGTCTTGGTATCACATCAGATGTATCCATTTCATCATATCAGTTAAATGATCTGGCACCATCAGGTCTTCAATATGTTGGTGAAGATGGTGTTGTTCGATATAAAGGATCCAATTGTTGCAAAAATTATGCGTATGATCCAGAAAAGAAATTCACCCAAAATCTATGTACATATCGCAGTACTGCAGATTCGTTCGATGCCGGTATTGTAGCACCGGAATCAAGATTGTCTGTTAATTTAAACAGAGCAATCAAACGTGAAACCCAAACACGAGATTCTGTTTATTTCTACAATCTATCTGGTTTAAAATTTGCGGAATATGATCCGGATTCGCGTGATCAACATAGCGAAAAATCCATTGAAGATATTCTCCCGAAGCTTGGTATGTATGACGGTTTGACCACTGATGGTCTAATGCCGGATTATATTCCATACAGCGGTGAATCTGGTGGTCTTCAAATCAATATCGGTAAATTCTTGGAGATATGTCCAAAACGAACAGTAAACGCTGTTGACTACGATAAAGGTGGTAAACTTCAGGTTCGTATTGGTCGAGGTCTAAAAGAAGAAATATCATACGAATTGGTCGAGAATGAGCCGGATGATTGGTATGAGAATATCGATTCATATGTGACAACTGAGACAGACGATTATCCAAATATCGACATACATCCAGAATTGATTATTCCGATTCCGGAAATATTTGAATTAACACAGGCAGAACCTGATAACTGGCGAGATTTGTATCAGAGTTATTACGATGATCAATACGAGCACATTCCTGAAGGTCCTGTATATTACAGATTAAATGATGGATTGACAGCGCCATCATGGTATGCAGAACCATACTATGAACGTGTTTGGGATGAAACAATCCAAGAATACAGATACGAACGGGTTGACTATAAACCCGATAACTGGAATGTCACAAGTCCGGATGTTCCGAATACATACAAATCATATTATGTAAAACGAACCCAGGCACCGACATGGGAGCCGAATAAATACTATCTCCGGCGTCATCAAACATTTGCAGAAGTTGTTGCTTCAGATAGAGATGTGTTTAAAATTGTATCAACGAATCGAATCGTTGTTGATGAATCAAAATTAACATTACAAACATATTTTGCAGAATATTCATATAAACAAAAACAGATATTATATAGCGAAGGAAAAGTGTATCTGGTTGTACAAGATTTCACAGCAACGACGTTGGTGGATGATATTACATCTGGATATCTTATCGATATCTCTGGTGGCAGCGAAATCGCCACTGCATTGACACAACTCACAGAACGTGTGGGATTGTTGGAACAACGCATTGCGGCGTTGGAACAGCATTAATCATATAAGAAAGGAATGATACATTTGAAACAATCCATTGATATGGGTGATAAGCTTGCATTCAAGGATCAGCAGACCAGTGCAAAGAAACAAGGTCTCCGTGGTCATGTTTCTGTATATCGCAGAAACAAGACTACTGGAGAAACTGCACTCTGGTATGAATCGGATAACATTATTCCGATTTCCGGTATGCAATGGACACTCATGAAAATGTTTGGTTTGTATCTGGATGCTCCACATGGAGTATCCTATGAGGTATTGAATAAAGATACAAATCTCGTGATTCCGGAATTGAACCAAGATGCAATTCTTGGAATCGGTGTGGATCCAACGATGTATACAGTGATGAATGAAAACATATCATCATCTCATATCGTACAGGGATTCATGGTTGGTAATGGTGGATCCGGTGAAGACCAGATGACAACAAAGAATACAGATTATTCTTTTATTAATCTGCGAAACCCGATTCCATTCCGTCAAACAAATCAACCATTGACTGATGGGAAATACCTCGGTAAGATTCGTGTAGGTACACATGCCTACACGAATTCTTATTACATCAAAACGTTTGAACAAACTCCGCACATTTATCATAGTTGGTGGAGAGATGGTCAACGTTGGGATGAGGTAGATCCTGTTACACAAGATGACCTTGGTCCAAATGCAACAAATGGTGTTGGTAAAACAAATCGAATCGAATCTTATGTTGAATGCAAACTGGTTCTGGATGAGAGTGATTGTATTGAGTATTTCTCCAGAGAAGGAAATACACAAACACCCGCAATCAATGAACTTGGTTTGGTTGCATATGATGCAACAATCAATGAGACACGTTCAACGATGATTTCGATTTATGATTCTTATATCAAACCAATCTTCGATATGATCGGTGCTTATTATATTACGGATGACACCGAAGAATTGAAGACACTTGCATTGGAAGCTGTCGCTGCATTGAATGATATCATCACAGAACATTCACAATCCAATATCAATGAGCTGTTTGCAACATTGCAAGAAATTGCAACTGCAGAAACCATTGACAAAACCGCGCTTGGAAATCAACTTGCACAAGACGCAAATATTGGATTGCAATGTTGGTATACACGTGATGGTGATACTGTCAAATATGAATATGAGGTTGATAAATACTTGACCTATATTCAGGATGACGCGTTCAATGATGATACCGAAGTGGATGCACAACGAATCAAATTGATCACATATTACACGTTCCCATCCATCACAATTCAAGAGAATTGGGAAACACTGATCAATTATCGCATCTATGCAAATTAATGTATGAAAGGGTGAATACGAGATGGAAGATATCACACAGAAGAATGTTGACGAGTTGATGCATAACGCTCCACCTCGTGTTCTGGATCGAATTGCTGCATCGATGAATGTATACAAATCGATTCGATGGAAACATGTGTCATTTGTTGTTCCAACAGATCCGGTTCCGTCTCATCGACCACGCTTATGTGGGTATCGAATATATGTTCCCGGTGCAGCAAAAAACCAGGCATTTTTCAATAAACATGTATTACCAACTTTGGGTAAATTATTTATAACAACACCATGCATTATAAAATCTGACATATACATCAGAACACCAAAATCATTTACTGCGGTTCAGAAAGTTCTTGCGGAAATGAAAATTCTCCGTCCATGGGGAAATGTTGGAGATGTTGACAATTTTGCAAAATCAATATATGATTTCATGCAACCGAACGAAAAACGTGGACATGTTGGTATTATGGAGAATGACTGTCTCATTATAAGTTCAACTGAAAACAAATACTATTCAAATGAACCGAGAACGGAAATAAGCATATCATATATGAACACTTCAAACCTTCCGGATGAATTTCTAAAGCTTTTAAGAATAAAAAAATAGAGCCCATATGATCATATGGGCTCTTGTATTTTCTCTTTAAATATTTTAAATCATAAGGAGCGTGATTATTATGGCAACGGAAGATACCAAGAAAACAACTTCCGGGGAAACAACAGAACCCACACAGCCAACATTTGACAGTACTACAAAAGCCGTTGAGAAAGCGTCGGAAAGCATTAAGACTGGTGCAAAAACAACCGGTCATGCAATTGATGACGTTGCATCGGCTGTCAGTGGTTTTGAAACACTGAAAGGGCAGATCAAAGCGAAGACTTCTGCATCAGCAGGTCAAATTGGATCTTCATCCATTGTTGGTAAAGCTGCACGGAATATCTTTGAATTCCCCGTGTTTGTTTCTTCCTCTGTTCCGATTGCATATGCAACTGCAACAAATGCATTGTTGGAACAAATGTATGCATCTTACTTGCAGATGGCGGTTTCCATCAATCCAGTTGTATCGGAAGATGAAATCAAAAAAGGAACGTTGTTCAGCAAGTACAAGACAGATACAAATCGATATCTTGAATTTGCATCAGAGTTCTATCAGAAGGAAGCTTGTCACAATGTGATTCAGTTCGATGATTGTGTTACTGAATTCAACATGGTAACAGTTCCTGATGATGAGATGAAAGTCATACAGGAAGCACTTGCGTATGAACCACTGTCTGAATTTGACCACTACTTCCAGGAAGCGGCGCAAAAGTCTGATAAGATCAAACGGTTGGAAGCGGAAGTCAACAAAGTTCGTGATGAGTTGGATGATATCAATGCAATGATGTCAACCCCACAATTCCATGCATTGAGTTCTGCCGATCAACGTGGTACCAGAATGGATCGTGAACGTTTAAGACGTGAATTACAAACCGCTGAACGGACGCTCGCGGACGCAAAACGTGACGAACGCGAAGATTCCAAGCAATCGTATCAGGAGAAGAAGGATAAGAGAGAATCTGATTACAAGAAAAAGCGTGATAAAGAGGAATCCGAGTACAAGAAGCAACGTGATGAAGCACGTGATAAACGTGAACAAGAACGTGATGAATATCAGAAGAAACGTGATGAAGAAGAAAAAGCATATCGGGCTGAACGTGATGCAAAAACAGATGAAGATCGTGCACGTCATGCGGCAATGGATAATTTAAGCAAAACAAAAATGCTGTCTGACATGAAGTATGCAAAAGACCGTCATGCAGTTGATATGAAGGTAAAAGCACCACAGATGTTGGATGAAACAAAGATCCAGAAGCTTAACAGCATGAAGCCACTCATGATGTCTGTTGGTGTCAAAGTCATGAATCGTGCCGGAAACGTTTCTGATATGATCGATTATGTCGTTGGTGTTAAGACACACTGCCGTGTTGTCAAAGCTTCTGTTCTTCCGGATGTGGTTGCATATCCGTCAGAGGCAAGCAATCTTCTTTCCAGACGTGCAAAATGGCGTGCAGGTGAAATCAAGTTCTTGGATTATCTGTTCAATCGTGATGCAAAGAAACAAGCTGCATATGATTCACAGAGTGTTGATCGTAGATGGTATCATCGCTTGTATACACTTGCACACTCCAAGGGTTCTTCTTCCGTTGTGAAAAAGATTTCTGGAAAAGGTGCAAAGGGTGGTTTGATCCCGAATGTCACAATCGTCATGTCGAAAGCCGATGTCGATATGATTGAAGCAACGAAGGGTATCGATCTGATGAAGGGTAGTGTTGCAGCAAACTTCTGCAAAGAACTGTTCCTCATGGCTCTTGTTGTGATCGATACTGATTCTGAATCCGTGAAGATTCTGCTTCCTGACATTCATAGAGATTATGATGTTCATTCTATCGCATCGATCAACAAACAGCTTGCAACACTTGATACTTCCAACACCGTTTCCCAGGAAGTTAACAAATTAATGCGTGGCAGATAATGACAGGAAGGAGATGATTCATCATGTTTGGTAAGAATAAAAACCAAAGAAAATTAGAAGCAACAATGCTTTCTATCAATTCAATTCTTCGAGAAATTTATTCTAATAAATCTTCCGATGAATTTAAAATGAAGGGTGATATTTCAAAATCTCCATCTTATGGTGATATTGAAAAGATGGTCGCCGATCTGTCCACCCTCAAGGGATATTCAAAAGGCGATGCTTCTGCAATCAAGCAGATGTTCAACACGTTGCATCGTCCTATTTTCAAATCTCTTGTGAAAGAATACATTATGGAACCAAACGATCGTAATACGATCTTCACCTCAATGTATACAATTGGTTACAGACTGCTCGTTGGTGAACTTTCACGCATTTACTCTTCGACACAAGCTAACCCTTCTGGCATCGTGTATAAACCGGATAAGATTTCCAGAAAAGAAGATGCCGGAAAAATGATTCGTCTGTTTAATGATGATCTGGAAGCAAAACTCGATAAGTGTGTTCGCGATCTGCATGCAGATCCGAATTCCGCTTCTCCTGTCAATGAGGCTTATCTCATGGAGATGTTTAATCTCGTTCAAGAAGGTTTTGGTTTCCGTGAAATCAGAAACCCGGAAAATGTTTCAGACGAAGCTCCGAAACAAAATGATCCTAAGGCACCACCGAAGGAAATCGGCGAAATTGGTAAAAAATCATATCCAAAACCTCCAGCTGAAATTGGTGAGATTCAGGAAGATGCGGAACCAGTTGATGATTCCGTGGTTGATAGTTCTGAAGAACCGGATACCAATGTGTCAGATTCCGATGAATCTGTCCAGGAGTCCATGGAAGGAGTATTGTCAGCCGTTGGTAAAGGTGCTGCTGCAGTTGGTAGTGCTTTCAAAACAGTCGGTTCTGTTGCAGGATTGGTCGTTGCGGGTGCATCAGCAATTGGTGCATTGTTCTCATTCCTGAATGGTATGATTGCTGGATTCAATCCGATCGCAAGATTCAACTATTTCTTCATGGATTCCTATGAGAAGAAGATCAGTCAATTGGCTTCTGTCTCAGCAAATTATCAGGAGACAAAGAAAGCATATGAAGAATATATGAAGATTCCGGAAGCGAAGCGTAGCAAGAAAGTGGAAAGCAAGTATATTCAGAATATGGAAAAGTATAATGTTACGATGAAGAATCTTGCTGCAGAAATTGAACACTACAATCAGCGTGCTGAAAAGGAAGCTGAAGAAACTGTGAATGAAACAGAAAAGAAGATTCCGAATACAAATGCACCAACATCATCCGACGAAAAGAAACCGGATGATACAAAGCAGGATGATGATTTCCAATTCTAATGATGAAAACGAGGTGAGGGGCATTGCCCCTCACCATACTTTTCTCTCATTTACACACATATCATTATATGCGAATGGGGTGATTGGATGAAGTTGCAATATATCATACATGATATATCTGAAGTGCTGGTGCAACATTACATAAAAATCAGAGATATCAAAGTAATGAATAATAAATACAGCGTGATGGTACTTCATATGAAACAAGCGATTGCAGATACATTCAAATTCATGTATCGAGATTTTGATGACGTATACAGTATTGATATTTATTATGGATTTCAGAAAACAACATGTGTATTGGGATATGAATTGGATTATGACAGAACCATTGTATCAAAAATGATTGATACAATGAAAACTATACTTAATAAAACAGATTCATTTGCTGGTCAGGAAAATTCGAATGATGATGTGATCAATATTCATGTTTGTCCATTTGATGATTTTCTCATTACGATGGATGATATTATAACATTATTGAATCTTGACTGTGTTTAATAAAATGCTATTACGTAAATATTTCACATTATCATTATTTACATAGATTTATGTTATAAATTGAAATGAGGTGAATTCACATGGGGAGAGCGATTCAAATTCTCGATGAAAATCAAAAGCTGATTGGAGAATTAATGACTGCTTCTGATACGGATATTGTCAAGTATATTGCAAAAGGTTTACGAGTCGTTGACAAGAAAACTGGTGAAATGATTACAGAAGCTGATATCACACCATGTATGGGTGTGTCCGATGGTGAAATGATTCTGGAATAATATGTGACATCATTACGTAATAGCATTTTATTGATTATACATACATATATACTTCCATTGTATATAGCTGGATTATTCTGATTCAGTTTATATATAACCATATTTTCTTAAGGAGGAACACATTATGGCAACGAACAAAGTTTCCAGTCTCCCTGAGTGGGTGCAGTACAGCAATGCTAGACTGCAGGAGGCGGCCCGTGCAGACTTCAAGAAGAATGCTGCAAAACTGGGTTACCCGAGCAAGGATGAAATCTCCATTGTTGATAATGCAACTCTGGACATTTCCAACACTATGAGCGCCATTCCTGGTGCAATCTCCGGTTACATGCATGATCAGGGTCGTGCATTCGATCTTCCGGCTCCGGATGCAAAGACCGCTCCGGCAACGCTGAAGGTCGTTAAGGTTCCGAAGAAGACCAAGACTGGTAAGATCATGCTCGGTGACAAGAAGGGTGAGACCTACACTTCTACCATCGAGGCTCATGAGGAAGTCAAGGTTAAATCTCGTAACAAGGGCTTCAAGAAGTAATTCAAAATCAGGATACGACGATTGGATGTGGGGAGGCATTGCCTCCCCATTTCTAATTTTTTATTTTTATTATATATATAATTAATATGATATGATAAAAGCATATCAAAATAAAATCTGGAGGTACCGAAAATGGATAAAAAGTACGTACTCGACATGATCAATCGAGACAGTCTGTTCAGAATCATTTGCATGAATCTGAACAAGATTCTGGAACAGGAATATGTGAAAGAGCGTATTCCGTTGACGAATGAAACAACAACAATCAACATTCACACCAACCGGGTTTTGGCACTTTATATCAATGCCGGAACAATCAGAGTGAAACTGTACGATCACAACAATGTTGTCGGATTGTACATGCTGACGGTCTTGCCAAACAAGTGTGTGACATACGGTATCAGCGAAATCGTACCGTCACATCTTGTTGGCAAAATCGCGGCAATGTGGGAAGAAACATTCCGCGAAACGACAAAAGTCGTCAAATAAATATGGAGGGGCAAAAGCCCCTCCAATTATTTTTTCTTATACGACTGATGCGAATGCCTCAATGAATTCATCATCGTCATCTTCCAAATATTCTGGTAATTCATCGAAGATTGATTCTACCAAATCTCTGATTGGTTGTGATTCCACATCATATGTCGCATATAGAATCGAATCCAAATGATCCAATAAACTATATTGCATATTCATGAAATCATTCACAATGATTGGTTGACCTCCATCCATTGATGATACATCACCAGAACCATGTAAAGCATAATAATAATCTTCTGCTTTTTGATGACGCTTATTGATGTCTGTTTGTGACATCCACGAATATCTCTTTAAAACTTCCGCGTCGCTGTTGAAATCAACACCTGCAGCAAATCTCCAGAAGAAGTATTTGTTTGCTTCTGTCGGTGATGATGCTCGTGATATTGCATTAAACAATGACGTTCCTTTGTATTTGGCTCCGCGTAATTGTGATGTCAATAGATCCAACTGTGATGGAACATCTGCAATGGATTTACCACGTTTCACGGTTCTCGCATACAGATCACGTTTGAGATTTGATGATGTGAATTGTGACAAACCGTAACCAACAGCTTCACCCGGAGTCTGACTGCTGTAACGTCTGTACTTTCTACCAGTGATGAATTGCTGTTCGCTTTCTTTACCAGTATCAACCGCTCTGGTATACTCTTCGTCGGACATTCCAAAGAATGTTGGCTTATTGTATTCATCTTCCAGATTGTTCGATTTCATTCCGGATTCGTGATACAAAATACCCATAATACCAGCAGCACCAATCTCACTCATTCCAAGAGTATGAACGAGATACTGGAATATTTGTCTCTCATTCATATTCACATTTTCTGCATTGGAACCAATGTATCTTGTTATTGGTTTACCGACATAACGAATGATACGTGTTGGGCTTTTATAAGGGTCATCTTTACCACCACCCATTGCTGTGTGCAGATAACTTTGCCAATTTTTATCACCCGTTAGATATGCTGTCGCGGCTTTGATTGAATCCGGGATACCAGTTCCTTTCGAGATTGAACCCGCACCAGAACCACCGTCAAATCCATGTGTCTTTTTATTGTATTCCAAATCAATCAATGGCATACTGACATGACCATTCACAGCTGTAATATCACCATACTGAAGATCATTCACATCAAAATCAAGATATGCCCAGTCTGGTGATGCTTGACCTGTTTTCGGATCCAAGATGAAAGCATTCTGTCCAGCAAATACTGGTGAACGAACAGAACCATTTGGTTCAGCATTTTTCAATTGATATCCCATTTCAGTAATAGCCATTGATACAATACCAGAGCAGTCGGGTCTTAAGTTTCGTTGATGCCCATTCAGCGAGATTGTTTTTGTCGTTCCATAGTTATAATGACCAGCAGGATCAATCTTTCCATATGCATTGTACACAGTTGCAATACTTCGAACAAGATCTTCTTTATCATATCCTTCAGTATAGGTTCCGCCTCGTGAACTTCCGACCGTATCCGCAAATTGTTGAATGCCAGATCCTTGTTGAACTTGTGAATCAATGTCACCAAATGTATCTGCAAATCCAGACAGGAAACCGGAATCACCAACGGATTCATTCAACATTTTCGTGAATGCGTCATCTGAACCACCTGGTGATGATTTCACTTTGTCACGAAGAATGCTGGATGCTGCCATGGTCCAATAACGTGCTTTCTTTGATTCATATCGTTTCTTATAATCCTTATCGGATTCTTCGTCTTGTTGTGGATTTTCATTCTTGAACAATTCAAACGCTTTTGAATCAACTTGCTGACGCTCCTCTTCCGACAATTGCGCTTCTGCATCGATTTGTGATTGTTGATATGCATTCTTTTCATCTTCATCTTTGATTGCTGCAGATACAGAATCATCACCCGTGAAGATATTTACAATACCACCAACAATTTCACGCAATGTGCTCAAAGCATCCTGAACAGAGTCAGAGAATTCAATGGGAGAATCACCGGAACCAGTCAGTCCATCCATCACAGAACCATGCATGACATATTGTGTTGATTCAGATTGTTTTGATTTTTGATTCGATGATTCATCGTTTGCTGATGCAGGAACCACAAGTTCAACCGCATCTTTTATTGTTTGATTAATCAAGAATACTTGGTTCTTCATACCGGTTACAACATTATTGATGCCACCGGTAATCATGGTCGTGCCAGTTTCCATCAACTGTTTACCTTGATCAATTAAGGAACGTGCACCAAACAGTTTACCAATGTAACCAACTGCGGTCATGATACCACCAAGCAATGTCAATATCAAACCAAAACTGACTTGCAAGAATCCAGCTTGAATCTGAATAATGTTTGCAATGAATTTGATTCTTGGTATAATATAGATCTTCAACAATGCAGTCAACGGAATTACCAATAATGAAATCATGGAACTCAACATTTCCAATATTGGAGACAATGTCTCCATGATTCGTTCGATGATCGGATTAATTAATTCCAACATCGGTTGGATCAATCCAACAATCGATTTGACAATTTCCGTGATAGCTTGAACGATTGTTGTCAACATCTTTTGAATTGTTGTCAAAATCGGTTTGATTAATTTGATGACGGTGAAGAATACCTTATTCAATGGCTTCAATGATTTTGTTAAAATGGATTCAATCATATCCATTAATTTGGTTGCACCCTTTAACACAGCAACAGCAGATGCAATTGATGCCATGATTGCAGATAGGATATTTGCAATACCTCCGACAATCTTACCAAAGTTATATGCGGCACCCTTTTTCTTCAAACGTTCCCGTTCTTCTTGACGTTTCTTTTTCCGTTCTTCCCGTTTCTCTGGGGATAATTTGTCATGGAGATTGTGAAACCAATCTTTCACAGTTTCCCCAATGTTATCTAACAAAGACTTGATAAACGTTAAGAACGAGAAACCTTTTGTTTGTTTGGATAATAATTTCTCAATGTCATTAGAATTATAATCTTCTAATGTTTTAGAAGCAATTTTATTTTTTCTCTTGAATGCATCCGCAAATCCTTGACCAAATTTTGAGTTCTTTAATTTATCAAACAATTTGGATGGTCCACGTTGACTCAACTTCTCTTGCATCCGTTCAACACGAGACGCTTCATCTTCTTCTTTCTGTTGTTGTGCAACACGTTTGTTGTGTTCTTCAATGATCTTTTGTTGTTTTCGAATTAATTCCAAATTACGATCATATTGTGCCCAACGTTCTTTTTGTCGGGTCTTATCAATGTTTCGAATCTCTTTGGATTTCTGTCTATATTGATATGCTTTGACCAAATTATTCTTAATATCAACAATACCTTTTCCAACCGATTTCACATTATTCTTCAAACCACGGACACCAGCCAATGCGGAAGCCGCACCGGTACTGACATTGAACAGTGATTTGTTCAAAGACTTTATCACAAATGGTGTGAACTTCTTTCCGATTGACATTGTCAACTTACGTGTATTTTTGAATATTTTTGAAATCATCGGTTTTCCAAATGTCCAAACAAGCATCAATGCTTTTCCAAAGATTGTCTTTTGTGCAGACACCTTCTTCATTCGATCTTTAAAACCGGTGATCATACCTTGTAATCTGGATCGTATATCATCATTTGTGATTTTTGATAAACGTGATAACAGGTCTCCGGAATCCTGTTCGGACATTTCACCATCTTGTGCAACGGCTTTCATACCAGCCAAGACTTCTTTTTGTTTCATTCGATCTGGATTCAATGCATCTGATATTTTACCTGCAACAGAAGAAACCTTATCCAAGATACCACTCGGAATCATTTTTAAGATATCATCAATTGTAATCGGTGATGATGATGGATTTTTATTGGATGATTCATAGACTTCTTTTTCAGGAATCACAGATGATGTTTCACCATTCTGTTTTGGAGATTCCATTGTGACTTGTAATGGGTTCATTCGTTTCATACTACCATTTTGGAAATATGTATTGAGACCCATATTCAATCTACCAAAGATTGCAGATAGATATTTCAATTTTTCTTGATATACGTTTTCATATGTTTCTTTTGTTGATTCAATTCCGGCAGCACGAAGTTTATACTCCATATCAACAAAGCTGGTGATAGGTTCATTGTAACGTTCCATCTGATCTTTTGTCAATGTAGAACGTTTGATGACTCCTTCATCAACCAATTGTTTCAATGTCTTTCCAGCATATTCGAATTCACTTGTTTCATGTTTCAATCGTTCTAATACAACTTGATCGAACATGTCTTGTGTGAATTGCATATCTTCGGAACCGTCGGATGTGATTGCATATTTTCGTGCAGATTGATGTAATTGTGCGGCACATTGATTAATCAATCTTGCCATACTCTTACGGAATTTTTCATCAAGCTGCAGTTGAACCTGTAATGCTGTCAACAAGGTTGTCCATTTCTTCGTATCATATTTTTTGGATTTCAATAATACTTGCAAAATATGATTTCGAACAGAAATTAGTCCACCATTATTGAACACTTTTGGATCCAATATTTCGATCCCACGGGTATACATGTAATAGACATATTGGGAAATGAAAATGCGTTGGATTTCTTTCACATCTGCAGTTGAAATCGTTTTGTCCAGATTGTTTGAATGTGCCGTCAGCAAATTTGTACGCTGTTCACTTAACGCAGGAATATCAAACATATTATGGATCAAACCGACAAAGCCTCGTGGTTTCTCTGTTGTCAACTCACCATAGGCACTAACATGATACATCGTATTCGTTGTTTCTCGTGTAATGATTTTCAAATATGATGGGATAACAGAGACAATCGAATGACGTGTCATGTTGTCAAATAATGCACGTTCTTTGTTATAACCATTCTCAATATAGGAAGAATAGTCTGTTTGTCGATTTGAATTCAAATTGAGATTCTTTTTAATGAAAGGGATATTCAGAATTGACGTTACCAGATTATTCTGGAAATTCAAAATCGTATCATTCAACTTTGAATCAAGTTGATCCAATTTCAAAAGTTGCATGGCACGTTTTGTTGTGGATTGTGTATCTGATTTTGACACATTTCTCAAATGATCAAATACACTCTTGATTGTCAATCTTCCTTTTGCGTCATAGATCGTTTGTTCATTCCGACGAGCCTTTTCTGCCGCAGTCATATGAATTTCTAACAAGCGATCCAATTTACTCATAATCGACGAAATGTATGATGTGGAGTGTTGTAGACTTGTAATGATTTCTGTACTACGATCATCAATAACTTGTATGATTTCTGCAGTCGTATGTAATTTTGCTTCAACCTGCTTCTTTCCAACGCGGTACATTTCATTTCGTTGTGATTGAGTAATATCGTCAAGCTGTTGTTGGCTTAATACCGATGATGAATGTAATCCGATATCATCCTCATCATCCAGCAAACTGTCATTTGATTCATCTGTTCGTTGATCAAACCATGACAACAGTTTTCTCATATAAACGTTATCATGTTTTAATTCCATTAAACGTTGCGAAGTGTTTTGATACCCGCCAGTCAATGACTCACGAATGCGCGTTGTATCATGCTTCAATCGTTGCAACGTTTGAAATGTTGATGATTCGCTTACAACGCGATTCAACAGGTTCGACATCATCATCACTTCCTTTATATAAAATCTCACAAGATAAAGATGGGCTCGGATGAGCCCATCTCATCTCGTGAAATGTAATCGTATCAGCCTACCGATAACCGTTCTACTTGTTTCGGTATGTCGTTATCCTGGAATTCACCATCCAGTTTTCTTCTTGGAGGTTTTGTTGAGAGTTGTTGCTGTTTACGTTGTTGATTCCGTTCTTTCATCAGTTTCAGCATATCGCTCAACATGGTTTCAATCTGAACAGAACGAACATTGAATGTGTGATCCATAATCCGTTTCACATTCTCTGTCATATCTGTCGTTGCTGATTGACGATATCTGTTGACAATCACTGGTTGTTGTGATTGCATATCAGATGAATACTGGAATAACTCGTCGATGTTATTCAGCGGCGGGATATCTTGTTGGATGATGGATGACATATCACCATTTGCAACGGTTGTCGTCATGGTTGATTCGAATTTCGTATTGACGTCCGGATTCACAAGACCATGTTCAATACTACTTTCACCCGCAGATACCTCGACGTTTCGATTTGGATCCATATATCCCTGTGCTTTTGCTTCATCCAGATATCGTTCGCCATCTGATTTCTTCAAATATTTCAGAACAGTTTTTGCATTTTCGGAATTACCGACATTATACACATAATACTTGTCTTTGCCATATGTGTACTCATATACATCCGGATAGGTCTTACGGAATTCGCTATATGCAATGGATTGCTTCTTCAACTTATCATATTGCACAGCATTCATTGCAGATGCAATCGATTCATTGTTTTCATCCGTAAGCGAATACATACCGCCACCATTTCCGTTGAATGTAACAGGAACACCCAATGTATATGAATAACTATCGGTTGGAATCACGATGGAAGACGGACCATTCTCTGAATCAGATTCGTCCTCTCTCCATTTGAAGAATGTCATCGGGTTCAATTTTGTTTGTGACGCACCATCTTTGATCGTGTAGTGTAAGTGTGCACCAGTTGAGTGACCAGTGCTACCGACTCTACCAACAACTTGACCACCTTGAATCTTATCACCTGGGTTGAGAGAGGTCTTCATACCAGCGACATATGTGTATGGTAATTCAGACAAATGGTAGTAATGGTGCTCATCTCCACCAGAGTCTTTCCAAATCAACGTGTTACCAGTTGATTTATCCCAGCTTGAAGAAGCTGTTCTAACAGTACCACCAGTCGTTGCAACGACTTCTGGTGTACGATCAGAAGACCACAAGAAGTCAATACCGCTGTGATCACTACCAGTTGTACCTTGACCTTGACGGTTTGGTGTTTGACGCTTACGGAACCAGTGACCAATGTTACCAGAAGACCAAGCCTTATTGGATCTACCGGAGCCATTTGTCATTGTGAAGAATTCATGCAACGGAGATTCTGATGTTGCTCCAGTCTGTGGAATATTTGGTTCGAATATTGAAGGTGTATACACATCCGTCGCGAGTTTCGCACCACGATCGGAGAAGAAACCTGTACCAGATACTTCAACATTATTACCAGTCAATGCCGTTGTCATTTGATCGATAAACGAACCCGCGGAAGAATCAGCAGCGGATAACGCATCTGTCATACCGGAAATGATACCACCTGTCGGATTTCCATTTTCATCCGTTTCACCAATTGCAGTCTTCATGAATGAACTGAATGATTCAGAATCTGTGTTTGCTTGTTTCTTCAACCGTTCAGTTGCAGCTTTTGCATAATATGTATTAATATTCTTTTGGAATCGTTTCTCATATTCTGCATCAGACTCACCGGCATATTTTGAATTTTCCTTCTTAAAGATTTCTCGTGCTTCTTGTTCCAATTTGATACGATCATTTTCATCCATATTACTCAAATCGATACCAGCATCTTGTAACGCTTTCTGATTCTTGGCGTTCTTCTGTTCTTCATTCAATGAAGACTCCATGTCACTTTCACCGATGAAGATTGATACAAGCTGACCAACGATATCTTTCAGATTACCCAAAGCATCCTGAATTGTATCAGAGAATTCAATTGGAGAATCACCAGAACCGTATAGACCCATTAGCGAGCTGGAAGCAAGGGATGATGCAGACTTCCGTTCGATTCGTCCAGTTAAAGGATTGGAAACGATCGCCATTCCATTGGATGTACCCAACACGTTCATGTAGTGATTATTGCCTCTCCGTGTTGAGAAATCTGGACCGGAACCAACAACGGTGATTGGATTACTCGGTGATGCCATCGACAATGAACGCTGCGTCACACCACCAGGAGTCAGATTCATACCAAGTGCTCTTGATGTATTCATGTATCCACGAACTGATGTTCCGTTGGATGCATCATATGCACCAGCGTTTGACATGGATACTGCCAATCGACGTGCATCCAATGTATTACCAGTGCGACGTGCATACGCATCCGTCAATGCCACAGGTCCACATCCACGTTGTGCCATATTCATATATGCACCATAACGTGCCTGTGCACCATCACCAGCATAAATGTCTCCACTTGCAACGATACCATCCATTGGTGAGCCATTCAATTGTGGAATTGTCTTTGATGCTTGAACTTGTTGCTCTTGTTTGTCTTCCTGTTCGACACTACTTTTTCCAGTAATCGCATTACCAAGCATCGTAACAGTTTTACCGAATCCAGATTTCATGGAACCCCAACCAGAAGAAACCATTGATGTTCCCATGCTAATCATGTTCTTGCCGGTTTCATACAGAGAAGGAGCACCAAAGATCTTACCAATGACACCAACAGCTGTTAGAATACCACCGAGAACAGTTAAGATGAGACCCATACCAACTTGGACAATACCAAGTATGATTTCCAATGTATTCGCAACAGTCTGAAGAATTGGTACAACAACTTCCTTCATGACAGATACCAGTGGAATCATGATCAATTTCACAAGACCAGTGATCAATTCCAGAATCGGTTCCAGCACACTCAACAGCTGTTCAATGATTGGTCCAATTGCTTCCAGAATTGGTTGAATGATCTTGATGACGGATTCGACAATCTGCACAACATATCCAACAATTTGACGAAGAACCTTTGTGATTGTTGTGACAACAGGTTTCAATACTTTGATGATTGCTTGGAAAGCTTTATTCAATGGCTTTAATGATTTCTGTAGAATACCAGTAATCAGTTTTGTCAAAGCTTTAAATCCTGACAATGACATGATGACTGTTAAAACGGCTTGACCAATACCCATCAGAATCTTGGAAATACCACCAAGAGTCTTACCAATGTTGAATAGACCACCCTTCTTATCACCACCACCAGCGGCATCAGTACCACCAGTGTCAGGTGCTTTCAACGATGGCATTTTGACATCAACATCACCATCGCCACTACCAGTCGATTCATCACCGCTTGGTTCTGGCGGAGCAACAAATCCTCCACCTTCTTCGGTACTACGATTTTCAACAGCACTCTGTGTAGTGGTTCCTTGTCCTGTGGATGATTGTTCCGTTTTGTTCATATCATCAGTGATTTCTTTTGTGGAATCCCTGAAGATTTCACCGATCAACTTGATGCTATCAACAATGGTTGACAGGACGCCACCGCCACCGTCTTTGCTCTTCAACAGATCGAGAATCCCAGTTGTTGCCTTATCGGCAGCAGTTTTTGGTGTCAATGTCTTCTTATCGAAAGCAGACATGAAACCTTTTCCGAATTCGGATTCTCTGAATTTGTCGCCAATTTTCTCTGCTGCGGCGGATGCTTTTTCTTTGACGGTACCAACAGCATCTTTTGCTTTATCCAGACCAATACCAGCATACGTCAATCCAGCCAATAGTGTTGCATTTTCTTTTGCCTGTTCGCCAATGGTTCGAGTTTCACCACGTCTGATACGTTTGATCTGAATCTGATCCATTGCAGCTGAACCAATATTGGATGCGAATTCTCCTAGACCTTTTGAAACATCCACAATATTTCCGGCTAATCCAGTCACACCTTCTTTGACAGATTGTGCACCAGTCAGTATCTTCATGCCAGATGATTTGAAACTATCGAGAATCTTGTTGAAAATCGTTTTTCCCAATTTACCAACAAAGGAGTCTCCGAGTTTCTTGGCATAATCAATAATGAATGTTTTTGCTTTTGATAACAATGGGGAGACGTATTTCTTGACCAAACCCAAACCCCACATCAGAATCTTACCGATACGAGATTTTGCAGGTTGAACAGAACCAACGCGAGATAATGTATTTTCAACAAGTCCCTGAACACGTGCTCGTAATTCGGGATTCCTGATTTTGGCAATTTGTGATGATAATGCCCCAAGATCTTCCTTACCATCACCATCCATCGCGGCGGTTTGCATTGCGGCAAGAACAGCTTCAACTGTTGTGCGGTCACTTTCATCATCCACAGAATTGCCAAGACCCTTTAATGATCGATTGATCATATGTCTGTCATATACATTGGCAAAACCAGACAGCAATCTATCTTTACCATATGCGATATCGTCTTTGACATTGTTGACCGCAGTTCTAAATGGATTGGATGCAATCTCCCATAAGTCTCCGATAAATGATCCTGTCGGTTGAAAACCGGTTGATTGTGAATCATCAGTTCCACCACTGGAAGATGGCTGTGGTGTTGGCGGAGTATTGGTATCAGTTCCGCCGGGTGTATTATTATAAACTTGCGATGTACTGATTGCTTTTGTGGAACGTCGTCCACGTGCATGTTGTAATGGATATTTTCCAAACGGTTTATCTCGTTGCACAGAGTAAACATTGATACCACGATTCAAGATATAAAAGATGCTTGCAACGTAATCCAAAGTTTGCGTGGACATTTCTTGAACAGAAGCACCAAGACCACCCAACAATTCAGATTGTTTTCTTCGTTCCAAACGAGCTTCTTGCGCTTTCTTTGCAGAAGCACGAAGTGTGCGGTCAACATTCTTTGCAACATCTTTGTTCTTGATCTTACCAGCTTGGACTTGTTCATCCAATGTACGTTCATCCGTATCTTCGTCAAATGTACCAAGATATTCTCTGATGACGTCATTTTGTAGATTCGTATCCAGGCTACCAATATCAGCGGTATAGTTTGCACTCTTCGCATAATTGCGAGCGGTTGCATCAGTACCTTGGATGGCTTTATTCAAGGCGCGAGTGAAATTACCACGGGCACGAGAATCAATCTGTAAAGATGTGATAATCCATTCAACAGCATTCTTCCAATATGTTCGGCCCTTATTCTTTGCACCTGTCAACAATTCAATTGCACGTTGATTTGCATGTGGCAATCCACCATTTTCAAACAATGATGAACTATTGATGTTGATTCCTTCGTTCAACGATTCACCAACATAAACAGCGATCAACACACGTTGTGCAATATACAAGTCTGCTTCATCAATATTCGTTTGGTTTGTGTTTGTTAAACGATGAATTGTACCCGCAGACATACCAGTTTGAATCGCAGCACCGAATACACTCTTAAAATTACCTGGTTTATCCGTTGTCAGATATCCTTCATCGGATACATTGTACTCTTTACCTGTCAACGCTTGTGTGATCTTTTTCAGATAACCAGGAATGACATTGATAATCGTTGTTCTTGTGATACCGTCAAATGTTGCTTTCTCACGATTGTATTGGTTTTCAACATAAGAACCATAATTCTGATTCGCGGTTCTTTTTGTCAAATCACCAAAGATATCTTTGAATTTTTCAACATTGAATAATTTTGTCAACAAATCATTTTGTACATTTGCAATTGTTTCATCAATTGTATTTTTCGTACGATTATACCAGTTATTTGCAGAGCCGAGTTTCGACCCGTTGGAACCCATCTCCAATATCATCGGAATCAACATACCAGCGGCCATACCAGCCATTTCACCTTTGGATGTTCCCATGGCACTCATACCACCGACCAAAGATGTTACTGTTGATATCATCGACATTGGCAATGCTAATTTATCCGAAGTAGCGTTCTTCAAGAAATCAAAAGCATGACCCAATGTCAAATTACCAGATGAATCAAAGATACTGGAATTTCGTATATATGGATCGGATTTCTTTGGAGAACTCAACTCAATCAATTTATCTAACCGCTCATTGATACCGGTTAAATTCGTATTGATCTTTGTTAATGAAGATAAGATTTCCGAAGAACGTGTATTTACCGTTGTGATGATTTCAGAAGTTGTCATTGCGGATGCTTCTGCTTGTTTACCACCAATTTCATACATTGCAGAAACTTGTCCACGCATGATACCTTTCATGGATTCTGTATCCAATACTTTCGATGTATTGGAATCATCATCTTCAATACCAAAATTTGTACCAGGATCGAATTCGTCATCATCACCCAATGTAGATGATGATCCGAATTCATCACCCCGATGAAAGAATGAATCAACTAATTTCTTGAAACCACCATTATTGCGAATTTCACGATATTTACCAGATGCAGTTTTTGCACCACCAATGACAGTATCAAATATTTCTTTTGATGAAGAAACCAATGATGTGACAGAATCAGGTGCAATGTTCGATACGAATCCTTTCGTGAAATCCAGCATTAGATTCGGCATATCATATCCTCCTTTCTGTATATAATCAATGATAAAAAGGTGTGGGCCATTGGGCCCACACCCATCATCATGTTGTTTTCATCAGAAGAATTGGATCAAATCAATTTCATCAAAATGGAATGTGTTTGTCCATTTCTCAACTAATGCATTTCTCGCATCTTCGGCTCCAGACCAGTCGTCGATACGAAGTTGGATTTTCTCAAATGCTGAACCAACATTGTTCATGTTTTTCAACATGTTGTACAATGTTCGTTTCACATCCAATGTCGCTAATTCTATAAAGGATTCGCGGCATGAAATCGGAATTGTTTCCAGTGATAGATCGTGGTCACATTTCACAATCAGATGTACCAAACATTCCTCCGGAAAATCAAACAGTTGGATCTTATTATAACCCAACCATTTTGATGTTTGCGGACGACTGGTGACACCAGCATATTTATTAATTGCAGCACCTGTTGATGTTGCATTCAAAATATCCTGTGGATAATATGAACCAAATCCAACAAAAGGAGTTCCAACAGTAAATGCATTTGTTGCAGCCTCAGCATTCTGATACTGTGAAGAAGCCATTTCAGCTTCTGCATATTGTACCGGAGTGAGGGTGAGATTTCCCGGAAGAAGATAGATGTTCATCTTCCGGGATGTCTCATCGGGAGATCTGAGATTCTTGATGGATTCGTATCCTTCACGGATTTGTGGCTTGAACTGGGAGAAGGTGCGAACCGATATCTTGATGATCTCCTGAAGTACAACTTCAGTTGGTTTATTAAATGGCAATGCGATTGTTTCTAATCCCAATGACATTTTAATATCATTGATCACATCAGAAATATTCATATCACACCTTCTTCATATCAGTCATTTTCATCTGTCATCAAAGCAGATGCGATGGTTGGTGGTTCAGGCATGTTTTCCTGAACGGGTTCAACATGATTCGTTGGAGTCGGAAGTGTCATTTCCGCAAAGCGTTTACATGCTTCACATGCCGCTTGCTCAAATGAAAAACGTTCGTTCATCACAAGACATCCCTAACTTCTTTCATTTCCTTTTTGTTCATAGTATGTTTGTCAGCTTCTCTTTTCGCGATAATTTCTGCAATCTCCATATTGTTTGCAGTAACAATCGTGTTCAGTTTGGAGGTTACTTCAAGAACAGAAGTGATTTTGTTGAGTTCCTCGGAATTCAGCTTGGAGAAATCCATTGTTGCATCGGATTTCTTTTTCTGAAGAACCGTGATCAGTTCCTCCAAAATGTCACCCAACTCATTCAGTTTGCTCTTGTATGTCTCAAACTCCATTGATGTCGATTTTGTGACTTTCTTCAACTTCGGAATTGTCACAGCGCCATCATTGGATGCTTTATAGAAATTCAAGATTTCTGTAAAGACACGATATGCTTCATCCGGATCATAATCAAGTTTGACACTGGTCCTATCGCCACTGACTTTTACACGAGTAACACCTTTTGCATTTGCGTAGATGCCATCAGCCAGTGAGATTGTACCCTTACCAAGATTTTTGAAGAAATTCTTGATCTTCTTGCAAATGAGTTTGATTCCGTCAATGATCCACTGAAAGGCACGCTTGTACCATTTTTCTTTCTGCTTATCATCGGCTTCTTTTGGAAGCTCTTCGAGTGCTGTCTCTTCACCAGAAGCAGCCTCCATAATCAACGCAGACTTGATGTATGTTTCACCCATTGCCATCAGAACATCATATTCAGCGACAAGTGTAGCTTCATCAATCATGTCGATAGAATCAAGAACAGCTTCCTGAATCATAGTTTCATCTCTCATGAATGATCATACTCCTTTCGGTTAATTTGATGATGGGTATGCATCCAGTCTATGAACGACTGGTGTATCCACATTCATAAAGTGCATCCGATTTTGCACAGATGCTTGTTTGGAATTCGTCTTGGAATTCCGGGTTGCCAACCACAGATACAGATCCATATCATCCCGATATACTTTCGCCAGTTTGTTGAATTGATTGGTTGTCATTACAGCAAGCTGTTCAGTTTGGATATCAGGATATTTCTCTTGCATGGATTCCATAACCATTTGTAGATTGTGAGTTCCTGTCAGGAATGATTCCATCACAGTAGAACGCATATCAGCCAATGTACAAGTTTTCCGATATGGAGAATTCACACCCATATCAGCAAACATGGAATCATAGAAAGACTTTGTTGATTGTAGAATCTTTGCATCATATGATTGATCATTCTCATCACGATATGCAACATACCCTTCCAAGAATTCACAGATCTTACCAAAGATCTTACCATAATCCATAGAAGAATACATTACATCATCCTTCGGACGGATGTTTGGATATGTGTTTGCAACATCCTCAAACATCGTTCGATATTCGCAAATAATTTCACCAATGTTTTGTGTTGCCATTATCCTCTCCACCCTTCCGGAAGTGTGACATTTGCACGCCAGACACGATCATTCCGATTTACCGGTTTGATCTTCAGAACTTGTGCCAATAAATTATTGAGCTGATTTTGCAATCCTACGAGATATTCCCTCGTATGAGGAACGATATACCGCTCATCTTTCAAATCAATGCAATTTAGATAGAAATCGACCAGATCCAATTTTGAACAGATATAACCGGACAACATTGCCTGATCATTTGCATCTTTAATCGCATTCAATTCGATTGTGATATAAGGGATAAGATCTCGCGGAATCGGTTTTAGTTTCTTTGGTTTTCTGGAGAAGAATCCTTCCTGGAATGGATCATCCGGATCGTGTGCATATTCTTCATGCACCGTATCACCATCACCCATATCCATGTATTCATAATCGTCATCTGTGATAACGTCATCGTCATCTTCCACAGAATGGATTTCTTCTAACTCATCACCAATATGTGAAGCATCCTCTTTCAGATCTTCCGGAAGTGAATCATGATCATCCGTACCAAGATAATGATCAACCATATCATCCACAGACTTCTGATTCTTCGGATCCAATTCTTTCATTTGATCCATGAACTGTTTTCCGTTCATCATATCAGAAGCACAGATTTCAATCGTTCCATCATCTTTGATACATCCGATGATGCCTGACAAAACAATCTTCAGACGTTTTGGTTCATATCCATGATGACTCATGGCACGTGTTGGTGTATTTGTCATTGCAACATAAGTTGCATGATTATCCACCTCTTCCGCATCATCAAAGATTGTACCTTTGGCAATTGCTTCCGAGACACTTTCCATTTGAATCTCACTGACATCCTTTGGATACAATAAATGAATCTCATCATTTTTTGTATACATTCGAATGTTTGAACCTTTGTACGAATGAACAATCACATTCTTTTTCCGATCAGGAAAACGAATCTTTGCATATTCGGTGATGGCTTCGAGCTTTCCATTCTTCAGAAATGCTTTAACCATGTCATGACCAAAACCATTCATTAGCAAACGTCACCACCTTTCTATTATTTATTTTTATACTGGAGGTATCTTCTTATGACACTTCATATTGATCTGAACACACTGTTCATCATTCAAGCAATATCCATTGTACTCATTATCGTACTCGGATGTATCGTTGTCAAACTATTAAAGCTTGTCAAACGTTTATCCAATCAGATATCAGAGAACAATCGATTGATGTATTTCAATCTGAAAGATTCCAATCAGATGAAATATGATATCAATGATACATTAGATCACATTGAACAAATCGAAACAAATGTTTCAGAATTGTCAAGATCTCTCAATGTCAAAATACAATATGACATTGCCGAAGCAGAACGAAAAGTATATCCAACTCCAGAAGTATCTCGCATGATTACAGAAACCATTCAAGAGCAGGTAGAAATCGAAATGATACTATCAAAGAATCTAGCCGCTCCATCAGGTGAATATGTTGATGATATCACATATCGTGTTCTGAAAACATATCCCAAAATAGATCCAGATTACATTGCAAGAAAGTGTCTATCAGTAATTGAAGTTGAACTTGCACAATATCGAAGTACTGAATGAATATAGAGTGATGGCGGGGGAAATCCCCCGCCATCCTCCATCAGGCGTTTGATATTATGCTGCCATCAAATTACTGACCACCGTTGCTGTCCTTGCTGTAGTACTTGTTAGCCTGGAATGCAGGTGCAACGCCAGTAACAGCGGTGCGCTCGCCTTCCTCGGTATCAGCAACATAGTAGGTGCTGTACGTGGTAGCCCAATCAGCAGGCTCGGTCTGAATTGCAGAACCACCGGTTGCAGCAGTGAAGTAGAACTTCGTGGTGTCGAATACCGGAGCAACTGCAGTAACAGCAACCATCTCAGTCTGAGCATCGTTCAGCTGATAGTAGGTGTTGTAAGTAGTAGCCCAGTTTGCAGGCTCATTCTCAAGAACCGTATAGCCTTCGGTCGGATCAACCGGAGTCGGGCCAGGAGGAGTTGTACCACCGACCAGACCAGCGTTGGAATCCGGAACGAGGACAGAGTTCTTGCAGATCACGCGACCCTGGATACCCTGGATTGCGATGGTCTTGTACTGGGAAGAAGTGGTGACGATAATTGCTGCACCGCCCGGATTCTGTGCATCAGCATAAGCTGCATTCTCCGGAGAGTTGGTGAGGTGACGTGCGAAGCGGAGGTGCTTGTAGGAGATGTGGAACTTATCCATCGGATATGCCACGATCTTGAAGAAGTACTCGCGAGAGACGTCGCCTTCCTGTGCACCCTTCTGGTATGCAGGAATGGTGATGTAAGCATCAACACGGTTGGAAGAAACAACACGAATCGGCACATCAGTATCAGTCAGGACACCGAATGCGTGGTTCATGGTCACGCCACCGATCTCAGTGCTCTTCTGAACAGTCCAAGTGGTGAACTTGTTGAGAAGACGTGCTGCCTTCGGGTTCGCATAGATGACGAAGCCGAGGTTGTCGAGCTTACCACGATCGCAGAGCTCGTAGATAACGGTTGCGATTGCGTTGTTGATCGCGTTGGTTCTGTACTCCCAAGGATCGCCAGCGAAGCTCGGGGAGATAGCAGTCGGATCGAGATCAATGTACTCGGTGCAGGTGTAGGACTCGAGTGCGAAGACATCGGTGTCAACACCATCGTACTTGTCGAACTCCTCATCGAGGAACTCGAGAATGTACTCATCCTCGAACATCTCCTGTGCGGTGACGAGCTCTTGGACGAGACGGTTGTAGAGGTTGAAGTTCAGTGAAGCATTAGCCTCAGCAAAGTCCTCAACAGTGAACGGGAGCTGGAAGCGAACGCCGTCAGAGATGAGGAACTTACGGATTTCCGGATACTCACGGAAACCGATTGTTCTCAGGTTGGTCTCATTGGAGACGTGACCAGAGACATAGATACCGGTGATGGAACCGCAAGAGGTAGCGGTCACAGTACCCTTGATGAAGTCGATGACACCAGAGAGACGATCAGAGACATTGTTGATGACCTCACCGGTTGCCTTGTTCGTGGTCGGATCAACAACAGTCAGCTTCTGACCCTCGGTGATACCGCCATTGAGGAACACACCACCGGTCTGAATGTCGATCTGAATACCACCGTTCGGGAGCTTCACCTTCTTACCATCGATCTGGACATACTGGATGCCGAAATCATAGGATAGACGAGTGCGAACGTTCGGAGTGATCGTGGTCGGATCACCATTGTCATCAAGCAGCCAGTTGAACAGAGAGTACTTCTTGTTCGTAGCAGCCTGAATGGTAGCGAGAGGAAGAACGGTCTTGTCGTTGAGACGGAGGCCCTTACCTGCATTCCACAGTTTCTTCCACAGCGGTTGTCCATCCTCATCCTTCTGGAAGTAGATAGCCGGGGTCTCATACTCCTCACCAGTCTGGTTGTTGACCAGATACTTGATGAAGATTCTCTGCTCGATGTTCACAGAGGAAGCTGTCTGAACAGGAATGATATCTTTACCGAGGAAGCGGATGTACTGCTTAATCAGAGCCGGGAAGTCCAGAGTAGAAAGCGGCAGATAGTTTGCCACGTTGTAAGACTCCTGGATCAGGAAGGATTGCTTGGAAGCATCCCATGCATTCTCCAGCTGATCAGCAACCTGCTCGAGGTGAACTCTTTCAGCCTCAGTAGTAACAGGATACTCACGGATATCCTTCAGAATCGGATCAAGCAAGAGTGTCTTGTACTCAAGCATGACTTCCTTAGAATCCATCATACGCTTTGCATCACGCATGACATCAACTTTGGCTCTATCTTTCATGAGACCGACAACATTTTCAAAATGCTCGTCAAAGCCATCACGAAGACCACTCAGCTCAGATGCAGAAGCAGAGTTGACAAGATTCTGCTGCTCCTGGAACCAGGTGTTATGGGAATCCGACGTACGTCTGAATGCCATAAGAAAACAACTCCTTTATTTTTTGGATTTTAATGTGAGAGACCTTGTCTCTTTCATTCGGAATCTTTTTGAAACTTCTTCAATACCGAATCGATTTCATCTTGCAACAAGGTGTACAAAGTTGTGAGTTTCTGATAGTATAGCAGATTCTCACCATAGCTCAGATTCACAAACTTGTTCAAGACATAGTCTTGTGCATTTGTGAGAGCACGTCTCAACCGATTGATTGAATTGTCGTTTAATGCGACAACGTCATACGGAAGTAATGGAATGATAGCTTGAAGGTTTTCCAGAGTCTCTTCAATTTCAGAGTTCTTATCCAACATCTGTTGATACAACTGCTGATTCAGAACATCGTTTGCTTTTTGAGACAATGTATCAGGTTTCTCTTGACTGTCGTCATTCGATTCACCCTGATCACCACCAATGTCACCCTCATCACCTCCGGTTCCATCGAAGCTTAAATCCTCCATATCGGTTGGCTCTGGAGGAAGATCGGCTCCCATGTCAGCCGGTGGTTGTTCGCCTGTTTGACCTTGTTGCTGATCATCTATATTGGGTTCAGGTTCTTCAGTCGGAGCGAAAGGCTCCATCAAATCACCTTCAGCTTCCATTATAGCGTAGAACAAGTTCTTTTGCATTCGAAACAATCACCTTCTTTCGTGTTAGTAAACCGATTTAGACGTAGCAAATTTCCGTTTTTGAGCATCAGCAGACATTGATACCAACTTTGCACGCATGCGCATCAGTTGATACAATTCTTTCTGTTGTTCCGGAGATTGCTTTTCACCATAATAATTATGGGATTTCAGATTTTCAATCTTCTGATCAATGATTTGAATCTCGGTTGCAATTTCATCATTCGCTTCTTTGCGCAACCGTTCACGGTCTGCTAATTTCAGACCCTGTACGCCAAGATATGTTGCACCAAGAAACGGAGAAACGGCAGTAAACAGAGCAAATTTTCCAGTCTTCAATGCAAGTCTCGCAACCTTAAAGAGTGCGGATCTGTATGAAGGATTTTCAACCAACTCTGCTTTGACACGATCTTCATCTCGTTTGACAAAAGAATCGACCATCTTACGAAGCCATAATTTGGTTCTTCCAATCGGTTTGACAATTGCTCTTGCGGTATTTCCAACTTTTTGTACACCGCGTTTTGCTTTCTGGTGTAGAGAAAGCATGGCCATGTCAGCATCCTGTAATGTTGTTGACAAAGGTACTGACGGAGGAGTACCAGCATCCGATTCGACAAATAGGGGCTCTTTAGAATCCAAAAGTGCGAACACTTCCTGAACACTCTTTCCATTGGAAAAAGTATCAGGTGATTCCTTAGAATTTGAAGAAGGCCTGGTATTATCATAATTGTTTGATGCTTTATTACGTCCAGCATGATTTGTCCGTTTATTGGACGACAAATCGTTTGTCGTAACTGTTGTCGTAGTGGTTTTACCAGAGGACAAATCATTTGTGGTGGTTGTGTTGTGGGAGTTTGTATTGTAAGTGATATTGTAAATCACCTGACCCGCACCACCATGTGAAGGATTCTTGATGTCACCTTTGTAACCAGAGCCGAGCATATCACCAATCGATTCCGCATCTGGTGTATTCAAACGTGCTTGAATGGAATCTGCCAAATCATCGAAATCATTTGTCGGAACATCCGGTGGAAGTTGAACATCAAGCGGAGAAGATGGATCACTGGTAGAATCATTCGATTGATCCGATGGTTTGTCATCAGACAGATTGATGCGTTCCTTCATATAGGTTGGAATGTCACCAAGTTCTTGCTCTTGAATAGATTCATCTTCTTCAACTTCTTCTGTTTCAGTGTCTTCTTCAACCGGCTCTTCTTCATCTTCATCTTCATCAGAATCAACCGGATGACCAAACACGGGCTTTCCCTCCCAATCATCCAGATGATCCAAAAGCATCTCGATATTATTCCAGAAAGGTTTGATATCGGATTTCAGAACATTTTCGATTTCGAATGGATTATCCGAGAACATGATAGAACCGTCATTGACATTCAAATACAAACATTTGATTTGCTCTTCAATGTCATCCGGCATATCCATATCAGGATCATCAAACGGATACCATTCTGCAAACATCAGTAATCCGTTCTGAACCATGACTTTACCGATCTCGGTGTTCTGCAATGCAGCCAACATATCGGCGAATGAGAAAACATTACCAAGCATTCCACCGTTATCACATTTGATCAGTTTTCCATGCTTCGGTGGATGGTTGATGAACTCGATGAATTCTTTCGGGAGATGTTCGCCAAGTTTCTTTTCGATCTGATTGATCTTCTTCCGTTTAGACTTCTCTTTCAGCTTTGCAATGAAACCTTCTTGAATCGGCTCATCAAACAATTGATACGATTCACCAATGTATTGATCAATCTTAATTGGGGATGAGCCCTTGTTATATAGAGCATCACCAATGGAAGCAATGTCCTGGTATACAGCTTCCATGAACGCATCACAATACTTCATGTCGGACAATGACATGTCACCCAACAGTTTCATCGTATCCAAAGCGTATTCTGTCACCTGATCAGAGGTCTCAACAACATCGGTTGTTTTGGTTTGCTTCTGATACGGGTTGGCAGAACGGGAGTTCTGATTGATTCTGGCACGAATCTTTTTCACAAATCCATCCTCTGTCGGATAATCTTTTTCCTTCACATCGTCCGGAAGGAGATTATAAAGGATATCAAAATAGATACGAGAATCGAAAATGTTGAACAATGTCAAAATCGTGTTGTTTGAAATCGTAGCATTCTCTTGATTCGCCAGATTCAATTTCATGAAATCTTCGATGAAGCGAATGGTTCCCTCTTTATCAATTTTGAATGTTGTGAAAATATCGTAACGTCCGAATCTCTTGGCTCCGTTATTCTTTCGAATAATGGAAGAGTATGATTTTGCATAATCCTTGAATGCAGGATGTTGCGTAACTTTGATGTCCCATTTGTTCTTCTTCATTGTGAAGATGTTTGCATAAATGAACGGCATCACATTATCCGCAAACATTGTCACATCCGATTCCGGAATAGAAGAAAAATATGATGCAAGATCATCCGTATTATCACATTCACGAAGCTTCTTCAATAATGCATTCACCCGGGATTCCAGTTGTCTAGAAATCTTCCATTTCTTTGACTTGGAATCATAAGTAACGTGCTCCGGTTTCTTCTCCGTGAAATAATTCACTGCAGCAGCTTCCTGAACAGTTTCATCAATGACGATTTCACAATCCTGGAGATCGGTGAAAGATTCGAAACGCTGTTTCTCGGTATCTTCCATCATGTCCTCGGGAAGTTTGATTTGATCATTTTCGAAGATGGATTGTACATAATCCGCACCATCGAACAGTTTATATTCGCCGGGGAATTTTGCAATGGAATCCAACTCCGGAACAGGGATCGGTGCGGTGAACAGTTGGATTGCTTCACGATACTTCGATGGAGTTGTGAACAACTCAAATGAATAGATACCGTTCAACAAGTCTTCAAACTGATTGAAATTGTTTGCGATATATTGCAGCACTTTGAAGCCGACAAATGCGTGTAGATGATCCTGTGCAACCTGATTGGATCCATTCAGAATTGCAAACCATGGATCATTCTGTGCAACTGATACGAGTTCTTCCGCAGCTTCTTGCACTGGTTCATCTTCCAACTTTCGCAATCCATCATAAATATCATCACAGAATTTATACAATACTTCGATACATTTTTCAACTTCTGCTTTAACTGTTGCGATGCCACCTTCGATATTTTCAAAATATGTTTCTTTATCCTCGGCGACACTCTGATCCATCCATTTTGAGAATCTATTTTGAAATTCATTCAAAGATGTGGATGCTTCATCATAAATATTGGGGAATCTCTTGTACAGCGGAGACTGAACTTTGATACAATCATCAATCCGTTTACAGAGTTCCTTCAGATAATCGATAAAATCAAACAGAACTGACCCGGCACCCAATTCAAAGTTTTCCGGATCCCATTGATCATCAAACGAATCGTCGGTCTTTCCATCGAATCGTGCAGCAAACCAACCAACACCCGTATCAAGTAAATCAAATAATTTTTGATCTGCCGGAGTGTTCTTTTCATACTTACGATTTTTGATATGCTGTCTGATACCGCTGACAATGTTTGCCAATGCAAATAGTGCCGCCGTGATGCCCATCGCGGCCCCAATAACACCTTCCTGTTGCACTTCGGGTTTTTCACCAATTGTTTCACGAAGACCATTCAATGCATCCATCGCTTTTTGCGGATTATCAACCCATTCTGGTTCGATATTATCCAACCATGAAATTGTACGAGAGATAATCCGATCCAATTGAAATTCATCATTCACAACCGGAAATGCTTTTGTCTTGAAACTGGATGCAAAAAATTTGTTCATCGCATCAATTGCAACTTTGATATTGTCAAAGTATGTCTTCTTAATGACAATTTGCATATGGGAAACTCCTTTCAATTATTTTACCTGAACAATATGAATGAAGTATGGGGCGCATATGCGCCCCATAATCATATTCATAATTCATGGTTAATCTTCTGTCGAATTATTTATGCATTCAACACGTCGCGTTTGATTTCTTTCATTGTATCTTTTCTCATAGCCTTTTTCACTTCATCAACAGAATCTGCAATTTTATCAACTGCGGTACTGAACATGCCGACATGTCTTGCTAACTCAAGCATTGTGTTGGAAAATGTTTCAATGTCAAAATCAAAACCGGTGTGGTTCATCTTTTTCTGCAATTCTTGTTGTGCAGCCAAATCTTTCACACGATTTTTGTACAGATCTTCGGAGAATTTTCCATAAGCCACGCGTTCACCTTGCTTTGCTGAAATAGATAACCAGAAATGTGATCCACCCATAGAACGAATCGATTCCATGTTACTTTTTATATCATTGAGACGGTCTGTAATACCGCCACTCGGGTTTACGAAACGCCATACTTCATTCAACTGCAATTGCATTCTTCGACCCACATGGCCGTCAATTTCTTTCATTTTTTCATATGTTTTCTTTATTGTATTATTGATGTTATCAACACCGGATTTCATATTCATGTCCAAATATGAATGCATTTGCGTAATTGTACTCAACAATGTATATGCGACACGAGAAAGTTCATCAATCCATTTTTCAAAATCTGGTTCTGTGAAGAAACTCGTGCCATCTTTATCGGATTGATAGCAATACACGTCATACAGACTAACCGATATAATATAATAATTGTTATTATCCGGGTCACTCGCAATATCAAAAGATAAATCCGAAGCATATACTCCACCCGGTGTGATATTTTTTGCTTTTAGAAAATCTTCAGCTTCTTTCCGATTGTTAAATCGTGCAGACCGCAATTCTTTTTCTAGATATTTGGAATCAGTGTCACGAAGACGTTTTCTTTTAAATTGTGTAACAATTCTTACGATCATTCTGATAATCTTTGCAATTAATCTTGGAATGAACATTGCGATCTTTTCAAGAATAGATTCTCCTTCTTTTCCTTTGATTGGTGCATTTATTTCATCCATGAATCCTTCTTGGATTAACTGTGCTTCTTTCATGTATACATTCATAAGAGAAGTCATCACATCCAATTCGGATGATTCTGTAATAACATCAATATTATCAATCATACACAACAAATCCATGCAACCCATATTACCACCTCAAATCATTTTCGTCAGCAACCTTGTAATCAACGACATCAACAATCTTGTTTGATTCACATTGTTTCACATAGTATTCCAAAGCATCGAACCACACTACATGTGACTTGATACTTGTCGAGATGTATTTCAACAAATCATTTCCGAATGATTTGAGAGATCCCATATCATATGTGATCAGATTAATGTATTCAGAAGCATGATCTCCATACAATGCATTTCGTTTATGTTTTGAAGCACCTCTTCGACGAACAACATCCATGATTGCATTTGATGCAGTTGAAAACAAAGTTGATGCACGTGCAATATTTTTATTTGATGTCGACAATATTTTCAGATAATGATCCAAAGCGATATCATTGCATTCATATTTACAATATTTAGAAATGAATCTCTGTAGATCGGTATCGCTTTGAATCTTATCAAATTCGGTTTTTGTAAAGTGTTTTTCAAATGATTTCATTCTATTTGCTATTTGATCAAATGTTGATTTCGTTGGGGTTTGTTGTTTCAGATACGTATCAGATGCCAATCGTGTTGATGTATCCAATGCAAGATCCAAAATTGATTTCGCCAATTCATTCATATTCTCTTTTTCAGATTTAATATCTCGGAATATGCACGGAATATGATCCGAAATCTTTCGACCGAATTTATCAACAACGTCATTCTTTCGAAGCATCTGCACAATTTTACGTGATGAAAATTTAAATGCGATTCTTCTGATTAAATCTGCGATACGTTTAAAAATGTTTTTGATCAATTCAACCATATTGATGATGAATGAAACCGGACGTGAATTCTTGACCATTGTTTTTATGTCTGGATCAATCCCATCACTGATTTTTCCTTCTTGAATAATCAGGTCGGTTGTATCATCAAGATCATATTGCTCGGAAATCGTATCATACTTGATGTATGTATCAAGAAGAGATGTCAATACATCCAATTCAGAGAATATACTCTGCTCTTGTACAACGTCAATATATTGCAATAATTCATTTTGATACATCAGCTGTCACCAACCTTTTAAACTTCAGCTCTATTATCATCCGCTTCACCATGCTTGAAAACACTCATGTATTTCTCGGTGATTTTTGAAATAATCTGTGTTATTTGTGATAGATTCACAGATACAATCATTGCGTCGTTATTGATGCTGTCAGTTTTTTGTTTCAAATATTCATCAATGTCAACATCTTGTTCCATCGGTGCTTTTTTCAAAAACTCACCAGCATCTTTTTGCATCTCATTGGCTTGATACGTGACATTTTCCGCGATCTTCATACAGCTTTTAAGGTTTTCTTTACCTCGCTGAATCACTCGAGCAAGTCTATGTTTTTCATTACCTGGATATGTTCTCGCAGTGAATATTGCATTGAAGCCCTCTTTATTTTCCCTATATTTATCAAGAGCGTTTTTTAGATCTCCAGTTTTTTCACTCATAGTAGAAAAATATGTCAAGAATTGAGCTGGTGTCGGTTGCTCATCTAATTCCATATAACGTAGGTTAATATACAGAGTCCCTATAAAGTTATCAAATTCGTCATAATCAATCGGCAGTGATTCTCGAAAGAGCTCCGAATCCAATATATCGGGATCGTAAATTCCAGCCGTCAAATTGAGCATTGTACTGATTAATTTTACAATGATTCTCATGAATTTCATAATTAATCTCGGAATAAACATGAGAATCTTTTTAATTTTAGATTCGCCATATTGACCTTTCAAAGGAGCATTTAAATCGTTAAAAATTTTTCCTTCTTGGAAGATGTCAAATGATGAAAGATCGGACGATTCATCAGCTTCTTGCAAAATAACAACTGATTTTGAATAAGCGTTTAATAAGTCATTAATGACAGATAATTCAGACAATGTTGTTTGTTCCTGAATCTTGTCGACGTATTGCAATAACGATTCTTGCATGCATATCACCTGCCATTCAGAAGAATATCAAGTGCCTCACGACGAATCTCACCACGAAGCGGAATGTGCATTCTGGAACCATCACACTGTTCAACAATGATAGATTCATTTTGAATTCCCATCAATTCTTCTGGTGAAATCTGGAATGATTCGCAAACAACACGAAGATCTTCTGACTTCTCGGCACAATACTTTGCCAGTTCTTTCAGAAATACAACGGTACCTTCCTGATGAACTGTCGGCTGAATATCACCATCTGCATTTTCATGAGACGGGAAATCGACCATATCATATGTGATAACTTTTGAAACACGCATATTCGGTTGGCCCATCGGAGCGGTCGGAATCATAGTTCCCAAGAGACGAACCGAGAATGATGGGACAGAGCCCATATCGATGATTTCAACAGCTGCACCACGGCCAGTTTCGAATGCTGGGTCAGTTGTGATAATCGCACGATACCGGTCACCCTCCAAACGATTCTTTCGAATCATATGAGAAGTGCGTGTTTGCTCCGGAATGTACATACGAATTTCGGACAAACGTTCACCGGCAATATCCGCATTCGGGTGGTTCAATTCACCACGCCATTTGTTCTGACAAATCAATGTTTGAATTCTTTCATCACCATCAATGACAGAAACAAGATTCATCGGATCATAACGACGTTTCATGCGGTTATAACAATTGAATGTTTGAAGTGTTGCATCAAACTCAACATATGGTGCACCATTCGACGCACGGAACATTTTGTATCCACGTGGATCTACTTTGAATGATGGGATCTCTGCGTCTTGTGGTGCTTCTTGAACAAAACAAGCAGTTTCATACTTGTTTGTCTGTGTGCTTTTTAACGGCATACAATTCATACTCCTTTCATTATGTATTATCATATCGATTCCAATGGATCTTTGTGTACAATTGATTGAGTTGGTCAAATGTGATGCCAATAATAGCAACAGGTTTATCAACGCCATACACGAGTCGATCAGTTCCCGTGACTTTCACAACCATCGCATTTGTTCCATCGGAAGTTTTGTCGAAATAGACATCAACATCAATACCGGTAAATTCCAACCGGTTGAGTTGTTCATTCAATTTACTCTGAATGGATAATGGGATCTTATCATCATCTGTATATTCGTGCAAATATTGTTCAATATCGATCCCCAATTCGGGGATCGATGGATATTGTCCTGGTTTCATTTTTAACAAAACCAGAATAGAATTTACACACATTTCAAATGTTGATATGATCTTTGGTTTATACATGGAATCAGTATCCATGAGAACATCGTACCCGAGAAGCTGAAAACTTCTCGGGTACTGTTTCTCAACTTCAGCAAGAGTGATTCCTTTTTCATCTAATGGCATGGAATCATTCCTTTCATAACGGAAAAATTATTCCTCCGTCGATTCAGTTTTCTGTTCAGTCTCTGCAGGAGCCTCTGTTGTTTCATCAGTCTTTTTGGTTTTGGCTTTGCTAGCAGAAGGTTTGTTCTTCTCTGCAACATCGATAACCTTCTCGGACAGCTTAAAGAACTTCTCGAGTTGTGCGGAGAAATCGGAAGTATCATCCTGTTTCTTTGCACGACGTTTGATTACTTTCTGATCGCGCATAATGTCATGGGCAATACCAACAAACTCAGCAACAGTACGCTCATCATCAGATGAATAATATTTTCTCTTAACGCTGTTCATTGCAGGTGTTAGATAATCGAATGTTTTGAAGCAAAGTGCAGAGATAGCACTCAACGCTTTCTTCAGTTTGCGGAAATTCTTGACACCCATCTTTCCATCAGTGTTACCAGATTCATCTCTCACAAGATTAGCAACCTTCACAATCTCTTTACCGAGAGATTCACTGAACTTATTCAGATAATGTCTTTCTGTCAATCTTCTGGCGATATTAGCAGCAATACCAATCAGCGGTGCGGCAATCAGCAATTCAAGCAGTGTAAACTCTTGAACGATTTCATCATTATCATTCATCTCAGTATGCTTGTCATAATATTCGAGAATTGCATCCTCGACATCCAAAGACGACTGCATCACGTTAGTATCGATCGCGTTAATACTATTCATCAATTCATTCATAATAAACAACTCCTTATATGTTATTTGGTTTTCTTACCAACCGCTTTTGCACGGGCTTTCGCATCATCCGTCGAAATCTTTTTCGCTGTTTTGAAATCTCCCTGCTCTTTGGCACGTTCGATCTTCTTTCCAATAACAGCCTGATGATTGGATGACGTAACCTTGCGTTGTCCACCTTTCTGGACACGATCTGTTTCTTGTAACTGTTTTGCACTTGCACCAGAAACTTTACCGAGCAATCCTGTTAATCCAGAGATAATGCCATTCAACCGTTGTTCTGTTCCAGGAGGAGCATTCTCAACCTTACCTTTTCTGACAGCATTTCTTTGTTTGACAGCTTTACTCTTCAGCGTTTGTAACATTTCCGGAACAGATGCAACCGTGTCAAGACCTTTATTGATTGCTTCGCCAGCTGTAGACATTGTCATCTTAACAGCTTTGCTTTCTTTGATCGTTCTGACCGCTTTGTCAGCAACTTCAGTTGCACCAGCAATCACATTCTCTATTCTACTGATAGAAGAGTCCGACAAATCGAGATCCAATTTGTCAAAACGTTTCTTGACTTCCGTCATGAGTTTTGAGACAGTATCATAGTCATATGCGAATGTGACATCACCACCTGACTGTACTGCAGCTTTTCCACCCATTGCACGTTCCAATGATTCAATTCGAGCATTCTGTGAATCAAGTTGATATCTCAATTTATCATTCTCTTTTCGCAATTCAGCAATCTTATATCTGGAAAATAGATTCTTGAATTTGCGAGAAAAGAAATCACAAATAATAGGAAGCTTGTCTGTCAAGAATGAAGCGGCACCGATCACACCTTCTTGGACAAAATCATCTTCGGTGGTTTCGCAACATCCTTCCTGGATCATTTGCTGACGTTTTGAGAAATATTCGCATTGTGATTCTGCAACGGATGTAATTGCATCGATTTCATTTTGTTCAATGTTATCGATGCATTGTAACAAAGAACCATACTCATCAAACATCTCATCATCACCTTCTTCATTAAGATTGTAATACATCATTGATTCGCAGCAATATATATGTTGCAACGAAACAAATGTATGCTTTGACAATACTTCCATCAAATTCATATTTTTCAGTCATTGGAAGTATAACGGGTTTTCCTGCGATAGCACGATCAATCGCAGTTGGGAATTTGGTAATTCTACCAATGTACTTTGATGAATTGATATCGGTTTCATCATTGCCTTCTTTTGTAATGAATACATACAAAATGAGATCAATGATATTTCCAATATCTTTTTTCTCAACCTTTTGTGCAAGCTCATACAATGTATCAACTTTCACATTCTTACGACTGGCGATCCCTTTGTATACATTATTCATCTTTGTATACAAAGTATCTCCTGCAGAAATCTTTCGCAACAAATTGTCACGAATTTGGATCAATTGTTTCTTTTCCACATACGGTTCATCTTCATCCGTGATATCATTTCCAACACTATTCTTATCTTCCATATCTTTGAAGTATCGTGTACCCAAAGAACGAAGATCCTGGCGGAATGAATTACGAATTCGATTCAAAACATCCGCAACAACTTTTGGAGAAATGTACAATGACATCTTTGTTCGATAGAATGCATATCCTGTTTCGACACGATCACCAATCCAGTTGATCATGTTTTCACAACGGACGAGATTCCAGGAACGATCCAAATGTTGATATGTATACGCCATGATGTTTTCTTGTGGATGTGGAAAATGAAATTGATATTCCAATGAAGCTGCATAGATCGTCAGACCCAACTGTTGTCGGGCAGAATCACGAAGATTGTTTCGGTCCGATTTTGTTTGTTTCGGGATATTGGTCAACATATCACAATAGACCAGTGTGCATACGTGAATGACATTGGTTGGATATGATACGATTGTATAGAATTCTGATTGATTCACATATTTCTGCAATAAATCACGAATGGTTTTCTTTGCAGATTGAACCGTGAATCCAAACAATTCCAAAACATTATCCACGTATTTACGTGGATATCTCACACGTTCTGTTGGATATGGTTTCGTTAACATTTCCGCATTCGCTTCAATGAATTGATTACCATATTCAACATATTCTTTCATCTTTTTCGGATCGGATAATGTATTAATAACGGGATCCATGAATTCTTCACGGAACTGAATGACTGCGGGATCATTGACTCCTTCTTGAATCCAATGATAAACCTCTTGCTCCGTCAAGAATTGTTGTTCCATGAAGAACATCTGAGTTCACCTCAATTGAACGATTTCTTTTTGTTGCGATTTCTTTTATTGTGATACTGATTCACCGGTTTCTCTTCTGCGACAGGTTCTTCGGTCGTTTCAGTTGAAACCTCTTCTGTTACAGCATCAACAACTTCTTCAACCACATCGATCGGAGTTTCCACAACTTCAACTTCCGTAAGTTCAAGCACAGAAATCTCTTTTGGAACTTCGACCTCAACTTCCACAGGTTCTTCAACAACCGGGGTTTCTTCCACAACAGATTTTGCGATTTCGACAACAGGTGGTTCGGGTGTTGGTTGTGTTTCAACCACCGGAGTTTTGACAACTTCTGGCTTCTTTTCAACAGGAGCCTCTTTCTTTTCGGAAAGAGTTTTCTTCGTGATGATCATGCCAGTTGTTGCATCAAACACGCGAACACCTTTGAAATTCAAAACACGATGAATCTGAAGTTCGGACATTTCAACATTGTATACTGGCAGGAGACCCAGGCCACCAATGTATCCCTTTCCGGAAACGTTGACTTTCATTCGATCACAATCCTTTCTTGTTATCTGGATTCTTTATTAATATCTTTCATTGCAGAATGCAATTTTTCGATACTATAATAAGATTCTGAAATAATATCAGTTTTGATTCCCATCGCTTTCAGGAATAGATCCGTTTGAAGCAATGTGGGTTTGTCATATACACCGGTTTTAATATCACTCAATTTGACGTTGCCAGAACGAGAAATCTCATCCAGCATATTATCATACTCCGTGACATTATCACCACGAGCACCTGAAATTTCAGACAGGATATCATCAGCACCAATACCAGCAAGCAACTCGTTTTCAACACCCGTTGTGGTACCACCCTTGGATTCGCCTTTCACAGCACCAGTGTTTTCATCACGATCCGTGTCACTCAAAGCCAGGCCCGTCTTCTTCATGACCATCTGCTGCGGACGTTTGATATTGAGATATCCAACCAGAACAGGTTGTCTGGTTCTTACAGGTCGGTTTGGATTTGATGAGATGTGCGGTAAGTAAACATATTCGAATAATTTGATTCCAAGTTTATCTGCCGCTTTCTCCATATTTTCAAACATCATCTTTCTGGAGTTATCTCCAAACTCTTCGATGTCAACACGGAAATTACTTTTTGGATCTTGCAAGAATTTTGTGATCCATTGTGTGAATTGATCATCTGACATTACTTGAAACATGTTTCGATATTTCTCTGCATTGGTTCCAGATGGATCCATGATTTTTAAAATATCATTGACCAATGTTTCGACCTGTTTTCTCTTGTCATTCATGCATGAACACAACTCCTTTCTGGATTGAAGTTACAGAAACGTTTCTTATATAGTATATATGTGGGGATTGAATCCCCACATGCAATTTATAATAGTATAAAACAATAATTTTATCAAGAATGTATTCATTGAAAAACTCGATGTTAAACCTCTGAGATATGAGGATTTTAAATATTTTCAATGTAAAGGAGTATGAACTATGGCTGAGAATCTGAAAACGACAACAGACGTTGATATGAATAGACCTGATGGTTCAAAAGATATCAAATTCAGTGGTCAGTTTATGCAGAACTTTGATGATGCTATCACAAATTATGACCGCACGCTGAATTATTTGGATCAGTTGATCAAGGGTCATAATTTCACAGATGACTATGGTGTATGCAATTGCAAATATCAGATGGTATACATCACACCACATGACATTGCATCCTACATTTCATATGTGTTGAAAGCAATTTCAAAACGATTGGTTGAATGTGACATCCCTGATATGGAGAAATTGAGTGTCGAATTGGCAAAGCGTTTCATCAAAGACAATTCTGGATTTGATTTCGAACGTGATAATCTGTTCGCTAATTCAACGTATTCCGATCCACGTACACAGACAATGATGGACATGCTTGTTCAGATGCAGAACTCATTCTTTGATCGTGGTGTGTATTCAAAGTATGAGATGGAGCAACGCGCAAAATCGTTGAAACCGGATTATGATACTATTAATGGTATGCATTTCGGTCGAGCAATGAAAGCGGTTGTGAATGCGCTTCCACAAACGATCAAAGATTCCATGAAGGATTCGACCGAAGATGGGTTTGTGTGCTGTAATTGCGAACTGGTCATGTTCTACATCGAAACATTCATCCTGTTTGTGTGCTCGTTGAACACTTGTACGGTTGAACAGATGATTGGTTATGCGCAACCGCGTTCCACATTCATCAGAAAAGAGATCTCCAAGTACAAAACCGAATCCTATGCCGAAACTGCATTCAATGGTTTTGTGACAGAATGCTCTATCATTAAAACAAATGATATGAATATTCGTGCAAGAATCCCGTTTGATTGCAATATGCGGAATATTGTGCTGCAGGATGTCACACCAGATTTCAAAGATTCCAAGAGCGCTTTGCATTTCATGCTGAAAGACTCCCGTTCACCAATTCATGCATTGTTGATCAAATATGCGACGGATAAACAAATTGCGGGTCGTCCAGATTGTGTTCCGGCAATGACATTGTTCGAACCATATTTCCATATGCATGAATGCAATGCAATTCAAATGGAATTGGATAAGGCTGGATTCATGACAGATGTGAATTGGCTGGATAAGATTGCATATGGTAATCAATTCATGGATGGTAATTATCGTCTGGATGCGATGGGTAATGAAAACAAGCATCCACTGGTGATGACATTGGAAACGCTTCATAAGATGTATTGTGGTTGTAATCTAAAAACCAATGAGGAATTGGCAAATCAGATTCTGAAGATTGCTGGTTTGATGCATGAAGTGATTATCCGCAATTGGTGCACATTGAACCGTCAACTCACAACTGACATTTTGTGTGTGCTTGGTGATTGCTTCACACGTTGTGTTCTGAAGCTGTATAACAACAACTGTGTTGTGATTGTTGCTTCTGATGACATGAAAGACACAATGGCGCCGGGATATACATATTGCGAACAGTTCGTTTATGAAGCTGATGCAAAACCGGGTGTTCAAGTTCAGACAACCAATACAACTGGTACAACAGCGCCAAATCAAACCGGTTTGTCGAAATTGGTATCCATGATTCGCCAATTTGCAAAATGGATTGCATCGAAACTGGCACAATTCTTCCGCTTGTTCCTATTGACAAACGAAGCAAAGATCAAGTATATCAATTCACATGCGGAGCAAAATAAGAAGATTGGTGAATCTTTGGGTAAAGATATGAACGTCAATATGGCAAATCTTCCAAAGTATAACATTCCGTACAGTGCAATCCATTCGAAGGTTGAGCAAACAAAACAGCATCTTGATATGGTTAATCAATATCTGAAGGATGGCCAGATCAGTGATGAAGAGATGACCAAACTGAAGATAGCATTGTATCCGGGTGATGATAATACTGCACGACGCATCGTCGACACAACCGACAAGAATCAACGTCAGCAGTTGATCAAGAATTATGTGCTCTTTGGTAAACTTGAACCGACAGAACAAGAGCTGAAGATGAATGGTAGTATGACCAAAGAAATTTGGGATGATATTATCAAAACACTCACGGGTTCACCAAAACTGATTGATGAGTTGACAAAAGATTTCAATAAGATGCTCACGAATGAAGTGAAACTCTTGGATCAAAAAGCTAAAGATGAAGAGCGTGCAGCACAGCAATCTGCAAATAATCAGAATGGTCAACAGCAGCAACAACCAACCGGAGTTGCACAGACATTATACAATCTATTCCAAGAAGTATTAAGTGATTATCAAATGAATACACTGAATACACTTGCAAAGACAATGTTTGGAACATATTATGACGTGTACAAGAAAGTGTATGATGCTTACCAGGCACAAATGAGAAATCAAACAAATCAAACGAATCAAACAAATCAACAAAACGCTCCATCTCAACAACAAATGGTCCCCGCAACAAAATAATCAGGGAGGTCAACAGTTATGAAGAATCAAACATTCAAGGAATCGGTTGAAAATAAAATCAAACAATCTCCATCATTGATTGCTGCATTGGAATCCGTTGCAGCAATGTATGGTATTCCTGCGGAGAATATCGTGGTGGATGATCGTTTGAATTCTATCCAGGTGCAAGGTGATACGATCCTTGCACCTGATAAACCGAATCCGTCACAAAACACACAATCAATCGTGTGTGCAATTGGTGCGGTTCTCGATTACATTTCCCAGAGAATCGATAAGAAGCTGGATGCTTATCAGGCAGACAATATTGCGAAAGCGCAGGAACCAGTTCAGCCTCCTGTTCCAGCACCTTCTCCTGCGGATGTGCCGATTGAACCGGATGCAACATCATCCACATACTTCACCGATGAAGATGATGTCATGAAGAATGTTCCAACACAAGTTGACATCAAACAAGCATTGGCACAGGCCGAGAATAATATTCCAGCTCAAATCAATGAGTCTGCTTTGATGGTAGATCTGGTTGATCGTTTCCATGGTACAACAACACTCGGTTATGATTTGCTTCAGCATCAAGGATTCGATTTTGTACAGCCGACAAACAAAATCGTTCAGGAAGCTGACGAAGGTGAATCTTCCGAAGCATCCGGTTCAATGAAACAAATTCAACATATGAAATTTGATAACTCCAAGATTTTGGATGCTATCAAATTATTCAATGATGCATATGTTGAATCATTGAAGGATGGTCCCATTGACGAAGATGAAAATGAAAAACCAAAACCGAAACCGGAAGAAAAGAAACCCGAGCCAGATTCATCAGATAATAAATCCGATGATAAAACGGATGATAAAACGGATGATAAAAAGGGTGCTGCCGGTAATAGTGGTTCTAACGAGAAACCTTCAAGAGTTAAAGTCTCCAGAATGATGAAAACTCCTGAGTGGAAAATGGGTGTCAAACGTCTGGAAGAACAGTTTGATTGTAAACTGAAAATCAATTATGACCCTGAACACGAGACAAACATGTACACGATGATCAATGAAAACCAAAGACGTGAGAAATTGATCATCTCTAAAAGTAAGGGCTTCCAACTCAGTGGTATGAGAATTAATATCACAATTGCTGGACGCATGATGGACACATTCATCAAATATCGTGACAAGCAATTATTTGGTCAATCAATGGTGTCTGTTTTCCTTCACGAAATCTTCCACAACATTGTCCAAATGATTGCGCAGTTTGATTTTGATTTCATCACGTCGATGTCATCTACGATGATGATTGCAACTTCAACAAAAAGTGTGAAAGCACGTCGTGCAATCTTTTCAAACTATGTAAAATCAATTCGTTCAATTGACGGAAAGAAACTTGGTTTGTTTGAACGAAAGAAAATGATTCGTCAATTGCTTTACATCTCGGCAGCACAATACGATGCCAATATGATCAATGAATTGAAAAAGCAGATTGATTCTGGTGAAGCTTCAAAAGATACAATCGACAAATATATCAAAGCCATGGAAAAGTCGATTGAAAAAGAGAAGAAGTGGAGAGAACGCAGAGACAAGCCTCTTATCAAAGTTCTGAATGCAATCATGGTCATCGGTGGATTGTTGACAGTATTTATCGGCGTTGGTTTCATCATCCTGTTCGCATGGTCAATGTTGCCGATTTCCGGCATGAAACAATCCGACTATGAGAAATGGTTGAAAGAATACTTGAATAATCCAAACAAAGAAGAATACTACTGTGATCTATTTGCCGGTATTTACAATTTACCAGTCACATTCTTACTCGGTAGCGTATCTCTGACCGGTGGTAAAACGGCATCGAGAATTGATGATCCGCGTTTAAAGAAACTTGCTTCTTTAGAAAAAGAAATTTCACAAATGATTTTCTCAACATATCCGACATTGGAAGAAAGATGCTATGCTTCCGTTAAGATTGCGAAGAAAGCATTGGAAGACAATCCGGATATGGATCCGTCACTAAAGGAATATCTCCAGTGGATTATTGACAATTATAAGAATCTGGAAGATATTGGTATTGAGGATGATTACAATGCCGGTGCATTCAATCCAAAAGAAGCAGATGATTTGGATGAACACATTCAGAGAATCATCGACCATGGTGATGTGACTGTCACGGAATCTGCAAAGCCATTTCAGAAGAAATCAAAGATCGGTCGATTTTCAAACAATTGAGGTGATATGAACCATGCGACGAACGAAATGCATGTTCTGTCCAAAGATATTTGATGATAAACATAAGTATTGTCATCATGTCGCATCTCAGCATAATGATCAGATCCCAGAAGATCAGGAACCATTAGAATTTGCATATTCGTTGTTGGTCCATAAACCAACTGGAAGATCGTGTGTGATTTGTCGCAAGAATCCGGTCAACTTCAATCAACAAACGTTGAAGTATGACCGGATTTGCGATAATCCGCAGTGTAAAGAAGAATATGTGAAATTAATGAAAGCGCGAATGGTTCGTGTACATGGACAAGAACATTTGTTGAATGATGCGGATATGCAACGAAAGATGTTGTATAACAATCACAATGCACGTGATTTCATTTGGGATGCGGATCATAAGTTCCGTGTGATCGGTACATATGAAGAAGACTTCCTAAAGAAACTGCGTTCGATCGGTTGGAGTCCAAATGATGTGATTGCGCCATCACCAAACAATTATTGGTATAAATGGAAAGATGGAACGTTGCATCTTTACATACCCGATTTCTACATTCCATCATTGTCATTGGAAGTTGAAATCAAAGAATCCGATAACAAACACCCAAGAATGGAACATGAACGCGAAATGGAAGCATTGAAAGATAAACGATTACATGATGAAGAAAAGAAAACCAATATTCATTACATCAAAATCGTTGATAAGAACTACGATGAATTCATTCGCGATTATGTGAAGTCTGATGAAAATAAACCAGAATAACAAAGGAGGATTTATTATGCCAAAAAAGAATACGATTTTTTCTTCTTCTACAGAAAAGAAGGAGACAAAGACAAGAAAAAAGAAAACTGAAGTCAAAGAAGAAGAATCATTGGAACTTTCTGCTGAAATGGATGAAGAACTCTCCAATGGTCTCGGTGATGATGAAGAGGAAGATGGTGAATCTGTATGAATGAATTATTAACATATATTGATCAAATCGATACTGCATCATGTATTGCAGAAATGGAAACACTGAATGCATTATGTGATTCCTATATAAAAGCATCGATGATTATTGAAGCTGTCGATGAATCTACAGACACATCATCGTTTAGTATTTTCCAAGAACTAAATACTGATACACTTAAAGATGCATTTAGAAATTTCATGTATACCGATGGAACTATGCCGCATGGAAAACCCGGAGAAAGTGTTGTAAAAAAGATACTATTATTCATTCCGAGATTGTTTTTGATGTTTTTACGACAGCTAATGAAGCTTGTCGTCTTCATAGTAGGTCATTTAGTGGATGACATAATATCTATAAAAGATGATAAATATCGGTATCTCCCGATTGATCCAGAGGTATTTCGATCCGATATACTTAATCAGATTGATAATTTAATTAGTCTATTTAAAGATGTGCATGAACATGTACCGAATAACTGTGACTCACCAGCGAAATATTATTCGATATTAGTCTCGACGGTTATTGATCTGACTAATGGGTTCGAAATACCAACAGTGAATGGCAAAATGAAAAATGCTACAATGGAAATTGCATTAGACGAGTTCGCTAAATATTTAAAGCAGTATGACGATGGAGGTTCAAAACACAAAAAACTGTTTAAAGAAACCAAAGAAAATTCACCACAGTCACAGGAATATACCTCTAAGCTAATGAAAAAATCATATCACAATACAGTTAGAGAATTGAAAAATCTCATAAAAAGACTTAATTATGTGAATAAAAATTTCAAACAACAATATGAACAAGATGAAGCTATGGGTGATGCATATCGTGCAGTAAATAAAATGCGATCTAACCTAGCATATATTCTTCAATTTTTGGCAAAGATTTCTACTACGTGTACAGAATATTCCAATAAACATAAATTGAATGAATATAAAGATTCATATCGCTATGATTCTGCTGAATTTGATGATGACTACAACGAGGAGGAATCTTAATGGCCAATTATACAAATTCTCCATTGGTTGAATACACACATATTTCTCCATACAGAAATTCTCCACGTAATCAACCAATCACAAAAATTACATGGCATCACACTGCAGGTGTGTGTTCATTGGAACAGTTCGATGAAATTGTTCATCGTCCCGGAAGAAACATGTCTTCCAATTACATGGTCGACAAAGATGCTCGCGTTGGACTCTTCTGCCCAGAGTCTGATCGTTGCTGGTGTTCGTCATCTTCGTGGAATGATAACAGAGCGGTTGTATTGGAAATATCCAACTCCAAGAGTGGTGGAGATTGGCCTATCTCTGATAAAGTATATCAGAAGTGTATTGAACTGACCGTGGATATCTGCAAACGAAATGGAATTAAAAAATTAACATTTACCGGTGACAAGAATGGATCTTTGACATTCCATCGTTTTTACGCCGCAACTGGATGTGTTCCCACTACAACAACAGAACTGCTCACACCGACAGGTTGGAAATCCATTGGGGATATCCAAGTTGGTGACACTATTATGACAGTTGATCCAAAAACATTGGATATGAAATTTGATACTGTCGAGAATTTGACAAATAAACACATTGATGATGTTTACACTGTCAGGGGAATGTCAGTCACAAAGGAACATCGTGTGTTATGTCATACATCCGATGATATGACAACCATTGGATATCAATTCAAATCATTTGATGAGTTGAAAGATAAGTCATATCGAATTCCTGTTGCTGGATATACAACCAATGCCGGAATTGAAATGACATCTTCTGAAATGGTATTTCTGTTGAGATATCAATGGCATGGTACATTGTTAGATGACGGAACTGTTTCATTTGTATTCGTAAATGAAAATCAACTTGGATACATGCGTACATTATTGACAAACATTGGATACAAATTCGATACAGAACGCGATGATCTCGGTCCAGTTCATGTATATGTCAGAGACAAACGTGCAAATGAATTGATCAATAAATACATGGTGGGTGATACCAAAGAATTCAATTGGGAATGGTTGACCATGTCACCAACACAATTCTCATATTTCATCTACAAGGTGACTTGTCATGAGGATGGAACTTGGAGACGTATCTATGGTTCTTCATCAAAACAAAATCGTGATGTTGTTCAAGCATTGTGTGCATTGAATGAACGCGGTACAAAATGTTTGGATAAAGATGGATTGATCTACGTATCTGATCCAATTCGCACAATTGAATTTGGCAAGAGCGAGATTGTTGAATCCAAGAATGAAGAAGTCATGTGTGTCACTGTTAAGAGTGGCGCATTCTTAATGCGTCAAAATGGTTATACAACCATCACCGGAAATTGCCCTGGTGAGTATATCTATTCTCGTGCACAACAAATCTGTGATGAAGTCAATGCCAAATTGAATCCTCCTGAACCACAACCGACACCAACACCGACTGTTGAAATTAAAGCTGGTGATTTGGTTAAGATTGCAGCCGGTGCTGTCTATTATGGTACTTCCAAGAAGATTCCACAATCTGTCTATGATCAGAATTGGTATGTGGATTCTGTATCTGGTACACGTGCTGTATTGGGTAAGAATGAAAAGGGAGATATGAATATCAACTCCGCCGTTGATACAAAATATCTGACTGTGGTAAAAGAGGCACCAAAGGAAACACCAAAACCTGTTGAACCTGTACAACCAAAGCAGAAATGTCCATATGTCACGAAACTTGCAAAAGGTTCATCTGTATATACAATCAATGGATCATCTGCAATGTTCGCATCTTCCATTACCGTTGAAGGTATGTATACGATCATTGAAGAAAAGACAATCAAGAATGGTGTGTATGGAAAACTGAAAAGCGGTGCAGGTTGGGTGTATCTGCGAAGAAGTGAACAAAAAATTTCTGTTGGAGACTATGTGAAAGTCTTGAAGGCTGTTACATATGATGGCAAACCGTTCAAAGTGTATCTTGCAAAATACAAAGTTTTGCAAGTGAATGGTGACCGGATTGTGATTTCGTCCGATGGAAAGAAAGTCACTGCGGCTGTCAAAGCATCCAATCTTCAGAAACTATAAAAAAGAAATGGGGGCGCATATGCGCCCCCATATATTTCAAACCGTATCGCCAAGAGCCTCGATCCTTTCTGGTGACAGTTGGATCGTCCACTCAAGACGATTAAACTTTTGACCATTGCGCAACCGTGTATGCATTGATAACACGGTTGAGAAATGTTGCAAGATTCATATGCGGTGGCACATTAATCCTGCTTATTGCGGGGTTACGCATTTCATCGTATGTAAATACGACAATCGGCACCCGCTTTCTGTCACTTATCAATATTTGCGTTTCATTGTGATCCATTGCAACAATGAAATGCTCAGAACTGAACAACGTCCAATTCTTTCGAATTTCACCGAAACGATCTTCCGGTGTAAATTCGGATTTGAGTGTTTCAAAGAGATCAGACATTTCCATCAAGATCACCTTCTTTAAGATTATTAAGGGAGCAGATCATGTTCAATATGCCGATCAACTCCTGTGCTTTGGTATACAAAGCAGCGATCTTCTCGGAATTCGATACCATCTTATCATAGAGATTGACTGTATCGTTCATTGCGAATTCGATCCGACCATCGTCATCTGTCGGATCCTCTTCTTTGAGTTTTGCGATTTCTGCTGCACGAGAATCAGCCAGTGTCTGCAGTAACTGACCATAGTGGTCTCGACGCTGCATTTCTTTGAGAACGATATCAAGTACCGCTCTCAGATCATCGATTTGCTCTTTTAGTTTTGCTTCCATATTGATGTACCTCCAACAAATTTGAATGTGAATAGGTGATTGATTCCTATTCCAGATTAATAATATATATGTTAAAATAAGAAATGTTCGGACATATATTATTCCACTGGAATCCCGGGAACAAACTAACAATCTTGTTTGCATGGAGGGTACGTACATGGAAGAAAAGAAACTACAATCCAAAGAACCAAAGCCATTGAATTACACTGCTGGTAGTGTGTTATTCGATGTACGATATTATCGAAAACCAGAATGTTTTGAAGTCATCACATGGAATCCGATTACACGACAACATGAGGTGAATTATGAAGAACCAATCATTGATATCTGGTTTGTAAAACCTGAATTTCGTATTCACAATTATCAGGAATCACAAATTGAAATGGATAAGTGTTATCCATTCTATTGTAAACCATCTCAAGTTGCAAAAGTCATTGCACAAGAGATTGGTGGTGAGTGGGCTGAATGGTATCAAGCAAATTTGGATGCAGAAAATTACAATGACATCACACGACATATGTGTGAATGTCCATGGGTATATGCAGCAGATTTTGAACCAACCGTATATTTTCGATTGAGATGGTTCGATCAATACGGAAAAGATATTGATTTAACAAAGATTACAAATTCATATTTGGATATTGAGATTGATACAATTGACCGTGCCATTGATGCAAAGAATATCAATGATTCACCAAATCCAATCAATGCAGTTACATTGATATTGGACAATGTCAAGATATGTGCAGTATTCATCCTTGGACCTCGACCCAAACATAAAATTGATCAAAAGTTTTGGGGTTTATTGGAGAAGCAGGAAAAAGAGTACAAATGGTTATTACAACATCAAGACGAATTCAAACGAATGATTCGAGAAGATGATGAAGATAACAAAAAATATCTGGAAGGATATGAGATCCGATTACACATATATGAATTCCAGGATGAGATCAAACTGATCAAAACGATATATGATTATATCAACAAATATCGTCCATCATTTGTTGAATCATGGAATGCAAAATTTGACCATCCGAGATTGTGGCATCGAATTGAATATCTTGGATATGATGCAAAGGAAATCATGATTCCAAAAGAATTTAAAACAGACAGAATCTATTATCAGGAAGATATGTCTGGTAACTTCCAGATGAAGAATTCTCGTGATTGGTTCCACATATCTTCTTATTCGGTATGGATTTGTCAATTACGAAAATTTGCTGCAATCAGAAAATCACAACAAGAAAGACGTTCATACTCTTTGGAATCGGTTGGTTCCGATATGTGCGGTATTCATAAATTAACAGAGTCTAAATCTGGATCATTTCGTCAATTCCCATATACGGATTTTCTGAAGTTTATTTTGTACAATGTGCGTGATGTGGTTGTACAAAAAGCAATTGGAGATGTGACGGGTGATTCTCGCACATTGGTATCCCGTTCATTCAAGTTTGCAACTGTATATTCAAAATGTTTCCAGGAAACACATATCGTGCGAAATGCACGTGAATATTATTATCGGAAATTCTCTCATAAAGTACAAGCATGTCGTTTGCTTGTGGATAAAAGCGTTGATTCATCTTTCAAAGGTGCTTATGTGGCACCGCCAGAAAAGAATGCTCCAACTGGTTTGGTTTTGAATGGAAAACGACATCACAATATCATATATGGTTCTTTGGATGCGGATGCAGAATCATACTATCCGTCGACAAAGATGGGTATGAATATGGACCCGATGTCGTTATTATATAAATGCATTATCAAAAATGAAGTGTTCAAAAATGGAACATCAACGAATCGTTCACTGTGTCAAGAGTATGATTGGTATGATGCGAAGAATCGTGCACATGCTGAAGATTTGACTGGTCCGCTCATCAATGCATACAAAAATAGAAACATATTCTCATTAATGTATAACTGGTTTAATCTACCTTCCGTATCTGAATATTTCAAATATTTGGATATGTGTTTTGGTAAATCAATAAACGGAGGAAATTGATTATGTCATTTGAGGAACAGATGCCAACACTGGAATTGGGTGATGTATCAAAACGATACATGCAATTATACGGTGTGAATATCGTGTTGCAACGTGCCATTCCAATGTTGGTTGACGGATTGAAGCCGATCCATCGACGTATCATGTATGCAATGTATCGTGTTGCACGTGGTAACATGATGAAGGTTGCAACGATTTCTGGTGAAACAATGAAGTTCTCCCCGCATTCCGACCTGGGTACAAGATACATTGTTGCCGGTTTAGCACAACCGTTTTCAAACAATGTTCCATTCTTGACTCCGAATGGAAACTGTGGTACTGCAACACATGGTGATGATGTTGCTGCAGCACGTTATTGGGACGCATCATTATCCAAATTTGCACTGGATGTATTCTTCTCTGAATTTGATGGTAAGGTCAATATGAAAGAGAATTACGATGGCGAATTGATGGAGCCAATCACATTACCAGCAAAATTCCCAACGATTCTGTTGAATGGTTCTCATGGTATTGGATATACGATGTCGTCGGATATTCTTCCGTATAATCTGAATGAAGTTGCGGATGCAACCATCAAACTTCTTAAGAATCCAAAAGCCGATGTTCATTTGATTCCAGATTCACCGACTGGATGTGACATTATCAAACGTGATGATCAGACATTTGTAATGCAATCATCATTTGAAATCGATAATGTGAATTACATCATCACGATCAAGAATACACCATTTGGAGAATATCTATGTGATATCGATAAACGGTTATGTGAAATTCAGGACGGACCGAATCCAATTAAAGAGATTCTGAATGCAGATAATGAATCAGAATTGTCAGAGAACAAAATCCGATATGTGATTCGTTGTAAACCATGCAATCTGTATCAGGTAATCAATCAACTGTTCAAACGTGTTGCTGGATTCCGCATTACATTATCAACAAGAAATTGTGTTGTGGTTGATGCAAATAACAGAACGCAAAAATATAATGAACGACAAATTCTGATGGCATGGATTACAAACAGACTGAAAGAAAAGCGTTCATTCTTCTTGAGAGAATTGGTCGCAAAGACGACGGAGTATAACATGTTGAATGGTAAGAAGTTCATGTTATCTCCGCAGAATCTGACAAAGACAATCAAAGTCTTCCGTTCCTGTAATAAGAAAGATGAAATCATTCCAGCATTGGTAAAAGCTTATGATGGCAAAGTCACAACATCACAAGCGAATTATATCTCCGGGTTATATGTATATCAATTGACAGAAGGTGAATATCAAAAGACCCTCGAGATGATTGACAAAATCACAAAGGAAATCCAATATCTAAAATCAGTTGTGGAAGATCCCGAAAAAGTCAGAGATGTTATCATTGATGATATCAAGACAATTAAATCAAAATATGGAAACCCCCGTCGTTCCAAAATACTGAATGCAAACGGCGGGGAACAAACAAACATCGGGATCTGTCAAATTCTAACGGATGGATCCATCCTATTTTCGGAAACAGAGAATCCGGACCATTTCGCATCCGATGTGACACCAATCGATGGTGATGAAGTATGTCTGATTGATCAGTACGGAAAATCATTATGGGTGCAACTGGATAAAGTACCACATGACAAACCTCTGACATTAACATCAATTGGTAGAGAACCAATGGGTGAATGTTTGGCAGTTGTATCAAATTCAGATCGTTCCATCGTGATGTTGACCAATAAAGGTCGTATCAAATTAATGCCGATTAATAAGATACCCTCCAATCAATCCAGAAAAGCGTTGATTCCATTGCAGGATGATGAACGCATTGTATCCATATTGGAAGTGTCTAACACGTCAGATGATTTGTTAATGTATACTTCGGATGGATATGGCAAACGATTCTCCGTATCAGATTTGAATTCAGTTAATTCACCGGATGCACAGGGACAATTCATTGTCAAAGAGAATTGTGATGCCGCTGGATTATTTATGGTGAATTCGAAAAAGCCGCTAATTTTCTATGTTACACGACTGGGTAGAGTCAGGGTGAATCATTCCAAGTTCTTGGTATCCGGAAAGAAGTTTGCCGGTTTGAAGCCAATCATCAAACTGTCACCACAAGATGATTTAATCGCAGTATTCTGTACAACAAACGACCGAACAGTAACATTATATCATGCGGACGGACGTGTATCTTCTGTGAATGTGAATTCGTTGGATCCGGTGACGATGAATACACCTCCACAGAAACCAAGACATGTTCCTGGTGTGAAGGTGATTCGTGCAACAATCTCATGAAAGGATGTGCATGAAGGATGTTCAAAAAGGATAAAGTGCTACACAAAAAGACAGTTGTATCAGAAATCAATGGAGATAGAGTGTTGACAAAAACCGAACATTTCAGATTATATATCATCATGGGAAAAGACAAACATTCAGAAGATGAGATACTCGGAACAACTCTATTGACAGAAGCACAAGCAACTGTATTGAATGATACCTGCAATTGTAGAGGCATCAAATTCATTCGTAAATTGTGAGGAGAGCATATGTTCAAAGTCACAGTACGAGCAACAAGCATCCTGGTAACACCGGGCCAGGATGCTCTATTGCCGTTGAAGAAATTATTGGATATGCATGAATACGAGGATGAATATCAAGAAACGACCAATATCCTCGGATATATGTATGATGAAGAACATGATGTGTTGTACATGCACAAAGGTATTGATATTGAATATCTGAGACTATTGCTTGGTGATGTAGAAATCAAATACAACCTGTACGACGCATTTCAAGAAATGCATTACGAATTTGAAGAAGTGATTCCGCCACGTGATGAAGATCAAATATCGGCAATTCATTTTATCACGGGAGAAAAAGAGTACGCGTCCAATATCAATGATTCTCAAATATTCCTTGTCCTAGATACTGGAAAAGGAAAGACATTCTGTACTGGATATGGGATTGGTGTATATGGTGTGAAGACATTGATTATCATGCATCGTGATAATCTTCGAACACAGTGGGTAAAATCATTACGTGATTTAAATGGATATACATCATCCGAATTATATGAATTGACATCTTCATCAGAATTGGAAGCAATTGCAAATGGAACATTGAAACTTGATTATGATGTATATCTTATGACACATGCAACATTCCGTGCTGCATGTAATCGCATCCGTGATTGTGAGAAGATTCGTAATATCGCAAAGAATTTACGGATTGGATTTAAAGTCATTGACGAAGCGCATCTGGAATTTCGTGATACATTATTGATCGACTTCCTGTTTAATATAAAACGAAATCTATATTTAACCGCAACGGACGGTCGTTCATCAAAAGATGAGAATGCAATCTTCAAACATGTATTTTCCAATACAACATTCTATCGAAAGATTACAACAAGTTCGACACATCCAGACAAATGGGTTGAATACATCACAATCGATATCAATACACATTGTAATCCAAACATCTATCGATTCCGTGTGAATGGTGGACGTGGTATGTCCGCAATCACATATGGTAAATGGGTGATTCAACATGATAAAAAACACACGCATTTCAAAGTGTGCAAAGAAATCATCAAACAAATCTACGAGGATGAACCGAATGCAAAAGTGATTGTATTCATGCCATTAATTGATTTATGTACGGAATGTGCATATTTCTTAAATATGGAATTGAATAATGATGAATCGTTTGAATATTCACTTGATGTAAAAACAGTAAATTCTCATAATTCAAAATCAGAAAATGAAATGAATAAAAAGGCTGATGTAATTGTTACAACCATACAATCGCTTGGAACTGGTTCGGATATCAAGGGCATTACAGATATCATAAATTGCTCTCCGATCGTTTCAAAAATTGTCGTAAAGCAAGTACTCGGTCGAATCCGATATATTCCATTACAATGTCACTACTATGACATCGTGGATCAATCGGTTCCAGCAGATTGTTACTGGTGGAAATCTCGTTCTCGGACATTAAAGTCATTGACAACAAAATACACACATCTATCATGGCAAGAGGAGGAAACAACATGATCCCATCCAAATTTATCAAAAATATCATCCGTGGAAAAAATCGTTTTCGGTATCTGACCATCATCATTCTTGTTGCCATCTTTGTTACGGCAACAATGATTCATGATTGGAATCAGTTATCCGAAAATCTGTATTACTACGGTATCGTCGGATCAATCATTGTCATTGCAATCGTTGTCTTAGGAATCATCGCCAAATCATTGGATTCACACTGGTATGGAAAGATCAATGATCAGATTGATCGCGAAGCAGAGGAACTGGTCGAATTAATTCACAATAAGAAATTATTTGCACATACTGAAATTCGTCCTGTTATTGATGCTTTGATTGTTCATTATGGAAAAGAGAAAGATGAATAGGATATGGAGGGGCGAAAGCCCCTCCAATTATTTTATCATTATGATTTTGGAATATCTAAACCATCGTCACCAAATACTTCAGGTGGATCTGACAAATGTGGAAACTCAACAGATGGATCCATTTCATGGATTTTATTTTCCAACCAGGAACGATATCGATGATCATCCCCCATAATCCATTTCATCAGTGATATGATCTTCTTGTTCAGAATATCAACCCGTTGTTCTAGGATCTTATTCGATTCTCTGACTTCGGAAATTTCTGTTTTCAATTTTTCATGCAATTCAATCAATGATTGTTTCACATATTCCATTTCTGTTCGCTCGTTTTGAATACGGAGTGCTTCTGCTTCAGCACGAAACTTTTTGTACTGAAATAGAACTGTTAGCACTGCGGCGAGTCCAGCACCTCCACCAATAGCACCAAGAATCGCGACAATTACCGTTCCCATGATTCATACCTCATTTCTTCAATATTATGTCATCATAATAGACAAGCACTATTATTACAAATCTGTGATCATATAAATTTACAGGATGAACCATATGATATTGATAGTTGTGCAAGAGCTATCAATATTCTATCTATCACTTCTGTAAATTCTGCCCATTTCCAACATTTGAACTGATGTGACATAGGTTCAATCTCATGAATCATGCAATCATATTCTACGATTCATGATGGAGAAACGAAAACAAAGGAGAAAGTGTAAAATGAAAAGATTTACAGTAATTGAGACCCTTCGTAAGAAAATGTCTACGATGCGAGCGAAACACACAATTGTTACATCGTCACTAATTGTGATCGCTGTATCAGCTGTGTTTGTTGCATCGGCATTTTCAAATCAACCCATGACAAAAGTGAATGCCCCCGTTGTCAATGCCGAAGTTGTTGTAGAGACTACAGAAACAACGACAGAAGAAACAACAACTGCGACAGAAACAGAGACCGAGGAAACAACTGTCACAACGACAACAGAAGAAACCACGACAACTACTGCTGAAGAAATGACGACAGAAACATCAGCAGAAACAACAACGGCATCTCAAGCAAAGACGGCAGTTGTTCAAGCAAACAATGCAACAACAAAACGGACAACTGTTACGACAACACAGACAACAACATCCGAAACAGTATCAACCACAACAACCGAAGTGAAGATTGTGTATAAACCCTCCACACATTATTTCCACCTCACTTCATGCAAATGGTTTGATAAAACATGTGTATTCGATTATGACATTAATGAGATAGAAGGGCGAATCTGTTCAAAATGTCATCCCGATGTAACACTTGTAAAAGAATACAAACCTCCGGTAAAAGAAACACAGGTGTCTACATCGAGTGGTCCTTACACTATGGAGAATCTTCCGGTTACACAAGCAGAATTCTACATGCTTGCAAATCTGGTTGCACATGAATATGGCGCTGACTGGGTATCATTACCGGAAAAAGCCAAAGTGGTTATGACAGTCATGAATAGAGTCCGCGATTCCAGATTTCCGAATTCCATTCGTGCAGTAATTCTTCAACGGAATCAGTTCTGTTGGGTACCTGATTCCTATTACTGGAGAAGAACTTCACAGAGTTGCAAAGATGCTGTATTGTATTATTTCAATCATCAGTCCTCATTCAGCACACGTCTCAACAGCTTTTACGGCGACGGTTGGCGTAATCACTTTTACGCCGCGTAATATTTAACCACTCGGAGGTTTATCATGAAAAAAGGGACACAGATTTTATCCGTTACATTTACAAAAGATGGTCGTGTAAAAGCGGAAGCACGTTTAAAAACATTGACCATCGATCTTGCATTGACTCGCAACCAGCGAAATCTATTCCGACATTACCGTGACCACGATTTCTTGGATCAAATTGCTACAGAGTTTGGCAATGCTTCCATATTGAGCGATGACTTCTTCATCAAAATCAATGATGAAATCGTGTACAGAAAGTGATAGAATAAGAGTTATACGGGGGCGAAAGCCCCCGTATATTCTCATCATTTTTCCTCGTCATCTTCTTCAAACACTTCGTCAGATTCGACCTCAACGTCCTCAAATGCTTCGGGCGGGAGTTGTTCTGGTTGAAGTTGTTTGTAAATCTGATGACAACCTGTTGCGGCTGCTCCAGCACTGATACCAATAAAGATTGCTTCAATGATGTTATTACCCATCTCAACATTCGGAATATAAAATCCGGAAATACCAAGAATAATTCCGAATACGATGGAACAAATCGGAATGAATTTATTCACATCCTTTCCAAGTGTTGATGCAATCTTTTTCACAACCTCATTTAAAATACCAACAAATGCAGAGATTGTAACGATTGAAAATTCCATAAAATTCATCTCCCTTATAAATATATTATTTCACAGAATACTGAAGAATATACAGTATTACAAAAACGTTTAGGAGGTAATCATATGTTCAAGTTCTTCAAGAAGCGTAACCGACAGACGGATGATGCCATCATTGTTGAAGATGAAAACAAGAATGATGTTATCATCAAAGGTGAAAACACCGCGATCAAGGATATTGCCAGAACAGGTAGATTCCCGAAAATCAAACGGAGGAAAGCAGATAATGATGAATGATCACATGACTGACGTAACCAATGAACATGATGTATCAGATGAAGTCATGGTACATGATGAGAGTGTAATCCCATCTATCAATGAAGACGATGTTGACATGTCGAATTCAATGAGATTTGTATCCATGGATACAAACACATACCTGATGGATAAATCTATCATCAATTGGGAAGAGACATTGAAGAACAAACGGAACATCGAAGAAAACTTGTTCTTCGTTCGAAAGGTTCTGAATGAACTAATCTTCCAACATAAAGAAGAACACAATTCTGGCATTGATGAAGCTTTTGGTCCGGTATTAGATTTCATCAAAGAATTTGGATTCGATCCAACAAAGAGTTATGCAAAGATGTACCCGGATGCAAACGATTTCGATTTTGCATTGATGTATTGTATTGATGCAATTGAAATCATGAACGTCTTGTTACAGGAAATTGCATCATATGAGGGTGCAAAGAATGCAATCGGTTCCATTATGGAAACAATGAACAATATTGGAGGAATGAATAATGAGTGAAGAGCTGAAGAATCCGTCTAATGGTGAAAATGATGAGAGAATATATTATCATCTTCTGAATGGTAATGTGATTTACTCTGATGCGAAGTCTATTAACTGGGAAGAAAACATTAAGTCAATCGGTGTAATTTCCGAGATGGCAGACAATTGCCGTGCAATGATTGCACGACTCATGACTGGTGAACCTGTAAAAATCACAGATGAAAATGGATACGAAAAAGAGGTTCCAATCATTGAACATGCAAAAACAGAATGTGAAAAATTCTTTGAGACAAATCATATTAAAATTGATTACTCCATGTTTGATAATGCGGATATTACAGAACGTGAAAAGTTAATTGCGCGTCTGATTGATATACTGACAATCCATAATGAACTGATTATGGTGTCTGCTATTCTGAATGCTAGCGCAACAACACGTCATTATTATGAAACCATCATTCAGAATATGAGCAATACAAATAACAATGAATCGGAGGAACATAACAATGAAAATCAAGAGAATCAGAATGGTACCGAAGTTCATCACGCTGAGTGATGTAACTGCAATCACCGCGCACTTCAACCTGATTGATCGTCGTGATCAGAATATCATCACTGCCATTTTATCCACCGACACTGTTGATGTGGATGATATTGTGATGGTAGATCTGGATGTAACAGATACATCTGATATTAACATCACATCCCAAGAATTTGCGAATGATATTATGCAACTTCTTACTGCAATGAATGATGATGATGTTCTGGGCTTCGGTGTTACATCGAGTGCATTGGAGACATATCACGCATGCATCGATAATGTATTCAATGAATTGGATGCGCTGTTCCATGTAAATGTCCCGGAACCTGATGCAGATCAGAATGCGGGGTTTGATCCGAAGAGAATTTATTTCCCGCTTGTAACAGGTGAAATTTTCGATGTTGAAATCGACAAGGTAAACTGGGATGATACACTGGAACATATCAACGACATATTGACAAAGCTGAATTCATTCCGCGGCATTGCATATAATATGCTGCGTGGTGATGTTGAAACCGACCAGGGCTTGATGAATGGTGCAGAAGAAATTATCACCAGCGCATATGAAGCATTGGGCATGAATCCGAATTATAACGGACTCAACTTTGAAGGAAATCGGAAACTGGAGATTCTGACAAAGTTGTTTGATCTGTGCACGGTATACAATGAGTTTGTCACGTATATCAACATTTATGCAATCCGGACAAATACTGTCAAAGAATTGTTTGCAGTCATCAAACGTTTGCAAGGTCAGACTGACAAAGAATCTTCAACTGATACAACAGAAGAAGTGGTCGAAGAAGTCGGTGAAGATTCCTCATCGACAGAAGAAATTGCCGATAATATTACATTTTCATATGGAGGGTGAAGAATCATGAAACAATTTCTCAAATTATTAATTGCATTCTTGGCAGGTTTTGCTGTTCGGACATTGATTGATTCCATCGAAATCGTGAACGATGAAGATTGTGAACATTGCAAATGTCATGAACACCGTGATGACGATTGTTTAGAACCTGCACAACGTGAGGAGGCTATTGAGGATGACACCGATTTTGATTCACCACAATGATGACGATGGACGCTGTGCCGGCGCAGTTGTTGTTCGCGAATTATGTGATGTGTGGAATCGTCCGACAATGGATACCGTGTTTGAATACAAACACGGTTATTCATTGATCGTTCCAACTGATGTGATTGAGAACACCGATTCCATTTACATTGTTGATGTTGCGATTGATAATCAGATTCTGAATTTCGTGAAATTGGTACATGATATCCGCGGTGATAACATGCCGAAAATTGTGTTTATCGATCATCACCAAACATCCAAAGAAATTCTGGACAAAGGCATGCAGGATGAACGTTTTGAATTGTTCATGATCTATGTCAAAACATTTGTCAAAATGGGAATCTCTGGAACATTGTTAACATGGATTTACGCATGCATGACGGAAGAAGAACGGAATGGGGAACCGAACTTTGATTTTACTGAAAAACGGACACATATTGGTTTTTATCCGGAACAGAAAAATGAACGAATCATCAAGATTCCGCTCGCAGTTCGTTTGATTGATGATTGGGATGTTTGGAACCATGACATTTCCGACACAAAATATTTCAATCTTGGATTCTCACTTGTACCGGATAAACATCCGCTGAATGAAATTTGGGACATTGTCATTTACGGTGATGATCGTTGGTTGTCCCAAACGTATATCGACAAAGGTCGTATCATTTATGATTACCAGACGAAAGTGAATGAACGCGCCATGAGTCGTGCATTTGAATCCGAGATCGATGGTGTCAAATGTTTATGTCTGAACCAGACCGGAAATAGTATGGTATTCGGTGATAAGATCAAAGAATATCCAATGGTATGTCTGTACTATTATGACGGAAAGATCAAACAATGGAAATATTCCTTGTATTCAGATGAAACAACTGGTGTTGATGTTTCTGTGATTTGCCAAAACCATGGTGGAGGTGGACACATTCACGCTAGCGGTTTCAACATTCCGGAATTAATTGTATAAACAGATTTGTATATGTGGGGGCATATGCCCCCACATATACGCTTTGACATTACCGCCGATCATCATACGACGGGACCGATAACAGACCCGAGCGAAGAATCTATTATCGAATTTATATAAAATTACACAATATATACTTTTTGACCATGTTGAAATTGTTCCATACCAATCATACATATCAGGAGGTGGGTTGATATGCATAATTGGGTGACGTCAATGGATTCACGTATGTTCATGATATGTATAACACCGAATCATTCTTTTTTATTCACATAACCTGTGTAAGCTCATTCCTGTTATACATCATTCACATTTGTTACAATCTCTTCATGAAAGCATATATCATGTAATCAGCGCAAGGATGATCAAGCTTTAATGACTTTTTCCAATGGTGTTTGTGTTGGTGGAATGCCACGGATTGTGTGTGATAAACCAACTGTAATTGCAGTTGAAATATCTTGGAATAGCAATCCTTGTAGAATGCCAGCACGTTGTACAGCAACACGGAATGGTTCTTTGTCATATGACATCGGATCAACATCTGATTTACCATACACGGATGCAAATGATTTATTCCCGTGTCGGCAAACACGTCGTGCTAACATTTCATATGTGATGGAAGGACCATTCAGATCAATACCATTCAATTCCAAACAACGGAACATCAACTCTGTCATTAGATTATATGGTAATTGTGGAGATTTACTATGTAAATATATTTGATTGATATAAAATTCAATATTTGCAACGGATTGTTGCATTGCAACTGAACACACTTGATCTCCTGCGTCATATTGAATGATGTAATAATCTGGATCTTCCTGAATATCATCATAGATGTTGAATCGCAATGTTGCCGGAATTGTCATCAGAGTTGACAATAACACAGAACCGTCTTCTTTGTAAAATTTTACAGGTAATACACCAAAGCTTTCACATACGGTTGCTTCAATGGAGAATCCAGAAAATTCTTCAAACAATTTTGGCACAAATACTTTCATGATGGTTTTTGGAACAATGCATCCTTCATGAATATCATAATATGAATTTGCATCATTGAATATATACTTCTTATCGATGATGGATGCTTTTTGCGACAAGTCATGTTTTGATTTCAGTTTCTTATTCAACAATGCTTGTGTGATCGATGTGACAAGTAAACCGACATTTTGAACACCCAGATTATGGAACACTCTACCACCGCATTTACCACAGATTGATTCGTGGATGCAACACTGTGGAGAATACAATTCAACCGTTTTACCGACATAAGAACCAATGTTTTCCAAAGTGGTCAATACTTTCTGACCACCATCATTGATATACCGATATAATACATACTGTTTGTTTTTATCTGTGATTGTGAGTGGAATTGTTTTTGTTGTACCACAATCGGAATTCGGATCCGCATCAATATGTTCTGACTGTAATAATGCGAGAATAATTTTTGCCATGTAACCAGAATCCGCAGTACCAACTGCAGAAGGATATGCACCTGCAACAATAGAATTTGCAAATGCCGGAATATCCTTTTTCTTCACACCATCCATCAGTGAGGAATCGACGATATCAAATCTACCGGTAATGTTATTAAACACAGCGCCACGCATAACATTGATCGTTTTATAGTTATTATCTAGATTACCATCGCCGGATGCATACATGTCATAGCCAGTATCACCTTTCAGATTCTGACGAACCATTTCCATCAATTCTTTTTCAATTTTATTCATTGCGAGAATTTGCTTGGTTGGATCTTTGGAATAAATATCATCGTGGTATTTTTCCATCAATTCCATTTTCCGTTGATTCACATTATGCATCGGACGAATCAATCCGGCGGAAATTGAAGTAGACAGAAATGCAGTTGCTTGGAATCCCAGTTGGTCACGGCGGTCAACGAATTTTGCATTTGTATATGTATCAATTTGATCCGTAATAATCAAATTGTTGACAGCAACATTTAATGCACCAAGACCTTTTTTGTCTAGTGTTCGATTCCAATACCCAATAAATTGAATGACGCCAGTATATTCCAACAGGAATCGATTCATGAATAATAATCCAAGTGTTGTTTCGACAGAATCTTTCACATATTGATATTCAGCATGAGACAGTGTGATTTTATCTGTTGGATTGAATGGTGCCTGTTTTGCTTGGTTGGTTTCTTTATCATAATATGCTGCAAACAAAGATTCCAGGAAATCCTTGTTAAATTCAGAAATATCTGCAGATAGAATTCGTTGCTTTCCAATGGTTGCATTGGATACTTGTTTCTCTATTGCCATGATATGATTCCTCCTTATCGTGAACGAATTACTGTTCGGTTTATTATACTTTATAATTTTTTATTATATATATATTATTTATATGGATAGAATATGATGGTTCTATCCATTCAAAATATTTTGAAAGGACTTGATTATGATGATGGATCTGGCAAAGTTTAACCGAATACTGATGAATCACCGAACGGGAGTATCAAAGGATATTCCAATGAGAACTGTTCTCGGTATGCTAAAAGATACGCTGTATGTGTCAGATGATACATACCACAAAGATCTACCATACGACGAGAAGGTGAAGTTCTATAACAAGAACATGAGCAATATTTTCAATGAAAGCGGAGACCGGCTTCCAATACCCACAGATTCTATGCGACTTGCATTGATACAACGAAATGAACGATTCTATGATGTCGTGAAATACATGCTTGTCAATTTCAATGTGGACGCAATTACGTACTACATGATTGCAAGTGGCGAATTAACAGATTCCGTTACACGGGCCATCGAACGAAGTAGACTATGGCTGCCTCATGAAAAACGTTCTGCATATTTCGTCACAGAATATTATTACTATATGATCAAACGCGCGTTGGTACTGTCCGTATTCGGAAAAAGATTCGAATGCGAAGTGGATTCGTTTATCAAAGACTTTGAATTCACAATGGACAACTATGTGTCGTTAATAAACTATGACGACAGGATTGAGGTGTATGGTCGAAAAGAGTATGCATACAGAGATGAACAAACCATCTGTGTTGATTATCCAAAGCAGCTTTTAATCCCAATCAATCTATTATCCGTGAATGCGGATATCATTCATGCGGATGATATATTCGTAATCGCCGCATTTGGAGATGTGATTGTTTTGTGGAAAAACGGTGATGAATATATGGATGAGAATAAACTCGTTTCCCCATATCGCGAATTGCTGCTTCCGGATAATGTCGACCCATACGTTCCGTTTAAGTTTGATTATGACAACGGAAAAATCATTGTCACAACGCAAAAGCATATCGTCGAGATTATTATTCACAATCTCGACTGGTCAATCGATGGTCGTGCATCCAAGACCACACGGCGTAAGGATTTCAATGTTATTAAAAGACCAGAAACTGAATGATTGAAATGGGGTGCCAATGGCACCCCATTCTATTTTTTATTTTTTCATATATATATTATTAATATGAATAGAGAGGAATGGCAGCCCTCTATTCTACATCTAATTTCTCCTTAAGGGTCCCACCAACCCGGGATCGAAGAGATCCCTCTGGTCGCAGGCTTGCCAGGAAATACTTTGGTAAAAGCCTGAATAGTTGCCGGTCTATAAAACCGGAGTAATCGGTATCCTGCTAGAAATAATTCCAATAGCAGGACTCATAAGTCAGTCGCTCGTGGGATTGACATGAGATAGGGCACACTACCTAAAACCGAACAAAGAAGCACCGCGCGCACGGCGGTGTGAGTGGTCACGAGAATCCGTTTCCATTGGTGGTGGAATTGCAAGTGCTCATTGTTGGGATGGTTTGAAACGGCCATGCCCGACCGGGTCGATTTACCCGTAAAACTGTAGGTTGAGATCTACAGTAAAGAGCCTGAGGAGCTGCTCAACCCCATATGGGGGACCTCACCATGTAAGTTGTGGTGAATGCAAATACAGGGAACGTGCACGCATGAAGTGCATTGTGAACTGTGACAACTTGGAAAGAATGTATGGGAATGGTGGTGTGGCCAATTCTCATACATTCTTTTTTTAATTTATTTAAAATATATAAAAAGGAGCGCCATCAGGCGCTCCTTTACAATTTATTTTTTATTCACGAACCTTTTCGCGTCGAATAATCAACACATCTTTGTGTCCGGATTTCGCAATACCATTCATCCACTCGATATTTTGTTCATGCCTAATATTATTATTCTCGATACTGGAATAATGTTTCATTAACCATTGATCTAGTGAGGCTTGGGAATCAAATATTTTGATTCGAAGATTTGGATTCTCCAATGATGAAGAGTCACGTCCATCACGATTTACAACAAGAATATGAACCGAACGTTCAAAAGCCATATCATTTTCTCCATTTCTGAAATATAAAATGATACATTGAATGCGATTCATCAAATAGCATAGATCGGATGACGTCATCCAATAAGATTGCAATCGCACTCAATGGAATCCAATATAGCAAAGTATGATGTAAACACACTTGTCCATATAGATTTAAAAATCGGTTAGAATAATCCCAAATATTCAAACCTAACTGAATATTTAGTATATATCCGGATATAAATTCTAATGCAGTTATGACACATCCACCAATGAGTGTTTGTACTTCAAATAGCATATCTTCTGTATACCATTCATTGATTAATCCAATTATGATGAAACATAATCCACCAACAATACCCATGGTCCAATGTGTAAATCCACGAACGGTTGTTTCGATATACATGTATATCAAACCACCAATGATTCCGAGAATGAATTCACGAATTAAGAATCGGATTATCTTCACCATTCGATGATTGGAAGTCTCCGTCATCATCACTTTGTTCATCTTCGTCTGGTAATGTTTCCGGTTCAATTGGGTCATCTCCAGTCATTTACATTGTTACATATTATTCCATATTGCATCAATTGCATCACCATCCAAAACAGTAAAAGATGCATCAAGATCATCAACATAATTTGTTATTGCCTGATTCTCAACTGGATTTGTTGATGATTTTGATACGGATGAATCAACTGTAATAGATTGCGGGGTTTCACAATACAGATCTGTTGATGTATTATTGATCGTGATTGTTCCCAATTTTGTTCCAGATAATAATGTCGGGGAGAATGAGACAATTGATTTTGAAGCAGCCAAATCATATGCTTGTTTTACAGCAGATGGAGTTGCCGCTTCTGTTGTTGATGTGGAATTTATAGCTTGTGATAATGGCAAAACTTGGGGTTTGATCGTAATTGTTCCTTCCGGATTTTCTTGTGATGACGGTGTATATGTGTACGTTTGTAAATACCATGAATAGATCTTTGCCAATTCCAATGCGGTATTGGTTTTGCCAGATGGATCTAAATTATCCAATAAATGAACAACTTGCTGATCAATTGTTTTTCGTTTTTGTGGATTATCTAAATCGGTCAGAAACTCAAAGAATACTTGTACGTCGGGGAATCCACGTGCCACATATATCACCTCCTTGTATAAATAGTATATTAATCAAAGAATATACGTGACATCAAACAACAATAATATTCATGATCGCCAACTGTAACAATTGATCCAGTATTGGTTAATTGGTCAACACATGATGCCATGAATACATGTGGCATATATTTAATATCATTTTGAGAATTATTCCAAACTGGTAGATTGGATAACATTGTTTGCCTTATAGCAGGTGCCTGTACACTTGTTGATGACGCGCCTTCATTAAAACTTATATCAACAACTCGGTATTGTGCAGATGTTGTATCACCATCTTTTGTTAAAGTAGCTAATGAACCTGGATAAATGCTAAATGAGGAATTATACACCGCTCCTTTGTTATAAAATGCACAAACTTCTCCATGATTATCAGTTGTAATAATCATGACATTTGTTGTGAGTATACAACCACTGGCAACTGCTGTTGGCCAATAAATTACAGCAATACAATTATCAGAACATACAATTCTGAAATTTGCATTGTGATTAGTACCACTATAATAGTCTAATATTTGAGACAGATATTGTGAATTAGTAAATGATGTAATGTTAAGATAACATGGGGAAGTATAGTTATATCTGACCTGGAAATCTATTCGACCATTATTTGATATGGCGGTATATAAATTAAATACTAAAAACCACCAGGTACCATTAGTTGTATCCGCATATACATTGACACTAGATAATGATTCTGGTTTATTTGCATTTATAAATGTACTCATATCTTCGACTTGCTGTGTGTTCGTAATATTTAAAAATTCACGTGTCACAAATGCCATATTATTTCACCTCCATTATGATGATGGGATTGTCATATGACCCATTACATTTGTTACAATGCCATTTTCATACAATGGAATCGTATGTCCAATCGGTTGTGTTAATTCGGGTTCTGGTGGTGTTGGTGGATCCACCATTGGATTATTATTGCACAGAAACCATATCTGACCTAATGCAGCAAATGGATCGATATCATATGAAAATTCATTTTTGGTCACAGTTATTGCACCAGGTGTTTCTTCTGATAATTGAACATCAGTTACACCACTGGCACCAACAGATTTCCATGTTCCATCAGATGCAAGAAATGTATCAACATCTTCAGTTGTTGGTGCAGGGACCAAACCACGTACACCGTCTTCTTCACCATCTGTACCAACAAAATCATCATAATTTTCTAATGATGCAAGCTTCGTCTTTTCTTCCGTTGTATAAGATGCCGTGGTTGCATCCAACACAACAATGTTGTCATGTTTATGCGCCCAATCCACAACAGGTTGCGTGACCTGATCTAATACTGCTTTATTCGTATGCGTATGTACATCATCCACAACTTCTTGGGTGACTTGATCCAATACTGCTTTATTGGAATGCGTATGGGAATCATCCACCACAGATTGTGTGACTTGGTTTAATACATTCATATTGGAATGCGTATGTGCAACTGATTCCAATGATTGTAATCGTGGATATACTTCGGACTTTTTACAATATTCCGATAAGTCGACATCTACAATTCCAGTGACACAAATCCATTTATTCCCATTCCATAAATATGTAAATGGATCATCACCATCAGGATTTCGAACAAATCGAACATCACCCTGTGAGTTTCCTGTGGAAGGTAATGTTTCTTTGGATGGATATTCATTAATAGATTTAATGGACATATAATCCAAATTTTTGATGATTTGATCAATTTCTTGTTTGGTATAATAATTGGATAAATCTCCACCATCACCACCGACATATGGTAATTGTGAATAGTATTTATTTCCTTCACCGATTTTCAATTTGGTTTTGTAATCGGTTGTTAATTCAATACACAAACAACCACGTGGAACAATCCAGTTGGCAATTGCACGGTCATTCCATTGTGCTGTTGTTTTTACAATATGCATATGGGAATCGGGTGCTGGATTGACTGCTTGTGACATATGATACACCTCCTTCTACACCAAGTTACAAAACCGTTTTCATTGTGGGGCATATGCCCCACTTTCTATAATTTTAAAATTTAAGATTTATATTATTAATATGAACTAAACATACGATATTATTTGTGTATCTCATGGCAAATGATATTGTCTTTTTAACATGAGAAGAAACCTGGAGGGATCTATGATGATCATCAGAGACCTTTATATCACCCCGTCAATTGAGGAAAATGGTGATATCGATATCACTATCGAAAAAACCAAAGCAAGAGGAGAAGATTGTCCGCCTTCTTCCTGGATCGTTCATCTTGAATGGACGGTGAATTCTACATCATATGATGTTGAGTTCTTTATCGGCAATTGGAAAATTGCCTGGGTATCGCCAGAAGATGACGATACCGACATAAGTATGGCTGTTGGCATCCACAACACTTATGTTGATATGCTCGAATTAATCGGGCGTGAAATCAAGGACCATATGAATTGGTTGTCCCCATTGACAGGTGGGGACAAGATTGGTGATGTTATTATTGATCACAACAATAATTATATCCCGACCATGATTGCTAATGAGGCAATCAAAAGACTCCATGAATATGGGGTCTTGTAATGAATATGGGAATGGGGCGCTTAATGCGCCCCATTCATTTTTTTTGTTAAATTGGTTTTGATGTCAAACTTTGATGGATGATATTGTGGCTCACTTATAAACAGGGGAGGCGCCGATGTGCCAAGCCGAGAGGGACGCCGCGGTATACACATTAACATACCGCAAGCCGGAGTAAGCATCGTTGTCACAGTAACCACCGCGAATGGCGACGCGAACACCAGATTGATTCTGATAGAAATAATCACAATAGTATGTCGATTGTGTGCCACCAACAACCGTCGGCAAACTTCCAAACTGTGTAGATACTTCTGTCTTGATGTAGTTGTTCGATGTCGGTGATTGCGCAACAGATGTACTGATTGCGGTATATCCTTCTCCGGTAAGATTGTACGCGGGATGCTCTTTGATCTTATAGATACCGGCATCAAGAATAAGACCAAGCTCTATATCCCATCTTTCAGCCCAGAGTGCTTCCATGCCGAAGCACTTGACTTGTGAAGTGGTGGTGGAATATCCAAAGAACTTGCCCTTGTCATTGAGCGTTCCACAGTTAAGGAAATCAGATGCAGAATTTCCGCCGGTAGAATGCCCTTGACCGAACTTGCCTTGCGTGTCAAGGCTCTTGCTGATAAGCGTGAGCAGGTCACAAAGCATTTCTTTCGACGTGTAGTCCCAAATCTGCCAACCTGTTCCAAGTGCGGACGCGGCATCGACTTCCTGCTGCGCGGTTGTGCCTGATTGTGGTTTCACTCCAGATATAGACCGCAGTTTGCCATCAACCATTGACCCTTTGTAGATCGGCAGATAAATATACGGCTTCACAACACCGTTTGCGTCCTCGTGTGCATAAGCATGGAAATCACTATCAAGCTGTCTGTCTGAAATCTCGATGTAGTTGTAGCTGCCATCGTCTGTGCGCTTTATCCACACGGTCGGGAACGCGATCATGGCGTTCATTGATTTCGTGGAATCGGCAATATCAGACGCGGTTCCATCGAGTTTCTTTGAGTAATCGTTCGGGTCAATGTCATATGCTTCCGTGCCGTCGAAATTGAGCATGACAGGACGAGCGTTCTTGATAAACCAGACATTTTCCCAAGAACCGTAGTCGAACACACCGTTTGCGAAATCCATTCCTGCCGGTGTCATTGTTACAGCATCATGCGTATAGATGACTGCATTAGACGGATCAGAAACAGACTTGTCGATCTTGAAGCCGAAATGGACAGGTTTCGCGTGTACTTTTACAGTCATAGAAGACGGCGCTATCGTTGTTCCCACAGAAATTGTCGTTGTTCCGTCATTAGTCGGCAAAGTAACACCCGCCTGCTCGCTTGTGAGCGTGTCCACATAGCTGCCGATTTTCATCAATGGCTCGTTGACTATGCCGGTCTGCTCGTTTGCTAGGACGTACCAGACGGTGACGGGCGTGCCGGCGGCGTATTGACTTGCAAGATATGTTTTCCACGCGTCCGTTGTCTGAACAGTTCCAGTAGAAAATGCAAGCCATTTCTGCGTCGATGCAACGCCAACGCCTACAAATAAACCGTCGTAAATAACATTAAACGGTTTCGATTCATAGTGGGTAGATATTGCTTCCCCACCAACAAGAATATCACTTGCTACGATATAGAATGATTTACCCGAGGTTCCAAGTTCAGACCAGCTCTCCGTCCCATACAGCACCAACTTCTTAATCCTTCTCGTCGTCTGCACTCTGCCAAGATAGACATTCTGCGTCTGTCCGGCGGATGTGAGGGAGATTTTATATCCATCGGTTAAAACCACATCGCCGATGGTGCAGACGAAAACAATATTGGCATCGCAGAAAATCACTGACGCATAGACTTCTTCGGAGCCATTGTACGATGTACGCCAGACGCCATCTGATGTAATCGTTACAGATGTGCCGGGTACAATCTGATTTCCAGAAACTCTTCGGAAGCAGATTCTGAATTTTCCGTTTGAGTAAAGCCCCGCAGAGCCATTACTAACTTTTACCTGGAAATACGTCGTTTTGTATGTTGGAATCTCATCTGTCAAATTAAATGCAAGGTAGTTTGTTCCGGTTGATAATGTAGATTCTACGGAAAAAGTTCCGTCAGAATTTTCTGTAACAGTGAAAACAGGGCTGTTTTGTCTCCATCCGCCAGACCATCCGTTTATTTCATCCCCACACCCGTCCACCGAAACCGGCGCATCCTGTGCAGGTGTGCCGGACTGAACTGCGTTGCCGTCAATAGACCAGCTCTTAACCGGCAAGCCATATCCTCTCACAGAGATAGACGATGTTCCGGTGAAGGTGTCAGCTCTGCCCCATGCGATTGCATAAGCTCCTGTGTCAAGAGAATATGTGCCGCCTTGTTCGGGGGTTCCGTTTGCGGTAGGATAGATGGGGTTTGTCGGGGATGGTGTTCCGGTTTGAGTTAGGAAACCTTCGACTGTGCCTGTGAGGTTTGAGGGGACTGTGATTGTTTCTGTGGTGGGGGTGGCTAGGACGTACCAGACGGTGACGGGCGTGCCGGCGGCGTATTGGTCGGCAAGGTAGGTTTTAAAAGCGTCTGCTGTCGAAAATACTGTGTCTTTGAACCTAAGACCGCTACCGCCATCAGATGTGTGCCATGACAAAAATTCTGAATACTGTCCTCCGTGTTGCGCCCATTCCGCATTTGAAATTGACACAAAATGCGAGCAGCACCAGAAAATGTCTGATGTTTCCGGTAGCGTCATCGGTTGTGTCAGGATTAGTTTAAACGGTGCAGACGATCCGAGTTGATATGTCACCGTTTCCTGCCCCGTCAGTACCAGCTTCTTAATCTTTCTCGTCAACCCACCACTAGACAAATCCAGTGTATCCTTATATGTGCTGATTCCACACAGTGGGTTTGTGAGACCGTGGAGGATGACTCTGGTTTTTGCTTCCCATGCTTCTTTGGTGATGCGGTAAGGAACGTATTGTGATGGTGCTATAGATCCTTCAACAACCATCATTGTATCAATGCATTGTTGAATCTCTTCCGCAGTATTTGAATCTGTTCCAGCATGCTTCGCATAATATACGACAATATATGCACTATCTGCAGCAGATGTAGTTGTAATAGAATATGCGTCGGAATCAAAAACTGCACCAGATACAACCTGATCTTTATACAGAGGAAAACTGTCGACAAATCCAACAGTGAACCGGTGCAGAATAACCTGTCGTGATACGGTATATATTGTATTTGGTTTACATGGTAGCACGAACATATCACAATTTACTGATGCAACAACTTTTGTTGTGATGTACCAGTCTCCACCACTGACAATATTATTCTTATCGAACAAATTTTCTGTCCGTGCTTTTACATAAACATGATCCAGTGGCTTCTCAATACGGTATGGTTCATAAGGTAATGCTGTAGTTCCTGTATTAATCATTAACTGAAAATCATCATCTAGCTCAGGCATAGAACCGTCTGAACGCTTAATTACAACTGCAATATATGGTGATGTTCCTTGATATGAAGTAACCCATGATGTATATTCTTTTGTATATAATTGATTTGAATCAAAGAAGCACAAGAACACGTTGAAATTAGAATTAATTGTTAAACTAAATTCACCGTTTGTTTTTATCAAGTATATACTTCTTAAACGCGTTGTGCCAGGTGTATCTTTTTTCAATTGTTCGTATGTGGCACCAACAGCTGTAGCCTGTTCTGCAACAGTTCCACGCTCTATACTTTTTTCATCAAATAGATTATTTGTTCTTGCCCATAAATGAGACATTGATGTTCACCTCTCAATCATAGGTAAAGTAGACGTCTGCAGTTTTCGTTGCAAGTTGTGAATATGCGGTTTCAGACATAATTTCACCAACAATCGTTGTTTTCAAATTACCACTGGCATCTGTTGTCAAACCATCGCCGACTTTCACACCCACAACATTACTTGCGAGACTAATTGCAGTTCCGGTAGTTAATGCATCTTGTTTTCCGTTTACAACGGTCTGTATATTTGATATGGCATTTGATTGGGTTTCCAGCTCATCTTTCGTAATCCCAATCAATGTTTTAATAGCATCTTCTGATACTACTTTTTTATCAGGAAATTGCATAATACATACCTCTCTTTCAAGATTTTCGTGCATGATATGTTGCACGGTTATTGAAACGTTTTGTGCATGTACAAACATTTCTATAGCACTAATCGTGTGAATCGGATCAGATGCTATAATAGCAACCATCATATATCCGTTGGTTTGAATGGATTTTCGTATATCCATACCGAACGTGGTCCATATCGCATTTATATTAAATATTTTATTTTATGAACAAGGGACATTTTTACACAAATAAAAAAATGTCACCCTGCTGAGTGGCAATTGGAATAATGCTAGTAATGCAGGATTGATGTATTGGAATGTGAATAATACCACGTCGAATCGGAATCGGAATATCAGTACCCACCAATGTTGTGAAATTTATATGTGTACGTTCCAAACCACACCTCTTGGTGAAATACATAACATGTGATAATCCGTATTGGTAACGAAAGTGAAGATTCGGTAATACCACAACACAAAGGATGAATGTATAAAATGAAACGTGAATTATATGCCCCCGGGAAACCCGGGGTCACATTATTTGATGACATTATTTCCATGGATAATCTAAGAGAGGCACATAAACATGCAAGAATGAATAAAACATGGTATAAGGAAGTACAAATGGTCGATTCTGATCCAGATTATTATTTACAACGAATTCATGATGCATTATACAGCCATACATTTCATACATCAAACTATGATATATTTGAACGCCAAGAATTTAATAAAACCCGCGTAATATATAAATTACCATATTATCCAGATAGAATTGTTCAGTGGGCAATCATATTAAAAATTCGACACATATTGGAACGGACATTTATTTCAACAACATATTCATCTATTCCAAATAGAGGACCTTTGCGATGTATGATAAAAGTTCACAAAGATATGTGTCATGATTATTATGGAACAATGTGGTGTCTAAAATTGGATATTCACCATTATTATCCATCGATTGATCACATGATTTTGAAACAAATGTATCGACGATTATTCAAAGACGATGAATTATTATGGTTAATAGATGATATAATTGATTCAGTTCCAAACGATAAAGGGGTTCCAATTGGAAATTTCTTATCACAGTATTCCGGGAATTTATATTTAACATGGTTTGATCATTGGGTCAAAGAAGTTTTACATGTTAAATATTATTATCGATACATGGATGATATGGTATTTTTATTTGGTGATCCAAAAGTAGCATGGAGTGTATTTTCTAAAGTGACTGAATATCTGAATATAATGCTGCGCTTAAGTCTAAAAGAAAATTATCAGTTATACCATGTCGATACAGATGGCATTGATTTTGTTGGATTCAGAATTTACCATGATCATGTTTTGATACGGAATCGAATTAAAAAGAATTATATTCGAAAAGTGAAAAAATATAGATTCAGAAAAATGACACCATCAATATTATCATCATATTCGTCATATATGGGATTTCTACAACATGCGAATACATACAATTTGCAAAAATTACATTCACGCGAAATTGATTTAAATTGGGGATTAAAACGAGATATCAAGACAATAAGAAATCAACCATATTTCAGATTGTTTAAAACAAATAAACAAAAATGAATTCGGTTTTATTCATATAACAATAAAGATGAATGGGGGCGCATATGCGCCCCCATGGTGTATATAGTATAAAAATCGCATACATCGGCGGCAAGTATATAAAGTTGCCGCCATTGTTTATACTAGATTCTATATTGATTACATTGCGGGCGGTATTTTTAAATGATACCTTTGCGACATTTTGTGTTCACATTATGTTTGAGGATAGTAACACAGGCGGGCACCGATATACCGAGCCCGAGCCGACGCGGCATTATACACAATCCAATACATCAATCCCGCATAACCAGCATAATACCAACGGCCACCCAGCAGGGCGACATACCAGCCATTGGAAGTATTGTGATAATTGTAATCTCCAATAACTCCATTTGCAGATCCAGACGAATATTCAGATCCAATGAATACCCAGTCGGTATCTGAATTCCCATAACCGAATGCGGTGACATAATTGTTTGTTGTTGGTGACTTGAATCCAACATCTGTAAATCCAGTAGAAGTTCCTTCTGTGAAGGTGAAATCATTACACACAAAGAATGATACTGCTGATGATGCCGTTTGGGCATTCAGACCCATTGCAAAAGTCCATATATTACCCCAGGCATTTTCTTTACCGCGATATGACACAGCAAGTTTATTTGCTGCTGTTTGGTCGGTTCCTTGCCAATCCTTTGTAATTGTAGCATTGCCAGAAGCATTACCGAGCGATGATGTAGAACCAGTGTACGATGAACAGTTCTTTGATGAATCAGGATCAGAACCGAATGCAACACCATTTCCGAGTGACAACTGTGAATTGGCAGAAGCATACTCAATAATGAATAACATCTGATCCACCGATGCCACTTTGAATGTTTCAGAGTGCCACCCAGCACCACGGTTTTGCGCAAGTTTCTCCGAATTTGCCCGCGTCAAATTATTAGATGTTGTTTCACCGGACATTGCACGCACATTTGCAATAGATGAAAGTTTATCTTCGTCGACATTCATAACCTGTGAATCATCAGTAATGTATGCAGATGCAGATGTATCATACAGGCATCCTTCATATGCACTAATGAGAACATAATCAACAACATTACCAGCTTCATTGATAAATGCAGGATGGAGTTTGAATCCAGGAATTGGATAATCGGAAAGATAATAATTACAAGTTCTAATATGGTAACCACCCAATGGGTTTGCATCCTTTGTTACTGGTTCCACCTTGTAATAGAACTTCGGTTGATAAACCATTACCTGTCCCATTGAGCCATCTTCTGCAAAGTTTGCGTCACCATACCACGATGTGATAGTACCATCATCAGCAACAGTACAGCGCTTTCTATCTTTATAAGCATGGAAAGCAGATGGAATACCAGCAACGATTCGGCAGTTCGATGCATTCTGGTAATCAATATATGTCTGAACATATGTGTTGTAATCCCACATTGCAGTGATATCTGCTGCTGTAATTGGGACAATCGCATTATATGAATTCGTAATAGAGGAATAGATACCGGATGACTTAACTGGATTTGTGGAAGATTGTAATGGTTCATTATCAAATGTCAACCCATCAATATCAGTGATTTGTATTTTTACGATAATAATGTATCCGCTACCATTCAAACCGGTTGCACTATATACATCCAACGTATTATTTGCAAATGCATTGATACCGTATCCGGTGAACTCTTGAACACCGGATTCTGCAGTCTTTCTCAAAATGATATGATGCTTATAACCATTGATTGTTGGCGTAAACAGAATCTCTGAATAATCACCATTTCTCATGCTTTGAAGTTTTGCCACATCTGCAGATGTTGGTTCAAATCTCCATGTAACAGAACCAGTTGATGTTGCTGTTCCAGTAATTTCGGGAACATTCGCAAGATTCGACAGTTTCGTTTGAAACGCGGTTGTGAAATCGTTCGTGGACAAACCTTTTCCACTCTCGGTATCTACCTTCAAATCAAGTGCTTGTTGCACCAATTTTATCAGTTCTTCAACACCTGAACGATTCACAAATTCTTTTGTTTCGAATGGCATATCTTATAACACCTCCTGTTATGAGTTGGATGTATCATTCCAGATTGTATCAATTGTCGTAGATGAAATTGGAGAGAATGAACCATCCAGACTATCGATTGTACCAGTAATGATTTTGTTCTGAACTGGATTTTCTGATTCCAATGACATGACTGCATCAACAGTCATTGTGGTTGTACCGATGTACTCCCAGTTGTTATCGAGTGTATATGTATACTCTTCGAATTCTGTTGCAGTTGTCAAACCAACGAGATACACCCAACCTGGTTGTGGATCTTGAACATTTGCCAAATCTGCAACGGTATCAACACGACCCTTCATCATCATTGGATTCTGAATTGATGCAAGTTTTTGTTTTTCTTGTGCCGTGTAATCTTCTTCGGACAATCCATATCCTTCGATCTTATTTACTTTTTCATTCAACAATGCATCGGTTTGTGCTTTGGTGTATGCATCTACAGCTCCACCGCCACCGCCAGGAGCCATATCAGGGAAATAATCATAAAAGTTTGTTCCATCAATTGGCGTACCATCTTCATCCGTAATGAAGTATTTCGAAATCTGAATCAGATCCCATACTTCTTGACCTGTTGCGGAATATCCTGTAACAGGATTCGGTTGGTTGATTACTGCAATATTGATTGCGCGCAATGGTGGTACGGATCGATCAACGACATTAATCGTGACAGTCGTATCTGCCATGTGATTTCACACCTTTCTATTTCAATTAGTATTATTACCGGTATTAACATCATTAACATCAGATCCAATCAGTGATTGCCATGATGAATTGACCTTTAAGAATGTATCGATGACTTCATCATCATATTGCCCTGCAATGAAAGATACAGTTCCTTGATTTGGATAAAATACATCATTGACAATATCATACATACCAATCGCATTATCAGAATCACGTTCTGCTGGAACAAAATGACGAACCAATGTTCCATTATCCCATTGCTTACAATAATAGATTCTGAAGTTATTGATAGAACTGATATCACCACCACGAGCAAACAAATACAGTGGTGTTCCAACAGATATACCACTCCAGTTACCAGTTTGCTTTACGGATCCATCGACACTGATACCATTTTCATCAACAACAAATGTGTGAATATCAGTATCATTTGCTTGAATCGCACCGCCACTAACAATGTATCCTTCAAACCTGTTATTTTGGAAACCGAGAATTGGTGATCCCTTACTTCCAGAGAATGCCCCATAGAACCATGTATTATGGTTGGGAGTACCAACCAACTGTGCTGAAATTTCACAAGAGATATTTGAAGAACTTGTTAATCCGGTATCGATATATGCTCCAACTGTTGATCCCGTTTGAATATATGATAATGCGGTATATCCGGTTGGGAGATCGGCATTATCAATATATCGCACATATATATCTCCATTGTTTCCGATCGCATCTGATGGTACTGATGATCCCGCTAATACAGTCGCGCTTTTTATAATAGATGGAACATCCACAACTACTGTAGAATATCCATCCGCATCATCATCTATTGCAGAATACTCTCCATTTTCAGTAATTGTTTTATCAATCAAAATGGCGGATCCACCACCGCCTCCACCACCACCAGATTTCGGAAAGTATTTATAATAATTCAAACCAGATACTTGTTCACCGTTTTCATCCGTGATAAAATAATTCGGAATTTGAATCAACTTTGCAACTTCATCTGCAGTTGCCGTATATCCTTCAACTGGATTTGGTTGATTGATGACCGCAATATTCACATGGTTTAATGGTGCAACCGAACGGTCCACAACATTAATTACCAATGTATTTGCCATGCGATTTCACACCTTTCTATTTCAAATAAAAACATATGCGGGGGTAGATCCCCGCATATGTTCATATACACATTATTGCGTGTTTGTAACCGGGATCAGTTTACCAGTTGCAATATCATTCTGGAATGCTTCTGCAACTGTAACAGATTCATCATCGGTTGTCGTATAATCTTCATTGACTTGATACAGAATACCCTTTGTGATCCATGTCAATGCACCTTCATGATAGAAGGTTGCTTTCTTATACTCTTCCGATGTATAATACATATTGTTGATATCTGCACGGAGCGTTGCAATCTGTTCTGTCATCAATGCAACTGTTGCTTTGAGATCTTCAACTTCCTTCACAAGTTTATCCACAATTTCTTGTGTTGGTTCATACAAAGCTTTGTATACACCAAATGCGTCACCTGCAGCAATTGTATTTGACATAAATGCAACAAATGAAATCTTCAACCGTGTTGTGACATTCAATTGAACTGCCATGCCATGGTTGATATCCACGGATGCAATCAGAATCGTATCATCCTTTTCGGTTGAATCAATCGTATCATGTTGCATCGTGATATGTGTGTTGTTGTCAGTCCATTGATAGTATGGATTCATATCACCTGTAGTATGCTGTTTGGTATCAATCGTATCCACATATGCTTCCATTTTATCAATGATCAATGTATAAATACCCGCATAATCAACTTGTGGGATATTTGTTGCCATGACATTCTTAAATGATGTCACGAAGAAATCATTGACATCCGTGTAGTGGAATAGATGTTCTTTCACAATGGATGTGATGGACGATTCATACACGACACCACCAGAAACATTCTCCAGATGGAAATACAGTTTGAATTTCACACCACTCTTCTGAATTGGAAGAACTTGGTCCAGTGTTTCATATTGACCAGAAATGGTATCTTGTAAGAATGCATTCCAAACTGTATTTGTGATAATATCACCGGACATATCAATTCTCGCATCCAGATTAATGCAAGATGGATCTTTTCGTTTGGTAACTTGTGTATACATCTGCTCTGATACAGAAATCTTGGTACCATAATTTGTGGTTGTATTATCCAATACATATGGAACGGTATTTACAACCATGAATGCATCTTCCTGCATTTGACCCGATGCAGGATATTTGGATGTATTTGGTTGATGCATTGCATTGCAACAATCACACTGATACATCGCACCACGTGATGTATATGGGTAATTCACGAGAATGGTAGGTTGGCAATTGCAACCACATTGTTTGTTATTCATATATCATACCTCACTTTCAATTATTTGATTTTCAATGTTTGTTTGATAATCCAGATGATAATTGGTGTCCACAAGAATACTTCTTTTGACATGGAATTATCAAACAATTGATCACCGGTATACAATGACAGATCACGAATGGATGTGATTTTCCCATGGATGTAATCATGAATCAATGACACATAATCATATCGTTTTAATTTATATGCACGAATGCATGTATCGCGACATTTGCAACATGTACAATCGCATATATTACATTCGCGAATATCCGTTTCATTTTCCAAAATGGAATATACTTCTTGTGGGAAGAAATCCGCAAATCCGGGATTCTCACACCATGAATCACCATATACCATTAATTGTACATCATCCCCATATTGATAGAAGGATGAGTCTGGATAATTTGAAGATGATACCAATCGGTATTTAAATGGCATTAAATACCGCAATGGTGCATCCCGTTCAATCCATTTGTATGGAGAACGTTCATACATGAACCACATCTCGGGTGTCCGAATCTTATTCTCATTCAATACAATATTTCCATTTGCATTATCACGAATGATCAATCCGTTCTTTGCCATGAAAACATTTGCACAAATATCAAATAATGACATACCATTCAAATGAAGAATGAAACAATTGTGTCGATGATCATAATAATTTGCAACGTAATTACAAATCATATCATCAACCATTCGAATCAAACGATGACGCAGTTCATAATCTTCTTTCCCAATGACTGGTGTTAAATCCTCACCACCAACCGTTTGCAAATCCATAATGAAATTACCAATGACTTGGTGATTCAAAAAGGTGATATCATTTGGATTTGTGGAATATAGACTGTATGAAATCCGATACGAACCATCGGTATTGAGTCCATCTTGTGTGACTTCCGTGACACGAATCAAATGTGTCATGCGTAAATGATTGATAATGAAGAAATCATTTTCGCGTGGCATCACGGTTCCGGGTATGATGAATGCTTCGCCATTCAGATTATAATTGCGAACTGATGTTTGACCAGTCGATGTATTCTCCGGGGATAACGGCGACATTCCCATTATCATCATATTTTCTATACGACGATATCGCAACGGAGAATCGGTTCCGAGGATCTGATATACGGTATCAAAACCAATTCCAGTTGTAGTAGTTGCATCATCGATATTGAAATATGTTACAAGTGTTCGATCCGTTCCTGTATATTTATTGATACGGGAATGAAGAAATTTGTCATATTGATACATCTGACCATCTACCAATGACTTTTCATCATAAATCAATTGTGCCATGTTATAATCACCACCTTTAATCAATTTATCGAAATCAATGATTCGACATTACGAAGCTGTTTCATACCATTATTATAGTTCTTTTTATAATATTTTTATCCCACATACATATATGATTTTTATGGTATGGATGAATTATAATTCAATTCAAATAATTCAAAATCAAATCCATACGAAGAAAGGAAATCAGTATGAAAATGACAAAGATCAAAGTAACCAAAAGAATGGAAAGCGACGTCACAGAGATGTTCGCAAACGGATGGCGGGTATCTGTATTCCGTCATGATGATTTCAGATATGATTTTCTGATCATATCTAAAGACAGAATTCGGTTTGAAATCAGACCGGACAAAGAGACCCACTGTATTATCGTCTCCAGATTCGTTGATGGAAAGAAGGTGGACTATAAGAAATTCTATGACACTGGACTCGGTGTCACCGGCACAGTCTGCATCCTGGAAGATACAATGGACAACACATACTGCTTCTTCCGGACAGAAGATCTGCAGCAGCTGATTGATACATACAGACTGAAGAAGGTTCTGTTTGCCAAGCAGGCTGGTGAGAAGTTCACGTACACGATGCTGTACAATCCGGAACTGCACAAGAACTCGTTCGCACCCATTCATACGGATGGAACGATGACAAACAAGATGATCGAAGGAAAGGATTCGATCGAGATTGTGGATGCGACATATGTTTATGATGCATCACAGTCGATTCTGGTGATTCCGCAGGTATATGATCCCGTTGTGATCAATTCGTTGATGAAGGAGATCATCGGCTAATATCATGAAAGGATGTGATCACCATGAGCATCCAATACAACTATCCCGTTGAACAGCTGGATGCACTGATCGAGCAATTGTCCAACGGCATCACACCAATGATGTCGGATGCTTTGAAAGCAGAAGTGCAATTGCGATATCAGGAACTCCAACACGAAGGATACGACGATGAAGACGACGAAGATTATCGTTCTGCAGTTCAGAAGCACGAAGATGCAATGAAAGCAATTGAAGATAATCGTCGTCGTTCTCATTCCAGAAACATCATGATTCTGGATTTGACCGATGCAGAAAAGCAAAAATTGTCCGATGATATGGATGTATGTTATATTCGATCCGACCCGAATTCAACATATAATCTATCGGATGAAGATATCTCCGAAGATGTGGAGCGTCGTCGAATCTATAAACAGTTACAATCCATCGGTAAAATCTATTATCATCAGGAAGATTATCGAAATGCAATCAACATCATTCATGAAGCAATCGAATATTCGTTGAAACATGATTATCCGTGGATGACATATGAGGAAGCGTGTGAAGAGTTCCGGAAAGGAAGAATCAAATTCACATTCTCTCAACTTCCGTTATTGTATATCGATTATCACACACAAATCACAGACCCGACAATTCTTGCGGGTATTGTGAAAGGTGAGGTGAATCTGATTGATAAGGACGAGCAACCGGTGAAGAAAAAGAAGAAGAAAGACGAGGTTGGCATTTCGGTTCCATATTCTGTTATTGGTCCATACGAGCATGCAGAATATGTCAAACGTCATCAAGCCGGTTGGGATTCTCCGATTTCTCCGATTCTCAAATCTTGTTCGACGATTTACAACCGGTATGTTATGCCGTCTTCTCTCACATTCGGCAATCAGTCTCAACAAGATACATTGCCTGAAGTCGACTGGACAATGCCCGGAGCGGGAGAAGCATATTTCAATGCAAAGCACGGTATTCAGAAGAATGCAATCTCTGAGGTCGTGTCATTGTTGAATGATGCAAACGATGGCAAACTCCGTCAGACCATTGGTATGGGTATGAAATCATTCTTGGAAGGATGGAATCAACAACCACAAACATTCCGTTCTATTTCAACATCGTTGCAGCAGAACGATAAAGTCGCAGAAATCGAATCCAAGATTCTTGGTATCATCCGACAATCCAATCCGGGATTATGAAGTAGGATATATGGCGGGGCATTGCCCCGCCATAATCCCATTTCGAAAGGAAGTAACACCATGTCCAACCCAACCCCGACAGATGTATCCCGCGCATCTGCCGTATATCAATGAATAATCATTGATATTAATTTTTTGTTTCATCCAAGCCAAATGACTTCTGCATTCTGTGCATCCCAAGGTGCTCCAGCAATCGATCCAGCTGGTTGATTAATGTAAATTCGCTCCAGACTATATGTTCCCGTAAATGCGTAATTGTGAATCGAACAATTCGGACTTGCATTAATATGTATTTCTTTGACTGCAGTTCCAGGTATAAATGCTGGATCAATTCTCTCAACGACAGAACTCCAGTGCACTTCATCCAGATTTGTACAACTTGCCAAAAATGCATTTGGCATATAATGTTCTCTTGTTGTATACAGGAAGAATTTCTTGAGATTTTGCATACCGCTCAGACTACCGGTCTCTGTCTCCAGATAATTTTCATTGTATCTGTATGCTGGTGTAATGACAAACTCATACAATGCATTTGGATCAGATTCGTTTCTGAACCATGTCTTCGCATTATCATATACCAGTGGGCCATCTGCAAATTCTTGTACAATCGCTCTGGTGTTACAATCGCGAATATAAATTGCGGTTGTTGGTAGTGGTTCAGGATCATACTCATGTTCTGGCAGTTGAATCGGATACGTATTTGGCATCGTTGATAGAACCCATTTTCCGGAATATTTAAATGATAATGCAACATGTGTGGTTGGAAGAATTGCTGGAATAATCTTCACAACATTTTCGGTATCGGTTATGGGTGCATCTGGAGTGTTTGAAATATATAATGTATATGTAAATTGGTTGGAACCGATCGCATACACATCATAATATTTGTCTTTGTACACATGACATTTCAACTGTTGGAACGATTGTGCACGTGTCAGATTCTGAACATCACGTGATGATTGCATCCCGCCAGTCATAATCTCACGTTTCCAAACATCATCCATCATATTCAAAATTGTCTCATGATTCATTTCGACAAATCCCAATGATGTGGATGTTTCATTTTGTAATGTAACACCATTAATCGTTGGGTGATTCGTTGTATCATCATATGACAAATTTTGTGGTGGAACGATGTAATCCAAAATGTCATGTTCGATATCCACATTATTCGTGATTCGAATTTGATCCGGAACATACTGATCTAATTTTGACACAGTGTTTTGATTGAATTTGAATTGAATTTTTTGATCAATAATGTTTGCATTTTGTAATGATGCCAATTGATATGTGGGGTACGTCTTCCCATTGATATCAATGTAGCATGTTCCATTTTGTGTGATGACAGAATCCTCCAAATCATCCACCAATTCAATGACTTCCAGATTCCGTAATGAAGTCAGATTCCGCAACTGGAATGTTGTTGGCGATAATATCGTCAGATGGTTATCATCATTCACATACCGACCATTCACCCAGAATTCATACCGATCACGTGACAGTGGTGTTGGAACATATCCTGTCAAATCGATGACTCCATTTTCTGGAATATGGGAAGCAACGTATCTGGATACATGCAGATAGTTGGATCGAATGCTATTGATACTAGGGTTGTCAGATGGATCTACGATTAATCGTGTATGAATATCGTTCTTCCGAATATCTGCGATTGGATAACGGACATCATTTGTTTGATCATAATAATACACAAATGGGTCCTCTATGAATTCATCTGAATTCAATTTGTAATGATTTGATAAACGGATGATCGCGTGTTCATCTAATGTGATTCCATTTGGAACAAGAATGCATGTATCTGGAATCAGTCGATATGTTGGTGAAATTAACTTCATCCAATTTGTGATATTCGAAATTGTTACCCATTCACATGTACGTTTGATTGAGATCAAACCACCGGACATATGATGGGATTCATCCGGAATAACTGTACACAGATACGTTTGTGTTGCATCTGTTGTCAAATTGGAATCAATGATCTCAATATCATCATCCGTTGTTCTACCGCGGAATATGATATTGGATGCACCACCATCAAATGATTTTTCGGATGAATTCTGAATACAGATCAATGTGATGCGTTTGTTTGGTTCAAATCCATTTATGTCAATTTTCGTCGATGTAACATAAGAAATTTGCATCTGTTGTTGTGGGATGGAGGTGTCTTTCATTGGATTTGGAACATACACATCAAAGTCATCAATGGCATATTCTGAACCATCAGATTCAACTGTCATATTGCAAAAACGAGTCGTAGAACCTTCCGTATGCAATCCACTGCGTTGATACCGTTTTAACAAGACTCCTTCTTGATATGGAAAGTCTTCTGGAACCGGATCTAACTGTGACACCGCATACGCTTCATCCGTGTCATAATGTTTCCGAATTCGAATATTCGCATACAGATTATCGGTGTAATGAGACGGATCGATTGTAACAACAGGACGGAATCGAACTTGACATGTATCTTGATTGAGTTGGATGTCATCAAACACATCAGAATTATCGTATGCGAAGAAAATCAAAATCCGACGTGATGCAAATGCCGAATCCACAAACGTAATCGTCAATGACGTCAACACATCATTTGTATCAAACTCGTGATAATGATCAAATAACAAACCATCTTCAATGGTTTCATCAACCGTATACAGATTTGAATCGATCCAACTTTGTGTATCCATATCATACAACCGAATTTGAACCTGATCGGAATACATCAAATCTTGGATATGTGGACGATATACATGCGAAATGTATGCACGCCCGTTGTTGATATATGTCAACGCAGCTTCATACGAGATAACATTATACCACGTTGTCGGTGTTTCCAATTGTTCCAAATACAATTTGAATCGTTTTACATTGTCATCATAATATTTCATTTTCATTTGTGCATTTTCAATTTGAATTTTGATTTCATCTTTTTCCGCTTTTGTTGTCGCATGTTGTAATGCAATTGATAATGCTTGAATCTGCATTGCTGTTGATGAGATCTTTGTCATTGTTTGTGTAATTTCATTTTGGAACACTTCACGTTCCTGATCCCACACAGAATGATCATCCGGTTCTGTTCGTAATACTGGATACAACTCCGGATCTGTCAATGTATTGAAATTATGACGGATCATATTGATTGTGATGGTTTCGTCTTGTTGTTGTACTCTTGCGGAACCAATGTAAATTGCGTGCATTTCTTTATTAAATATTTCAGTCAATGGTTCTGGAAGATTCGGTTCATTGTATTCATCCAAGAAATTTCGAACATTATCATCCGCGATTGTACATGTGATATTCTGCATCAGATATTTATGCATCACATTATAATCATTCGTGCCAAACCATTTTGCATGATGTTCATCCACTTTTGCTTCGATCATGCCATGTGCACGAGAATGATCAATCGCAGTGATGATCAATGGGAATAAACTCATGCCGTCATCTGTATATGCATATACGGTTTGACCAACATGGTATTTTCCACCAATGGATTCGATCACATTTTCGGATGGTGTAATATGAATCACTTCACATGCTTTGAAGAACATCGTCTTTGGTGGACGCAATTCTTGTGATATAATACCATATCGATTCAATTCATTGCATGGAATATAGATCGCATCATTCGGACCCTGAAGATCATCGGTATTTGGATTTTGATATTCCGACATCTTTTCCAATGGTTTAAAATGATTACCCGCCAATAATTCATAATGCAATTCCGAATGTGGTTGATTCACAACTTCGTCATTTGTGTTTGTTGTAAATGTTTCATGTACATTCTGAACATTCAAACGAAGATTTTGTGAACCGATGTATTTGCGAATATCGTTCATGATATTGGACGATGATGAAACTTTCTGGAATGACAACGTAATATCATTGAGTGTTTGCAATGTGGAACCTTCACCATCACAAATCACAAATGATACTGTAACATCAGAACCATCAAAGAATGCAAATTCACATGTTGGAATTACGCGTGTAATCACATATTCCGAATTGACTTCCTCGTACATGATATGGAATAATATTGCGGAATCACCCGTTTTAGAAACATTCGGCAAATGCATATGATCATCAGAGTTTGCAATCGTCACATATCCATATACAGGTTTCTCTTGTAATGTAACAGAACCAAGTTCAACTTTATCGAGAATATAAATGTCGAACAAATAACTCTGCGCGATGCCATCACAATATGATGCGAGCGGAATTAAACTTGATGTGAAGACAGACCCATCAATGTCGTCCAATGTTGATTGAATCAATGGTGCATTTGTTTGAATTTGATTGATGAAGATTTGCAAATGTGCTGCATATGTTTGGAATAATGTTTTGGTATATAAAACATTTGGATTATCAGAATACAAATTATGCAATTCATTCATTGTTGTCATATCCAATGTTTGTGCCCAATATTCCAATTGATGCAAACTCATATTGGTGTTGATTTCTTTTAATTGTAAATACAAACGACGAATCCGCGCGATTGCATACAGATCGAATCCGGTATAATCAAATACCTTTTGCATGATCATCAGAATTGTGGATACCAGACCATACAGTTTGAATGATTTATTTGCCAAAGTATTTGTCCAAATATACATTTCAGACACTTGATCATATAATGTCTGTAATGTTTGATACAACGTGTCCTGTGTGATATCCTCAAACGTTGCAACAATTCCCGGTGTTTGTGACGATTGTGGATTAAAGTTGTCCCCACGTTCAGAAACAAATTCACGAATTGCATTTGCATGTTTTTCCATACAATGCAATGTATTCTGAATTTCTGTCCGTTGATTCCAAATGGATGTGTAATTTGTAACAAGATTGTTGATGTGATTGTACACATCACTCAAATACAACGAAACCATATTCGCAATCTTTGCATCATCATAATATTGATATTCATCCAGAATCATGGATTGAACGGGATCCGTATATTCCACGTAATAATTCGGATCCACGCCGTCATTTGTGAACAGAATATGTTTCTGCGTTGGTTGATAACGATTCAATGTATTCCGATAAGATTGTGCATTCAACGGAAATACATTGTGATCTGTTCCAACAACGAATGGAAGACCTGCATACAATGTCACTTCGTTAGTATCCGGGAATGAACAGTGTGCTTTTTCAGGATCCGGAATCCAATATGGACACGTCATGACAATACCATAGTTCACCAATTCTGTCTCCAAAGAAGAATCCATTTCATCAATTGACAGATCTGCATAGCGTGGATAAAATTCCTTTTCCACAATCATATGAATCAGATATGCCAACAGTTGATCTTTATTATCATACATCATCTGCAATGTATAGAACATGAAGTTCAATGCAAACGGTGCACGAATGTCATCTTCATTCGCATCCAGATGATCGGATGATGCATTTGATGGTTCATAATTCATCATGGAAGGATATTCCAAGAATGTATCACCATTCATCTTTTGCTGCAGAATCTTTGAAAGCACATTGATCTTCGCATTGTTGTAATCGTCCATATACATCATATTGGCAAACTTCTCCAACCGATTTTCAACATGCCAATATTTCACAAATCCAATATGACGATCAACTTCTTTTGTGAATTGATCAAAGTCAATCAATTGTTCAACGGAGAATGGTTCCGTTGTTTCTTCATGTGGATTCTTTGTGTCAGTATATAAGATGAAGAATTTATAAAGCTCATCGCCACGTAAATCATTTCTGATATAGAACGTATTTCCGATACCACTAAAGTGTTGGATAGTCGGTGTATCAAATAACCAACATGATTCCGCACGATCGTATTTCAATGTGATGAAACATTGTTCTGATATTGGCCGATTGAATCGATGTTCATTATCCACGGCAAAGTAGTTTGTAAATGAATCTGCAATTACACGCAATGATGTAAACGGTTCCAATGCAAATGGTTGTGCAATTTCATCAATAAACAATTGGAAATTGTCATCAAACAATTCGTCGAACACATACTTTTGTACTTCGGAATATGTTGCTGTGACATTCCCTAACGTTTCAAACTTTTGAATCAATGTCTCAAATCGTTTCAAATTGTCATGTGAAATCATGGATGTCACAATTGCACATTTCAAATAGGTTTCATATTGCGATCTCAATACTGAAGCGATAGACGATGAAACCGATTTGATATTTGTTTCGATGTATTGTGATGTCGCAATAGATGGCCCAACATTGCAATCAACACCAAGTTTTGTGATTGTCGGTTTCAATGTTTCTAATTGTGTGATCATGCCAAAACAATTCGTGAGAGTTCTGTATGACATGTCGGAAGGACGATCGACGCAGATTGGTGGTGTGCATACTTCATTCATCGCAATAGATTCCGTATGCTGTAGGATAATTCTTCCACCGTCTTCATTTGCAACATGATTCCATTGATCATCATAAACAACTTGTTTTCCCATCATGTTGTAATAGTTGATTGCGGGGAAAACATTTGGAATCTCATGGATGTATTTTAATACATACACACGAACATTCAAATTCTTTGAGTTTAATTGTTGGATTTTGTTCAATGTGTGTGTTTGGATATTTTTAATATCCAAACCATATCGTGTTAAACAACCAAAGTTCGGAGCAACCAATACTGAATTCTGATATTGTTCGTCATACACTTCAACCAAACAATTGCATCCAATCCATGATCGAACATCTTTCGTATTTTGGAACATTGTATACGGAATCGTCTGTTCATTTGTGATATAGATGGAAGGAACGACACCTTCGATTACTTTGGATGAATCCAATTTATAAATGATGAAATTTGGATCCGCGGTTTGATTCCATGGGATCTTGAAACGGAATCCTTTGTCATCAACACCAACACTCCAATTTCCAACCATGAATCCATTTACAGTACATAGCAATGTGAATCCAAGAATCGAAGATATCTCATCCGATAAGAATTCATTTGCCGGAACATAATATTTGGACTCTGTCTCATACATTTTGTGAAGCTTCTGACGAATGAATTCATCACGATCTCCAAAATGTAATTGATCATATGGCACATCAACAATGAAATCTCCAAACCGATCTGTTGATACACTTTTCGAATCACCGTATTTCACGGATGCAATGACTGCATGTGTATTCACTAACATATCACTCATTGCATTCTGTAATGACATTTTATATGTTTCAATCAAAGATTCATTCAAATCTTCAAATGAATAATTGGAACGTTCCATCAAATCTGTTAACTGTTGGAATCCATAATAATTACCGACAACACCGTACGGTTGTCTGTCGATCAATTGTGAATCCAACGCAATCAGATTCTGATAACGTTTGTTGATGGTTTCCCATTTTGTATCGTTGAATGATTTGATTCCATTTCTAGAACCCGTCAGATATTCATGATACTTATGAAACCATTGATTGTAATTCATAATCATTACGAGTTGATCTCCTTTCGTAATAGGTTACAGAACCGTTTTGTTTGGGATTCTGGTCTCACGCTGTATCCTATTATTCTAACTTTTCATATATATATTATTAATATGAAGGGAGAAATAAAATTGCTCTCTTTGCAAATTTTACAGGTCTCTATGAGACCAGAAAGTGAGGAATACCATGAAAATGAATTCTATTTTCAAGCGGTTGCGTCGGCAATTCACAAATAAGGAGGAATCTATTATGAAAACGAATATGACATATTTTGATTTTGAGGGAATGCCGACCCTCAAGATCGAAACAAACAACAATATCGGAACGGGGTATCTCCACCCGTTCAGAGCCTATTCATTCCAAGTCTCGGGCTCTGCTGACGGGCAGGGGGATTACGGGGCAACGTCTGTAATAGACTTGCCTGCCATTGCCAAGCATTTGACCGAAGCAAATTCTATGATTATTCTGCGCGAACTTGCGCAAACCGCAGTTTCCAATTTCCTCGGGGTGTCTCCCCGAGATGCCGCATTTGAATGCGGCTCCATTAATAACTTCAAAGAATTTGACCGATGGCTTGATGCAGTGTATGCCGGATTAATCCGGCAGGACTGTCGGTTTGGCCACTGGTGCTAATTATAAAGGAGGAAATGTTATGAAACTCAGAAAAACGAATATCGCGCTGTTCTCCAACGTTGTCGAGCGCACTTTCAGCGACACAAAGAAATACCGTGAGCTGAATATCTGCAGGTCCAACGGGTACTGGCGTTTCAGAGAAGTGGACGCCTACACAGGTACCTGCTTCAGTGAAATTATCCTTGGTATATCGTCAAAGTACTTATTGAATGAATTCCTCATCGTGAGGAGGAATTCAACCATCAAAACACTCAAGACCGCAAAAACGCTGGGGGAGGCCCTGGCGTTTATAACTGATACCGTCTTCCAAAAGCGGTATTATGTCACGATCGAGGATCTTGCGACCCTCGGCTGAATAGCAACCCACTACCGCTCTTCCGCAAAAAGAACCCAAGCCGATATGGCAAAGGGTTCCTAGTGGGAGAGCGGAATACGAAACAAAACAACCGGGGGATGATCCCCCGGTTGTATTTTTTTACAAATTGCCTTCCCAAATTCTTTTTACTTTTTTCTTCAATTCAATTAATATCTTATTTGCCGATGCAGTCACGAGCATACTCGGAATCATACGACCCAAGATAGAACGTGGGGATACAAACATACTGATTTCTTCACCAGGTTCGGATTCCGCATACGGCTCCAATCCTTCAGGAACAACTTCCGAAATGACTTGTTTGGATGCAGCGTACACAACACATTTATCTCCAATTGACACTTCGTCAGAATGTTCGATATAGATTTCAATTAACACATCACAGTTGATGCCTTTGATGGATGATGCTCGTAATGGTTGCGTTGGAAGTGAATACAACGTTCCGAGTTTATACACGCCATCCGTCTTATCATATTTATCCAACGTTTTTCTTTTTTCAATGTTTTCTTTGAAATGATTGTCGATGATATCAAACAAAGATGGAGACAGTTTGTCCATACTCTTGATTGTATACATGCGAATATCCACAACCCGTCCTGCATGCTTTGATTTGATCGTACGTTTTGCAGTATCCATGATGTTGGAATCTGTTTGGAATGCTTTCAAGAAATCGTCAACCGCTTTATCGCCGGTATCACCTAAACCAAACACAATCAACGGATCACCGATTTCAACCTCATCTCCGACTTTCACAATGAAATCAACATCATCGGTCGCATTTAACTTTGATGCTTGACACATTGTGACTGCAGATGACAACCGCTTGGACATCTTATGTGTCATCAAACCAGCGTCTTCATATGTAGAATACAAACCGGCGAACGCAACTTTTGCCAATGGTCCAATGTTCAATCGAACCATACCGGATGAATCTTTCGAGAAGAACTTTTCGTGATATGCCAAGATATCATTCTTCTCAAATGTATCATCTTTCTCAAAATTGGACACGAGTTTATTATCCACATAGAAACCGGAACCAGGATTGAATGAATACCGATCAGAAACAGGGATCGCTTGTTTCTTACCAGACTCATATTCAACGACCATGTATCCATTTGAAATATCAATGACTTTACCATTCTCTTTTGCGGTCACAGCAAATTCCGATGACAAATAAGATGGTACAATTTCATCAATACCATTTGAAACCAGAACCGGTTCCGCGTCTGCGGTTGGAAGAATATGAGATGTTTGCGATGTTGCAATTGCATTACGAATAGAATCATCACGAGATACAGTTCCCGGTGTTAACAGTTCGGAGAATGATGCTAATTGCAAATCGTTGTAATCCGTTGATATGTCTTCCGTTGATGTATATCCACGCAACGATTCCACCTTTGGATCAACAACAAGCTGACGTGTAATACCAACCGTACCATTGTTTGGAGACGACAGTGCGAGTTTTCCAATCATGGATTCCTCATAAGAACGTTTCGGCAATGAGTATGCTTCTGGTTCATTAACACCATGGAATCCTTTCTTGGAGACATTCTCTCTATCATGCAATTCAACCATTGGATTCAATGCGGAAATACCATTCACCGTTTCAATCTTGATCAATGTCTGAATTAGATCATTTGGATTCCATGGCAATTTTGCATCCGCCATCTTACTACCAATCTGGTTGTTATACCGGGAAATCGCTTTTGCCAACAAGCCATGAATAATTGCAGGAATGATTTCGGATGCTCGAACACGATACAACGAGGAACTCGTTTCACCTTTGAAGTGATTGTCTGCCAACATATTTGCAGCATAAATCAACATATCACAAATATCGGTCGGCAAATGATAATGCTGACACACATCTTCTGTGATTGCATCGATAAAGAAGTGATAATTTGTTCGGAAAATAGATAACTCCGAGAATTGTTTGAAGAACATCTGATTGAAGATATCAATGAAAACAGAATTGGAATCAAACACGGTGGAATCCAGATCGGTTGTATTGTATTCTTTCGGATTCAAACGGAAGAAGCCGTTGAACAACAACTGATTGTTCACCGTGTTTTGAATTGCCAATGTTTTATCTTTGAATGGGATTTTAATGAATCCGGGAGCATCTTCATTTTTTGTAATGTATTTATACTGCGCACCAGACCGTTTTAACAACGAAGACAAACCTTCCCATGCAGCGATGCCAACACCAACCGGCATTTTGATATTACCGATCTTCATTTTGGCATACATGGAAATCTTTGTCGGTTTGGTTTTGTTGAACACTTTCCACATTTCTTCTGGTAAAATTTGTGATATGATTTCTGTCAAGCTTCTACCACGACGATCCAGACCAGTTTCTGTATTCAAAACAACCGGAACCTGATTGATGGAACCACAACAGAATTCATTTTCTTGAACAGTTACAAAGCCATACTCACGCAAGCATTGTTCACGGTTAAACAGAATCTTGCATTTTTGAGAATCGTCGATGTAATGCAGCCAACGTTTTGCATACTCATCATATTCGATTGTCGAAACGAATCGAGAGTTTGTTGCCGTGGATGAACCATACCGAACATACGGGTTTGTTCCATCCGGTTTATTTGCGGATGCGACAGCTTTCAATAATAAGGAAACATCAACCAATGATTTTGTATCATAACGGATGATATCAATCTTGTTGTAATTGGTCGTCAACATCACACGCTTCTGATTAATCTTCAGAATCGGAATGGGGAAATCTTGTTTTCCAATATTATTCCATGTTCCATTATAATAGAATCTACCATTCATCAATTTTGGAACATAAATATTGATATGAGATTTCGATCCAGTTTTTCGATTCACAAGTGATACTTTCCAGTTGTGCATCAACGATACTGGTGTTGAGATATCTTCCACATCAATATTTGTAACATCGAATCCCTCTGGAAGTTTTTTCAATGTCATGAATGTCGCAACGATATCCTGATCCAACATTTGTTCCTCATATGCTTCTTGCATATTTGCAAATGATGATCCTTGCATTGCACCACGGTTTGTTGTTGTAATCTTCAACGGACGAACCGGTGGTGGTTTCGGGATATCCGTGATGGTTTTCATTGCATTGATGTTTAAACTCTTTAAACGAATCTGTCCAATATTTTCACGCATCTTTGTTTCACGTGGTGATGTCAAAGTTTGCATAATACTCTTTTCATCCGAAACAGCACGTGAATCCGCAATCTCTTTCGATGCTTGATTGATGATATCGTTTTCAACCGGAGTATCACCACCAGTTTCCAAATCACTCGCAATTCGTTTATAATCCGAAACTGCATTTTGATTCGGATTAATGCGATGAATCAATGATGCATTGATCTGTAATGTCTTTGCAGAATACAATGTATCTTTTTCTGAACGCGCATCATCCACACCCAATTTCTTTTTCAACTGTTGCAATGAATTCTTTAATCCAGAACCACCACTCGATGCGGTTGTCGGTTGACCTTGGTCTTCTTCGGTTTTGTTCGCTTGTAAATCATTCAACATTTCATCAACGCTTTCATCTGATGAAGTTGAATGAGTGACACCTTTGAACGATGTACCAATTTTGTCAACCATTGTTTGCAGCAGCGGTTGCTTTTCAGCATTCATCATCGGGAAATGCATCTTGTAATCTGTAGTAGATGAACGGAAGATCAATGTGATATCAGATTTGACATTCTGATTCGCATCGTTCAAGAATGATTGCACAACACCGTTTACAAGATCGGATTTGCAAGCATCCTTATTTTCCGAATCATAAATACGAAAACGATCTGTATTGATAATCAATACTTTCTTTTGTGCTGGAGAACATAAACCCATCATCGTGGACATCATTTGAACTGCATGCTGATGGATGTATTCAGTGGATAATGCACGATAACCAGAATTGAATTTCATCAACACATCGGAGAACGGAATGTAAGCATTCTCTTTCAATGTTTTCATACTCGTCGGAGGAATGATTTTCAATTGTGGAACTAGCTTTTGTTTCTGGACATATTCCACTTTTCGTTTATATGATTCATTTGATAATTGATATTTGAAATCCATCGTTCCAATTTTACCATGAATAGAATATGGAATCACAATAGATTTGAAATTGATACGTGGAGGTGGAACCCGTTTGATCAATTCAATATCATATTCAAACGATCCAGACAAAAGAAAGACAGCAGCACCATCTTTTTGATCTGGTAACTGATATGGTGCTAACACTGGTTGCAGTGTTTTACCATTCACAAGATTGGTTGCTTCTTGAATGAATTGCATGATTATACACTTCCTTACAAACAAAATTAAAAGGAGGGAGATCTTATATGTTTAAAGAAAAACGCACATACTATTACACATGTCCGTATTGCGGAGCCAATCTGGATCCAGGCGAGACATGCGATTGTCAGAAGATTACCGAACAGTCCGATGACGAATCAAATGAAAAGGAGAATACTGATCATGAACAAACACGGGGAGAATGACATGTTGGGATTTATTACAATGGAAGACATTACACATTGCAAAGAAGATCACAATTATGTTGTTTGGAATTATGGATTTCCGATTGAATATCGCATCAAAGAATTTAAACGAATTATGAAATACAAATTTAATCATTTCTTTTATAAAAAAGAAATGGATTACATTATTAAAGATGATTCCCCAATGCGAGCATCCGAATTTATTCGACGTGTTCGAAATATTTTATTCCACGATTATTCTGTATAAAAAAGAAAGCGGGGTGAAAACCCCGCTTTCCATATCATACACGTTCTTCAAAACTGGCAACCAACATGCCACCTGACATATTGACCAAACGTTGAATGGTTGAAATCGATACAACCATTCCAGCTCGTTCAATCTCTGAACTCTTGTAATATTTTGAAACAAGCTGCGATACATTATTGACGATTGTTGATTTCAAGGTTGCGACCATTTTCTTTCTGACATCTGCCGGTGTGATCTGATAATACTGCAATACATCACCAAACATATGCAGAAAGTTTGCTTCCGTATCGAATCTCCATTCCATGATCGTTTGAAATTCAACATTCTGCATTGTGACAATACAGCACATGTTTGGCTGAACTCTTCTGACTGATTGCAGTATCTCTGTCAGTTTTGTCTGTGAGATTGAATTCGTCTCTGAATTCAATAGTTTGCAAATGCGTTCATTCAACGCTTCTCCTCGGATGATATTCTCGTTTACTGCTTTACACAATGCTGTCATCAGAATATCATTGTTGACTTTGTGTGATGTATCAACGATAGGTTTGACTTCCACAACATCGTGTAGCTTTGACAATGCATCCGGATTTATCATTGTTTTTGCTTCCTCAAGGGTCATCATATATAATTCCTCCTTATATTTGATATCGGACATTCCGTATATCCAAAGAAATTATATATGTATAAAAATAATAAAATACAGTGGGGCCGAAGCCCCACTGTATTCGCTGTGATTATTTAAAAATATCAAAGAAACTTTCTTGGATGGTTTTCTTGTTTGCATCCCAACCTCTGCGGATCGACATGGATGGATCCATCTTAAACAGATAATCCATTTCACACAAACAATACTCGATGATGGAAGCATTCATTGCATCCTTGTGCGCAACGGTAATACCATAACCAGCACCTTCAGCAATGATTGCACCGGTCATCTTCAGAATTGTAGATTCATTTGTGGTGTCGTTCTCCTCAAGTGGAATCTCCTCTTCCTCGGATTCAGACTTCTTCTCAACAATTTTCTTGTCTAGATCATCAAATACCGGAGCAGCATTCGATTGTGTGATAACTTTCGCAACATCATCAACAACTTTCTTTGACACAATGTCTTTCAGCTGTTTCCGAAGTTCCTCATAGCTTTCAACATTCTTCAATTCATCCTTCATGTTTGCTTCCGCATCCACATCAGTCTCATTGTCATCGGTGATCTTTGATTGAACTGTCATTGCTTTATCATCGATTTCCTGAATGACATTGGAGAGAATTGGAGAATTCAGTTTATCTCTGGATTTGCAGAGATAATCATAACAGGTACAACCATAATCATCATGAATATGTTTCATGATAGATTGATCGATCATACCATCGAGATCTTTGGTTTCATCATGCATCATCGCACAGATGATGTCTTTGAGAACATACAATGACAGCTTCTCACGGAATTCACCGGCATCAAACGTTTGGGGTTCAGGTGTTCCCATATTCTGATGCAGTGTTGAGTTTACTGTATTCGGAATTTTATTATTGGTGCCATCAATGATAGCGTCCAAAATAGATTTCACATCCGGCATTGTATATCAACTCCTTTCGTATATTAATAGCAAGCCCAGTCAAACACAGCTTTGGAAAAATCACACTTTGAAAGTGCTTCTTTTGTAATAAAGATTTGACCTGTACCACAATCTCCCCACATAATCGGTTTTGTTGAGTCTAATTGCAGAAGCAGGAAGCAATTTTCTGATGTAAATTTCACATCATCATATGCTCTGAAATCGGATTGTGTGAATCCCGGATATCCTCCGATCTTATCACCATATTGATCAAATATTCCTTTACGATCAATTTGTTCAGAAAAACCTTTCGGAATCATATCGATGATCTTATCATAAGCTTTTGAATCATTCAATTTCTTTTCTGGATCCGAAACATTTTCATTCCATGTTTCTATAAAAATCTTTTCATAATCATCAATTTCATTCCAGGACCACGGTGCATTACAATTTTCCGATTTCTTAAATGTGACAATGTATTGATCATTCTTTTCGCCAAAGCAATAAACTGAATCACGGTCATCATATATGGTCATATCAATCTGATTCACGAGTTCTTTTGTCTTATCCAGTTTTTTCATATCATCGGAAGAATAATACAGAACTCTGTATCGATTATCATTCTTATTCCAACGACCAGAATTCATATTGCGGTCTAACCAGAATTGCATAATTCCATTTGATGGTAATTCTGATAATCCCGGAACATCCGCGAAATTAATCTGGATAACAAATCGTAACTGTTTTCCATTTTTATCTGTTGGAATTTCTGCAATAAATGGCGGAATACCACCAATGACACTTGATGTTGGTTTGACAGAATCGGGGTTGGCTTTTGAAGACCACGATAACTCAACACATGGTTTCTTCGTCTTATTCTCGATTAGCTTCAGAATCTTCTTGAACTCATCTGCTGAAAGTGGAAATTCATTTGGTAACGATGGACCTGATGTTTCGGTTTGTTCCACCTTTTTTGATTTACCAAAAATCTTATCAAAGAAACCATTCTTTTTTATAAATGCCAATCTATCAAGACTAACATTTTTCTTTATTACATCAGGAGCATGTTTTCTTTTCAAAAACAATGCTGCTTCTTGAACAGGTTTCGGATTCTTCGACTCAACGATTTTTGCGACCGCGGTTGCTTCTGAAACAAAAGCTTGAATCAAACGTTTCACAACAGAAACGGAATTATCATCAACATCAGAACGCATGAGCGCAATTAAATCAACGAGGACATGATTCAGACGTCTTAATTGATTCCGTTCGGATTCATCAAAGACTTTCTTCATACCGGAAGCTTTATGAACAACACGATTTAATTTCTTACCTTCCTTGCGGAATTGGGAGCATAATTCAGTGATATCCATATCATTGTTATTCAGGACACCCATTGTTTTTCTGAGGTGAATATCCAGCTCCTTACCGATATTACCTCTCGTCAGAAAAAAAGCTTCTTGCGCTAGCTCCTCTTCTGTACCTTCAGTGGATGTATCTCCGGAATTCATGAAATCTTTCAGCTGTTGAATTGTCATGCCCTTGAGCTTCTCTGTACCTTGAGCCAAAAGCTCATCAATTGTCATATTGTCGAAATCAAGGTTTGATGTATCTTCAACAGGTTCCGCACCGGTCGAGCCTTCATCACCGATATCAGCAGCCAACTCTTCATCGGTTGGAGCATCCGTTGTATCCGAAAGATCGACGTCATTTGTGTCAGTTGCATCTGTTGTACCATTGTCATCCATCAGGTCATCGATGTTAACATCAGAGGAATCATCAGTATTGTCAGCCTTTGTATCAGCCGCAACCTTTTCTGCAATCTGATCAGAAACGTCATTGGTCTCAATCGCTTCCTTGTTGTCGTCCGTTGCAGGAGCATCAGTTGTCACATCTGCACCGGCATCAGGTGTTGCTTGTGCTTGACCATCTGCTGGTGGTGTATCGATAGAAACATCTGCTGCATTGGAATCTGTTGCAGGAGCTTCATCCGGATTACCAAAATCAATCGCCTCTTGGAAGAAACGACTCGGTCTTGCCGTTGGATGTTCTGCCTCATAAGCCATCTCTTGAATGGCTTCACGTTTTGTAGTCGCATGCAGTTTCTTGATATCAGCTTCGGAAGTCTTTGTGAAGTTCTTCTCCGTTGCATTGTGAGAACCTTTGATCGGAACAGTCCATGTGATATATGGATATGCCTCCGAACCTTCTTTACCATCAATCTCAAAACCAAAGGAAACGCAATATTTATCCATCGGCTCAACCGGGACAATAACCTCTGTTGGTGTAATCTTCTCCCAAATGTCATAAGGACGTTCTACACCCAGTTCAGCACCATGTTGATTAAATAAAATCTGACGAAGTTGTGTGCCAATATTATCAAAATACTTCTGAAGAACCTGAATACTCTCAAGCTGCTTCTTCAGAATCCGATGTTTCTTATCGACCTGCCAACCAATCGGAAGTTTGACATAATAGGAACCTTTGTCAGGATGCTTACCAAAGTCAAGCGTAATTCTAGAAGGAACAGAATTATCCGAAATGTTAATTTTACCAAATCCAAACAGACCTTCCTGAATGATTTGATCCGTGTACTTTTTGTATGCAACAGCAGCTTCTGCAGTAACTCTCTCCTCAAAAGCAGCATCTGTTTCACGGGCAAACTGTGTCATACTATTGTATGTTTCGGTGTAAATCTGATCGTATGTCTTCATGCCAAAATGCTCAAGAGCAAGATCAGATTCCTGAACTGTTGCATCCATCGGGATATTCGTCACACGACCATCCAACAGGTTCATTTCAACAGAATCAATCTCGATGTCGTCTTCCAGAGGGATATCGATCTTCGTGTAAGGACGGCTGCTACCAGCAGATGTACCCTTCATAGACAGATCATCCAGCTCTTGGAATAGATGTGCATACTCGAGAATTGCTTCATTCATTTGAGTCTCCGATTGAGACTCATCAGTTTCAGTATGCATTCTTGCCTGAAGCTCTTTGCTGATGTAATCAAGCATCGTAAAATCTCTCCTTTATAAAAAACTTTAATCTTTTTGGATATGTATATCATTTTCGAGAATGGCGAAACAATCTCGATTATAACAATACACCAAATACTTCCAGGAAGATTTCTGAAACCATGTCTGGAGTTAACTCAGATATACCGACGTCTTCCAACTCCAAATCACCATTGATTTCAGTGCCATTGATTGTTGGTTTGTTTTCCAAATCACCATAATCCATAAAATCACCTCATATGAAAGGACTGATGGTTTATGAACCCTTATCAAGAATATCTTGAACGTGTATGTACAATGTACACAACAATGCACCCGGATGTAGATCCGGGTATAGTTCGTCAACATATTCAAGAATTAACAGATCGAAACTTCAAAGACATTCCATGTTGTTTACACAACAACATTTCAAATGAAAGAGTCAATACAACTATATGCAATACATTTGATTGGATTGAAAAACAAAGTCCGATCATCACAGGTAATGGAACCTTCTTCAAACAACATTCAGAATATCTTGCACCAATCGTTGTTATGCTGGAAACATTGAAAGCAGAACGAAAAGAAGTCAAGAAAAAGATGTATCAATACGACAAAAAATCGATTGAATATCAGTTACTGAATACAGAACAAGGTTCCATCAAAGTCATCATGAACGCAGACTATGGCGGGTCTGGAACGACATTGTCTCCGTTCTATTCTTGTTATATACCACCTGCAACAACAGGTTCAGCAAGGGTGATGACCACTACCTTAATTTGTTGTCTGGAGATGCTTACAAACAACCAGAACAAATGGGCAAAGATTCAAAATATCAATGGATTATATGATTTCATATATACTGTATTGACAGATACCGAAGAACGCAAAATTATCAATGCAAAATATTCGATTGATGAAGTATGTGATGCATTGTTAGAACACGTTGTCGATTATTCCATTGAAGATATTCTGTATCTGAAAGCATTCTTATCAACATTGACAGACGAACAACGAACAAAATTGCGTTTGGCTTTCCATGTGAAATATGTGTTGAGTGAATTCTTAAAGCATGATATTAAAATAGTATCCGATTACATGAAGGCGCATCAGATTGATTGGAATAATGTAACAAAGGAAACGTTGCAAGTATCTGGTTTTGGTCCAAGTATCCCGGAAGAGATTCAGACATATATGGACCATATTTCACAAACGGTTTTGGACAACTGTTGTTATCCATTTATATTGAATGACAATGAGATTCGTGCAGCAGAAATGGAACGACTGATTGTTTGTGTTACAGATACAGATTCATTGATGGTTCATTTTGCCGCATACATCGATGAATTTCAAACGAGAACAAGCAACTTCCGTGATAGTTGTATCATGGCTTCTGCAATTGGAATGCGTTTGTATGTTGAAAATATCATACCAAGAATGGTAAAGTATCTGACAATTGGATGCAATATCAAAGATGAATATTACAGAAAGAAATTTGTATTTAAGAATGAATTTGGATTCTTGGCAATGGCATTGATTGCAAAGAAGATGTATGCATCTTCCATGTTTGTTCAGGAAGGTTCTCCTCGTGAGATTCATGATATTGCCGTTTCCGGATTGTCATTTAAGAAACGCGATTCTGCAGAGTTCTTGGAAGACATCATGGTACATCTGTATGATAAATATATTCTGACTGCAGATCATGTCTCTGTAAAGGGAATCCTGGATGAATATTATGCATTGCGAGAAAAGCTTCGTTCTGAATTGGATACAAATCCGAAATATTATCAAGTACAAAGTTTGAAAGATATCTCCGCATATGATCCACATAAAGTATTACCAGAACAAATGCGTGGTGCATTGATATGGAATCAGATGATGCCGGATGAAGAAATGTTACCAATGGATCGTGTTATTGTGATTCGGTTGTCATTCGATTTATTACAGAAACATGCACAAACAAATTTGCGAGTTGCGGAAATGTTACGACTGTTATTGGTAAACAATGAGAAGATGGAAACAACACCATACATATGTTTACCAGAACATTACAAGACCATTCCAGACTGGATTCGAATTGTAATCGACAAAGAGGGATGTATTGATAAACTTTTAACTCCATTTAAACAGCTATTGAGTTTGTTTGATGTCATGGTTGCAGAAACAAAAGCAGGAGCTGTTTCCAGTCGTATGATCTATTTATAATAGAAAGGATGATGTAATATGTTGGATGAAGTCTATACCTGGATAGAAGAATATGCAGGTACATCATATGACTTCAATGAAGCGATTCAAGAGATTGACGGGAATGCGGCATTCCTGTCACCTTTTGAATGGAGAACTGCAATCGATTTGATTCTGGATCAGATGGATGATGCACTCGACATTGTGGATAAATACTGGAGATTATTACCAGATACATTACCGAATCGCACGAATCTGAAACGGATGATTACGGAAACAACATTGCGTGAACTCGTGAAAAACGTTGACTCCGTTTGTAAACAACTCAACATCAATACCCCAACAATGACAACTGTTGATGACTTAAGAGACATTGTCGTCGCATTATGTGAATTATTGGATATTTTAATTGAACATGATACAGATGATATTATTAAGAACAATTTGTACGACGAGCATGAAGAAAACAACGAGGATTCATTTGCATACAAATTGGATATCCAAAAGGAAGACATGACACAACTGTCTTTCAATGTATCATCCATTCGTCAAGCATATTTCGAAGGGCTTGACGAAGATGAAGAATCGTATTAATCTCGGAAATATATAATTAGTTCCGAGTTAATAACATTTACTTACACTATTATTTATGAGGAGGAATACGATTATGCCTTTCCAGCAATCAAGCAATTTCCAGAATAACAATGGAAACATGGGTGAGAAGAAGCGTACCAATTTCCCGGTCGGTAAAGTGTATGGTTCAGATGCAATTCTGAATCTCACTGTGTGGGTTTCTGACTCTGCGGTGTACACTATTTTCCAGATCAAACAGGCAATTGGTAAAGATCCTTCCACGGGTGCAAATGCCTTTGAGCAGAAAGCACCGAATGAACTGCCACGTGTGTTCCTGAATCCGGAATATCTGTGTGCACTTATTGAAGCTGCAAAGAGCAATCTTCCGGAGATCACCATTGCTCCAAAAGCAGGTTCGAAGCTCCACATCACTGGACTCAACACGAATCAGATCAAGATTACAGTCGAGACCGATAAGCTTGGTTCTCGCACGATCACATTTGATTCCATTCCCGTTGGTTCAACGAATATTGCGGCATCCTGGACGAATCTGCAGAAGCTTCTTGCCGTTGCATATAAGAAAGCTCTGTATGCAAAACTGAATCCGGAAGAGTTTGCAACTGCGCTCGGTATGGAAAATAATGCAGAGGAGTTGCCGATCTAATGATAGACTTTTCCGATATCGGAAGTCGAGCATTTGTGATCCAATATGAAGATTTGATTTCATTGATTGGATTGAATACGGTATCCTACATTCTATCAAAACAAAATCAGAACACATCGGATGATATGATTCTCGCATATTTAAATCGGGAAAATTACGACATGAGTCGGTTCGTAAAAGAGCAGACTCATGTCGATTTTTCTTTGGAAAATATGATGCAATCAAAGTTAGCATGTGTTCCCAATTTAGCATATGCATTCAAAATGATGAGTGCGGCGCATCAACATGGTATCAGAGATTTATACATCCATTCAAATCTATATTCACCAATCATTGAAAACTTCGTTAAGCAATTGGAAATTCCAACAAATTACGTGCACGGGGATATCATCCCCGTGTTACGTAATTTACCGAATTGCACATATACAACTTCCGATCCAAATAATATTCGAACATGTCTAAATGCAAACGTTCCGTTTGCATTGACAATTGTGGATGATTTCCAGTATGTAGGTCCGATTGTAACGGACGAAAATCTGCTAAAAGAACTAGAAAAGAAAAATGTCTATGTTCAATACACTGGTGTCATCTCAGCCGGTGTATTATGACAATCTAAATTATTTCGAAGGGAATGGTTTGTCATGGCTGAAGCAATCAATAAGACGATGTTGTATCTATATGATCCGGAAGCGGATTATACATATAACACCGCCCACAACACCGAATACCCATACAATGGCTTCCCCACCGGTCTTCACGGCAGGAAGTATAAAAAGACTCGTTTCATCAATTGGGAACCAGTCCCGGAAGATATTATTATCCGACACGCGGGTTCTCAAATATTTGTAAACTTTTCCGCATTGTTTCCGAATGATGTCATTGACCCCGCGATTCAATTATTCCAGATGAGAACCCGTCGACTGGATTTACAAAATTTGATTTGTGAACAGATCAATTTCTTCACCGCATTATATGATGATGATAATGATCTGGTTACAAGTATGCTGATTGCAAAATATCTGACAGATTCACAGACATATACAATTGTGACATTCGAAGAATATCAGAACAAATTATTTGAAATCCTATTCCCTGAAAATACAATTGCGAAGATAAAGAAAATGGTAGAAGAAAATGATGTAGGAGACGATGTTACCGGATTATTCCCAGAGGATATGCCGCGTGATATTTTCATTGTATCATTCATGATTAAGGTCATGCATATCTTTATCGAACATTTCATCATTTCAACGGGTAATTCCCCAAAGGATTTGTATGAACTGTTTGCAATCGCATTTACAAATGTCATGAATCATATCAACCCGAATATCTACGTATTGTTGTATGACTATGTGTACAACTCGGTTGTCCAGAGCTGCTCGTCGAATGCGAACATCTATGACATGCAGGCGATTGATGGTGTTACCATTCCGACAACGACACAGTTTGTGATGCGGAAATCATTACTGTGTGATGGTTTGATTAAACTGACATTTGCTTCTGCATGGGATAAGATTAACAAACGCCCGACATATTCATGTGTCGGTTTGATTAAAGCGATTATTACACAGGCTTCATTCGTCACAAGAAAAGTGCAGCTGAGATATTCTCTCGTGAATGTCGACGATGTGTCGCAGTTGTTGAGTGATCAGATCTCCAATAACTCAACAATTTCTATGATTCGTTCGTTCAACCCCGGAGAATATTCTTGCATGTATAAAGATCTCAAAATCATCATTGCACAAATTGCATTGGAAGTCGACTTATCTCCAGTCGATTTCTATCTGGAACATTTGACACAAATGAATGAACTGTCCAAGATTCTGATTGAAGCCGTGTTATATAATAAATTTCATTCGTCCATATCCATCAACACACTGTCTATGAAACAGAAATACATTTTACTGTTGTATGTCAGAAACATGATCATGCAGATTTATAATCTTACCGAAGACGATACAAAATACAATACAATGATCAATATGTTGATGGCAAGAACTGTGACACACGCAACAAAAACATTGACTGCAAAAGATTTGAATTCCATCAAGAAATATGTCAAACTAAATAATCTGAAAGAATTCCTGCTGTCCGACAAGAATGTCAACACATTTGTGGAATCCATCATGCATTCTGTATTGTCATCATATACGATCGTTAATCACAATGATGCAGAACTGTTGGATACTCCACTACAGTATGATGCAAATGCAATGACATTGGAATTGTTGGACATGTGTGTATCGTTATTTGATTACATTGCAAAATGAATTTGATGTTAGGAGGTATATCATTTCATGAAAGCAGAAAGAATCAATTTAACAACAGAATTCTTGGCTGATATCGCAACGCATAATGGTTTTCTCATTGAAAAAGAAGACCATTATGCACCAACCAATATCGATGTATTGGTCGATTCATCAAAATTTACAGATTGTGAATATCGTTGCGATTGTGGTGCATTCATCGGTCAAGATCTCATTGGACAAGTTTGTCCAAAATGTCATTCCGAAATTTCCCTCCATTCTTTGAATTTTGCATATACCGGCTGGATTGATTTGAAGGGGCATAAAGTCATCACACCGGTATATTACATTATGCTGAAACGCGTTCTGGGAACGAACATGCTGCGGTTCATTCTTGGTGATTACAAATCAAAATTGAGCATTCAGTATAATGAGAATGATAAGGGGATGGAAGAAGAGAAGAAAGCAAAACGTGCGGGAAGAGTTTCCCAAGACGACATCCGTTATATCATCAAAAAGATTCCAAAGACAAAACTGTGCTATCAGGGAATTGGTCACGATCAATTCTATGAACGATTTGAAGAGATCTTGACATCATGTGCACCGAAGAACAATGAAGAAGTTGAGATTCTGTTAAAGAATAAGGAGTCTGTATTCACTTCATACATACCACTGTATTCAACCGCATTCCGTCCTGTATCAAAGACATCAGAAACAAAGTTCTATCCGAAAATCAACAAATGGTTTTCGATGATGGTTTCTGTGTCATGTCGTATGGAAAACATGGTATTGGATATTGAACGCATGCAAGCGTTGAATTATATCCAGAAATGTTGGTTGGATGCCGTTGAACATCTGATCAAAAATGAAATTTCCAAGAAGGAAGGTTTTGTCCGTTCTGAAATTGTTGGTGGTGGTTTCTCATTCTCCGGACGTGCTGTCATTACACTCGATATTTCATTGAATGTTGATGAAATCGATCTACCGTATTCCATGGTAGTAACAGCATATCAGTATCGTTTAACATATATGCTGGCAACGCGTTATAATATGACACTGGAACAAGCGTATCTGTTTGTCAATACTTATGAAAAGAATGACATCATCATTTCATTGCTGGATGAAATCATTGCAGAAGGACAATGGGTGGTGTATCTTCGTGAACCGACAAACAACCTTGCGTCAATTGTTTTGGCAAAGATTCGTCGGTATAAAATCGGTGATGACACTATGTCTGTCCCGCTTGAAGTTCTTGGTGGTTTGAACGCGGATTTCGACGGTGATGCTTTGGACATCTGGTTCCTGATCGATAAACAACTCGTTCAGAAATTCGAAGCATTTCATTACTCATGTCTCACAGATCGTGTGGATGAAAGTGTAAAACTAGACATCCTTTCATGGTCTGATGTTGCATTGGGTAGAATGACAGAGTGAACGTGTCGATTACATGATGGGGTGGGAATATTCCCACCCCATATAATATTTTTTAGATGTTCATGATAGATATATCGTTCAATTGATATGTGACGGATATATCGACGAATATTCGGAACAAAATCATACTAACTTTCAAAGGAGTGTTTTCGTATGCCTCAACCGAAGAAAAAACAAACACCACTGGAAGAAGATCTGTCAAAGTTAAACTTCATGACAATCATCGCGGATGGTGGTAACTCTCGGGTATTCTCAAAGAATACATTGGTTGATTATTCCTATCCGACCGGTATTCCAATTATTGATTACGCGTTAGGATATGAAGTCAACGTATTTGATGGGGATAGGTTCATAAAGAAACGTGTCTGTTTGGGATTACAAGCAGGATCATTCAATGTTGTAACTGGTAGAACACAGTCTTACAAAACAACAATCTGTATTCAGATGATTGCAAACATTGCAGTCAAGAATGGTGGAAATATCGTTCATTATGATGCAGAGCAGAGATTGGTTCTTCAACGTGCAAAGACATTATCGAAACTTCCGTCGGATTGGTTCTCCGGAGACTACCCAAGATATTCATTGCGTTCTGGTGCAATTGGTTTTGATACATTACAAAATGACATTGCGGAAATATATGCAAACAAAATGAGAAATCGTCAATACTTGATAAAAGATACCGGTGAAGTGGATGATCAGAATCGTCCGATCAAGCTGATGCCACCAACAGTTGTATTTCTGGATTCTTTGCAAGATGTCATTGAAAAAGAATATAATGCGGATGATAAGAAATGGGTTGAAGATTCCAAAGAATTACGCGGTAATATGTATGGAGCACAATCCGCAAAAACGATTCGTGGATTGTTGACTGATATTCTGCCAATGTTGAAAGAAGCAAATATCATATTGATTGCGATTGCACATAAAACAGCAAACATGTCATTGAATCCATTTGCCGGTGTTAAGAAACAATTCCAGTATGGTGCAAATGATGAACGTATTTCCGGCGGTTCTGCTGTTGAATTTAATGCTTCCGCTGTATTGAATCTGTCTGGTCAAGTATCAGAAGATTCTCGTTTCCATGAATCGAGTGATGGTTTCGAAGGAAATACTGTTTTGTTTGAACCGACGAAATGTTCGACCAATGAATCTGGTAATGTAAAGACAGGTCTTGGATTCGACATCATTATCGATAAACGTCGTGAAGGTGTTGACAATATTCGAACATTGATTGAATACTTGAGAAAAAAGGGAAGACTCAAAGGAAACAAAGCCGGATATCGCGTAATTGATGCAACCGGTGAACCAATCTCCGAAAAGTTCACATGGAAGAATTGTTATGAGGATTTCAAGAACGATGTGAAAACATATAAAGTATTTATGGTTACTGCAAAAGAAGAATTGGAGAAGTTGATTTCCCGCGCACCTGTTGATGTGATGGGTACAATTAAGCCATTTGACATTGATGATATTATCAATGATTTATCAAATGATAACGCTGCATAAACAAAAAAAGAATGAGCGGGGTTCAACCCCGCTCATTTCAACCCCATACAATCTGTTCTTCATAGAACATATCGAGCTGTATTTTTAATTTCACAAAGAAATCGCGAAGATCATCTTTTGTGAAATCACTTCTATTGCATGTATTCGTCCTACCGAGATGGTACAGTTTGTACCAGTTAATCTGGACACCAGATGGAAGATGAATGATATACACCTCCTCATTATGATCAATGATGATTGCGAAATTCTCAATCAAACGATCACGAGAATTTGCAACGTCTGCAATTTTTAGCAGATAGCGTTCATAATCAGTACCGAATGCTTCTGCAAATGCTTCCGTGAAATCCTCACGGGAAAAGAAATACATGTGTAACTCTTTCATTTTTTCAGACATATTTGTTCCACCTTTCAATCATAATGTGAATATACATTCATATATTCACTATAATAATATATATTTATAATAAAAAATAAAGAAGGGGACCCGAAGGTCCCCTTATTATTATAATGACATGTAAGTATCTCGGATAACATCCATGACATCCTCGAAAGTTTCCGAGATATCTTCCGGGATATTATCAGATCCTTCATAAAACACAGAATCAGTTGCTCTTTCGAGAATCCATTCAGACATACCGGTTTCAGGGTTTTCGACAGCCGTTTCTTTCAGGATCTCGGAGTCGTTTCTCAGGTCTTGTTCTTCAGCAAACGTAAGGCCTCTGTATTCCTTAAACTTTTTCATGTACAATCTAAACCGATTTATTGGTTCATATGTAACGGAATCATCCGACGTTTTTGTCGGAATTGTCACCATGATTTGCAAACCAAGAGGCATCGTCTCTATATTTTTCCGAACATAGTCTTCTACAAATCGTTCATTACGCGCTGGGACTGAGCGATAGAGCTTATGAATTACGATTACCACTCGACCGAATTTATCTTCAAACTGGTCTTCGCCCTCACCGAATGTGAATGTTTGTTCACCAAGATGAAGTTCCATAGAAGCAATGTCTCTTGCTTCGTTTCTATCATAGAACTCGTCATCTTCGTTATAAAACTCTGAATCCGAGTCCTCGAACTTCGAGCCGGCAGCATTCTCCATTCTATTGCACATCCTAGCAAACCAGTATGCAGTTTCCTCAAGCATGTCTGCCTGAATTTTCAGTTTGCCCATTTCCTCTTTCAGGATATTCGTAAAGATCATTTTAATTTCCTCCTAAATAAATAATATTAATGGGGTGCATATGTGCCCCATTATTTACCAATTTGAATGTCATATGGTTTTCCAAACCCACGCTGTTTATAATTCACCTCATCCGTTAATTGCAATTCTTTCCAGATGCTTTCTGGGATTTCAAATGTAATTAATTCTGATTTGGATGAATTATGTTGGATACCAGATACCTCATATGTGATGTAACGACGTGATTCTCGTTCATCACCAACCCCATCATTTCGATTTGATTTTTTCAATTCATATTCTGCATAATATGGATTTTTATCAAATCCTCCTGCTGTGACTTTATGGGTATCCTTCCATTTGTTAATATCATACTCATACCAGGTGTCGTATATATCAACAGAACTGTTACCGTGTTTTTCTGTCCTTCGTTTCTTGGAATGATGTGATATGTTATATGCATCAGATGGTGGGTAACTCCATCCTTCCTCATGGACAACGGTATATTCTTGTATTTGAATGACCGACGTCCAACTAATGGTTTTCACATCCAGAATATAATCACGTGGTTTTGTGATATAACGACAAATGAGTGTGAGAACTGCGATACCACATATTATGACAATGAGTTGTGCTTTATTAAATTTCTTTCTGGTCATGTCAATCTTTCCACCACAATTTCATTTGTCATATATTCGATTAATTTCACAACAAAATTACATGATTGGCCATTCGGCAAATATGTTGTAAAGTATAATTCTTCTGATGATACATCATATATGATTGCTTCAATCGCCATATATTCATCTTTCATAACATCGCGATCATAATAATATGCCAGTTTTTCATTGAGTTGATTTTTATTGTAGAATTTGAGTCTATAACATGTTCCAATGCTGATCTTTGATTTATCAAATACATATTGTGTTTTGACAATCGATCTGTCATTATTTTTTGTCAATACACCATCTGGAACCATGGTGCTTGCAACTGGTTTTTCTGATAGATCACCATCAGACATGAATTGATCAAACTCGTCTTTTGTTAATTTTGCTAATCGAGACATATAAATTCCTCCTTAATTTTATCGATTATCACCGGTTGCTGTAGAATCATCACCATGATCAAAGGCCAGCATACGTTTAATCCAACTATGAGTTTCCGATTTCTTTGGGTTTGTCTTTCCATTCTTATCTGATTCTTTCTTGTCAGTGTCTCTGAATAACATATCAGGGATTGCTGGTTTCATTTCAATAATTTCGACAGATGGCGTAACAACTGCAGCTTCACTATTGATGATGTCATCAATAATATCTGGCGTTATGTTAATCTTGAAATGTGTGAGCTTCTTGGTTTTGTATCCGATATATGATGAAACAAATATTGCTTTGGATTCATTTATTTCGGTACATATTGCATCAAAACCAGTTTTGTCAAATCTGGTTGTCAATGCTTCGATATCTTTGCTATACGCATCGACATCATCGTCATCTATTAGAAGTAATGTCACAATATTCATCATGCGAACATCATGAATCAGTATTCTGTATGAGACTCCTGGCTTGAAAGCATCCTTTGCCAGAACTCTCTTTGTGTTGATGCATTTTGAGAAATCCATTTATTTTTCCTCCTTATTATTCACCAAGATAATTTTTAAAATTTATCCGGATCATAAAATGCAACAGATTTGTTGCCGATTGTATAACTAGATGAGATTGCATTATCATATGAATCGAAGAATCTTTGTGGGGCTTTATCGAATCCGAGTTGTCTAGGAACATCAACAATCGGCTCAATCACAATCATTGGTGATTCTCCAGCAGCAATCGCGTTGACATTTGCATTGAGATCTTCTGCCGTGATTGTGATGTATAGTCGATATACCCTGTTTTTATGGGGAACAAACATCAGAAATGTTCCGGATTCACGCTTCTCGTCAATTTGAATGAGTATCGCGAAACCAGAACATGTCATGAACTTAGAAGAATCCCCGTCCTTTATATTCTTCAGAAATTTACCGGATATCATGATAAAGTACGGATTACCTTTGACAAACATATCTGACAATGCATAAGTTGTCGTAGCAACAACTGTGTCGAATACAGATGTTGGAATCTGCGGTTTTTCTTCAACTGGTTCTTCTTGTTTGTCCGGAATAATCATATCTTCCGTTGTTGGAATATGACTTGTGTCTGGACGCTCAATTTCCAGTTTCTGTTTAGAGAAAGGCCAAGCCATTTCAATCCTCCTTTAATTCAGCCGATGATAAAATATGTGGGGGCATAATGCCCCCACTAGTTTACTGAATTCTTTCATCCAATGCTTCAAACGTCGGTTTTACAAAATCGGTGAAGATGTCGTAAATCTTTACATGCTCATCAAGTTCATTGATCGGGATCTTGATTTGTCCGATCTTAGAATTGTGCTCGGTGACGAATGTGATCCAAAAGTATGCGGTCTTCATATCATTTGATAATTCATCAAAGAATCCAATCACACCAATTACATCATCACCGGGAAGAGTAAACTGCTGTGCCGAATACACTGTTCCACTGTCTCGAACAGACAACTGTGGCATGAGAGACGACTCATAGTCCAGCGCAATCAGATATGCACGACCCAAACCGAAAACTCTGGATGCATAGACTTCGGTGACATTCACAAGTTCAGATCGTTCAATTGGTTTCAACATTTAATTTTCCTCCTCAAATTGAATGTGATGATCATCAATATACTTCTTGAGTGTATCGATGATCGTCTGCTCGAAGCTTTCATGGAAATCTTTGAATGTAACAACAATCTCATCGATTTCGAATCGGAATGTATATCGACGATACATCACTCGTACGGTTGGTGCATCTTCGGATGCAACAATATATCCCTTGTGCCCATCAAGCATAAAGCTCCACATATCGTTTCTGTAATGTCGAACGATATGCATACGATGTTCTGCTTTGTCAACAATAATTCCTTGCATGTCATTTTCATCCTTTCTGTTTTATCGTTACTTCAATCTTCCATCAGATGCTTCAGTGAGTTGTGGATACGCGATACCCATCAGCTCTTTCATTTGTGGATGTGCTTTACCAGTCTTCTCATGATACCGAAGATCAAGAATGTGCTGCCATTCATCTTCGGTTGCACACATCCAGATGTCTGCCTTGATTGCATGCGGAAGAACATCGCGAGCAGCTTCTGGTTTTGCTCCGGCCGCGATGAGTTTTAGATAGCTTCTCTCAGCCATCTCCATACTCATTTCCCAAAGGACACTTCGAGTATGGTCCATGATGTCATTGAAGTATGGTTTTATGAATGTGAGTTCTCCACCAAATTTCTCCTTGCCATAGTTGCAATATCGCGTACTTTCCATTGCAAACGAACATGGGCGGTGTCTTACCATCTCATGACTGACCCCTCGGTTCGTTGTGAACAGTATGATGTGTGGGAGCATATGTGATAAGCAGCAATCTTCAACACCGTCATTTTTCATAGATTTAATGAATTCTTCTCGTGACATAAATTTGAATGGATTTGTCACATCTTCCGCTTTGATGTCATAATCAGAATAATGATGGTTTTCATCAAATTCTGCACAGAATTCATCATACATTGCATGGAAGATTTCCGGATATAATTCAGATAATCCCCATATGAAATCGAGTAATTCGGTTTTGCATTCTTCGACAAAATCATGTGTTGATTCATACTTTTGTGATGCATTAAATAAATACTTCAACCAATCGTAGAATGCTCGAAGTGATCCAACCACATAATTGTCAATATGTCGAAGATACGATCCTTCTGATGTATCAAAAATGAAATTGAGCAAATCCAGATCAGTGATTTTGACATACACATGTCCGAATTCCAGCATGGCATGATGACCAGACTTGTACAGGTTGGCCACAAATTTAGTTGCTGAATCCTCGGTGATTCTGTCCTCGGACTTGTAGCAGGTTCTGCCAACCCGCTCGATAATTTGATACGGTGTCATGTTGCTCGTGTCAAGCAACACTGCATTTTGATCGATTACTTTCATTTTCTCATTTCCTCTTCATTGTGTTTTTCTGAATAAATCATTGCGACATGTGCCTCAATGATATCGCAAGGCCAATCTTGGGGTTCCATATCATTAACATATTCTTTCATCAACATCATGGTTATCATGTCAATGAGTGGTGTTGCATCTTCTCCAGAAATTGTTGCAACGCCATAATTTCTTCCCATTATAGAAATCTTCTGATAGATTTCATACGCTGTCAAATCTTCCCAGTTTGGTACGTTGTGTTTATCGGAATAACAGCGCAAATGCCATTCCTTTGCAGGAAAGAAATCATCGTCTTGGATTCCAAATGTACCCCAATCATTCACCTCGAGAAAAACCTCGAATGTATTTGTATCAAGGGTTTTTCTTCGAACGATCATTGTGAATGGGATATCGTTATTCATGAAACCGAATGCTGACTGGAACATTGAAACATCACGTGTTTTAGCCAGTTCAGCAATAAACTCGGCTGTCATTTTGATCATTTCATCTGCTCGTGTATATGGCAGATTTATGAATTGAAAGTATTCAATTCGTTTGTCACTTGGCATAAATTTCCTCCTCATAAATGTGGTGAATGTACCTGCATCTTTGCTTTAGAGAAATCATTGCTTACTACATCGGAAATAGCACAAACAAGTCCTCGGTTAAGTTTCTCACCTTCATAGTGGAAGTTGTCGATGAAGTAGAGATACAACTTACTGGGAATCGTTTCTCCGTTCTGAAGTATTGCCTCACAATCATAGATCCCCTCCTCACGAGGGAAGGGATCTATCCAACAGAGATCAAAGCCATTCTTATCCGCAAGAATTCCGTGAAGATATACGAATGGTGTGATATTGGTTGTGACAATAATCCCGATTTTGTCAGGATCATCAGCTTGAGACAACCCATAAACTTTTATTATGTCAGCCATAATTATCACCTTTCATGACAATCCCTCCAATAAAACGATCTTGGAAACAACGTTCGCAAGGAATGACTTGTATGTACAATTGGTCTTTTTGATTGTGTCAAAATATACCTTTGATCCAGTTCCTGATTTCAATTCAATCAATGGGTATGACCATGTTCCGGAACCAGATGATTTATGATCAAGCATCCGTACACATACCTCTTGAGTTGCGTTATAAAATTTAATCTCGATTCCTGGAAGATTATCGTCAATTCTCTGTAGTCCGAATATAACTGTGAAGTAGTCAAAGTTTTCGAGTGTAACATACTCCATGAAATGTTTCTCGAATTCATATGCAGCAGTCTTGAACCGAGACTCTGCGAGAGTACACCACACGGAAGAATATATCGACCTGTATACATCTTTATGCCAATCAATTTTAAGTTGGCTGAGAATCTGATCCGTCAGATAATCTTTTGTCGTGTACATCAGACTTCCGGACTCAACGAATTTCTTGAGCTTCTTATCAACTAGAGAATCGATATGTGCTTCCATGTCAAGAATTGTTTTGACTTTGTTGTTCTTGTTGATGTTCTCATTACTGATGACATTATCCGGGTCAATAGCATATGCTGTCATTCCGTCATCAGTAAAGAAGCATGGTCCACAGTGTTTCAATTCTGTATATTGCGTGCATTTTGCTGTCGTATATGCTCTGAGTTTATCCATATCGAGTCTATCTTTCAATACCTCAGCAAGACACGCAATAAGGTACTTGTTTAACACATCATCAATTCCATTTTGTTCATATTGCATGATATAAACACAAGTGGATTTATCAGCCAATCCAAGATCGTCGATTGTGATAATGTGTTCCTTTCCCAGAGATATCATAATAGTCTTCATGTATGGTGTATATGAAACCTCGAGCTTTAAAGATTTTGATGAAATGTTATTAGATTTTATAGCGTCAACCGAATATACCTGATGCGGTTTGTCACGTCTTATGTTGCCTACTTCTCTTATATTCCGGAGCCAGTCAACAACAACCTGGAATACTTCGTCACAACCAATCATCTTGTCTTCCTTGAGTCTATTAATAGCACCGATTGCTTCTTTGACAAAGTGATTACCACTATCAGTCGTTACAACATATTCGAGCTCTCTGGCGATGCGTTTGGCGATACTCACGCATTCTTTCATTGTGATGATGTTGCCCGTGAGCTTCTCAAGGTGTTCACCATCAAGTTTGACTTCATGCCGGAATGGATAAATCCGGATTGGCGTGCAGCACGATTCGCCGAAATTAAACCGAACCCAGACATCGTTACTGTGAACGCATTCCTTGTAGAAGTGTCGGAGAACATCAACACCGAGAGCATTCCACATATATGGCGCTTTCTTAATCACAAATTGTGTGTAGTCATTTCTTGGAATCACGTCACGCTGAACAAATTCCCCGGCACGCGTATCCATCAACTCATTCGTGTATGCATTGATTATGGCAACAACATGTTCGAATGCCTGTCTGTTTTCCAGTTCCGTAAGTTCAACAGCATAATCACAGAACTTTTGAATGTTGCTCTTTATCGTTGTGAATATGAAGGAATTAATTTCATCACCATAGATACGGTAATTTCCGGCACCATCAATTGCAATATTTGCGTCCTTGTCGGAAACTGCCGAATGGAACACAAAATTGTATTCCGGACAATCATCCGCTGGAATGATAATCCTCAACCAATAATCTATATTATGATGATTATCGGGGTTAACAAAATTGATATCGCGGCGGACTAGATCATCTTCTTTCATGATATATGGACTGTGTTCCCATTCTTCATCACGGAATATCTCCGTTAGAATCTTAAAGATTCTGCTTCGGTCCATCGGAATCATAAGTATTCATCCTCACTTTCATCAATAACGTCGACAGCATCGGTCATATCATCGTCGTCTTCTTCTTTTTTCGGTATAATCGTCATATTAGCTTCTTCAACGTTAGAGACCGCATCGATGAAGAGTCTATGGAATTCTTCAGCAGATATTTCTTCACAGCATTCATCGAGGAACCGAATGAATCTCTCATATGATGATGTTGTATCTTCGTAGAAAGTCGGAGATATGTATACAGGATATTCTTGATAACGAATATCTTGTTTTCCTGATAATAAATGACCAACAAACAATGACAGAACAGGGATATGTGTCGTGAGAATAGTGTCGGTCTCATCAGTATAACCTAGTATCATGAAGGCCATACTGCCTCGCATGATGAAAGGACAATATTTATGAGGTTTCATTCTATAATGTTTTCCACGCATATCATTGATACACTGTTTGTGAAAACTCTCCAGTGTCTTTATACATGAGAGCTTCTTCTCGTGAAGTGGATCAAATATCTTTTCGGATACTTCTCGCATCTTTTCTTCCTCAACTCGTTCAATAGAGTCGATCTCTTCTTGCAAATGCTTAAGCGTTTCAATAGGTGTCATCATTATTCCTCCTTCGTATTCGTTCATTATTGTTACCTCCTTATTTAATCATCCATCAGTAAACCGAGTGCATTAATCATAACCCATATGGTGCTGATAACCCCACAAACATATGTGGTCACATCCCAGAATTGAGCAAATATAATTGTGAGGATTATGAATATGATTGGTGCGCCCCAAACTTTTAGAAATTGCAACCATGAAAAATGGAGTTTCGATGTCGAAGCCCCGAATACCACCCCACATGATTTACATGTATAACTTTCCCCTCTGGAGTGTCTTTTTATTACACCGAGAGTGTGTTTGATAACATGTGATCCTGTGTAAATTGGGTCAAGTCCATTAAATTTAATATTTTCACTGGTGCAGTATGGACACAGATATACGAGCCGGTCCAAACACTCTTCTTCATTCGTCGTTGGCGGTTTGATTATTCGGATCTTCACCTTTGGTGGTTTCAATGGCACCATGTGTCTCATGCTCGGTTACCTCCTTCTTGTATATAACTCCAATTGATACATTTTGTCATGTATGATTCGAAAACATATCGGCTGGTGCCGTATAATCATACTTTGATACATCCGTTATATCACCAGCGTGTTGTGGTGTATATGCCGATCCAAGAATCAACTTCCCAATCGGAATATCCATAATCTCGTCGAGATTTAGGTCATTGTCTACATCAATATTTCTTGTCACTTTCATATCAAACGGATTGTCAATTCGAGTGGCGTGAATATCAATGGTTATCTGAAAACCTTTCATCATTCTTCCTCCTCATCATCATAGTAATGGGCTCCAAAATTTTCCTCCGAATATTCTGGAAATTTCCATCCAAATTTGCCATACACATCACCATCTTCATCAGGATACCTAATGAAATCAGACATGGATTTCTCATACTCTATCTCTTTGGGTCCGTCTGTCGAATATTGAATTATGGTATATTTGTATTTCTTGTTATATAATAAAGCCGGACAGTTTTCTTTGACCCATTCTTTAGGCGCGGTAATACACCAGTTTGCCGACATGTCGATGTTACCAGAGAGAACAACAAGTTTATTTTTCTTACACCACTTATCATTAGAAAATGCGCGATGGTTTACCCATGAAATGAATGGTTCATCCAGTGGATAATCTCTTCCAGAAAACCAGTTGTTCAATTCGAAGTATACTAATTCAATATCACTCATCATTACTCCTCATTACTAATACAATACTCTCCAGAATTCTATCCAGTTTATTGACATCACATTTGATCTCGAGACACAGAATTCTCATTTTAGTGATATCCATATCAAACGTTCCGTCTGATTTGATGTGACTCTTGAGAGCTCGTGCACAACCATCAATAGAATCGATTAACTCATATATTTTTTCATTGCGCATTATTATCACTCCTTATTTTTGATCACGAGATTGAATCCAGTGAATCTCGAATAGATTCCATTATGAGTATCGAATATCCCAATCGGGGAAGCATAGAAATCTGTTGCATATTTCAGATGTTCGTACAGCGGTGCTTCTTTAACACCGATGAACCAGCTGTCAGTGTCCAGGTAGAACATATCGATATGTGTTATTGGTTTACCATCTATTGACAACATGCATTGTTTGGCATCAATCATTGTGTGCAGCATACGCAGAAAATCACCGAGTGTTCCTTTATACCCCATTTCTGCCGGGAGTACGGATACCTTGATAGCAATCATGTTGTCCGAGAGAGTTACCTTACCAAACATAACATTTCCTCCAGTGTAAAATTATTACTATGACCTATCACACAGGTCATTGCACATTAATAATATACGTATAAAAAATAAAAAAGAATAGGGGAGCATAAGCTCCCCCATATCTCACAATGTTTATTCGTCAGGGTGGACTTTTCCGTCCTCGTAATCATATGTGTCAGAGTGTTCCTCGTAGATATATGTTGCTTGACCTATATCATTATTGAAGAACTCTCTGAGGTCAAACCACTTGTCTCCCAGAATGTTGCCGATCTTTTTCACAGATGCACTTCCGCGAACGCCGGTACAATCAATCCGACAGTATTTTCCGACAAGATCTTCCCATCTGGACACACCAACCGTATCCATGATTTTCATCATGGCGACGATCGCAGAACCGTTACCTTTCCACGTCTTTGCTCCGAGATGGCCGACACCATTCTGGTATCCGCCGATACCACAGTTGAATGAGTCGGTTTTAACATGCACGTAGAATGTGAGAACCCCGTGATCAGCCATGGAAATCGTCACATCTACAATCTGCGCATTTTTTATATCTTGATTCATAGTGTTTCCTCCTCCTTACGAATACTCTTCAGAGTAATAACCTGGTTTTCCCCAAGTATAAGTGGATGCATTTTTATGAGCTGATCTATCTCATGTTCTCCGTTTGGTTCGTAACCATCCGCAATTAATTCGGCATTATGATTGTGAAATGCTTCAACTGCAACAGAGTAATCGGTTGTAACGCATATAATATTTCTATCATATGCATCATCATATACAGTGGAAACATTCATCCTTATTCCTCCTCATAATGTTCCGGAATGCTCAACATGAATTTTCATCATGTTTGCCCAGTATTCTGCATATGAACCCGGATTGCAGACGACCGTGAACATTCCACATCCTTCAAATGTGTCCTCATAGATCTTCTTGACAGAATCAGGAATCTTCACAATTGTCAAAGACTCGCAATTAGAGAATGCTTTTCTGTCAATACGTTCGCAACCTTCCGTGATATACACGGCTTCTAGTTTCGTACAGTAAGCAAATGCTTCTTCCTCAATGCGTTTGATATTATTTTGAATAGATAATGTTTTGATTGCAGTTCCACAAGCATATCGCTCTGGAATTGAAGTCACATCGTAATTGAATGGAATTGGAACGTTCTCAAGATTTTCGCATCCCGCGAATATTCTTTTTTCGATACCAGTGATATTTGAATTGTCGAGACCGCTTATTGTTTTCAATGCACTACATCCATAGAAAGCGCCTTCTTGGATTTTCAATGTCGGATTGTTGTTGAATGTTACGGTTGTAAGACTTTGCAGGTAATGCATAGCCCAGCACTCAATAAGATGAACCGTGTTCGGTATCTCGATTGTTTCCACATTCGGAATGTATCCTGTTGGTCCACAAATAATACATGTATCATTTTTGATTATGATGTGTTTTGTTGTCTCAAGACAACGGAGGTCTGTTTTTGTAAATGGGCCAATTTCAACAGTCAATCTATCGTGTGAATATACCGTGGCTTCTGCGCGTTGACCAATAGCTTGCAATACATCATTGATTTCTCTTTGAGTATCACGCTCTATAGAAATGACATCAACGGTGAAATGGCGACCCCAACCGTCGCTGTCGGTTTTCTTTGTATCAATATATATCTCCGGGTATCCGTTTGATTCATAAAATTCTCTGCCGTTTTTTGCAGCAGGAACTTCAAACACCTTGATCATAATTATTTCTCCTTCTTTCTATCCTTGATGAAATGTGACAGTTTCATCCACTGGTGTCACATCAATGTTGTCCGTACAAATTGTTGTTTTGCACGGATATTTACCATTGTTTGTCCGATAATTGTAGACCTTAAACTCATACTTACGGTCGGAGAAATCAAATGTGCGAGACGGGAGCACATCTGCTCCCGTTCCATTCGTGTTTGTTTCCCATTTTGCTTCACAACAAAACTTGATTTGATAATCACCATTTCCCGCTTTTTCAATGTTCTCAAGAATCGTTTTCAACTGACTCACTGTCATGTTCTTCAGCCTCCGTTGTACCAGTCGAATGCACCGGCAATGATCATATGCCACAATCTGTCGGTAGTTCTAATCGCTCTATCTGTTCCTTCGCAATCCAGCAGAGTTATCTCATGCTTCTCACGAGGTCTCGGGTGAACGAAGATTCTGTATCCTTTGCTGAATAATTTACCATCACAGAAATACAATTGCGTTGTGTGTACATGTTCATGTCGTGTGATCTTCTTTTCAACTTTTTCATATGAATGCACGATTGGATATGAGTTCGGTACCTCATACAGATACAGATGAAACTCTGGATGGTCGCACATTTTATTTTTCCTCCGTATTAAGAGATTGATTAAGAATTCGATGGAATTCTTCCGCTCGTTTCATATCTTTATCCCAATCTTCCTTGGACGGTGGGACATACGGCGGAAGGTTACTCATGAATTCAGTAAATGCCTCTTTTGAGCGAAGCTGTGGTGGAAGTGGTTTGACCTTAGCAGTTTCTTCGAGAACCTTACCGACAGCTTCCTCAATCGCGCCATACCACCCACCATCAACGAGGTCTTTCATCATCGCAGACATATTTTCATTTTTAGCATGACTGTCGAGTGCTGTCTCAAGCTTTTCGACAAACTCGTCTTTGCTTAAGTCTTTCCACTCTTTCAGAAGTTGGTATCTGGATTTCCCGTAATAACCAGATACGATACACCATTCCTTCACCCATTCTTTGTAATCAGAATGTCGATTGAGTTTATGTTTATGAATCAGGCGAGTTATCCTTTTACGTTTCTTCCAGTTCATAGTGGTCTTCTTCCTTCCTGTAATTCAGATTCATACCAGTCTAATGCGAATCTGGCATTGTTTGTGATATACTTTAAGAATTTCTGCTCTTTGTCTGTGAACTTTGGACACTCCCCTTGGAAGTAAGTACACAGACAGTGCTCAGTACGGCTACATTCAAAATCCCAACATACGCCGATAGCCTTAATCTTGACGAATTGGTTATAGTATCCCGGCGTAATCAGTTTCCGGTTTTTGTAGTAATAACCGTATTTTGAATTGTATCTTCGTGTAATCTTACGAAGTCTGCACCGCTTCTTCCAGTTCATTCAAACATCCCTTTCGTACACAGAATTCTCTTAACTCTGGGAGTAGAGTTGAATTGATATAATCTTCATGCAGGTCATACCAATCATTCCACATTAACTCAAAATACTTCGATTCTTCGAAACCAGTCATGGAGTCAGAAGCTCTGATTGCAAGTCGATACATCAGATATCTTTGCTTTAACGTCATTTCCTGCATATACTCCATCAGAGCTCTAACAAGATGACGTTCAGGACGATCCTTGTTTTCCGGTTTATCACAATCCGCAAGCGTTGCATTGACACACGCAATATCCAGGTTTTCATCATCAACAACGACATGCGCCATACCACCACATGAACACCCATCCAATGTATAAATCATCCATGTCAACACGATGCAAATTTGCATATTTGGGTGCCATTGTACACGTTCAATATTTGTAGAATTCATTTTCTCATTCATATCATGGCCTCTTTCAGTTTCCGGTCTACTTCCTCATGAACCCGACGTTTTTGTTCCGCAAACCATTCATCCTCAGAAATTTCAATGATGTATATGGGAAGGGTTTTCCCATCGTCTCTGAAGTCCTGAGGTGAAATTCCAATATTTCCTCTTCTCGGCATTCCATCGGACTGCATGATTCTTGCAGGTACCATCCATTCATCAAATGTGCACCCACCAATCATCATCCATTGTTCTTTCGGAACATCGATGACAGTGAACCACTCGTCGCAGTGAGTCGGGTTCACAATATTTCCCATCTTTCGGAAATACCGACCAATGAGCGGTTTGAATATTTCCTTTACGGGGTCCGTGATTTTTGTATTGATATCCGAGATCTTATTCCTCAATTCATCAATCTCTTTCTCAAGGGCAAGTTTATCCTCAATAAGAGAACTCATGTCTTTAAATTCTTCATGTGTCATATTATTCATCCTTCCTCTCTTTGATATAATAATCTTGATAAAATTTTCTTATTTCTTCATGAAATGTCCTTTCAACCAGATCAAAATCAATTAGGACCTTGTCAGCATCATCCCAATCATCAGAATCTGGATGTTTCGGTTTATAGTTGTCCAATGTAATAGGGAAATTCCATTGCGGTTCTCCACCGCTGGGTTCACTGATATGTATTACAGGACATCTACTATTACCGAATGATTGCATACGAATATCAAAATCATATCCATGATTAATAAACTTATGATATCCCAAAACTTGTACTTCCGCCAGAGATACTCGTTCTTCCATATCAATCACATCCCAATATCAATGTATTAAACTCCGCAGCGAAATACGATGTGTTGTAATGTTTTTCTTTGAATTGTTGATAAAATTTATCCAGACATTCAGTAGAGCAAATATCATACCACTGAATGGAATCGATTGAATCATTGCCCCATTCACGATGTCCGGTATTGACACGGATATACACGGAATGTTCTTTGATTTCCTTTTTGCATATATCACATGTGCAACCGGTTTCAAATATTTTTGTAAACTTATGTTTGATTATTTTACCGGTTGCTTTCTCTAATTTCTTGACTTCTTCCGGTGTATAATATGCACACACCAATCTCTGTTTCATTCTTGCCATGTTACATCATCCTTTCTTAATCTGCAAAATTTCCGAACATTTCACGATTAAATGTGCCACCGTCTTCGATAATAATCGTGCGCGGTCCAGTATGTGTTGATAATCTGACAATACCAACTGTAGTACCCGAAAAACGTTTACCAACAACTTCCGACCATGAATACATCCGTTGTTGTTTTGTCGATGCATTCATTGCAAATGCATATTCACCGACAATATGTTCTGGTAATCTCCAACCAAATCCAGCAGGTTTGAAATATTGATTTGCTAAATGCTCATCAAATACTTCTTTCATGTTTGGTGGAATCTCAACATTTAGAACATCACCACGTTCACCCCGTCTCAATAAGATATCTCGGACAATATCAAGATCTTCTGTCAGGTTAATATCATATATTCCGATTTTCATCATGTTCCTCCTTATCAATGTCTTTGTCAATGGTTATAATATCAGAATCTTGTAATAACATGAATCCTTTCATGTTCATTTCATCTTGGATGAATTTGAATAACCGCTGAAATATTTTAAAATCATATGAGTAAAATGGTTGCCCATAAAATTTATCTTTATAATTCTTCAATCGATTTGCATAGTATAATACACACCCGCGGTGCATAACAATGACTGGAAAATCGAAATCATCATAAAATGCAGTAATTGTACGTTGACCATTTGGATTTGAATAATAATTAACACGGATATATACCTCGGGGCTATCATGTTTTTCCATGTTGATATAGTTTATTTGAAAAATGAATCCGCCATGTGAACGAAATGTCCACGACGATGATATCAAACATTTCATTTCATCCATCATAATCGTGCGCTCCAAACATTCTTGGATCGTATATCTTGTAATTGGCATAATAAACCTCCATATGAAAATATAAAAATAGAATGGGGCGCACATGCGCCCCATTCATTATTCTTTATTCGAAGTTGGTTTTGCAGGTGTATAAAAGATATTATATTGATTCCGAAGAATCCGAATACCCACTTCTACTTGGGTTTCTGATAGATATGCTTTTACCGTGAAATGAACATTTAATTCATTCACGATAATTGGGGCGGATTTATTCACCCAATATGATTTGGCGACTAACTCACCAGGTTTGTATCGTTTGATATAATCAATCATATCTTGTGCATTGAATTCTGTCTCTGAACAAAATGTCAATGTTGACATGATACCACCACCCAATTCTGCACCAGATGATGTAACCATCGTGCATGGTAGTTGTTTAAACTCCCAATTGTTGATCTTCATTTTCATCGTCTCCTTTTTGCAATTCATAATTCATCCGTGATTCAAATTGAACCGGATTTATATGTGTTGTCTTTTGTGGATCCATAATTACATCAGAAATTGTATCATTATCTGATAATTCTTTTAAATATTTGACAATACTATCATTTTCCATTCCCGGCATGCATTTATCAGATATCACGTCTCGTGCAATTTCATTGATTTTCCGCCTTGATGCATATGGACAATCATCATCGAAATCACACAAAGGTCCATCACTGGTGATACATTCTGGTGGACACAATCCACCGGGTGGATATGGACATGGGAATTTTATAGGCATATTATTTCCTCCTACGTTTCACAAAGAATGTCACAACATTTGTCGGTTCAAGAACATCAATCATGCCCGTTGTTTTATTCACATAAAATTTTCGTCCAAATTCATATCGTGCTGCATGTGACCTACCAGCATGTTCATCCATACGTCCACGGACGTATACCGAGTGTAAAACAGCGCTTAATAGTTTTGATCCACATTTCATATCCATTGTGGAATATGATACATGATATGCATTTTCAAATACATAATACGGGATTCCTTCACGTAATAACATATCCCGAATCATTTCAACTGGATATGGTGTTCCCGGGATAATACTATTTTCAGAGAAGAACACTTTCAGTTTTGTCTCATACTGTTCTCGCAATTCTTTATTCTCGAGATAATGAGCTTCGTCATGTTTTGTTAAATCATGATTACGCATAATAAACCTCCTTTATTCATCTTTCATGGAAGCACCGCATTTATCGCATGCAGTTGTTCGAACATCAGTAGGATAACCACAGATAGAACAATAGTATTTCTTAAACTTGAAACCCCTACTCTTTTGGATGAGAATATGCTGTATTGTTATTGTGTCCATACTTATTCTTGCAGCATATTCTTCAAGTGTCAACCATTCACCTTGCTGCACTATCATATTATCTTATCCTCCTTTAAGATGGCAACTGTGGTTTCTTGATTTTATTTCCAGCACCAAAATTCCAATCAAATGAAATTATCTTTTCAAATACTGTCATATCTCCCCCTACCATTAATTGTAATTTCATTGCATATTGTTTGATGTTGATTTTATCAATATGATGCTTTACCAACGACAATACAGCATCATCAGATGAATCATCATCAAAGTTGATGAAATTAAATGCTAACATCTGATAGATTGTAAAATTCAATTCATCTTCTGTGAACATTTGTGCTGCTTCAATAAAGATGTAAATATTGAATTGTTTGTTTAATATTTCACATGTCGCCCATAATCCATTTCGTGGTATAAACGGAAAGATACGACTCAAATCTTCTTGATGTGTGAAGTATACTTTGACTTTTGGCAACATTTCCAATGCACAAATAATTTCTTTCCATGTATGTTTCATGAATTTGTCATATGGAATAAATGGTTCACCGGTATCATCTCGGATTGGATGATACTTGGAATGTTTTATATATTTTGGAATTATCATTCTTTCAAATCTCCCATCGAATCAATTATTATTTTATCATTTGGATCATCAATTAATCGAATTGCGTCTCTCCATATTTTGAATGTTATTATAAACTCACTTTCATAAATTGGCTTGGCATATTCATCGGTTTGACATTGTAATGGTAATTCTGTTGCATTTGGATCAAAAATTGTTCCTTTTATCTTCTCAAAAGATTCTGGTGAACCTGGTGTGACACCATAAAATGCTGTAGCACCACAGAATCTTTTACCTGTTTTATCCTTTTTAATCATAATTAAATCGGCATCTGGAAATTTTTCTTGTAAACATGACACGATTTTATGTTGCAATGTTTCATATCGATATCGTTTATATGTTTTAAAACCTCCACGTTTTTGGAGTTTCTTTTTCATTCGTTTATTCATAAATACATGCCGTCCTTTCAATAATTATTTGACAAGTTATGAATGATTCATTGACTTGTTCACGTTAATAATATATATTTAAACAGCAAGAAAAAATATGGGGCACATATGTGCCCCATGATATTACTTTGTCATCCTATTATTCATAGAATATTTTTGGAAGACCTTTTGTCTTACGTATTTTATCAAACGATTTTTTATGTTCTCTGATGACATTCATCATATCATCTTCCGTATGAAGTGTGATTCTAGTTCCATCATACATGGATAATACATTTGGAAACCACTTCAACACGCGTGGTGAATTAAATGAGAATATGATCTGAACATCCGGTCTTCTTTTGATGACACGTTTTATTTTTCTCATGATCATGTCAATGTTATCAATTGATAAACCGGAATCGATTTCATCCATCAGAATGACATGATCAATACCTTCTTCAATGTCATCCATGTCAAATCCTCGTAATAAATCATATGCTGAATATATGATAGCTTGTCCTTCTGACATTAATTTTGAATTGAATGATTTTGAGAACTGAAATGCTGAATTGAAATCACCCATGTATGAATCTTTTCCGGTTTTCACATTGTCTCTTGCATTCATATATGAAAAACATTTTGTTCGCCCTTCCACAGTAATTTTCAATGTTTTTTCTTTATCAAATCCATTTTTACAATAACCATTTGTTTCAATTGCTGAAATGAATGTTGATTTTCCAATGCCATTTGGGCCAAACAATGGGATGACACGTTCTGTGAATTGTATCACATCCACTTTATCGAAGAAGAGAATCTTTGATAATTTCGTTTCAGGTATTACCTGAATTTCCTTCAGCATTCATATTTCCTCCATTTTTGAAATACTCGTCCGGTTTCTTATTGGTTAACACCATCAAAGAACCGGCCAAATATGAAATTATCCAACCGAGTCTCATATTCAGTTCTCGATGATTTATATCATTCATATCCGGAACACCACTTGGTTTGAATTCATAATCTAATTCACCTGTTTCATCATCAAATTTTACGATGAAATCTACCTGGGGAAGATTTTCACCAAATACTTTATCACCCCATCGAAGATTTTCGAAACATACACGAATCACATTGTGGTCTTCTGGACGAATGACAGTAAAGTGGTATGATTCATTTGCCAGTTTCCCGGTGATTGGATCCATATCACGTTTCTCATCCGGGAAACATGTGATTGTACAACCCAACGCAGGACCATTGTCTCCATCCACATGTAAGAAGACAGTATCAATCTGCTCTGGTTTTATACCACTCTGAACCATCAATCCGACACATGAACCAATTACTTGGTGGAATGACAATTCCGTCGCTTCATTTATACCGCCAAATCTGAACATTTTAAAATACCTCCTGTAAAATAATTAATTTGGATATCTGTTTGTATCCAAATTAATTATATACATATAAAAAATAAAAATGTAAGGGGACTATGTCCCCTTACATATTATCAGTTTTCTTTTCTTTGTTAATTTGATTCTCGTAGTCAGATAATTGTGTGGTGGCATCAATCCCATATTTATCCTTGATATATGTGATCAACGCCGGTATCGGTTGTGATGCGGTTTCAGAAACATTTCCTTCCACAATTTCATCAACCGATAATTGCAAATCATCTTCATCAACGATTTCGTTCAATTGGAATTTGATATTTGAATTCGTTGTCGAATTCATGATTCCACGATATGTCTCCATATCAGCTGTTGTTGATTGAATGATGAACCGGTGTGGAGTTTTGATTTCTTTGGCAATGTTTTCTCGCAATTGTTCCGGATTGGATATTTCAATCGTTTTGAATTCCATGGCAAATGGATTCCGATATGTTTCAACTTCATATTTATCATTACACAAAAAGAACACGTTTGGTTCATCTTCACCATATCGCCATTGTAACCATGGACCTGCATAAAACACATTATTTCCGAAATCCGTATATCCGTGATAATGCCCGAATACACAGATATCAGAAATCTCACCCAATAATTCTGCAGAATGAATGATCTCGTATTTCGCCGATTTGCATGGATTCTTTGTTGTTGATGCAATTGGACCATGTCCAACAATCAAATCATAATGTTTATCTTTGAAGAATTTATCATATGAGATATCATCACCATATTCTTGCGGAAGAAATAGTACATGTTTTCCATTAAACAATACAACATCACAAGCATTCTCAATATAGAATACTTCCACGTTATCAATCTTTTGTAACATCGGGATGAAGATGTCGTATTGTTGTTGGTCATGCGTGTATGTCCCATGTACGAAATAAACAGGAACGTGTGTTCTGCCGTTTCTTCCACAGAAATTACATGCGAGATTTAATATGAAGAATGATGCAAATTTCATTTCATCGATTGTTAATTTATGATCAAACAGATCACCGGCAACGAAAATTGCATGACATTCTTCTTTGTGCTTTTTAATAATCCCCAGGAATTCGTTCAATGATTTGAGAAAATCCTCTTTCGGTAGTTTTACGCCAAGATGTGTATCTGCAATGAATGCGTACATTTATTCACCTTCCGTCTGTGATTGGATATTGTATACTGGTTCTTGTGTGAAACGCATCTTAATTCCATACCGTTTGCATACATCAAATTCTGTTAAACATCCAGGGGATTCATTCCATCCTGGTAGGAAGAAACATACATCCGCATCTGCCAATAGCATAATGGAATGTCCTAACATCTTAACACGATTCCCAACAATGTCATCCGGTTTTGTGAAACTATCGATGAATTCCACTTCCGCGTCCTGTGGTAATTGCATACGAATCATTTGCATATTAAATTCTCTTGTTTTGATAATCTCTTCATCAGATAAACCTGCCATCGGTTGTGATATGAAAATTTTCATAACAATCAACTCCTCTCAAATAAAAAATATATTTATTCGAAAATTATAAAAATGGTGGGCCGAAGCCCACCATTCATCATGACGGCTTTCCATCAACACGCGGATCATTTTTCCAAGGTTTATCAATGAAAACTGCAATGCGTTTATATTTCGGAAATTGATCTATTAACCAATTCAATTCCAATGGTTTCTCTCTTCCTCCAAAATATGCAACATCGATTTGATTATGGAAATGCGATATTTCTGATGCATAATATTTATGGCTTCCATGTATATGACCATGGATGTTCAACTTGTTCTGATTATCTTGCGGACGATGTGAAAACAGTATATCATTCCATATAAACTTTGGAGTTACATATCTGAAACCGTTATCCAAATACCATTGATCATCAAACAAATCATTGTTACCACGTGTCATAATTTTGATTCCTGGTATTTGTTGTAAGATGGATGATATCTCCTGTTTCTTCTCGATTTCTCCATCACAGATATCTCCAAGAAAAATTAACAAATCATCATGATTGATAATCGACTGACAATTTTTGATAATGGTTTTAGTCTTGGGATTTTGGTAATTCGCTTTCGTATCTTTATCAAATTTAATCAGATGCCAATCACTCATGAGATATACCTTATGTCCCGTATTCAAAGTTTTGTCAATTAAATTTGCAATTGATGTGGATTTCTTTGGGTCCGCATCCAGTATCTGTTGATTGATCTTATCTTCTTTCTTTCGGGAATATTCCTGTATGATTTGAATGAAATGATTCATTGTCAACACCTCACATATGGATTTTATGTTTACCATTTTTGTGAAAAAAGAAGGGAGTCGGTTTGACTCCCTTCATCATCAAAATGGTTGGACCAAAAAGTCATATGCTCCTTTGATATCATAAATCGGAATATTCTTTGCTTTTGCTTTTTCTGTTTTTGCAGACGTATAACTCAAATCCGGTACAATGACAGCAACACAATCATTCGACCATCCTCCAACTTCATATCCAGACTCAATCAAAGCTTCAGTCAGATCTGCATCACGTGTTCCTGTCATGCAAATCTTTCCACCTTTTCCATATTGATAATCAACACGCTTTAACCGTTTCGGTACCCACTCCATCATTGATTGAATTTCTTCTTTATTGCGCATATATCCATCAATGATTCGTTGCAGTTTCATAGTTCCAACATTTGGAATATATCCAATCGTCATAATGTATTCCGGAAAACTACCATCCACCATCGAATGAATGATTTCATCATCTCCAACAACAGACAGGATTTGTTTCCATGTCTTCTCATCCGTGTCGTTGAAAGATAATGCCCCGAGGAATCGTGGAAGTGTTGCTTCTTCCAAAGCTTTCGAGATTGAGTTGATGATGTTCAGAAATGATTGATAACCAATACCTTCGACTTCTTGTGGAATGATATCATCATATGTATGCAGATCATATAGATCTTCAATCTTTGATAAAAATCCACCATCGTACAATTTTGTGATAACACCTTTACCGACACCAACCATCTTCATCTTTTCTGCATGACGAATGATTGCACCGAGCTTCAATCCTTTGCAATTCGGATTGGAACAACGTACAAGTCGATATGACAAATAATCCAGCTTTGCACCACAGATCGGACAATTCTGTGGAACCGGAATCGGATAATCACCATCATGATACGATTCCAAGAAATATGGCACGATGTTGTACATGATGCGAACCGTGTCATCATGGCGTAATTGCATATCCACAACACGTTGTAATGTGGATAATGTCACATGATCAACCGTAACCGTATCAAACTTTACTGGTTCCAGAATTGCAACAGGAGTGATTCTCCCTTGTTTTCCGAATTGATACTCAATTGATTTCAGCTTCGTCTCTTGCACATTATACAGAATCTTGATTGCGATTTCATATTCGGGACGTGTGAATACGACTGGTCCATCAAAGTGAATCATCGATGGAACCACACCATCAATTGAATATGTCTTTTCGTTGATTTTAACTGTGGCGCCATCATCTAATCTCGCTTTGATAAATGATTCAATCCCTGTGTAATCATCACATCGACAAAATAGACACGTTGAAGATTCTGTCAATGGAGATGGGATGTATTGTCTTCCATCGATATACCCACGCAACGGAATCAATGACACATATCGAATCAAATCCATATTACGGGATGTAATTGCAGCAGCAACAACATCACGTGGACGTTTGTATATTTTACTTAAATCACTTTGGAAGAATGATTCGTGTGAAACAATTGCTTCGAATTTAATTGCCGTTGTTCCATCCCATACAAATGAACGAATCTCTTCCAATCGATTTTCGAATAACTCAGTCACATCGACTGAAGTCCCATCATCATAATCCCCTCTTGTGAAGAATCGATTGGTTCGTAAATCACATGCAACCGAACATCCGTCGAATTTTGGCTGTAAACAAATATCACCATTCCATGATTTTGATTCAATGTGGTCTTTATATGTTTTCTGTCCCGGTCGCATCGGAATTGTACATCCATATACTTTCGGTAGTGTTCCGACGATATCATTGACTGCATCGGATTGCGTTTGTCTATTGAATGGACGTGCTGATTCTCCACCATGTTCTTTCAGATAATCTTCCAATAGTCTATCATATTCTTCGTCTGAAATGAGTGGATTGCCTTTTGAATACGCTTCAATGTATTTGTCCAATTCTTGTTTTGTGATTGACATATTAACCTCCTATACGAAATAGAATGATGGGGCGCATATGCGCCCCATCTCATCATTTATAATCCAAATGCTTTTGGACCGATTACTTGTGAAGGTGGTGGATTTGTAAGACCCGGTGTACAATGAGCAACCCATGGGGACATTGCATCAACTGCAGGAGTGTTTGGATTCTCATCGAAATTTACCGGAAATGGTTGACCAGTTCCTGTTGGAAAGTGACCCTTCTCCATGTCTTTCAGAATCGTTGTGAAATCGGTTGTTCCCGCATAATTATGCGCAGGCGTCATAATGGTTGATTGTCCGGATGAATAAATATCCATAAACTCAACCTCCTTTCACAGTAATCATATATCTATATAAATAAAATTATTACATCACAGATGTTGCATTGGCATTATTTACGCTTGCGGTTTTTCTTGCATCAGATTGTTTCATTTCTTCCCATGCAGTTCTGTTAATTTTAACCAGCTCATTCATGTCGGAAGCCAATGCATTAACAAACGCTTTTGCACCTTTGACACAAACTTTCATACCATCGAGTGCGTCCTTATATGCACGCATATTCGTTTGATCTTCTTTCACACTCTTCATACTATCTAGAATTGAAATCATGTTATTCAGAAGATGTTCCCACATTTTGTGCCAATCTTCTAATTTATTATAAATATTATCAGAACGATATTCTCCAGTCATTGGGTCAAATCCGCCAACTCTTCCACGATTATTAGTAACATTATTTGTACCGAAGCAGATTTTGTCCAACCAGTCGGATGTTGCTTGGTCGATAACATATTTGATTCGTTCCAGATTTGTATGTTCAACGATTGAAATACCTTTTGCGATATTATCAAATTTCATCGGACCCAATGCTTCAATTTTAGCCTGATCCAATCTTTTCTGACCATTACCGTTTTTAACTTGATTGCCGCAAAGATATGCCAAATGTTGAATGATCGTTGTGTATTTAAGAAGACTCTCATCGTCTATGAGAGGCTGCCCAGCTCTGGCTTTTGGATTAAATAGATAGAAATGAACACCGTCTTTGAACAAAGCACTCCACGTATGTCCATTCACATCATGAATCGTTTTATATTTATTCTTTTTGGATTTGATTTTGAAAATCAAATTCTTAAACTTTCTGATGATTTGTCCCAACAGTCTCAGCAAACCATTGAGAGCATTTCTTAAAATACCGATAACACCCTTTGGAGATTGCGTCCAGTCTCCACGAGACATATCAGAAGCACCGGGAGCGTTGATTGTTTCGGTGTAGAATCCTTCCATAAATGCACTGATATCACCGGATATTTTCTTTTTGTCAACTGATTTAGTTTCGAGAATTGTCATCATTTCATCGAAATTCTGCGAGAAGAATTCCATTGCCATTTCAGCAGTATGGACATCCTCGGTCAATTCTTCGATGTCAATATCTTCAACATCGTCATCATCAGAAACAGAACCACGAATATGGAATTTATCAACCGCAGTATGCATTGCCGTTGTTTCATCCATACCCATCTCAAGAAGTTCTTCGTATTCCTTTTTGACATCAGGATCTTTTGGTTCATACTTTTCACCGGTCATTTCACATTTCGCAAACAACAATTGTTCCATGTGGAAACGTTCCTCGTTTGCAATATCTGCGTACAAACGACGAAGAACATCCACATTGGTTTCTTTTGCACCATCCATGTATTCATTCATGGCATCAGCTTCAGAAGCCATCAATTTCATCAGAATTCCAATTTCTTTCGGATCATATTCATTTTGTTCATCTGATACATCGGAACCAAATTTACCGAGATCGATGTCATCTGTATTTACAGTTTCATCGGCATCGGTTTCGATTGTTGTTTTTTCTTCTTTGGTTTCCTCTTTCAACTCATCGTCATCCAGATCGATATCTCCGACGGTGATTTTTTCAACACTTTCTTCTGCTTCTTGAACAAAGCGGGACGGGATCATGACATGCGCCTCCTTCACAGGTTTAAATGGTTTTGCGGTTCCATCATACATCATTTTTGTATGAGTGTATATCCAGTTCATGAATTCTTTGATGGGTGTACCATAATCAATCTTTTCGTCTGTATAATCCCAAACGCCAAAGTTGATTGGTTTGTTCTCCACATCAGCAGAACATTCTGCGACGTAATCAAAGATTTCATTTAATGTGTTGAATGTACGGCGACGCATATGTCCCCATTCATCCGTAACACGCTTGAATGCTCCTTCGAGATAAATGAATTTTCCTTCATATGGAACGACACAAATCGTATGTGTATTAATCGGTTTATTATTCGTCGTTGTAAACGACATGAAGTATTTTTTGTATGTTACACCATATGCTTGGAGATATCCAGCCTCATATTCCACAAAGTCAAAGCAGTTACCTCCACCGGCTTCATCAACTTCTTGACCAGAATGGAATACCCAATATTTATTGTAATCCGCGTCAGATACGTTTCCAGTCATCAAACGACCATCACGAATCAAACCATATTTGAGTCGTTTCAAATCGTTGGATAACCATTGGCAAACTTTGTCTGTTGAGTAATCAAACTTTGTCGATTTGCTTAATACCGATGGTGGAACAATCCATCTCCATTTGAATGTGAAGTATCTGCGATGATGCTTTTCGTTCTTTGCATTCTTAACCGTGGATTTCATTTTCATTGCGGAGATTTGATCAACACGAATGGTTCCATATAGTTTCATACGAACCGGTTCAGTGATCCAAACTTCACGCGTGACATTTGTGTCCCATACTTTCTTTTCTTGGATCAACTGTTTTGTTGTTTTATGTTTGTAATCCTTGAATGGTTTTTCAGGGACGTACACATACATTTTGTCGAAACGCTCTGGTGTATCACGTTCCATGTTTACCATGATACCATTCAATGCACCCTCAATGGATGAAGAAAAACAAACACGTGGAGACGTATTGTCTTCAAAATAATTGTCATTCGGATCATATGGATCCAAATATTCCGGAACACGTGGTTGGAATATCTGCCCATCGAAATGTGATTTTTGTGATACATGGAAAACCAGATTATCAGAGAATGGGTTTACACCATTCTTGATATCCTGGAATGCTCCTTCTTGGATGGTGTCAATAAAACCCTCGGTGAATAACTCACGATATGGTCCGTGTCTAAAAGCATTCTTTAATTTTTCAGGAACATAGTGGTTTGCCCAATCTTTTAGAACAGACTTGACAAGAATTCCAACCGATCGAATATCATTGAGTGCTTTCTTGTCTTCGGGTGTTTCAATTTTATATGGTAGATTTTTGACTTTCAAAAGTGGATTTGTTTCATATACATTTTTTGCAGTATCACGAATGTCTGTTAAAATGTTTATCAATTCCTCATGCGGAAATGTAAAGGATCCTTCATGAATTTTCTTTCTGTCTTCTGGTAATTTATCAAAATCATTAATAACCCAAATGATACCACGAATTTGAATAATAGTTTCATCAAGAAGATCCCGCCATACTTCTGGCGCCGACACCGACATATCCCAATTATCATCGTTGCCGACATCAAATTCTTCAATGGATTTTATATTCCATGAACTTTCCGGAATGGATGCCCAATAATAATATAATTTTGACATTGCGAACAATATTTTGCTCGTCAATTTTGTTGTAAATGTTCCATCTTCCTCGTCAATTTCCCAATAGTCGTGATTGTCTGTAGAAGATTCTTGAAAGTTTTCTACATCAGGTCTGATGATATATCGAACCGTTACAGGTTGCACATCCTTGATCGGGACTTCATTGAGATCAACGAGAAGAGCTTCTTTTGATTGATCCATCCATTCGTATTTTGCAACATGATCTTTTAATTTAGAAATATCAATTGCATATATGAAACCATTACCAGTCAATTCAAATGGTTCAAATGATTTACCATCATAATCGTGAACACGAACATGGACAACCTTAAGAGGTTCATCAAGACCATCCGTCTGGTTCCATTCATCATAATCCGAATTAAATGATCGGATTCCCATTCGATAGAGTTGTCTCACCCAAGGTCTATCGGCGGAAAAAATACTTGCAATGCCTTTGTAAGGTGTGATAAACAATTGTTTATCAATATCAATTTTGTCATTTAATTTCTTTGCACACCCAAAGTACACAATATCAGGTTTATAATTTTGAATAGGGATCGGTTTGTCTGAAGCATAATTATCTTTTGCTGATTCTTGAACGGGATCATCGGACGCAATCATTCCATGATCTTTCGCATATTGTTCATCTTCATCACAAAGCATTCCATGTTCTCTCATATATGGGATGTCTTTCGATTCATCCCACGGAACCAGCATTGTCATGGAATTCATTTTCGTTAACAATGCTTTATTCAAAGGACGATCATCCAAACGACAGATGTATGATTCAGAGTAATCAATATTACCAAAATAATCATTGAATATTTTCAATGATGACATTGGTTCAAAGATTCCTTGTTGTGGGTCCAGAATGCTTGGGATGTTAAAACTGATCAACATGAATTCATGCCCACCGGTTCCACCATTCCATTTCACATGAACATAGAATCGAGCATTTGGCTGTGTCATGATCCAATCGTTCAGTTCTTGGAAATTCGGGAATTCTTTTCGATCCGGATTCATGACAATACTTTCACCATATACATCGAATGCAGGATCACGTGGAGAATAGATTGGTCGTGGTAACACATTGATTCCACGGAAGTTTGCTTCTGCACACCATGTACACAGTTCACAATTCTGATTTCCCGTTGGCGGTTTCTGATCTGCAACATATTTTGCATGAATCCGATTAGCAATACTTTTCGCCAATGCCAAAGGATCCGTTTGATTTGATACACCTTTTACACGTTTCATCAATTCGTCTTCTTCATAATATGGAGCCAATGTATGTGGAGGAGCATTTCCAATACTGGTTCCATCTGACATTGGGGGAACTTGTTCTTGTGCAAACAGTTTTACTTTCTTCCATCCAGATGTATCAAGATTATATTCACGGGCACGACGCAGTATTTTACGTGCCAAGGGCTTTCTATCAGCGCCCTTTGCATATCCAACTTTCTTTGCAGCATCTTCAATATGAGCAGCATCATTCAGTGGGAATTTACGTTTATCTGGAATTCCGAATTGGGAATCTTTTAAACTGTTTCGCTTTTCAGTTGACATTTTAGCCACGCATAGCAGCTCCTTTCTAAACAAAGTTACCGAGACGTTTCGATTGTCAAATAAACAACCGCATAAATATGTGATATATTTTATATATCTATCCAATCTGAACGGAGTGTGAACCTATATGAATGAATTAATTCAATCGATTAAAACAGTGGATCGGTGTCTTGAATCATCAGACTTTGAAGTCATTCAGAGTCTTTTGAATTGTTATTCAAAAGCAATGTCTGTATTGGAATATTGCGATGATACTACAGATGTTTCATCATTTGAGATTTTCCAAGAGTCTTTTAAAGATGATTTGAAGAAACCTATTTTCGGCGATAAGAGTGAAAGTGTTGCAAAACGAATCCTTATGGTTTTGCCGCGTATTATCGCAAAACTTATCACGTTGCTAACAAATATGATTTCGCGTTTTAAAAAATCAGAAAAGCGGGCAGAGAAAACCGCTGAAGATATCAAACAAACAGTCGAAGATATTCCGGAAGAATCTAAAGAAAAAACTATTATGCTTAATTTATACTATACACCAAATGTGACTGGTTTGGATTATGTCCATGAGATTCATAAAGCATATGATGGTATCCAGGGTGTTGTTTTTGGTGCAATATTTACCCAAAAAGATGGAAACACAACTATTTCTAAATATTTGGAAATATTGCGAAATGAACGAGATCTCGAAAGGATTGCACAGCGTCTACAAGGAATTGATACACTCACTCGTCTTGAAAAACGCTCACAAACTCTTACTGCCGATGACATAGCCAGATATGTCGAATCAATGTTGGATGAATCGGACGAAGAGTCTATAGATGTTATAATAGAATATATGACCAAGGATTTAAAAGAAATCAAATCCATGATTGAACGAGAAGTGTCCAATGTAGATAACCAAAACATGAACCCAAAATATGCAGCGCGTGATAGAACTTCTAGTAGACGGAAATGGAGATTCCATTCACCAGAAGAAATTCAGCGGGTTATTGATTTCATCTCACAAATTGTCAGTCAATTATCCGAGTTTCAAGCAAAATATTGGAAAATGAAAACTGACGATCTCAATGAACTGCAACGTGGCGCTGATGCATTAATAAAATAAAAAAAAACGATTAGATGAGGGGCATGAAGCCCCTCATCTAAAATATTAAATATTTATGTAGCGATATAACTTGATAAATCATTAATGATATCATCCATATCAGATGATTTGATTGCACCCATCACATTTCGTAAATTTGTTATAATAAATTGCTGAGGGGCACTTGCCCCTCAGCAACTCATCATTTGTTCATATCAGTTGATCAGTCAAAGAATCTACCGGGCTTCGGAGACAGGGGTGGTTCAGGCTGCTTGTAGCCGAGAGCAAGATCAGAATCCTCGATGTCAATATCGAACTGACCACTCTTCAGAGAGTTGTTGCCGCCAGAAACGATGGATTCCGGATTGAACGATGTGAACTTCGCAGCAAAGAGATCGGCATAACGAGAAGATGCTGCATCATAGCTTTCCTGCACGACCGGATCAGTGCTCATTGGATCGAACTCGAAATCATTACGCATGATGAATTCTCCTTTACATTGAATTTGTTTGATCCTTACCGTAAAGATCAGTCAACAATTGGTTGATATACAACTGGTTGATTGTGATGATCAAACGGTAAGTATTCGCGTAGTTTACGTTCTGGAATTTTAGTGTCCTAGTCGCCCAGTCCACATAATATCCATCACGTATCAATGAATGATTTTCTCTCATATCAACATGAACGAATAACTCTGGATTCATTTTATGTTGAAGATGATAGTCAATCATTTTATTGATTGTTTGTCCAAAGATACTTCCGATATTGACTTCCGTTTCACCCCAGTCCAGCTTAATGATTGGACGTGAATGAATCTTCCATCCATATAGCAACGGAAAATCTTTTTCATTGAAAACATCAGAAAAGATTGGTATAGAAATTGCACCTGGGGTTGGTTCAATCATCCGATACGGGCCTGGGTTCGGAACTGACAAATCAAACATACCAATTGTATTGAATTCACATTCAATTGTGAATGTAATTGGACAGTCTGATTCCGCCTGACCAATCTTTGTGACATTTGTGTAGTTTAGCTCATGCATCCGACACAACAGTGACGTCATATAATATGAATAGAATGCATCTTTGTGTCGTCCCGATGAGAATCGATACGATACAGGATACATCGAATTCATATTCAAATAATCCACAAATTGTGACACATTTCCTTCTGCGTCTTTAACAGGAATTCCCGCATAACGAGAAATCTCCATTAAGAACCCATCAGGAAGAGCCATTTCCAGTGCAGTGTCGATATCAAAGTATTGCCCATTTGTTGGAATTTTATTGATGAGATAGGAAGCCCATCGCAATTGTTCCATAGCGGAACGGAATGACAGTACGAAATCAAAATACATGATCACACGATTGATCTTCCCACGCCATTCGATTCCCTTCCGTTTGTCAAAGAATAACTTTTCCATTTCGGAGCGATTCTGAAACCGATTTGATGTGGTTGACCAAAGTGTGGTCGCATAAGATCCCGCAGCAAGTCGATGATCCAGACCACTGAGAGAAATACGAGGATTCACAACACAGATTGGATATGGTTGTGTACGAATTTGTTTTGGAGTATGCCTTAGCTGACGATGCGCAATTGTGGTAGATGGTAAAGCAGTTGCGAATGTATTGGAAGGAAACAGGTCCAGAACAAACTGCAATAGAATCGCAGTCACATTTCCAACAGTATGCGCCATATCAGTACCAGACTGACATGCCAATGATAACTCATAACCATGTCGATGATATTCTGGTGATAGGGAATTATACTGATAAGAATATCCGGGATGCTGTTCCTCCAAATTGGTTTTACCCTCATTGAAATTATTTGCATTATCCCGATTCGGATGCATATCATCGTAATGTGTCATTGTTGCTGACACCTCGCGATCAATACCGCCAAAACGGACGTGAATTTTTCGATATTATAATATCGAATAAACGGGAAGTCGAATTGTGTAATCGACGGACACCGATTCAGAATCATCAATGGTCGCCACATGTTTGTGAGACCATAACGATCATATGCACATAGCTTCGGATTTCGTGTGTATTTCGGATCAAACTTTTCGACTGTATACATATCTGGATAGGATTCCAGTATACGATAGAATTTCAAAGGAAGATACGAAATCACGACATCCCACGTATGTTCATTCAATGTATCATCAACCAACAATTGTTCTTCCCGAGATAATCTCACGGAGGTGGAAATATTTTCCAATGTGAAGAGATCGGATCTGATGTATGCAAGCAATGAGGGCAGCAATGTTTTTTCATCAGAGGTCATTGGATCTCTCATCTCCTCTCATGAAATTTATTGTACACGGACATACATTTGAAAGATGTCATTATCATCACAGACCAGCGTCGCTTTGTAATCACCATTTGGATTTTGAATCATTCGAGATTCATTTAGAATTCGAATCGGAAGTTTGAATAACTCCGTTAACTCAATGGATCCAGATTGATAATTAACAGAAGAGAACACTGGGGATACAATCTCAATGATATCACCATCTTTGATTGTATCCCGTGTACGTATGATACATGTTGATGTATGAGGGATGGAAATCGTCATATCACGATTTTGTAGTAACATGGTTCATCTCATCCCTTTCTTTCATACATTACTCGGCTGCACCTTCACCATCATCGGCAATGCCTTCGGACTGACCGGTTGCAATCTTGCCGAGTGCAGAGACAGCATCAGAGAATGCCTTGACAACTGCATCAGCGGTGTTTGAGACATCGCTTGCCCAGGTCTTGACATTGTCGTTGATCTTCTGGAACTTCGCGGAGATCTTCTTCTGAGTACCAGCCTTAGACTGACCATGACGGACCTCTTCAGCAGTACAGAGAGACTTGATGAAGTTCTCGGCACCAGCCTTCTTGGTCTTGGAAGCAGCCTTAACGATACCAGCAGAAACCTGCTGTGCAACGTAGGTGTAGGTGATGAGCTCAGCAATATCCTCAGCGTCAGCGTTCTTGGTTGTGGAGATGCCCTTAACAGCCGGGAAGGAAGAACCCTTCAGAAGCTGCTTGTAGAGCGCATTCACATCCGGAACACCACCCTGATCGAAGCCAGTCTTCGGATCATTTGCAGCATACTTATCAGATGCGAAGAAGCCCTTCAGCATCTTGACAAAGCTCTGATCGAAAGACAGAACTTCCTGGACAGTTGGATCCTCAATGCAATCACCAATGCCCATGCCGAAGACAGAAGCGAGACGAGCCATGCAGTTACCATAGCTGAAGATCAGCTTCTCAGCTTCAGATGCAGTCGGGAAGATACCCTTTGCAAAAGTGATAGCATTCTTGGACTTACGGTTGGTTGCGAAATCACGAACCAGCGCCTGTGCAAGTGGTTTTGCAAATGCGATCATGAAGTTACCAGTGTTCGCAGCAGAAGCGGAAATACCATACTTCTTGCCGAGACCAATAATAGCCTTCATGTCACGATCAGCAGCAGTTTTCACCTTCTTGGCATTCTCAAGAACGACATCGTAGAAACCGATCAGTTCCTGAGCAACAGCCTCTGTTGCGAGACCGACAGCCTTGTCCGGTTCGGTCGGAAGACCTGCTTCCTCAGCCTCGGTAGCGGCTTCCTGAATAATTGCAGAATTTGCCGGAAGTTCAGCGAGCTTCGCAGCATACTCGAAAATCGCAGAAGAAACGTTAACCTTACCCAGTGCCTCCTTTGCATGGACATCGTGCATAGAGGCATCACCAGTGTCAAGGTCAAGCATGATTTCAGAAAATTTCATACTAGCATTTTCCTTTCTCATAGTGATTATATTCACACGATGTTATATGATAAGAGCCCCCTAATATCATACGACTCCGTGTAAATTACAATTTGGTTTGTTATACGGTCGAATCGTCCCGTAATTGCATTTTATAAGAATCAATTAATTGATTTGCTTGATTCTTATATTTGTTGATCAGTTCGGTTCTGATTTTGCGATGATCCATTCCTGCACGAACCAATGCAGCATAATCAGGATCAGATTCTTGTTTTGCTAACATCAATGCGACAACAGATACTGCGATGTTGTTTGCAGTATCCTCGGTCAAATGAATTGTATTTTTTACATCAATTCCTTGTTGTGATGCAAGCTCTTGCAATTGTTGGTTTTCATGTAAACGTTTCATGATCAATCCAACTTTTGCAATGATGTCATCATTCATGTGAATACCTCCAATCTACAGAGTATTATCATAACGTGAATTAATATAGTATGAAGGGGCATGAAGCCCCTTCTGCGTATTAATTATTTTTATACATATATAATTGATATGTAATATCTGAATGAAAGGAGATGTTGTTATGAATCCATCCCAAATGATGAATGTGTGGAACCCGTTCAGTCGATCCACACAAACATCATCCGAGATTGTCCATTCCATTACGAATGTTGACAATACTTGTGTCAACCGTAATATCATGGATGCTTTGCATGTGGCGACGTGCAAAGCGATTGTTGACAAGAATTCATCAACAATCGAGAAACCGTGGATACGGTAAACAAGAAAAAAAGAAATTGATACTTTCATATCAATTTCTTTTTTCATATTGTTCTATTAAAATGGTATTTCATCTTGATATGAGATGATTTCATTTGCATTTGTGATTAATGAATCATATTGACGATTCATCAGTTGTCTTGCATAATATTCCAATTCATTTAAGATTTTAACATCCCGATCTTCTTGTAGATAGATATGTTTTCTGTATACTGTGACAAGTTCCAAAAGTTGTCTTGCATAGAAATCAATGTCTGATACATATAATTTCATAAGTGGTTTATTCTTTGCATCTTTATTGTGATAAATATCCATTATGAATCCCTCCCATATGAAAAACTCACAATTAGAATATGAGTTGATTCGTATTCTTCATACCAATTATATATTTATCAAGAAAGGAATTTTGATTATGTTTGATATTGATAATCACGAGAAGATTATGGAGTTGATTTCAGCAAAACATCCAGATGCATATGTCATTCCCATTTACGTTCAGTTGTATCATGAACGTTATGGAATTGATGAGTTGAAAGAGGTGAAACAATTTAATCCCGCAGGATTTCGTGTTGGATTTGGAGCAAAGATTTCTATGTTTGACAAACATTCTTTTCCACCTGATAAAATGTTTGCTTATGAGATTGAGACAGTATTCTCTCATTTTAATGATAAATTGAATACAGATGAAAAGTTTGTTGTGTTTTCAACAATTATTGTGAAAGAAGAGAAACCTGTTGGTGAAGAATACTCTGTAACAATATCACCTGAATCAAAAATAAATCCAGAAGCATTTATATATCCTGAAGCATTCTATAACAAACAATCCGTTGTACATTCAGTTGTTGATGAACAGATTGAATACTATTATAATCAATTGAAGGAATTCTTGAAAAAGCAATATGAGACAATTCGTAGACAAATTATTGCTGCGGATATTGCAGAAAATTCCATTCAAAATGAAGATAAAAATGGATGAAAAAATTTTTTGAAAATTCATATATATATTCTTTTATTGGCGAAGCCAATAATTATTATATTATATTATATATAACACGTATAGCATAGGCGAATTTTCGCGCTGAAAATACTTGTGTTTGGAGGTGTATTATGACAAATGGAGAATTCAAACGGACATTATTAGAAACCGGATTATTTCATAAAACGGGGAATGGATTGTGGTTCCGATGTGACACATGTCCATTCTGCGGTGATATCAAAAAACACATGTATGTTTTAATCAAATTAGCTGATGACACACCTGTATTATATCATTGCTTCAAATGTAATTCTCATGGAGTTATGAATCAATCATTTTTGAATTATTTCGGAATCGATAATTTGAAAATTCCGAAATGGAATTGTCGAAAGGTTCATTGTAACTCTAGAGATGAAATATCATCATTTGAAATACTTGATGAAATCAATCATGCTAATATGATTAACATTGGGATGGATTACATTCAGAAACGTGTTGGAATTCGTCCAGACATTGATCAATTAAAATCGTTCTGTATGATTGGAAATCCATATGGGTATGTTCAGGATTTCATCGGAGGGAATGGTTATGGTTTAAAGAATCGATTATGGTTCCAACTTGTGAATGGTTGTATGGTTGGTCGATTATATGATTCAGATGAAGGTGACCGATGGAAGAAATATACCGGCAATACGCAAACGACTATTCCAGGTATTTACATGATCAAAAATGGTATTGACACATATCAGACCATCAATGTGTGTATCTGTGAAGGTGTCATGGATGCAATCGGATTATATTATAATGGTAATATAGCCAATGGATTGTTCATTGCATGTTTGGGTCGTGATTATGGTCTTGGAATGAAGTATGCGTTGGATATGGGTATATTCGGTGAATCTGTTCAGATTCGATTCTATTTGGATTCAGATGTAGATGATGTGAAATTACCACCTGGATATGATCGATTATTCAAATCCATATCGTATTATAAAAACACATCTGCAAAAGATTATGGTATTCCGATCGATTTATTATCGATTGAGAAAATACAAAATTCTTATGAAAGCCAAAGGAGACAAACGAAATGAAATTCAATTTGATCGATGTGTTGATGTATTTACAGAAACACAACAGCAACGGGTTCCATGTGAACAACGTAACAGAAATCAAGAGATTCGACGTTGGTTATCGTGGAGATGGTGAGTATGACACCGTGTGGAAGATTGGGTTGATCAATTCCAAAATGTCCGTTGTGTTAATTCAGGATGGACGTATGCAATCATTGACAACATTCTCGGATTGGAAACATGTTGGGTCGAAACTCATATTTGATTTCCATATGACACCAAAGGATGTTGCGACGATATTGGAATTGGAAAATCCCGATGATATTTCACAATGTTTTGAACGGAGATGATCCATTGAAACAACCAAATCAAAAAATTGAAATAATCATAATGATTATAACATGGATTCTGTTGATTGGTGGTATTGTAATGATGGGTTTCGGTTTATTCAATGGGATTATCTGGTTATTCATTACTGGAATGATTGTGGAAATCATTTCGTGGTTACTTGCCACTGCATTTATTGATTAGGAGGAAATGGAAGATGAGACCAAGTAAGGAAGAATACTATCTGAATATTGCGAGAGTTGTTGCATCTCGTTCCACATGTTTGAGAAGAAACTATGGTGCGGTCATTGTGAAAAATGACCGCATCGTTTCGACTGGATATAATGGTGCACCCCGTAATGATCCAAACTGTTGTGATATTGGAACATGTAAACGAATTCAGAATAATGTTCCACATAATACCGGAGACTATTCGGATTGTTGTTCTGTCCATGCAGAACAGAATGCCATTATTCATGCAAATTATGAAGACATGCGTGACGCTGTCATGTATTTGGTTGGGGTTGATCCGAATACAAATGCATTAATTCCGGAAATTTCGTGTTGTCCGATTTGTCATAGGATGGCAAAGAATGCTGGACTGGTTTCTGTTGTCACACCATATTCTCACATTGTCTTGTCTGGAAAAAGTGTTGATAACATTTTACAACAAGAAACGATAACAGACACTGGAATATCGGATACTGAAGAAGAGATAGAGCAGTTTGAAGATATGATGGAATCTTCTTATTGGGAAGATTACATGAAAGCATACTATAAACTGGAAATGTATTATGATTCCCTATTAACGGCAGAATTTATTGAGAATCTTGCATATGTATTATATCTCAAAAATATGTCTGGTATGTATGCAGAACGAATCGGAATCGAGTGGAATGATGGGAATTCTGATGAATTGATTCGTCAATTGAATTGTTGTCATTTGTATGTGGCAATTGATTCATTAAATGTGATTACGGCAGATGAAGATGTATCATTCTTGACATTCGAAATCAAATATAACCGTGGTCCGAAACGATTGTATCGGGTTACATGCACAAATGCATTCTTGGAACAAATCGAACCATTGTTTGCATTCTTCCGTCATAAGATGCGAATTCGATTTAAAACACTTCATGATGATCAAACGATTTCACCGGAGTTACCATCTATCAAATATATGATGGATCATGCCAGATACAAACGAGAACACAAATAATATGATGGGGCGGATATCCGCCCCATATTTTTTATTTTTGAAAATATATATTGTTAATTTGATACAACATGAATGATTGTATCAAAACGAAAACATTTTACAGGAGGAAACAAAAATGACAAATTCTCATTCTCAATTCGGCGACGGGATTCGCGCTGCAATTGAAGCAGTGGCACTCCAGAATGCTGCCAGACTCACATTGAATAAAAATGTGAGGGACGCATTCAAACGTCTGGGTGATTATCAAATCAATCCGGATGAAACCACCATCTCGGGTTACAAGAGATGGACAGAGTTTATCAAGCGATACAAAACCGTGTGGGATGAAACATCATGCGGTTATGAGCTTGATAAATTAACAGCAGAGATTGAAAAATTGAATGCTGAATACATCAATAAATTGGGTGCAATTCTTGATGAATACAGCAAAGCATCGGTGGGAGTGTCGTTTCAGGATAAAAAGACAGATGCTCCGAGAGTGAGCACGCCCACCACAACGGATTCTAAAACTAAAAAGCCATACATCATTCATCGGGATGAGAAACCGGCAAAAGATGAAAGTCCGATCATCGTTAAGAACGAAGGGGTGAAATCAGAACCGATTCCGAAAAAGGAAGATGCGTCATCACCTGCATCTGACAAGCCGGTTATTTCGCCTCTGAATCCTTGTAAATTAGACAAGGATGCACGACCCATTGATTGGGTTCATTCGATTCCGGGCACAAAGTATATGATTTATCCGAGTGGAAAAATCATTAATCGGTATCGGGCGCTCCCCGTTTATCCGTATAAGCATAACGGAAAATGGGTTGTGAAACTCATCGGAGATACCCGTCCTGACCGAGTGAATCCGACATCGTTGGAATTTACTGTCGAGGAACTCGTGAAGCGGGCATTTCCGACACTGCCGAAACCGGAAGATGTAAGACCGACCGCGAACGGTCGTGTTCGTATCGAAGATGTCACAACACCGCTTACCAAAAAGACGGTTGAAGCAGAATCTTCGAAAACATCTGAATCGAATGATCCCTCGCCGTCTGACATGTGCAGATTCATCACATGTTATCCGGAGATTCCTTTTGACAAATATCTCGTATCGAGAGATGGTCGAGTATTTAATAAATACTCCCATTCATATTTGGCATTCTCGGATAACGTGGCAAATCCGTCACGCAAGAAGAACCAGCACGCCTTTGCATATGTAAGCCTAAACTCCAGTAAAGGCGGCAAGGGCGAAACTCGTGGTGACGGTCCGGCAACCGAAGTTCGCGCAAACCTGGCACATGTCCTTCTGTGCACCTTCTATTACAAGAAGGATACTGACCCGCGGAAATTTCTTAATGGAAGAAAGATCAGAATGATTGATCCTTCCAAGGGTTGGAGACTTGACAATATTGATATGAGTTCGGTGGGAGAGATTTAATATCTCTCCCTCGCTTACATATTGATATTCCATATCAAAAGGAGGAGTCCTATATATGAGCAGAATTTCAAAAGAAGTGTCCGAACGACAAAAGACATTTGGTAATGAAATGCCGGATCTGAAAATCGTTCGAAACTTTATGAATGGGATTTCATATAAACTCGATCCCATTCAGACCCTGAAGATGATTGCCGCTTCATCCATCTTCGGTGAACCTTCCTACTATCGGGAAGGTGGTCTGAAAGAGAAGAAAATCACATTTAAAACAGAGGAAAAGTGTGATATCAAACCTCTGTTCAAAGATATGATTCTCAATAAGACTACCACAGAGGTATTTGAAGAAGCAATTGATGCAGCACTGGAGTATGACTTCGGTGCAACAATTCAACTTGCAATTGAATTGCGTGAGAAGTATCTCATGCGGTTGAATCCGCAAGTCATCATGGTTCGTGCCGCAATCCATCCTAGTAGAAAGGAATGGACAAAACACCATAAAGGTGAATTCATCACGGCAAACAACCGCGTGATGAAACGTGGTGATGAACCAGCAACCCAACTGGCGTATTTTATCTATGTTACCGGATCGAAAGCCAATATGCCATCGATTCTGAAACGGTCGTTGGCTGCAAGACTCGGAACATTGACAAAATACGAAGTCAACAAGTATAAGAATTCCGAAATGGGTATGATTAATACCGTGCGTATTGTTCATGCAAATTCGGATGTTCTGAACGAGTTGATGGAGACAGGTTCCGTGTCAGTTGGCACGGAAGAAAAAACGTGGGAGAATCTTCTCTCGGATGGAATGTCATGGAAAGACCTAGCATTGCAGGTATATGCCGGTAATATTAAACTCCCTGCAATGGCATTGATCAGAAACCTTCGAAATATCTTTATGGCATTTGCTGCAGATAATTCGGTAAAACCCGAAGTATATCAGTTTTTCCATGATAAACTCATCAAAGATGTCCCGTATGCCAGACAGTTCCCGTTCCGATACAAATCGGCATATAATGCGATTGAATCTTCGCCATTACCAATTGCAATCAAGTATCCGTTACTGGATACATTGTCGCAGTGCGTGGATTTATCAATTGATAATATGCCGCATTTGATGGGAACAACCGTTTGCTTGACGGATAATTCGGGTTCTGCATGGGGCGGCTTCACCTCGGAATTCGGATCAGTTTGTGTTGCAAACATTGATAACCTTTCATCTGTGATTGCCGCAAAAGCATCCGATGCAGGTATGGTTGTGAAGTTCGGTGATAACTTCATCGAATATCCAATCTCCCGTCGTGATTCGGTTTTGACACAGGTTAAACCGATTGATGCCCGCGGTAGTTCTGATGTGGGTGGTTCCACGGAAGGTGGAATCTGGAAGTTCATGAAGAAAGCGATTACCGAAAAGATTCATTTCGATAATCTGTTTATCTTCTCCGATCAGCAAGCCGGTACAGGCGGGTTGTATGGAACTTCCGAAGATATGTACGAATACTGCCAGAAAGGATACAATGTCCGTAGCAGAATGATTGATGTATTCGCACTCATCAATGCATATCGCAAGGCGGTCAATCCAAGACTGAATGTATTCTCGGTCCAGACTGCTGGATATAATAACCTTGTTATTCCGACCATGACATATCGGACAGCTATGCTCACGGGTTGGACTGGTAAGGAGGTTTCATTCGCTGCTGAGTACATCAGACAGTGGGATGCAATCGAAATGAAATCTGGCAATAATATGTGATTTTCACATCACATATGTATAGTTGCGATGCGGTGTAATCGGTTACTTCGCCATTTGTTCTAAAAATGATACGAGATCATATACCGGTTATGATATTCTCGCAACTATCATCGTATCAATATTATGATGCAGCCGCATGGGTTACTTCACCTGCATAAATGAATAATACCTGTGTATTTATTCTCATAATGTTGATACAAATGCCCCGGTACCCGAATTGGCATAGGGAGCGGTCTCAAACACCGTGTTTTGTCGGTTCAAGTCCGACTCGGGGTACTAACTGATGCATGGCATAGATGTTTGCTCCAAGCATCTATCATCAGTTATCGCGGAATGTATATATGCGGGCATTGCGCCCGCATATATACTATTTCCTTTTGCCATGTGTAATGTAATTGTATAGATTGGAGTGTGTAGTATGAGTTGTGGTGAAGCAGAGTACTGTGAAACCTAGTCGTGTGATGGCATAGTGCATTCACGTTCGTTTTGTTCAGGTGGAGTGGGGTATGGTAAAGCATGGTTGTGTGCAGGCATGTGCTAGTGCAGCAGGGTCGTGTTCTACTATGTTCAGGTGAAGCATGGTTATGTTCGGCTACGTTTAGGCGAAGCAGGGTCTTGTTTCATTGCGTTACGGTGAAGCAAGATGCTGTTCGGCTATGTGGTGGCAAAAGCAAGGCAGTGTCCTATTATGTTCGGGCGGAGCTAGTCATGTTCTATTACGTCTAGTCCTGGTATGGTTAAGTGGGGAGCTGTACATTGATGGTTTGATCAAGTGATATGCGGTGAAGCATTGGCAACGTGGAGTGACGTGGAGAACTGTCTCGTCACGGCGTGCGCTATAACGTATGGTGACGGCAAAGCAACGTAGTGCGCGTCCATGCGACGGTTTAGTACCGAGCAGCCTACCTATGTAATGGAACTGTCGAGTCGTGTCACGCAGAGTTCAGTATTTGTGGGGGACTGTACAGTTGAGAAAGGCAATGTTCTGGCAGGGAACGGTCAGGTAGTATTGTGTTTAGGTGGAGTAAGGTCGCGTTTTGTTTAGGCGGAGTAGCGTGAAGTTCAGTACAGTTCTGGAAACGTAACGTGACGTAACAAAGCGTCTGGAACATTGATGCAACGGTTCGGTGCCGTAGTGGTGGTTTGTGCTGTGTCGCTATTGTGTTGTCCTGCGAGGGAACGTGGGGGCAGCGTTCGGTTGTGCCCCGTATCGCAAAGGCAAGGCACGGTAGTGCGCATCCTATGTGTAGGTGGAGTCTCGTTGCGAGAGGCAACGCTTTGTTATGGTTTGGCTTAGCCACATATTATTTCGATACAGTATGGGTTTAATCTGGAGCTGTGATGGAACGGCACTGTTTAGCAAGGCAGTGTCAGGGTTATCCTATGCGTTGTAGAACCAAGCGATGGAAATGTTATGGTCAGTGTACTGCCGTAACGTCGTGGTATTGTGAGGTAGCGTCATGTAATGCTTAGGCAACGCCGTGTAACACAATGTCACGTCCCATTTCGTCATGGAACCGCGCTGTACACACAGTATGGCATCTGCCACAAAGTATGTAATCCGACATTTTGAAATATAAATGTCGGATATGCATACTCTATATTACTTATGTAAATCGGGGTTTAGCTCAGATGGTACGAGCGCCTGGTTTGGGACCAGGAGGCCATCGGTTCGAGACCGATATCCCCGACTCGTCATTCATTCAGTTGATGCAGTGAATCAAGATACTTCGGTTAATAATATTATTGGAAAAATATTTATAAGGTTCAAATCCTTAAACACCCCAGCGATAGTTGGAGTGACATATTCTTGGTTCGATATTCTCAACAATGAATGTTTGACAACTGTCATCAATATAAGTGTAATTGGCATTGGTGAGAACGCCGTTGTGAGATGTGGAATTAAAGAACATCTATTAGTGTATATGGCAAACTGCAGATTGTCATATATGCCACAATTCGCGGGCATGGGTCGAATAACTACCCCGAAATTACAAACTGTATTGATGACAAATGGTCATGTCTTCTAGTGGCAAGATACTTCATACATTGCAAGGCGCCCTTGTATTGTGTATGATAGAGACTCCGGTTCGATTCCGGACGTGATTTTCGTGGCATAGTTACACACGTCGATACATATCGATGCAACCAGTGTGTGGTTGCGGCTATGTCACGTACCAACGATATTCATTTATACAAGTATGCAAGTGGTCATAAGCGGCTCACGTAAGTGAGAGGACACCTAATAAAAATACTCGTTCATGATTTCTCGTCCACTTATGTGGCGATGCAGTTGAATGGGTTACTTCGATTACATATAATTGATCACATTATGTGTACGCGGGTTCGAATCCCGCCTTGTATATATGAATATCTATGGGAGGATTAGCTCAGTTGGTAGAGCACGAAACATAACTCGTTGCGTTATTCTCGGGACCCAAAGTGCCCGATGCAGTGTGATGAGTTACTTCGCATATGGCGCGCGTGGTCGTAGGTTCGAGTCCTACATCCTCCGTTCTAAAATTTATAAGATGTGACATTAGCTTAGTTGGTAAAGCAATCGCCTTTTAAGCGATAGAGCATGGGTTCAAGTCCCATATGTCACATTAATTATAATCCCGCATAGTTCAGTCGGTAGAACGGCGGACTGTTAATCCGTATGTCGTAGGTTCAAGTCCTACTGCGGGAGCCATCGTCGTCGAAGGCATTGTCTTCGCCGACAAAAAGAAGTTCCATCCGACCAAAATCGGGAAAAAGAATTAGCGCCAGAATTCTTGGGTTATTGTCTGCCGCGATATTTCCTGCCTGGGTGAAATAGCGTCCTAGGTGAAGAACTGATGAGTGCACGCATCGGCATGTGTAGTTCTCAGAAGAGGTCTTCAACACGTGCAACACGTAGAGAAATCTCCGGCCAAGGGTCCTGGTTTCCGGATCAAGATTTCTCAACCGCACCGAAATCCGCGGCGCGGTAGATTAGGGCCCAAAATAGTAGAGGTGTGTTGAAGCGGGTACTTTAATCAGTTCTCGTGGAGCACCTCGGGGTGTATTAGCTCAGTGGGTAGAGCGCCAGTTCGTGGTTAGTGACTATGTCCTCATGAACTGTAGAGGTCGCGGGTTCGAGCCCCGTATACACTCTTTATTCCCGCATAGCTCAGACGGTAAAGAGCATAGCGAGCGGCCGTTAACCGCTAGGTCGTAGGTTCAAGTCCTACTGCGGGAACCGTTTCAATTAGTGAGGGGACCTTCGGGTCCCCTCATAAAAATTTTTATTTTTTTTTTAAATATATATTATTATAGTGATGCAATACAAGAATTTGCATCAGAAAAAATATTTAGGAGGAATATACTATGTCAAAACCGCATAATGAAAAGAGAGTTGAATTTGTATCAGCTCGCATCAAAGATCTGCAGGATACAATTGCGGCACTGCAGAAAATTCTTGACAATCCTGACATAGGCGAAAAACGAGTAGTTGAAGAACTCGGGTTAGACTTTGCGAAATATCGTCGCTTCGTTTATGATCTTACCTGGATAAACAAAGCGACAGTATCCGCAAATGTAACTGATATGAAGCCAATCAAAAACTGTGTAACATGCTGCTGGCAAGAATTGTTGTGGTTGGATATATGTCGTTGCAACTCGGCTAATATAGCTGTGGCGCCAACAGACACAGTTGAAACGATTGACAACATCATTTCGGAATTGTCCGAAAGAGAGCAATTGGTTATACATATGCGATTCGAGGAAGGTTTGTTCCTCGATGAATGTGCTAAAAGGATTGGTGTAACTCGCGGACGTGCTGGTGAGATTTTGAAACGGGCAGAGACGAGAATCAAATACAAGTATGACAGACTCAGACTTGGCGATGGTAAATATGGAACCATCATCGGAATGCAACGCCGATTGGAAGACGATCTCGAGATCAAAATAAAAAGAGAGATCATCGAGAAGTTGGACTGCAGAATCGAATCTCTTGCAGCCCTAATAAAGGATGCGTATAATACTATAAATGGCGCTGAAGAAAAACAAAAAGAATCGACTTCCTATGTGAGACTATTGCGTTATACCCCGCTTGAAAATCTGGAATTATCGGTAAGATCATATAATTGTCTGAAGCGAGCGGGATACAAATGTCTCAATGATTTCTGTGACAAAACTCTCACCGATATTAAGAAAATAAGGAACATTGGTAGGAAATCATACGAAGAGATTGTTGAGAAGCTCACAGAAGTGGGCATATGTTTGGAATGATAAATAAATTATTTATAGGAGCCTTTATGGCTCCTATATTTTTTTATTTTTGAATATATATTATTATAGTGATGCAAGTAAAGAAGTTTGCATCATAAACATTTAATGAGGAGGAACACAAAATGATATTTCTTAAAAACATGCCGGAAAGTGACAAGCTTCTAAAATATCTAAAACCATTATCATCTCCACCAACAGACGTTGTATCATTTATAAATGAGAAAGAGATGACAAAGTTCTATGAACTTATGCTTCCATCTGACTGTATCATCGATACGGAAATAACTGGAGAAGAGATGCAAAGTTTGTTGAAACAATTTGGGTATGATGATTATGAGGGAGCAAGCCTCACAAAAAGAGAACGGCGAATTCCACTTGACTTTGTCGTTGCAAATACAATACCATTGAAAACCATCGAAATATCATGGTTCGATGAAGATGGGGATCAATATATAACTCAAAAACTATGTTTGTCTGAAGATGTTACGGTGATGAGATTTGATGAATCTTTATTGGACACGGACCCTACCATGGTTTACACAATCATCGATCATACAACATTATCGGATTTAAGACATTACATCAGTACAAAAACCAACGAAGATCTTGACACGATGCGATTTATCATTGGATCAATGGAAATCTCTCGCCACATAAATGATGTCGGTGGATCTATGCGATGTTTAATCGTCGCATTCTATGATTCATTCGAAGTTGGTATTAATCCAATCATCGACAAAATTACCGCATATGATAAAACACGAATGAATACAATATCTGATGGAAACATTTCTATGGAAGAAGCTGAAGTTATCACATTAGCGGCAACATTGTCTGAAGACATCACAGATGCATTGGCTTCTTTTTACTCTGTGAATGTTGGATTGTTGAATCCGGTGATACAAGAAGTGTATCAGAAAAAGACTTCCAGGATTGCGCAAGAGAGTCACACATTCAAAAAGTATCCCGACAAAAAGAAGAAAATCAGGTATGTGAAAAAGCATCTAATAACGATGTTGGATGTTGAACACGAATTTGCAAAACGCGGATTTGTTAGAAAATCGATGATCTGGTATGTTACCGGTCATTGGCGTGAATACAAGTCTGGAAAGAGAATATTCATCCAAGGATATTGGAAAGGTGCATTGCGTCATTCCAAGGATGATGTTATCCCGAATCTTGAACCAAGAGAACGGGAACTGGTGATACCTGAAAAGAGCGAATAAATGCTAATCATAAATAACTAGTGAAATTAAATGAAGGGAGAAGCAAATGAAAAAGCCTAGTAAAGAAGATATGGTATTAATACCAATTATAATTTTCGGAGTTGTCATGATGATACTAACAATAATCTCAGATCATGGTAAATCCAAAACAAACGTAATTGAGGAAACAACTATCACTGAGTCAGATACAACAACGACAACAACGACAACAGAAGTGCCACAGACGACTACAACAGAAAAGGTTACAACGACAACTACTACCACTACGACATCAACTGTTGTAACCACAACAACAACAGATGTTACAACAACGACATCAACCACGACAACAACGGAAACATCCAAATTGATGACATATGATATTTTACAAAGAATCGAAATCATCAATATTTTATTGGATGAGACAAAATATGAGCGTTTAATTAAAAAGGATCCGTCCAAATTAACCAATGATGAACATTTGGAATTATACTATTATAATTCATTGGTGATGGAACGGAAACAACTTCGGGAATATCTCGATAAAAACAAATAAGGAGGAAGATGTAATGGAAACTTCTCTTGATCTTATTGGCGTAGCACTCCGCTTTGTTAAATATGTAGATTTTGCGAATACTTTACATAGATATGCAATATTTGAAATTGGTCGCGTTGGTGGCAATATAGAACTAAAAGCACTTGAAAAAGCATACGCATCTCAGTTATGTCAAATACCTGGTGACCTGACGAATGGTATCCTACAACAAAAGCAAGTACATGATAACTCTGGATGTTATACGGTGCGCCTTTGTCTGTTCATTGGCAATATTTTGGACGGGGCAGACCTGATCGAGAAGGGGAGCGATGCAACGAAAGTAACCATCACTTATGAAACCGGTAATATACGACCATCATTGAAAAGCATTAAACGCATGACCGCCTATGGTAGACCGTGGTTTGAACGCTATCCTGTCGACTGGGATGCAACGGAAGAGACGGAAGCGTTCAAGAATAAACTCGAGGTACTTGCACACCTGTTCGAAGATTTTCCTCATGCAACAAGGTGTGCAAATATAACTCATAAAAACACTCTGGCGTTTCTTGCAGTACGGCTCGGCCATATTGTCTTTGACATTGGCCGAGGGCGATTCGTCACAATTGTCCAACAAAAACACGAACCTGAATTGCTAGACCTGATTCTTACTGACACATCAGTGAATCAAGTCTGGATTTTGAACCAGGTATCTTCAATTGTTGAAGATGAAAAACCCTGGTGGTGGAGTTCAGGATTCCCATATGTCAGGGGTGAAGACATTTTGTCAGAAATTGCCGCATTGCAGATAGACATCGTAACATTTCTGGCAGAGCGCAAAGACCGCTATCAGAAACTTGCGGCTCATATTCTGGAAAATCATGAGGATTCTACGTCTGCTGACACAACAAAGACAGAGGAGGAAAATGCAATGAATTCCGAAAAAATCGAGTTCCCGGAAAGTGCCCCGAAGAAATGGGTGTCACTGTATGGTGATCTCCACGAACTTTTCTCAACGTGGTGTCGAAAGCGTGGAGCGACACTGGAAGAATTTGTGTGCTCACATGGCGGTTTTCCGGATTATCCACAAGGCATTTATTTCAATATATTGAGGAAATTCTCCTCAGAGTCAAAAGATAAATTAAGGTTCACAGTTCATTATGACGATACGTTTAAAACTGTCGCAATCAGATTCTTTGCATACAACATTGAGTCTTTTCACGTAACCACTCCGAAAGAACGGCTTCAGATCAGAAGTATCACATTTTGTGAACCTATATTCAAAAGCTTTATTGGAGATAAACCCTCCGAGCATCAGATTTATTGTTCACAAACAAATGGGGACCCAGAAAGCAAAACCAGTGCTGACTGGAAACCGGTTGACGTCATTCGGGAATATTTCGGTAAAGAATTTCTCGATAAGATTGGTGAAATCTTTGCGAAATATGTTCCGAAGGAGACAGCCATCTTCGAACCCGGGATTATTCTGAAATGGGAACTCTGTTCGGAATACAAGTTCTTCAATGAACTTCGGACGGAGATCGACAGATACTTCAAACGCTGGTTTTCGGAAGATGTATCTGTGTCACAAATCATTTTCTCTGAAAACAAGGTTGCATGGGAAATCCAAATGACCGATGATAGAAAATATCGGGCAGAGTTGACACATGACACAAATCGCAATACTGCGATTTGTGTCCATGACGATATACTGAGATTCTTCAAACAGGGAACTGGATTCGTAGAAAGAAAACTCGCTATGTATGAGCTTGACTATGAATTCGGTGAAAGTTTCTATCACGGAATAAAACGTATCTATGAATATATCCGTATGCAGGTATTAAACATTGTCAACGCAGAAACACAGAAATCGACATTGCCGAAATTGGCATTGTCAGAAGAAGAACCCTATATCTTGCCGAAAGAAGAATTCAAAAAGATAACCGAGGATCTTAAGAAACTCGCTGAATCAACATCTAAGGAGGAAAAGAAAATGAATGAAAAGAAGGAATTTAACGCATTCGGAGAAGTTCTGAAAAGACTTGCCGAAAGATTGACAACGGAGACACAGGAATCAAAAACTGATGATCCGATATTCCCGCATTTCTCAACATCCAAGGACGGAGTGAAACTTGTGACTATACCGTGGGATGTTTATCGTAATATGACGAACACTCAGTATGGTATGACCACTACAATAGTGAAAGATCGCGCTTCAATGATAATGAATGCGTTCTGGAATCCTAAAACCGGTGTCGCAACTATTCTCTGGGCGGATGGTTCGAAGACCATGTCAAAGCCCATGGAAGGAACCACTCCGGATCCGGAAATCGGATTTGCCATCTGCATTGCAAAGAAGATAATGGGTGGAACCCAGAATAAATGGAGAAAGTGGTTGAAGAGCACCATCGAAGCATCTACAGCTTCCGCCAAGAAGAAAAGTGACAAGAGTCGTATCAAGCTGGAGAAACAGGCTCGTGCACGTCTTGATGCTCAGCAGATCACAGAACCGTCTGATGTTCAACTTACAGAAATGATTGAGACAATCATCAAAGAAAATGCAACACGAAACAGACCAAATGTTTCTGTTAAGTTCATTGACCATTCGTATGACGTACTTGATAAGCCGGCTCCTAAAAAGAGACCCGGCAGAAAGAAGAAAACCAACTAATTAGATGATAAATGGGGGCGCATATGCGCCCCCTGATTTTATCATTAACAACATAATTATTTTAATTTTAAAAATATATATTATTAATGTGAAATAAAGAGGATAAACCACGCAGTTGGTAGTTCCTCTTTATTATGGTCATCTCCGATAATCCCAGAAGTTATCGGTTATGATAGATTCGATGTGGGTAGTAGCAAATCAGATGACAATGATTTGTGAATCATACCACCGCGATATGCGCACGTGTCATTGTACCGTATCATCAATCTGCGGTATATAAATGGATTGAACATCATTTATAGGTTAGGAGAAAAAATTATGGCAGCGAAGAAAGCAACTACTGAGACAACTGCAACCACCGAGAAGAAGGGCGTGCTCAAGACATATGAACTGCCCGTTCACATCACATTCATGGAAGGTGTTCTGGGTACACTTCCGAACGACAAAGAGATTCTCAACAGCTTCATTACGTCGAAATCGGCAGATGCGGTTTCCCGCACGGATGAAATCGAAGCAGTCGGTATCGAAGAAGTTATTGAGAAGGGAAAGACGGTATTTCCGCGTGATGCGGAAGGCAGACCCTTCATCTATGACTATCAGTTGAAGGGGTTCTTCAAAGAGAAGTGCTCCTTCTTGAAGAACATCAACGGAACAGAGTCGGCGAAGATGACGGCGTTTAAGAAGAAGATTGATGGTCTCTTCTTCATCAAAGACCGCCGGAATCCGATCACAATCACTGACGGTCTGAGCATTGAATCCTGCCAGAGACCGCTGCGTGCAGAAACCGCACAGGGTCCGAGAGTTTCTCTTGCGAATTCGGAAGAGATTCCTGTCGGATCTGAATGCGATTTCACGGTTCTTGTCTTTGACAAATCCCATATTGATATTGTCAAAGAATGGCTGGAGTACGGTATCGTACACGGCACGGGTCAGTGGAGAAATTCCGGTAAGGGACGTTTCATCTGCGAATTCGGCGAAGTCTCCGAAGGCGAAATGACCTATGCCGAGCACATTAAGCGTGCAAAGGCGGCCATCAAAGCCGAAGTTGCCCAGAAGATTCTGGAGCAGCAGGAAAAAGAAGCCGAGAAGAAACGTCAGCGGGAAGCTGCTGAAGCAGAAAAGGCCGCAAAGAATGCCGGTAAATAAATCATAAATCGTAAAGCCCCGTATTTTATGTATGATACGGGGCTTTACATTCATATACACTTGAAAGGAGGAATATGAATGCCCGATAAAAATGATTGTTTTTCTTCGGTTATGAAAGAAATAAACAACCCATACAAAGCATGTGTGGATAAAATCTACACAATGATCGAGGACACAATTTGGTTGTCTTTAAACCGGGAGAAAGCACTGTATTCAATGTACTACCCTGATGAAACATCAACTGGTAGAAAGACTGAATTTACCATGAGAAAGAGTGATAAACAATTCGGTCTATATCGGACAAATGATTATGTCGCTGGCATAATCGATGTATGGAATGGAAGTAAGGTTCATATTCCATACACGTATACCGTAAAACCGGATGACCATATTTCCATCCAAAGATGGAACACATATGATCATGAAAATGGCATTTCAAAATGCCACATTCAGTGTTTAATCAATGATGTGAATGCCAAATTATTGGAGCATTTCAGTAAATTGTTGATTAAACCTGCACGGTGTACAACATTCGATGATGTATGGAATACAGTCATTTCATATATCAGTAAGTATTGTTCGCGGTCGATCACATGGATGAAACTGGAATCGACCAAGAATGACGAACGTACCCGAATCACAATTTCGGAACAGTATCGGAATGTTGACAAGCACATTGATGTCATGACAATCAGTGTCATTGATCGAGATCTGCTTATGACAATTCCGGCTGTTGAAGTTGTCAGCACATATGGAGCAGAATATTACAAACAGATTCTGCAGTTTGCTGGTCAACTATCTCGGATTCTTTGTGACTGTCAAGATGAAGGGATTATCAAGAAACCGGATGCCGACATCAATATGACGATGGGGATAATTCGGATGTGTTGTGTGGTGCCTGGATGTAGCTGGATTACGATCACACAAAATCCAAAACTTGCAATTGTAAAATGTGGCGGTGTCGAAATGCTTCGACACGATATAATTGATAGGGACAATATTATCACAACAATCACAGAAGAAGCATTTTGCGATGAAATACATCTTGGAACGGTATATCGGTTGATCAATCATTTGATATGTTCATTTGGATATACTCATATTAAATTTGACATGTCCACTGTCAACTATCAAAAGATATATGAGTTCATTCATACGTATTTATATCAGCATCTATCGAATTCCGATCTTTGCAAGTATTGTGCAGTATGTGATACGGATATGTCTACAATTATATTTGATGAACGTGATATTCCAAAAAAGGAATTATTGCGAATCCAATATACAGATATCGGATTGAAACTGATTCTTTGTTCGGATTTAAAAACACCTCTCCGAGTAAATACAAATTGGAAGATCAAACACATACTTCCAATTTTGAGAGAATTCTGGGAATATTCCAAATATCCAGAACCAGTTGTCACCAGTGAAGAAATCGGTTATCCCGATGATATAACGGAGGAAAAGAAAATGAAAACTACAATCACAAAGGAATTCATGCAAAAAGAATTCCTGAAACTGTGCGGAATTATTCAGAATGAAATTCAACCGATATTGAATGATGTCGCCCTGCTGGGTGGCGATTGGGCTAATGCTGGTACTGCGGGATTGATGTGTTGGAGTGTGTATCATGCCGCGTCGTATCGGAATCGGAATATCGGTGCCCGCCTATTAAATGATGATACTTTGGCAGTGTGGAGTGGTGAAAAACACAACCATGTCATAGAAATCAGATTTTCAACAGACTATACACATGGCTTTTATATTCGGATTGATGATCTGAAACGTCATCAAATGCATGAACCGATCACTGCTAATTTCTTCGAGACTTTATATGACAAATGCATTAATGCGTTTGACGACGATCTGTGGGAAGAAATTGGTTATCCAAATGATATAAAGCCTGATATTGATGAATCCGATGACATGTATAAACTATGGCAGTACTTCGGTAAGACCTATTTACGTGATCCAAAACTAAAAACATTTCTTCCATATGCACCATCCTTTGAAAATGTAGATCGTCTGGTATTCAATGGACCGGCGACAATTGTCTATTGGAAGGATGGCACAATGACAGTTGTCAAAGCTACAAAGGGTGAGACAATTGATCCCGAAAAGGGATTCGCAATGGCAGCACTCAAGAAGGTAAATGGCAATACTGCCAATTACATGAGAAAGCTGTCAAAGCTTTTTAAGAAAGCAGAAATCATCGAACCCACAAGGAAGAAGAAGGCCAAGAAGAAGAACACCGATATTGTAACAACTGCCAAAACACCGAAGAAAACAACCAAGCAGAAGGTTGAGCCAAAAGGGTGAACGAACCAATATTTTAGAAGAGTTTCAAAATGGGTGCCATATGGCACCCATTCTCTTCGTTGTAAAGTATAAGTATTGGTCTTGTATGAATCTGTGCTGATATGTACTGGTAGAGTAGGGTTATGTGGCGAGGTGTAGATGATTCGTCGTGTAACGTCTAGGTTTGGTATGCCATGATCATGTCATCCGCGTCCAGGTACGGTCAGGCTTCACATGTTAACGTGATACAATGCATCGGTGAAGTCCTGTAATGTTTAGCTGTGATGATTGTAATGGATTCGTCATGCAACGCCAAGGCAAAGTGTTATGATGATTAGTGACAGACGGTGTCGGTGAAGTGCGGCGAGGAAGCGTATGATTTCGCATGGGTTTGACAAGGTGGAGGAATGTGGAACAACGCGTTGGTTTTGTTTGGTTTAGTAATGCAAAGGCAACGTGGGGCTGGGTTTGGTTTGATTCGGTTTGGTAACGGCCTAGATAGGTTATGTCTCGTATGTCGGTGTTCCGGTGCAGTCCAGCAGAGCAGTGTCAGCACTGTCCTGGTATCGTGTGGCAACTCGAAGTTACGATATGATTCGCGATTGTAAGGCAAGGTATGATGATGCTTTGGCAAAGAGAAGCGATGTCGGATCTCGTGGGGTTTTGTGCCGGTGAGGCGTCGTTTAGTTTCACACCGTGTCGGTACTGAAAAGTTAGACTATGTAGCGGCATAGTCATACGATGTTTGGGCTGTGTTTATCAGTGTGCTGGTTCTGCAAAGTAAAGTGGTGTCCTGTATGGTGTTGGTGATGTGCAGAATAGTGATGTTTCGGCGTTGTAAGGCTGTGCGGAACATCGTGTTGGTACAGTGTCGAAGGCTTGTGTTGTGTCGGTGTGGTGTTGTGACATCTCATATCGTAGCGTGGGGTATGGTGTATCCTAGTTTGTATAGGCACCGTACTCTCCCGTTTCATACCGCGAAGTTATGTGATGGCGCCGTAATGTCAAACTACGTGGCGTCCGGTCCTGGCAAAGCTCACTCTTGTGCAGTAAAGGTTTGGCACTGTCATATTGAGTGCTGTGCTGGCAACGTACCATTCTGCATCATATCGTGTTGGTATGGTGACGATGCGTTGCGTACAGTTGCACAAGGTTACGCCGAGGTAAATCATGGCCTAATTATGCAATGACCGCAAACCAACAAAATATTTCGCAGAGTATCACAACTATAAGATACTCTGCGAAATATGTCTGCATGGCGAAATTGGCAGACGCGTAGGATTTAGGTTCCTATGTCGAAAGACGTCTCGGTTCAAATCCGAGTGCAGACACTCATATGCCGCTGTGGCGAAATTGGTAGCACATGACAGAAAGGAGGTGATAACGTGAATAATTATGATGATACAAATTTATATGCAATTTTTGATGCATTTATGAAATATGGTGATTTTTATCCACATGAGATACCAGGATTTCCTGGCTATTATATCAATAGATTTGGAATTATGTTTGATAAAAATAGAAATGAAATTGAACCATACCAATATCCAAATCAATATAAAATGGTATATTTAACTGATCAATACGGGAATCATCGTGTTTTTGGAATCCATCAACTTGTTGCAATGACATTTGATCCAGATTGGTTTCCAGGTTGTATTGTCCATCATATAGATGGAAACAAATACAACAATAATGATTGGAATTTAGAATGTATGAGTCGTGCACAACATACATCAATGCATAATCCATTACGTTATATTGATAAAATCGAGACATGTGATATTTGTGGTAAAAAATTTATATGGAAAGCAAGCACTCAACAATATTATTATTCCGATATAAAGCGTGGTGTTCATCGTATTAAAACATGCTCACCAAGTTGTCAGTCATATGCTGGTCGAATGACACAACTAGGTCGAGCATATTAAATATTTGGCCCCGTATTCGAATAGGCAGAGAAGACGAACTTAAAATTCGTTGTCGTAAGACGTGTGGGTTCAAGTCCCATCGGGGCTATTAAAATCTGTTGCCGGATACGGCGTACCGGTTCAAATCCGGTCAGCGGCATTCTCATTGGGCTTGTAGCGCAGTCGGTTAGCACTACCGCCTATATAGCATACTCAATGGGTCGATAGCATAAAGGTAAGTGCCCCTGTCTCATAAACAGTATTATCCGGGTTCGAATCCCGGTCGACCCATACTAATTATTTCTAATATAATGGAGGTTACATCATGAATAATTTAGACACAAACGTGACCGGATTACTAACAGAAATGCAAGTTCAACGAGAATTCATAAAACGCGGTTTTGGAGTTTCTGTTCCATTAAACCCATCTGAGCGATATGACTTAATCGTTGACGCATTTGGTGGATTATTCAAAGTCCAAGTAAAAACAGCAATTGATCTCGAATCAGATGATGGTTTTATGATATATACATCATCTGTTCACAAAAAACATGGTGTGTGGGACAGAAAATGTTATGACGAAAATGAGGTTGATTTGTTTGCAACCGTACATAATGACACTGTTTACGTTATCCCATATCCCGATGCCGGAACAATGTCACAGATAACACTTAGAACAAAACCAACCAAAAATGGTCAAGAGATTAATATTCATTATGCTGATCACTATGAATTGGATAACGTAATAGGCAGATGGAATAATTTAACTGATTCTAATAAGCAACAACTGCTTATTGAATAAGGGCTCGCTGGAAAGCGGTTGGTCCTGGGTTCGAGTCCCAGCGAGCCCATCATGTAATATATTTTCAACGGTATATTACATATGAATATAGAAATGAATATGCCTGAATGTCCGAGCGGTCGAAGGAGGCGGTCTTGAAAACCGTTAGACGAAAGTCTCGTGGGTTCGAATCCTACTTCAGGCGCCACTTGCGGGTATTCATTTCGTTGTCCTTTCAAAATTAAACCTTATAATCCGTGTGGTTTACAAGTGGAGATTTCTCCATGGAGGTTTACACACCTCGAACTTTCCCGTATGTGCACATACGGTTGATATACCAAAACCGGTTGGTTGATACCATAGATGATCACTATGGTGCGGTATTATTAATAAACATTGAATCCGCTTAATATCCCACAAACCATCGATGTGACTCGGAAACGAAAGGATCCATACAAGAACTTTATGAACATATTGTGCCGTTCATGAAGAGGTTAATCCGGACACGACTTCTATCGATAATTGCCCCATAGTTTTCGGTCTATGGGGAATCAATATAAACATGGAGGAATGAATATGACAACAAATTCAACAAAAACAACCGTCAAAGGTGGAGTATCGTTTCTCGAATTACTACAGCTTGCATTGATTGTTTTGAAGTTGTGTAAAATCATTACATGGAGTTGGTGGTGGGTGTTAGCACCGACTTGGATTCCAATTCTGATTCTGATATTGGTTGTAATCGTTGTTATGAAACAAAAATGATAATTGATGGTGGTGGTCATCCTGTGACGGTACAAATGTAGACCTTGCGTACGAAGTCATCTACTGTATTCGTGACAAAGTATGTGTGATATGGGTGTATTCAATTCCATCACCACATTATGCTGGATTAGCTCAGTTGGTAGAGCGGCTGATTTGTAATCAGCAGGTCGGGGGTTCAAGTCCGTCATCCAGCTTCAACCTGTGTTGAGCATATCTCAACCAAACGATCTAATGGTATGGGTTACAGTTTCAACGAGGTTACCATATCGAAAAAAAAAGGGTTCCAGGATGGGGTCCCTGGAAGCTGTATTCAGTCGCGAATGGTACGGCCGATGTTTAGGGAGGCAAGCATACAAACCTTCCACTCGTGGTGAAAGAGACGGGTTTCACTCATGGGGATTGATCACCCTGTGTAGATAGCTTTGATCATCCTATATAAGCCGGCTTGACGGGGTCGTAGTGTATCAGATGCTCGCGGTGAGGGAACAACCGCCAGCCAATCAACCAGATACATCCGTCATTTTTGGGTGGGGTATCGCCAAGTGGAAAGGCGCCAGACTTTGACTCTGGTATTCGTAGGTTCAAATCCTGCTACCCCAACCAATCACATGGGTTTGGCATACCATGTGGTACTTCCTGTAAATGAGTTGTGGGGCGCATATGCGCCCCACTCTCATCACTCTTATTTTTTATACATTATTCCAGTTACCGGTCTCCCGATTATAAATCTTCAATTCTGTTTCATCTTCTTGTGTTTTGTCGTTGATGATCAATGTTTTGTAATTCACGATTTTACCCATATCATTTTCAACATTCCCAATATTCACCAAATCGGATCCACGTAAAATTTGCATTTTTGTTGGTGTGAATTCATTTTGGTTTTCATCAATTCCGCGCAGTTTGAATTGATGTGTTTCCGGGAACACCAATCTCCATGAACCGTGTGGTTGATGTGTTGGGATGGAACCGATTATGAGATCTTGCATTGGGACATATTTTGATGTGTATGGTTGTGTTTGTGTCGTAACATCAAATGGTGAATTAACCATGATATTGAATAACAATCTTCCATCAGAATCAACCAATGTTACAGTACCATGTGTTGATGTTGTGATTTCGACATCACTCCATGTGAGTGTTTCTTTTTTGATGTATAATTCACGTGTATCCGCGTTCATATAATACTTCTCATGTGTTGTTGATGTTGGTTCAAACATCCAAACCATCGGGCCAAGTTGGTCCACACACCACGTGACGGTTGTTTGTGGATTTGTATGAACGTATCTGGTATCTACATATTCGGATGGAAGCAATGATGTGTCTGATTGTGACATCAGATTATTTAATGAACGACGAATGATTCCACATGTGAATTGTTTATCCGCCATATCATTCGACAACCACTTCCATACCAGATATGAATCATACTGGTCCAACTTTGCATCTTCAACTGCTTTGATGACACCGTTCGTATTGTGCTGTTCTGCAGTCAATGTAACAAATCCATGACAATAGAATTTATTAATGTCAACCGGCGTTCTCACATCATCCGGAATGAGCAACGGGATGGTATCTTGTGAAATGACATTGATTGAAGTTGCGGATGCAAATGATTTGATATTGATCGTTGTGTTGTCTTGTAATTTTGATACAGTGAATTCTCTGACAGATGGCAGGAAGGAATTGATATATGCATCACGAGGTGTCACATCGCCATCTTTTCGGATTGTGTCGGAATTATTTGCATATGCAATTTGTTCGATCTTCTCCCATGTACCAACAGCACCAGAAACACGATATTGATATAACCAAATACCATCCGATTCTTTTACCAATGCACATAATCCTTTGACAACATTTCCTTTGACTGGCAACAGTTGATCAAAGTTTTGAATCATAAATGACAATTTCAAGCCACGTCCGGTTGAATTACCAATCGGAGATGTGCCATATGGGACTGTCATGCCATAATTCGGATCATACAAATCAAAGTTCGACAAATTGATTTGTGTATGTGCATCAGATGGTGCAATTGTAACATCTGTGACACCACCATTTTCATCTACCGCATTCACAATATAATTGAATGCAAAACCACCGATGACAACAATACCGACATCTGAAACGACATAATCAGTACCATGGTTTGAGATTTGATGTAATGTGACATTTTGTGGATCGACAAATGGATTCAAATTTGAAAGCTCTCTGAAATCATTATGCGCATACAAATCAACACGTTGCAGATTTTCAAATGAATCAAAGATATATGCATTCGATTGTGTTTCCGAATCTTCCGTATAAATCGGATCACCATTCACATCGACATGTGTTGGACGAACCCATTTATCACGTGTACCATTATACAGATAATCCTTGTCGTCTGCGGTAAAACTCGCATATGACCGAATATATTTTTTGTCAACAACCGATGTTGGTGCCAATCCGGAAATATTCGTTAACTGCATAACGGATGTTGGTATATCACAAATACGAGCCAATGTTCTTGCAGGTTTTGGGAATTCTGCAGTTGCATTGTTCTCATATTTAATATCATCATTCGATAACAGATAAACACGTCCGATTGACAGCGCGTTTGTCTCATCTGTTCCTGGATACAAACGATCTTTACCAGGATCGAAAATCAATCCGGCGATTTGTCGTGTCGATTGATCTTCTGGTTGATATGTCGGGGTATTATGCAACGCATAAATTGACATATGTTGAGCAACACCGTTGGCTTCATCATTCTGAATCCATTCAGGTAATCCTTCCAGATTCTGAATATCATGTGGATATCTTGGTTCACCTTCATCTGTATGAGAAGATTTCATCTGCATACCGACAAAACCCGCATCTGTTGTATTCGGTTCAAACGCGATTGATTGATCCAATTGAATATCAAATGCCGGTTTCAATGGATTGTGATATTCATACAAATTTGATTCGAATGTTTCAACCGGAATGATATACATTCCGGAATCCGCATCATATGTCCAACCAACATTCTGCGTCATCGTGATAATGTTATCACCATTCATGTTGATTCCGATATTATGCGTATCATCCGTTGAATAGAATTCGATTGTTCCGATTGGCTTTGTAAAATCGGTATTATTTTGATCAAATGTGCCGGACACCGGTGCACAACGAATCACCCAATCTGTCAAATCTCCGGATGGAACAGACCCCAATCTTGTACCAGTGCATGGATACACATTCACTTGATATCGGGTTTTATTGCCTGCATGTCCAATCTCCAATAATCTGGAATGATCATACAAATGATCCGAATCTTGTGATGGATCGTACATGTCGATATTTGTGAATGTTACGGATGGTCCTTGATTTGTTGCATTCGATGTAAACCAGAAGAATGGTAAACCGATCATATTTGAATCTGCAAATAGATCTGAATACATGATCAATTCATTGGATGCATATTTTCGTTGAATTGGAAATGGTTGTAAATTCGATTCCGCTGGATAATAATATCTTGGATCCAATGATGACTGATGTGAATCCGGATCAGTCCAATCCAATCCCGCTTGTTCTCCATCATCAAATTCATCGATGTCATTGATACACCACAAACGCGGTGGTGTATTGGTTTTATACCATTTATATGAATACACGTTTGATGAATCTGTGCTTGTTGACATCGGAATATACACAGTATTCAACATCCATAACAACAGACCATAATTGCGGTCTTTATTATAGATATTATATTTGATAGAATCAATGGTTGAACGTCGCAAACCATTCAATTCTGTGATATGTGGGAGATTGGCTCTAGAAAATCCCAAAGATTCATCGACATTGTCAAACCGGTATTCGATTTCGTCGAATACCGGATCAACAACGGAAGTCTTTTCTGATTCAACAATCACATGATCACCAAGATTGTGAACCGTACCGATGAACGTAGCACCAGTTTCTGAATCCTGAACATTTTTGGTTTTGTCAGTTTTCAATAACCAGTGTTTCCGTTCTTGGTTCATGATCAAAGCCAACCCAGATGCACCCAAATACCAATTGATTTTATTCGGGGTTTTCAATGTCATGTCACTCCTTTGCGATTATTTTTGTTTCCATGTTCCATTTTGGAAAACATACATGCTATTATTGAGAATCAATAACGTATTTTCGGAAATGTCAACATCACCATCATACATTCTGAATTGATTCAAATCAATCGTAGATGCAGTTTCCAATCTGAATACAAACATTGGTTGTGCTTTCTCATGAACATTGTCGAGTGTGACATTTTCATGGAAAACATCAATTACTGGAATAAATGATCCAATCGGATCGTCGGTAGGTAAATCGGAAATTGATGCATTTTTACTATGATACAACTGGAGGTTATTAATATCAAACACTGAATCAGAATATGTATTTGCAATACAATAATTGATCAGATCCGATTTCAATGTATCAAGACCTTCATATTTGATATTGCCATTGGCAATATCTGTTTCCAAATCCGATGCAACAAACGGATGGATGACGCGATAAATATCATTCGTTTGTGGTGGAATCAACAAAACATCCGTTTGATATGTTTCTCCAGAAACATACGGTGCTGTCGTGTATATCATGTGAGCAATGGTATCATCACCAAATGTTTCACGGATATAATCGATTACTTCATCGACCGTGTAACCATTCAATTCATTCCGCAAACCATCCAATTCTTTCATATGTGCAAAATGATCAAATCGATACACATTAAATGCCAGATGATCACTGTCATACAACGACACATATCCATCTGGAATATCGTTTGGATCAAACAGATCCTTCATGTTAAATGGAATCGATTTTGTCAACGTTGTGAAACTGACATTGTGATCGTACTCATTCTTCGTGTATTGACATGGGTTGTAAACATATGGGATTGGTTTTTGATCAATCGTATTGAATTTCAAACCGTTCCATCCCATGTCATATGATGACACATTCAGATTTGTTCTCGCAGGAAATTCCAAATCATGATCGAGATAATCATACTTTGTTCGAAGCACATCATATTTTGTCATGTCGATCGATGGAATTAATGCTATAAATGAATTCCATGTATTCAATCCAAAGTTTGAAATATGCTGTGCCAAGTTTTCACCATTTGTCAATTTCGCATATGTCACATATGCATCCATATTGTGTTCATTCGAATCTGTTGTGATGGTACGCTGATTGACAATATCCAATAAGTCAACAAAGTTTGTTGACACGAATATGTTATATGTCATAACACGACACCAATCACGTCGTTCGATATATGTTTCCGTATCGTCATACACTGGATTTCCAATATCTAAATCACCAGTAAATGCCAAACGATGTTCTTCATCCCATGTGTGATGAAGTGTATCATATGGAATTAATGTAACACCAAATCGGATTGGATCATAAATAAACGTATAAATTGATTTATCAAGATCTCGTTCGCGAATTGGTGTGAATTGGTTCCATATAGTCTGTTGGATTTCCCATTGTAATATTGCGCCATCACCAATACCAGTGATGGTTGACAATGGATATGTTGATATTCTTCCATTGAAATTCGCCATAGGAATATCAAATTGAGGCAATGATTCATTTCCCGGAATCGATGGATCCAGTGACAAATGGAATGTAAGAATGCTTTGTGTCACATCTTCAGATATTGTATCGACAACGCCACGGAAGAAAATACCTCCGACATTAAATCCAAACTCGTCACCAACTTCATATCCACTTCCACCATTTGCAATGGAGATTGTGTATTGCAAATTGTCGCCGAATTGAATTACGTCACGTTGTATCGTATATGTACCGCATTGATTCTGAATCACTTCATCTGTTGCCGACGATTCTAAATCGTGTAATGTCGGAATGTATTGATAATCCGAAGATTGATATAAAACGAAATGATCGCTTCTGGGATGATTCCATAGTTGATCAAATTGATCATCATTCCACGACGCATACTGACGTGTGTATTGATCATCAATGACAAATGTCGGTGCGACTCCAGAGATACTTTGTAATTGCATGAATGATGTTGGAATATCACAGATGCGAGCCAATGTCCGTTCTGCACGCGGATACTTTGTGGTAGCATTATTTTCATATGCGATCGGATCGTTTGTAATTAGATAACCGCGACCAAACTCCATATCTGGATCATATGAAATCATGCCCAATGAGAATCGACGATTTCCATGATAAACAAATGGTTTCTTTGTATGATATTTAGGAATCGTTTTATCACCGAAATGATTATTATCAATATATGCAATGTTTGTTAAGTAATTCAAATTTGATACAATTTTACTTTCATCTGTGATATATTGACGATCATACGAATATACCAAAACCGGTTCCATATCATCGATGATATCATTCACGTCAGTTTGTGGAACAGATGAATCCAATATAATCGCCGCAGTCTGTTTCTTTGTCGCACGTTGATTCTGTTGATTGGCGTCATCGCGAATTGCATACATTTCAACGTGTGCGTGATGTAGTGTGCGATCCAAGAAATATTGATAGTATGGTGGTAACCCGTCGAAGTCACTCAAATTATAGATGATTCCATTTTTCTTGATCACAGAATGGTCAGAATAATCCGATGTGAAATCAATGTGAATACCACTCCGCATTCCAGTTGTTTGTGTTTCATACGGAATGTAATATTGCTTGCTGAATATAACATTGAATGCAGCAATACATGCAGGGTTTGGATTTGATTCTGTCGTGATGTTTTGATTGAAATCTTCCAATGCAATCAACGCATATGTTTGGTTGTTGAAAGTTTCACCATCGTAATCATAATCACCCGGAGCAGGTTCATGGAAAATCCATTGTGGTTCTAATTCACATAATGTGATTTTTGTATCGATTGCATCCCATGTGATTTCTTGTGATGCAATTGGTGCAACATGATATACGTCACCAGCAAATTGAACGAATTCGATTCGTTCAACCGCAACAGAATAATTCTTTTGAATTGCGTATGGTTGTTTATAAAATTTACCATATGCTTTGATGTACCATGTTGCAGACGGGTCTGATGATGATGGTATATTCTCATCACCGTAGATGTATGGGAATAGTTGCACAACATGTTGACCATTTGTTCCAATCGTCAGCAAGGAACGATTGTATTGATCATCATTTCCAATCCATCGAATTTCCGGGAAGCGAATATCGGATGTCGAACATATCCATATGAACGGTAATTCGGAATATGATTTCAAATCAACCGTAATCAATGTTGCGCCATCAAATGAATCAATCAAGTCTTCTGTCATATTATTTCTTGCAAAATAATAAGTAGCATGATGATCTTCGTTATTTGATCCATCGATGTATAGCTCATATTCCACACCATCAATGAGAAGCTTTGGATTTGTAAACGTCTTTACAAAATTGGATTTTCTTGTGTAGAAATCGCCATCTGCTTCTGCACGCATAATTACAACACTTGTCAAATTTTGAAATTTCAATTGATATATGTGATTGGATAGCATTGTATCTGATTTGACACATGCCATCATCATGTGTTGTTGTTCGTATGTGTCAATGAAATCAGCATATTTCAATTGAAAATAATATCTGAATGTATCATTCAGATAATGTCCATCCAATGGCGGATGATTCATTTCCATCTTTTGCGATTCCAATAACATTTCAGAACCAAAATTTTTCACGATACCAACATACTTCAAACCGTTCAAATCAGTCAATCCGAATGACTGACGTGTATGCTGTTCATACAATTTTTTGGAAAGTTGTAAGAATGTCCGTAATGCATCAGGAGATGTATACGGGGTTTTTGTAATCACTCGTTCGGGCATATGATCATCTCCTTCGAAATAAAAATTTTTCAACACATATACTATTTTTCTGAACGGGATAGAAACATTATATTACTATCCACATTTCAGAAAGGAATGATGATTGATGATTGATTACGTGTTAAAAAAGATGGAGAATCCCTTGAGCGGGATTCGAGTTGACCTTGGTGTTGATCAACCATTATGGAAGTATGTCAAAAAAGCAGTCCAGGATATTGAAGTATTAAACATCCTTGGATTATATCGATACGACAGAACAATCGATCCCCCATACATTCATGTCGTCAATTGGATGTGGGATCCACATCCATTAGCAGAAGAGATACAATATCGCCGGCGTGAAACCGGCGATAAGCTTTCAACAAAATCGATTGGAGATACTCGTATCGGTATTCTGGAATTTGATATTATATGTGGAGCACGTGATAAGAATCGAAATATCATACAACAGGTTGTTCATAATAAACTCTATGTTCCAATTGAAGATGAACATGGAAATTATTTGCTGGACAATCAGTTGTATTCTGAATATCAGCTCGTTGACAAACTTCTGTATCCGTCTGGTAATAATTCATTCACACTGAAATCATTGTTGCCAGTCGTCATTCAGTTTGTTGATTCAACGGAATCTTCCATGGACAATTATCTTGTCACGGCAAAAATTGGCATGGTGAAAATCTTCACAACCATGGAACCGATTTTGGCATGCTTTATGCATATACCGGGTCCGCTGTGCTATCTCGGCGTATACCCAATATTACAGTTCTGTGACCATGTCCGTCAGCAGGATAAAGACGAATATGAGTATTTCCAACCAATCAAAGATCGTGATATCTATATTCGAGCATATCGAAAAGGCTTGGAACAATTCGAGTATGTTCGGACAATTTTGGTCATGGCAATGTCTCTGATTGAGAAATACGATCCTGCAACACTGGACGAATTAAACTCACCTGAATGGTGGATTTATCAATTATCTTATTATGACAATATTATTGAACATCGCGGTTCCTGTCATGAAATGCATGTTGCAAGAATGCTTGATACAATTTCTGCAAATGTATTACCAATTCCGGACATTGACAAACGTAACATGATTGCATTATTGCGGTATGTATTGCAAACAGAATTCACAGATGTCAACATCTATTCCTATGAAAATAAACGTTTAAGACTGAACGAAGTCATTTCAACAATTGTCACTGCTGAAGTATCAGAGAAATTGAAAAAGATGTTTAAATATGGAATGCTTCTGAAGATGGTTGATATGGAGCCTGCTGTCAAATTCCGTCCGGATTTGATTCTGAAGAATATCTATAAACTTGGAACAGTACATGTGACTGACTTTGCAAATGATTTGGATTATCCACAACATCTACGCTTCACAAAGAGGGGTCCGAATTCGCTCGGCCGACTTGATAATCATAAGATCAACTTCGTTCATAGACAATTACACCCCAGCATGATTGGTGTCATTGATCTATTGGATTATTCAAAGGATGTTGGACAATCCGGCATGATTTCTCCATGGGCAGATATCTCGGCATTGTCCGAAGTCAATACAAACAAATATCCAAATATCAAATACGATCTCTTCAACTTCATTCAACAAGAATTTCCAAATCCCGGTATACGATTCAATTGTAATAATATTGAAGAGTATAATCGGTTGTTGGATAAGCTTGTGTGGAGAGCATACATGAATATTGAATATCATGTGAATCCGGAGGAAGAATCGAAATGAGAATCAATTACAAACTCTTTCGTGGATCTATCGATAAAAAGCTTTCAATCACGTATTCTTACATGTATGAACCAACGGGAGATTTCCAAACCATTGTTCAACGTGAAAATGGTACGGTGACAATTCTTCCATCATTTGGAATCAGTATCGCACATGGTTTTGAACAGGACCACATTTATATTGTATCAAATCAATACTACGTATTCTCATCATTATTGGAGAAAGCGGTGAAGTTGATTTCTGATCATTTGTATGAGATATTTCCGAATGTTGGTCATACGGAATTTGAAATTGATGCAAAGACATTGGAACGATTTCAAACAGAGAAAGCAATTGCAATTGACGGGATTACAATGATTCCAGCCGTTTGGGTTGATGAAACAAATCAATGCTTCCCAGGTATTCAAATTAATACATTAAAATTCGGATCAATTAAGATTCCATTACAAGAAGCGATTCCAATCAGTTTACTGTTAAAGAATTTTGATCCGCATGCAGCATCGTTAACAATGCTTCGGATTTGTGGACGGATAGAGTGATAATGTGGGCGGGGATATCCCCGCCCACACATTACATTCTTGATGTTCCGAGGAATCTGTTTGCAGAATCCCAGAAGTCGGATGACAGAGCGGTACCAATATGATGCAACAAATTTTTTCCATTGGATGCAGCAAGAATTGCTTTTGTGACCAAACGCATGGAACCATTTACACGATATTTATCAACACCGCAACACTGTGCAATGTAATCAAACATCGTATGGTTATTTAACATAATCGAAGTTTTATCCATTGGAGATGTCATTAAGCAATGCTGTAAATCTGTAACAGAAATCGTCATATCAACTGACAAAGGATATCCATAAACAGAGACATCATTACCATCCGGATTCTTCGATATTGTCAATCCAGTAACCATACCAAGACGTGTACCCCATAAACCCGGAATGTTACATTGAATAATCGGTGGATAACTATACGATGCACCGGAATTCTTTGACATCTTCGGAAGAACCATTCCCAATGCGAAGAACATTGGGACAAGAATCTCTGTCAAATAAGAATATGGATCACCGCCGGATGCACGAAGTTTTACCGTTAAAGCAACTTCAGAACCATTCGATGTATGCTTTTGGAATATGAGCGGATAGATTGTGTGGTCACCCTTGAATGAACGCAACATGGATGACGCAATACCCGCAGTAAATCGACCAGCGGATCCGAGTTGTGACATGATTGATTCTGCCGCAGTAACAGCATTATCCGCCAAATTAATAATTTTGTCTGCCGCACCAACTGCACCTTGTGATGAACTTGTAATGAATGCAATTTCATTACCATATGATTCACCAGTGTTGATGACAGACGAATATATCATGGATTCTCCGACTTGGTTGTTATATGATTCTTGGATAGATTTCGGATCAATCATAAATGAAATGTATTGTGACGTGTCACCATTCTGTGAATCAAGCTCCTGAGCGGAACCCAAACTCTTGCATGGAGTAACAAACCTGTAGTTTGCCCAAACATCATCAGTGTCGCTTGCTTCAGATG